CAAGCGTCAAATAAAACCAAGATTTTATTTGGTTGTCTCTCTTTTACGGAAAGGAGAGATAATTGAGTGAACAAAAAATTATAATGCAACAATATACAGGTAGTGGATATTAGATTTTTACTCCTGCTGTAGATTGCTATACCAAAGAAGAAACTGCTTCAAGTTTAACTAAAAAATGTTATAACTTAAATGATTCTGCTGTTCCAGATGACTTGTTTATGAAGTTGATTTTTGGGACGGCTGATTACGGTTATAGAGTAACTGTAAAATTACCAAATGGAAGTCCAGTTTAGCGGGCTGTTGTATCTGGAATTACAGCTCTTCCAAACTTGGATTTAAAAACAGATAAAAATGGTAAAGTTATTGGAAAAAGTTCTTCTAACTCTGTAACTTTGTCCTGTACTTCTCCTTTTTCTGATATGCAGCTTGCTAAAAGTGTGCAAGTAACTTCTACTGGATTAATTACAGATGTTGAACTTGTTTTAAGTTTAATTCCTGTTATTAAGTTGACTTCTTCTGGAAGTTTTGATTTAACAAAACTTTCTCCTTTAGTTACAAGTTTTGATGTAACAATTGTGGGCGGGGGAGGCTCTGGTGGAGCGGGTCATTGGTATGATAATGATGACTTTGGAAGCTCTTACATTGTACCTGTTGGAACAGGCGGTAGTGGTGGATATGTTGCAAGCAAAACAGATGTTATTTTAAAAGATAGAAGTGGTATATTTACTTATACTATTGGAAGTGGTGGTTCTGGTTCAATAAATTATAATCCATCTTCTTAGGGAGGGCAAACAGGACACAACGGAGGAATTACAACTTTTGTTTATGGTGATGTAACTTTAACTGCTAATCGGGGAATAGGCGGTTCAACTTGGGCATATAACCGGTCAAAACATTACTCTGGCCCTGAACGGAATGGGCGAGGAGGGTCTACAAACCGGGGCTCTGGCGGTGATGGAACTGGATATATTTTTAACGATTCTTCTTTAGGCTTGGCTGGTGGTGGCGGCGGTGGACGGGGAATGAACACTTGGGCAACTTCGGGTGATAAAAAATATAGTGATGGAGGTAATCCTTATGGTGGTGGAGGTAGTTATATAAAAATAGCTCCTACCTCTGGTTCATTTGGCGGCGGAGGCGGCGGCGTTGGTCGGGGTGGTGAAGGAAGATATACTCCTTCGAGTGGGGCAGGAGGAAATGGAGTTGTGTATATTCGATTTAAAATATAAAGGAAAGATAAATATGCCAAATTATTGTATTGTAAATAACGACACTCAAATTATAGAGAATATAATTGTGTGTGAGAATGATGAAATTGCAAAAGAATTTAATGCAGTACCATCCTATGCAGATGCAAGAATTGGTGGGAAATATGATTATGTGCCTGAGCCTACAGAAATGGATAAATTACAAGCTCAAGTAGCATATACTGCATTAATGACAGACACATTGATTACAAGTGAGGTAAAGTGAAATGACTGATTTTGATAACAATGTGATATTATGGTATAAGCAAGGTTTGTGGACGATGGACATGGTAGAGGATGCTCATATCAAAGGGAAATTGTCTGACGAAGCTTATAACGAAATTAAACAACTGAACAATTGAATTTTGAATAAAAAACCAAAAAATAAATTTTAGGTCAAACAAAAAAATTCTTTTGTTTAGATTTGTCCTCGAACGTTTGTTCAAAATTTGTTTTTAAATTAAATACTTAATTTAAGTATTTACCTGAAATTTCTTCGCACTTTTTTGCATTGTGCATTTTGACGAAGATTTTTCTTTGTTGGCAAGCTTTTTTGTTTGCTTCTTTTTGCTCAATATTAGCTGACCTTATATCACCTTTATGTCAGTCAGTTACAAGTATTTTTAGTGATGTTGCAAAAGCAACACCAAATAGGGCAATTAAATGAACGTTATTTTACAGAATACTCTCGTGTATTTAATTTTTACACCGTTTTTTAATAACTTTGATTTAATTTTCTTATTTTTGTTTCTATTAAGCATTAAAAAGGTGGCTATAGTTCATTAACTATAGCCCTCTTTTTAGTTCTTAATGATTTGTTTTAATATATAAACTCTTAAGGACTCCGCAAAAAGCGGATGTATATTTATAAATTCAATGCGTATATTATACATACGCATTTTTCGAAAAAGAACGCATAAAGGAGGTAAAAAGAATGGCAAATAAAATTGTTCCGCAGACGCTAAACTCTTCTGGCGTCTACGACAAATTGATTACAGCTATTTCTTCTGGCGGGACAGGAGCAGAGAGTGAGTCCGCCGCTATGAAGAACCTCATAAATGGATTAACATCCACTTCTCCAGCATCAAATGATTTGATTCCGTTCCAAGATGTTTCTTCAGGCGGCGCAGGAAAAACTACTCTTTCTGCTCTTGCCTCTACACTCCAATCTGTTCGGGGTTATGCCAAAATCCAAACTGGTTCCTATGTGGGTACAGGAACATATGGGGAATCCAACCCGTGCAGATTAACGTTAAAGTCACTATAGGTTGCATATTGAACGTTTAAACGTTCAATATGTTTCCATCTTTAGTATTTATTCAAGAAGAAACAGACGAAGACCAAGATATTGGTTATCTTTTTGCTATAAATGGTATGTCTGATGTACATGGTTGGTTTATTTTTGGTGCTTATCGTTTTTATCCTCTTAAAGCGAACTGGGGGTATAACAGTTTTACATATTGGACTTTGACTGGGTCGGATGGTAGATATTAGTTAAACCAATAGTCTTAGAGGTATCGTTGGTGTGTAATTGGCTAAAAAACAAAAAATACATTCAATTTTAACCTACAACCCAATAATAGGTTTTCCGAGATTCGTTTAACTACATTGATTCATAAGAATCGCCATCATAACTACGTTCATCACAATAATATTGTATAGAATTGTAATACCAATGTAAATTTATAGCAATTGCCCGTCTCTAAGTATAAGTTAAAACTCTTCCATTGGAATTACCCCTTACCCAGAGCATCCGACCAAGGTAGCCATCTCCTGTTACACATACAAAGTGTGGATAAACATTGAACGTTTAAACGTTAATATATTCTTAAAAATTACTTAAATATAGCCAAATAGCAATACTCTAATCTATTATAGTTTAATTGACAATAATGATTTTTATCGCTATACCACATAAAAGTATTATTTTTGAAACAACTATACATAGCAACATAGTCATGGCCAATAGGAATAGCTTCATCTGCAATTACAGTTCCCTTATTATTATATTCGGTGGTTGTATTAAAAACATAAAATATTGCATACCGTGGTATACCGCTTACTGGCATATAACTACCTGTCACTCCAACGGTTACAATAGAGGGTTTAGATTTGAACGTTTAAACGTTCAATATGCAACCTATAGTGACTTTAATTTTTCAAGAAACAGATTCAGGGATAAAATCGTACCCGTATAATACTAAATATTTAAGAGCTAATTTACGTCAAAATACGGTTATTTTAAATTCTCCGTATTATTTAATTTACTGGGGTTTTAAATTTCTTTCATCTTTTGCCTTTAATGGTGACACTTAGTTTTTGTTGAACACAAGAAAAAGTGGTTACACGGTTAATTTTTTTATAGGAGACCAGAATTATCCTGACAAAACTCTCTCCAGTAACGGTTTAGCAGAAAGTCAATTTAATGGGAATCGGGTTGTTTATTATCATGTCACAATAGGAAGCTAACTTAAAATGAAATTATTTTAATGTTTAAATGTAATTATATTAACCAATTACACAATAATAATATTTCTAATAACTATCGTTAAGCTGTCTTTTGGAATCATTATTTGAATACCAGTTTATTTGACTGTAATTCCAAGAAAGATAAACATAATTATCATACCCCGGTTCTAAATAAGCTATAGATTTAACTCCTAAAATTGGATTGACATCTGCTGAAGAATTGCTGGCAAATGTTACTCCATCTCCCATACAAAGAAATAGCTTTGGCACTAAGTTGAATGTTTAAACGTTCACATTTAATCCGACTGTCATTTTGTTTTTTAATTATGATGATGGGAATAGAATAGCAATGTCTTAGGTTCCTCCGTTAAACGGTCTTAGACCAAATATAACTAATCCAATAATTTTATTAAAATATTACGATTCTATGTTTTGCGGGGGCTATCTTGTTCACAGTCAAAATTATTTCAAACAACAAACTACATTAAAATGGGGTGAAAACAAACTTGACTGGTGGTATGTTATAACAACTCAAGAACGGTATTCAGATTACAATCCAGCAATAGCTCAGATTAATGGTGTGAACAATACTTATTACTGGGTTGCTTTAGGTTGATTGTAACAAATCTCCTAATCTCTCCAATTTTTTGTAAGTTATTCCAGTTTGTGTCCCTTCTGGATAATAGTTGGTTTGTAATAGATTAACCAAAGCAAACCCAGAAAAAAGTTGAATTATTCATATTTAATTGGTATTCATTATAGCTACTCTTAGACGCTATATACCAAATTAAAGTGTGATAAGATAAATTAAAACTTAATTTCGCTTCAGTAGGATAGGATGTATTACAACTAAAAGAAGATTGCTGAAAGACCTGATTATTAATCCATAGGAAACCGGAACCGTATATATCGGATTCCCAATTACCACGAAATCCTCTTTGAACTATAACAACACGAGGAGTAAAGTTGAACATTGTTTCGAAACATTTTAAAAAGCACCACCATAAAAATGGTGATGCTTTCAAAAGTGCTTTGATTAAAATTATAAAAAGATAGAGATAAAACTACATTTTTATCATAAGCTATCCAGATGGTCGGTATTATTTACTTTAATAGTGAGCTCTTTGTTGTCATCTAAGGGTTCGTTTTCCTCAACGTTTATTACAACAGATTTTTTGTTGCTGTTAAAGGGTCTATTTATGCCTCGTGCAGCGCAGAAACGTTTCATGGTAGAACGGTCAACTTTATAGAATCTTGCCACCTCTGCATAGGTGTTGTCCTGAGCAATAAGAGAGCGGATAATATTTTCGTGAGGAGACAGTTTAGTGTTCTGACCAAGTGCTCCACGAGGTCTACCAAGTTGGACACCATTCTTCTTCTTGACTTCAAGAGCTTCTTTGGTTCGCTGGGAGATAAGATTTCGCTCAATTTCAGCAGACAAGCCGAATGCAAAAGCCAAAACCTTAGTCTGAATGTCATCATGAAGCACAAAATTGTCTTTGATGGTCATGATAGTGACACCCTTATCCATACAGATAGAAAGTATGTCCATAATCATGTAGAGACTTCTACCTAAGCGAGAGATTTCGGAACAAATAATAATATCTCCGAACTTAACTTCCTTAAGAAGTTCTCCCAATTTACGTTTATCTGGAGCCTTAGTACCAGATACAGTTTCTTCAATCCAGCCGTTAATCTGAATATCACGCTGTTTTGCGAACTTAGCAATTTCGTAACGCTGATTTTCAACAGTTTGCTTGTCAGTAGAGACACGAATGTAACCATAATTCATAAATCATTCTCCTTTAATAAAAGTTTCATTTTATTTGGTTATTCTTTCGCTGAGTTTGACCCCACTATAGCAAATTGCACAATTTTTGTCAAGTGATTATTACTTTGTTTACACAATGTTCACAAAAAATGATTTCTGTTTATATGTATGTTGTTAGTGATTACCACTTTATTTGGATTCTATTGTTGTTAAAATGATAGTCATTATAGAACATACATAATTTGAATTTATAGGAGATTTGCACAATGATTTTTAAGATTGTGGGAAATTTTGATGAGGTCGATTTCGAAAAAATGCTTGATAAATTAACTTCTATTTTTGAATTTATTTATTGTGATGAAAGTTTATTCGTGGCATTAAGAAAATGGTCTGACCGTGAGTTAATAGATAAAATTTTAAAAGCTGCTTTAAAACCAGCTAAGTTTTTCGTTGTAAAAGAAATAAACGAATATAATTTGGGAAAAGAAAATCCTAATATTATAAAATGGTGTAGAGATATTTTTGTTGATTTGGACAAACAACGTTTTGAGGTCGAACAACAAGAAAGATTGAAATGCACCATGTCTGCTTTAGATGTTTGTGAACGTATCTTAGCTTCTCGTAAAGAAGAGGCTTTAAAAAATAATAGAGAGGAGGAAAAGAATGGCAGAACAAAAACGCAGAGGAAGACCCAAGAAACAAGTTGAAGAACCCATTGTTAAAAATGAGGAGAAGAAAATGGTCACTATGACCGAATCTTCTGATGTCGAACAACAAAAATATCGAGATATTCAAATTTCCGAACAAATGGTTCAGCAACGATGGGCTTCTGTTTTTAAAGAATATGCTGACACTGGTTATTCTAATATCGTTTCCGCTTGGAATCAGGCTTGGTCGCAGCTTAACAATCCTTTTGTACAAAACTATAGAATTAAACAAGCTAACTCTAAACCTCGTAAAGTCCAACAAGAAGAGTTGCAACGAGCTTTGGCTAATCCTGAAAATTCAGAATTAACTTTGCAAAGCCTCAGTATGTATTTGTATTATACTAACTATGTGTACAATATTCTTGTTAAACTTAATAGAGATACTCCTCTTTATAAATGGTATGTAACTCCTATTGATGCAAGTGAAGATGATACTAAAACCGATGCCTTTAAAAAGGAAAGTAAGAAAGTTGACCAAATTATAAAGAAGTTTAAGCCAAGTTTAACTTTGCGAACTGTTACTACTCAGGTTAGCTTGGAAGGGAAAAGCAGTTATCTTCCTCGTATTAGTTATGATAAAGATATAGTTAATTTTTTTGTTTTACAAAAACTTAACCCAGATATGGTGAAACTTACAAGTTTTGGAAGTAAACAACAATTTGGGGTAAGTTTTAATATGGTAATTTTTCTTCAGCCAGCTTACGATGTTTCTCAATATCCTAAATTTATTCAGGATGCTTGGGAAGAAATGCTGGCAACAGGTGTCGTTACTATGGATAAAAAAGGAAAAGTAAAGTTTAACCCTCGTGCTAAACTTCCTACTGGTCACATTCTTGAAAATAAAAATGGAAACTATATGTACTGGGTTCCACTTCCTCAAGATTTATGTTATACTTTCTATTTTGATGGTAGTCATGCTAATATGTTCCCGGATTTTTTGGGATTGTTTGATGATTTGTCCGATTTGGATAACTATAAATGGTTACAAGCCAGTTTGTTAAGTAAGGGCGTTAACAGTATTTTAACTGCTGAAATTCCATTGGTTAAGGATGCTAAAGCTGGATAGGATTCTACCGCAGTTTCAGTAGATACCGCTATGGGATTCCAAGATTTATTTGCTCAAAATGTGTCTGGAAATATTATGCCTTTCTTTGCTCCACTTCAAGAATTTGAACTTCATACTTTGGAGAATCAGCCAGAATCTATGGATATTATCTATGACCGTACAAGAGATTTGGTTGCCACTTCCGGCAACGCCGCTCTTATGAGTATTACAGATAAACCTTCTATCGCTTCTGTTAAAGCTCAACAAATGATTCAAGCTGCAAGAGTTGATTATCTTACAAGACAATATGAAAACTTTTTAAATGAAATGCTTGAAAATAACTTCGGCTTGAAATATAAATGGGAAGTTCATCTTTGGGGTGATATTTTTAATATTCGTGAGGACATTAAAATATTAAGAGAACAAGTGGTTTCTGGTTTGGAAGGATTCCTTCCTAAACTTCTTTCTGCTAATGATATGTCTATCGAAGATTATGTGGCTTCACAAAATTACTTGAAGGCTTATGATATAAAAGTTATTAAAGTTAACGATACAGAAATGACAGAAAAAGCTCAAAAATAGGCTTTGGTTGTTGCTAAAACTAAAACTACTACCACTACAACTAAATCTTCTGAATCTGATGTTAAAAATTCAGTTGGTAGACCTAAATTGAGTGATAGCGAAATCGAGAACGATAATACTGCTGCTTCTGCTGATGCGGGAACTAACGTTTCAGATATTAAGGAGTTCTCAAATTCTTTCCATCAAGAAAGTCTTGATGTTTAATATATTTACTATAAAGGGTTTAAAGGTATGAAAATTTTTAAAACTATTAACGCTTATTTTGGCAAGAATAAGAAAAAGCCGTGTAAGTGTAATCACAACCCTTATGATGTAAATAGCACTCTGCAAGAGGTCAATCGTAAATTTATGACCTCCCCAGACCAAAAATTTTTTATCTGTAAAGAGTGTCATCAAGGGTTGAAGTTTATTAGGAACAAGGATGGAGACTTTGTTGAAGAATCCGTCCCCAGTTGACCGATTCTCAATTTAAAGCTATCCCCTTTTATCATAAAGTAAAGGAGGTAGAGAATTTGGATTCAAGTGTAGTTATTGCTATTATTTCTTTTGTTGGAACCTGTATTGGTTCCATCGGAGGAATTTTAGCAACGGCTAAGTTAACTAATTATCGACTTAGCCAACTGGAACAAAAAGTCAACGCTCATAATAATTTGATTACTCGTACTTACGAGCTTGAGAAGAATATGGGTATAGCTTTTGAACAAATTAAAGAAGAAAAAGCAGATATTGAAGAAATTAAAAGAGATATAGGTAATTTATCTAAATAATAAGTAAGGTGAAATTATGGTTAAAAATAATTTTGATGAAAATGTTAGAGACTCTTTGAATGGCCTCTTAACCCTTTTCTTCCAATCTAACTCCGCTTGCGATAATATGGCTTATGCCCTTGATTGTGAGTTGGATTGCCATTCTGCTTCCGATATTTTCCATAAGAAATTCGCTCATTTGTTCCCCGGTGATAAAATGGCAGATAAGTTAAGCGAAATTATGGTTAACGAGGGAGTTAGACCTATTCGTGGTGCTTTGTCTCAGGATTCTTCTGATTATGAAAATATCGTCGTTTTGTTTGAGGATGCTTACAATACTATGAATAACGTTAAACAAGGACTTCTTAATACAATCGAATTTCTTGATTATAACAAGGATTGTAAAGTGTTTGTAATCGAACTTGAAGAAATGGCTCGTTATGCAAGCGTCCTTTTACATCAGTGCGATATTTGGAGGTCTAAGGCTAAGGATTACTACGAAGCTGGTAAAACATATAAATTCGATATTGATTTCGAGGAGTTTACTTTTATTTAATGAATAATAAAACAAATCAAAATACAGAGGGATTTGTATATTTTATAACCAATGGATTCAATATCAAAATTGGTTATACTAACAACGTTAAACGTAGGCTTAAACAATTAAATACTGGCTCAGACCAATAGTTGTTTTTGCTTGGGTATATAAATGGAACGAAACAAACCGAAGCAAATTTACATCGTTCCTTTATTAAATATAAATTAAGACAAAATGGAGAATGGTTTGAACCATCTTCCGAATTGTTAGATTACATCAATACAAATAATCTTATCCCTAATACTTTCGTTGAGAAAAACGAACTTTGGGATAATAGAGTTATGGCTTTTTCTACTACTTAACCATACTCTTACTGAAATGCCTGTGAATGGACTCCCGTTGAGGAAACGAACAATGCGGGTTGATGTTCTATCAATAAAGAAAGGAGGAAGATATTATTGAAAGAAAATAAAGTTCTTAAATTTGAACTTTCTCCTCAGAACTTGCGTATTAAGAATGTGCTGAGAAATGATTTTGTTGCTATTGATGTTTACGCTATTTCAGATATTTATCCTAATAGAAACAATAGTCATTTTACTCCAAACTCTTTGAGGGACGCTCTCCCATCTTTTTACAATAAACCAGCTTTGGGCGCTTTTAACGTTGGTAAAAATGATTTTAAGGCTCATGAAATGGAATTGAGATGGGATAATGAGTTGCAACAAGATTATTTCGATTTTACTAACGGTAGATGCGAAGTGCCTCTTGGTGTTATTAGAAACGAAGACCTTGTTGAAGTGGTTGAGTTGAATGGACAAACTTGGGTTCATTTTACTTGCGTCTTATGGGCAAAATATTGTTATCGTCAGGTTAAGAGACTTCTTAAGGATAAAAGAAAGAAAATTTCTGTCGAAGTCGAAGTCATTGAAAGCCATGAAGATGAAAATGGTGTCGAAATTATTGATAAATTTACCTTTGACGGTTTCTCCTTGCTTGGTGAAGATGTGACAGAGGCCATTCCTAATGCCCATTTAACGATTCTTGATAAAGTTAATGATGCTTTCTATCAAAAGCAAGAAAAATGTTTGTCTTTTGCTTACAAAGGATTAGACAATAATAATTTTGACTTTGCTTTGGATGAAAACGATATTAAAAATAATAAAGACTCTTTCGCAGATGATTCTGGTGAAATTGTCGGAAATGAAAAAGTAGATGAAATTACAATGGAACATGGAGAGGAGGAGTCTCAAGAAATGACTTACGAGGAAAAAATGGCTCTTCTTAACAGTGCTCTTGGCGAAAATACATGGGCTTCCGATTTAGATGAAACTTATGTGTATTGCTTTAATCAAGAGGAAAAGGTTGCCTACAAGGTTCCTTATTCTCTTGCTGAAGATGCCGAAGGCCATATGAACGCTAATGTTAATATGGACGAGGCAGTAAAAGTTGTTCGCTCTTGGAAGGAGTTTTCAGAAGAAAACGCTGATGATGCCAAGGACGAAGATAACAAAGAAACCGAGTCTGTTGAGGAGAACAAGGAAGAGTGCTCCACTGATAATCAGGAGACTGAAGCCTGTGATGATAAAAAGGAAGAGTCCGCTGAGAATAAAGAAGAGTGCTTCGAAGAAAACAAAGAGTGTGAGTCTGATGAACATCCTGATGGTTGCGCTGGTTGTGAAAACGAAAGCGCTGAAACTGTTTGTGAGTCAGCAGATGAACATAAGGAAGTCCCCGAAAATGATGGCGAAAAGAAGGTCGAGTCTGCTGAGGATTGTGAAAATTGCGCCAAGGAAGATGGTAACGATTCTGATGAAGAGCCTGATAATGAGGACAACAAAGAAAACGAATCCGCTGAGGAAAACAAAGAGGACGAGTGCAATATGAGTACAGAAGAAAATAAGGAAGAAATGGCTTCTGATGCTACTGTTGTTACTCCTGATACTCACGTTACTATTGACGGTAGCGAAAAGGGTGAAAAAGAAAACCCCATTGCCGACATTAAAACTGATATTATGAAAGACCACGATGATGGTAGCCTTAAGGGTACTGGCGTTTATGCTGTTGGCGAGGAAAGTCTTACTGCTGATGAACTTTACGCTAAATTTAACGACCTTCAGGCTAAGTATGATGCTCTTTACGCTCAGTTTACTGCAAAGTAGAACGATGAATTCTATGCTTTCGCTTGCTCTTTGATTGACGCAGAAGAGGATTTGACCAGTGAAAATAATTCCGCTATTAAGGCTACTTTCTCTGAGAGTTGCAAGAATGGCGTTTATTCTTCTAATGAAGACGTTCAGACTGCTGTTGAACACAGCCTTGCTGACGCTTTGTACGCTCAGAGAAAAATGAGCAAAGCTAAGAAGACAGAGACTTTCTCTGTTTCCATTAACAAGTCTCAGAATAACAATGTTGTTGAGGAGACTTTAACTAACGCTCAGGAATTGAAAAATTTGGTTCAACGCCTGAGAAGGATTTAATACAGGAGGAAAATTCTATTATGAAACTTTTTGAAAAGATTTTGATGGCAAGTGAAGATGTTAAATCCTACCTTGTCAGTGGTAAGTGCGAGAATGAACTGTTTGATGGCGCTGTTGTTAAGGTTGGCGATTTGGTTGACCATGAGGTTTACAAGAACCTGAAAGACATGAATACTCGTACTATCGAGGCTGGCTATGAGGCTGGCAAGCGTTATGGTATTGTTGACTATGTTGGCGTGTCCGAAAGCGATGTCGTTGGCGTGAACTATAAGGGTCTTAGCATTAAGGTTGCTGGTCTTCCTGTCCCCGCTGGCGCTCTGACTCGTGTGCGTGTTCCTCAGATTGGTGACGAGTTCTTCCTTGGTGACGAGAACTTTACTGCCGCTCCTACCGCTGGTAGCGTGTATGTTCCCGATACTGACGGTCGTTTTAAAGCTGGTGCTGAGGGCGCTGGTTTTGCTGTTAAGGTTGAGTACGAGACTAATAAGATTATGGGTCAGGTCAATGACAGCAAGAAGTATTTCTGCACCGTTCTGTCTATCTAATAGAAGATTCTATAACCTAAAAGGAGGATATATATAATTATGAAACAGATTTTTAGTTATAACAAGTTCAACGAAGACGTTGCAGATGGTCTCGTTGAATCTTTGGTTACTTTGTCCGAGAAGGCTCTTGAGGGCAAGGCTAACACTGCCGAATATCAAGACCTTAATAGCGAGTTCTCTGCTAAGTTCATGCAGTATTGTGTTGAGCAGGGGGGTATGACTTGGACTGGCATGGAAATGATTAAGAGTCCTATGGTGTATAAGAAGACTGGTTTCCTTGAGACCTTCGATACTATTATGGCTGGTGCTATTACCCCTGTTGTTCCTACTGTTGCTGCTATGGGTTATGAGCAACTGTATGATGTTGTTCAGGTTGGCTTTGGTGATAACGCCAAGTATACTGTGGATAGTAATGAGCTGTTTATCGTTTCCAGCCTTGCTGAAGGCATTGCTCGTGGCGGCGTTCAGACCGCTTCTAACACTGAGTACACTGTGACCGCCAAGCGTGAACAGGTTGCTCTGTATGTTGACTGGTTAAATATAAGCAATTTATAAATAGCTGGGGCGTATAGTAATATGCGTAAAAATAATTCCATTTAATTGCTGGAATACCGTAAAGACAATTAAACCACAACGCAAGATTGAAATAAATCTATTCGTGATGGTTACGAAAGTAGAAAAAATTAATTGTATAATGCAAGGTTAAAACCTAAACATTTTAATAATCGGTAATCAGCAGCCAAGCTCCGAACAGGAGAAGGTTCAACGACTATCCCGTAAGGGAGTAGGAATATAGTCTTTAAATTATTCCGAAATGGTGGACATCCATAAAGGATGAAGATATAGTCTAAGCTCACATGAAAGTGTGAGGAGTTTTTATTCAGGACGAATTGACGATTCGTTTCTAAATACAACTGACCATGTTGCTTCTAACAAACTCGATTGGGGTAAGCTGATTGCTAAGATTGGTGCCTCTTTCGCTGCTTACATTCAGGCTCGTCTGGCTAAGGTTATGGCTGATGTTATTACCAATAACAATAATGTTGCTACTGCTAACAAAGATGGTATTGCTGGTTATATCGCTAACGGTCTGACCGATGAAAACTGGTTGAAGACCGCTCGTAACATTAAGCTTGCCAACGGTGGTGCTGATGTTTACGCTCTTGGTACTTCTATTGCTCTGGCTTCTGTCCTTCCCGACAGCACTAAGGGCTTCCGTTACGACGAGAATTCTGCCATCGTTAAGACTGGCTTCTTGCCTGATTATAAGAACGTTCCTATGATTGAGCTGGGCAACGCTCTTGTTCCTAATACCATCAATGGCACTCCTGAAGTGGTTCTGCCTGATGATATTATCTATATGCTGCCTCTTGGCATGAATAAGCCAATTAAGGTTGTTTTTGAGGGTCAAACCGTGTCCGTTGAGAAGGACGCCATGTTTGCCGCTGACCATGCTTACGGCTTCGTTGTTGATATGCGTATGGGTATGGACGCTGTGGTTGGCTCTAAATTCCGGGCCATCCAGTTGAACTAATTTATAAATTAATTAATTAATTAATTAATAATTTATAATTAAGTTTATAGAAAGAAATATAAGATAATTTTTATTAATTAATATTTCTAAAGTTTAAAAGGTTTAAAAGGAGACATTTAAAATGGCTGTAAATAGAAATAAGAAAGTAACTGAGGAAGTAGTAGCCCAAACCGAGGCTCCTTCCGCTGAAACTAATAATGCAAACGATATGACTGTACAGTTCATGGAAATGCTTGCGTCTATGAAAGAGACTATTAGTTCTCTTAAGAGTGAGCTTGATGAACAGAAGAAGAAAAACGAAGAATTAGAAAAGAAATATGAAGCACAGGAAGTTACTCCCGTTATGGAAGTAACTCCTGTTGTTTCTTCTACTCTTCCAGATACAACTGAAAGATTGCTGGAAATTCTTGGTAATAAGAAAAGCGATAAAGAGGTTGTTATTGTGCATAATAGAGAACTTCTTGGAGGTCTTGCAACCTCTATTCGTTTAACTGGGGCTGCTATTGATTTCCATACTTTAGGAGAAGAGAGAGTGCTTAGTTGGCAACAGTTTGAGGAATGCGTTTCTAAATATCGCAAATGGTTTGATAAAGAAATTATTCTTATTGGTGCTGGATACGAAGACGTTGCAGAGCGTTATAATATTCCTTGTGTTAAACGTGGAAATTATAATTATGTTACTAAAAAAGACCTTGCTGAAATTTATAAAAAGTCCGAACGTCAGCTTGAGGATTATTTAAATACTCTTACTGAGGAAGATAAAGATTTTGTTTGCTCTTATTGGCTTGGTAAGTGTTACGAAAAAGATTCTCGTTATATTGATAGAGCTAAGATTGAGTTGCTTAATCGTATTTCTAATAAGCATATTTTCGATAATTATATTGCAACACTTAACTTTGGTTACTTTGCGAAGTAAATATAAGAAAGGGGATTAAACAATGGGTTTTTTATTTAGTGATGTTTATGCAAAAGCAATCGCATTGTTCGACGACCCCAGAATCACGAAAGCATATGAAACAGATAGGGTACAATTCTCAAAGATTATGTATACCTATATGCAAAATGCAATTGGAATGTTTAATAATCCCCTTAGCGTATCTTTACGCTTGTCCGAATATAATGAGCCAAAAGGAACTATGTAGATTTTTCAAGGAGATGGGAAAAATAACGAGTTCCTTTTGGATGAAGAATTTGAAATACTTTTGAATTCAGAATATTGTTATATGGAACGGGATATTATGGTACAGGGGTCTATAGATAAAAATAAACATACGGTAATTTTCCCGGATGTTTTACCTGAAGGTAAAGAATACGCAGTAGAACAATATTATGTAGGAGAGTTTACTGATGATTTTTCTAATTTGACACTTAACGATGTTGGGGGCAAATAGATTATAGAATATATAAAAAATATTCTTGCACGATTGTTGGTAAAAGCATGGGGTGAAGAAGAAAGAAATATGCTTCTTGATTTGAGGAACCTTATGCAAGATAGCGATTTTAAGATTATGTCTAATGATAGAATCCTAAAAAGTAAAAATGAATGGGTAAATCAACTCGATACTGAAATTTGTAATCAAACAAGTAAACTATCTTGGCAGATTCGTTTTGCAAACGGCTCTCGAAAGATAGGAAGGGGGTAAAATGGAAACTTTTAATGAAACTTGTAATGAGACATTTAAAGTTACTTTATCCTCTAACGAAAAAATTGTTTGTTTGGAGGAGATTATTTCTCGTTTGAAAAAGATTCTGTATGTGTACGATAAGTCACAAGAACTAAATTCAAATTATAATTACAAAGTATTTTGTGGTGGAGTTGCACTGTATGTTTCTTCAAGTAATACTCTTTTTGATGGGGAATTGGTAAATATTGTAATTAACATTAATAGTATTTTGACCAATCGACTTGATAAAGGGCAAATTAAGAAACTTGTTTTTGAATCCATTAATTTTGCTAATTATCTTCTTAAAAAATATCAGGATTAAAAACAAGTCTTACAAGGAGATAATTATATGGCAATTATTGATACAACTAATGTAACAAATAGTTCTATGTTATTGAAATCTTGTTTAAATAAAAATATGTCAAAAGATAATCATTATATTAATGACCTTTAGGCTAAACGAGATTAGGATTGGGAATTTAGGTATAATGTAGTCGGTATTGAAGAGGAAAGAGAAAAACAAATTGGGTATACAGATTTGTTACCCAATTATACTCCTCTTGATGTTGTTATACGTTCTGTTAAAGGAGAAAACGGAAAGGATTTGCGGACGGATTGGGCTCAACTTTCTTTTAGAGATTTGAAATATGCCCATGAACTTGGTAAAAGATTTCGTTTTAATTTATAGTTTCCTGATATGTCGCTTATGTCAGAAGAGGACAAATATTATGATACAAGCGTATGGATTAATATAAACGCATCTCCTATTAATCCGGGATGCTCTTGTGTTATTAGACGTTGCAATGCTTCTGTAGCTGTTTTAGGGTCTCCGACAGGAAAATCTGATAATATTACAGAAGTAAGATATGAACCTGTTATTGTGGATAGTGAGTTGAAATATATGCAACTTTATTATAACCAAACATTGGTGGTTCCACAAGCAGAATTGTATCTTACGGCTCAAATGAATTATTTTTCAAACTGCATAAAAATCAATGATAGAATTATTCTTGGCTCCATTGATGCGGATGAAAAGTTAAATAATTCTTTATATAAAGTAAAAGCGGTTATAAAATGTGCTTCTACAAAAACATTTGTGCGTCAACGGGAAAGTGGAATAAAAGATATACCGCTTATTGTTTTGGCTTTGGATAAAGATGTGGTAGCAGACGAAGATAACTTTGAAAAAAGGATTCCAAAAAATGCTCCTGTTTATCTTATTCCAGAAAAAGAAAACAATGAAAGCAATGAATATCAAATTATTCTTGACCCACAAGATACGAAAATAATCCTTGGCGATAGCCGAGAATGTAAGACTTATTTAAGTCTTAAAGGAAACAGGATAGATACTGAGTTTGAGTATTAGATTGTTTTAAATGGTATTAAAGAGGAAAACTGGAAAAACTATTATATTTTCACAAAACTTAGTGAAAACTCTTTTGTTATTAAAAATCTAAAAACGTGCAATAGAGGAACATTGGATGTAACGGCTTCTTGCAAAGACCCAAATGATTCTAATATTACACTTAGCGAAATATTTAGATTTAAACTGGGAGGATTTTACTAATGATTGATAATAGTTTTGCTCCATCTGCTTATAATAGATTTATTCATTTAGATGAACTTGAAGATAGAATTATTTATTATCTTATTTCACCGAATAAAAAGACGCAAGCAGAATTAGAATAGACGCATATTATTTGGAAATTGCTTTATTATAATGATTGTGACGCATTAAACAAGGAACTTCCAACTTATCAATAGATAGTGTCTTTGATAAGTAAAGGAGATGGGTCTCAGACCGATAAACGTATTTTTAGAAGTCCTCATTTTGAAGACGCTTGGACTGCTGAAAATACTATTCTTAAAGTGTATATTGATAGGATTATTCCTGTTGATAGATACAAAGCTGTAGTTAATATAGGTGTTGATGTTATCACTCATAACAAGTGTGTTGATATAAATGCTCCAGACGAAGAGACTTCTTACCCTGTTGACAATGTTAATGGGGTAGATGTAAGAATTACTATGAAAAGTAGAATTACTACTTTAGTGAAGGCTATTTTGTTTTTACTTAATGGCGCTCAAGTTTAGGGTATTGGGACTATAGAATTTACTCAGACTATGAGTAGATTTCAATATGGTCAGCACGGAGTTTGGAATAACAGAAACTTTGAAGGAATTAAACTTACAATGGGCTGTTTAATGAGTGGTGTTTCTTAAGGGGCGATGTTGAATGGTTATTTCAAAGGAGCTCCAAGAAAAAATTACCGTATATGAACAAGCGTATTTTGGTTTAGATGAACCTGTTCCTTTTGTAAATGGGTTAAAGATTTACCCTGTAATGACGAAAGATTATTATAATTTTTATAGCAATTTGTCTTGTTTAACCATGGATAAGACTGTTAAAAAGGTCAAGTCTGAGGATGAATTGGGACGAGTTGTTTATAAAGACGTATCTAATCCAGAAGGAATTAGTATGTCTAACATGGCTTATTTGATAAGCTGTATGGAGAATCAAGAATATGGACAAGCTATAACTGCACAGGTTATTAGTATATTAGAGCTCGTTCTCCATGAAAAGAATGGTTTGTTTTGTCCAGAATGTCGGCATAAAATTGAGCAAAAAGAAATTACAACTAAATTTATTCGACTTCAGCAGTCTTTTACGGAGGATATGGATGAACAGGATAAAAAAATAGAGAGTTTAAAATTTTTGCAAAATATTAGTGTGTGTCCTAATTGTCAGAGTAAAATGAGAGAAGTGTTTAGTATTGTTAACACCTCTCCGAAAAAGTTAAGTATTTATAATACTGAATTAACTCCCAAGCAATTTGATGAACTGGTAGCTGTGGTAACTCATTAGAATATCTTGGATTATGATGGAGACAAATACATTGACCCCAACTTAAAAAAAGATATGGAGTTAAAACAGCGTTTAGAAAACAAAAACTATTCTTCTCCAAGTCTGGAAAAGATGCTGGTTTGTATTTCAATTAGTTCTCCATATACAATGGAAGAATTAAAAGAAAAGATAACTTTAAGGAAACTTTCTTTAATGTTGAAAACGATAGACGCTAAGAATTATTATTATGCTTAGATACAAGCATCAATGTCAGGATTCGTTGAATTTAAGAAAGAACCAACTCACTGGATATTTGGAGAAAACAAAAAGGATATGTCGAAAGAAATCATGTCTATGAACGATTTGCAACAAAAATTTGCGAACGTTACTTAAGGAGAAAATTATGGGAAAAAGAATTCCAGATAGTATTCGACAAGAAATAGCAGAAAAATACATTCAAGGAAAATCTTCTGTCCAGTTAAGCGAAGAATATGGAATTAATAAAACAACTGTATGTGATATTTTAAAAGAATATAACATTAAAGTTCGTCCTTATAATTTTGAGAAAAAATATACTTTCAATGAACATTACTTTGACGAAATAGACACAGAAGAAAAAGCTTATTTTTTAGGTTTGTATTTTTCAGATGGATGTAATCTCTATGAAAGACATGAGGTTTCTATTGAATTAATTGAAGATGATAGAAGCGTTCTTGAAAGACTTAAAACAGCTTTAGAAAGTGATAGGCCAATTTTAAGGCACACTCATAAAAATAAAGGTAAGCCTACTTGTCAAGTGATTGTTTTAAGCAGATATTTTTGTAACAGGTTAAAAGAATTAGGGTGTCCTCCGAGAAAATCTTTAATTTTGCAATTTCCCAACTATTTAAAAAAAGAATTGTAGGTGCCTTTTATTCGTGGTTATTTTGACGGCGATGGGGGTATTACTATTTATAATCAAAAAGCTTCTAAAAGAGGCCATTGTACAATAGTTGGAAGTGTTGAATTTATTGATGGGCTCAAGGATTTTTTAACCAAAGACTATCCCGAAATTGAGTTTATCACAAGAACAGCAAATAGTAAAGCTGTTTCTTTGGTCATATATAAGAAAAAATCTGCGTTTGATTTTTTGAATTTGATTTATTCTAATGCTAATATTTATATGGAAAGAAAATTTTTAAAATATTAGGAATTAGTAAAACAAGGAGGATAATATTATGGTATTAGCTTACACGGGTTCAGAATCCCTGTGTAATAAGTACCCGCATAGAGAAATTTGTGTGAAAAGCTACTCTCTTGAATTGCTGGAAACCCCTAAAGATATTTGTGCTACAACGGAAAGATGAAATATGCTTAAACGTGAAAGCGGTGAAAACAGAAAAAAAACAAATATATGGTACAAGGTTAAATCCTAAATACTATTATTAATGGGCAATCAGCAGCCGAACTTTGAATAAAAGTGGGTTCAACGACTATCCCATATGGGAGTACACTGTAAGCTACTGACAGTGGAAGTAAGAGACATCCTTTTGGATGATGATATAGTCTCAACTTTATGGAAACATAAAGGCTTAATGCTAACAAAATTGGCGATTTTGTTAAAAGATAATTTGTTATTGCTGGCGTGGGCAATGCTACCTTGTTCGATGGTGAACGTTTGGTGGCTTCTGCTAACACTCTGATTGATTCTGGTATTACTATCGGATTGAGCTTTGAGGATATTCGTGCTGGTCAGGGCAATAAGCTCTATGGTCGTTATGCCCATACTTCCACTTTTGACCTGAAGCTGACCGATGCTATGTTCAACCTTGAGTATCTTGCCATGAACACTGGTTCTGACATTTCTCTGGGCGGCGATGTTATGGTTGACGAAGAGCTGACCTCTACCGCTAAGAAGATTAAGCTTTCTCAGACTGCTGTTGCTATTTCTGGTAGCAAAGTCTATGCTTATGCTAAGAAGTCTGGTACTGATAATGTGTATGATAAATATGCTGTTTCTGAAGCTAATGAGATTGAGGTTCCTGCTGATGGTACTTATTGCATCCGTTATATGTACACTAACGACCTCGCTTCTCGTATGATTATCAATGCTAACTTCATTCCTAAGACTTTGACTCTGATTCTTGAGGCTAATCTGTATAGTGGTGGTTCTTGTGACATTGAGACCTCTACTTTGGCTGGCAAGGTTACTATCAAGGTGCCTCGTTTCATGCTGAATGGTTCTCAGGAGCTTTCTCTGACTGCTTCTGGTGTTGCTAACACTTCTATTGAGGGTACTGCTCTGGCTTCTGGTTGTGCTGGTTGCTCTGGTGATGGTGTGTACGCTGAAATTATTCAGGTTATGGCTAATCGTACTGCTGAGAATGGCTTTACTGGTATTGTTGTTGAGGATGCTGTGCGTGAGGCTTCTAAGGGTGATAAGCTTGAGCTTAATGTTTATGCTTGTCCCGTTGATGCTGCTCCTATCAAGTTGAATAATGACCAGTTCACTGTTGCCGCTACTGGCACTGGCTATACTTACGCTAATGGTATTGTTACTATTGCTGAGGATGCTACTGGTACTGTGACTGTGGAAGTGACTGCAAAGGCTCCTCTGGATTCTCTGCCCACCGCTTCTCTGAACGTTACCATTCAGTAATTATGCTTTGTCGAAATGCTGAATTTAATGAATTTGGTAGATTGATATGTAAGATAAAAAAAGCTGGGAAGGAGACTTCCCAGCTTTGTCCTTACGCAAAGTATTGTCATCAGAAGATGAAATGGGAAAACAGTCCTTCGATGGATAAATGTTCAAAGAAGGATTATATCTTAGAAGAATCTGCTGAAGGAATTGAAAAATAAAAGAAGGAAAGTAACCTTTTGTGTTGCTTTCCTTTTTTGAACGGAACAGGCAAATAAAACTGAAATTTTATTTGTTTATTTTAACAAAATCTTAATATAGAATACGAGAAGCAAAATTTATAAAAGTTATTGACATTTTGCTTTTGGTGTGGTATATTACAGTCAGAATAATAGTAGGTGCGAATTTTAGTAGATACAGGTGTAGTACAAGTAGAGTATACTGAAAAGAGATTGAGGTGTAAATCCTCAGACCTGTTTAATTTTTATTTTAGCGAAAGCTATATTTTAGGAGATTTTTATATGAACGATTTAATTTCTACTTTTTTTGACGATGATTTTCTTGGATTTGGTTTACCGACTCGTATTCGTTTTAATACTTACAACACTAAGGACACGATGCCAGCTTGTTGGAAACGTTGGACAAAAAAGGATTCTGATGACAAAGAAGAGTTCTTGGGTTACAAGTGCTTGGTTCGTACTGTAGGTGTAGCAAGTGAAGATGTAAATGTTACGCTTGAAAACGACCGTATTGTTGTAGACGGTAAGACCAAGGTAGAAGATTATACTTATTCTCAACACGTTGAGCTTCCTATTTCTAAGGATGTTGTTTCAAATGTAAAGAGTGTTGAGTATAAGAGCAAAGATGGTATGACTTACATTTATTTGAAGGTTCGTACCCCCGAATATAAAAAGATTGATGTTAAGAGAATTGAGGAATAATTATTATTTCAAATTCATTTTAACCTCTCAATAAATTCACATTAAATGTATATTTCTCGCAAAGAGAGTTTGAGATATAACTCTCTTTACGAGTTCCTATACGGATATAGGAGGAGTTATTTTGAGTAAGAGCAAAGATAAGATTAGGGTAAGTTTTAAAAGTTCTGGTGCGGCAGAAGATGTTACTGGTTCTTGTACTGTGATTACATGGGGAAAACCAGAACGAACTATCCTTGTCGATTGCGGCTTGATTCAAGGTAATCAAAGTTTGTTGAAAGAATATCAAGCTAATAATGCAAGATTTTCTTTCAAAGAGAAAAATGTTGATTATGTTTTTGTTACTCATGCTCATGCTGACCATTCATCGAGGCTTGCTTTATTAACCAAACGTGGTTTTAATGGAAAGATTATTGTTCCAGAAGGTAACAAAGATATAATTAGGGAATTGTCTCTTGATAGTGCAAAGATTATGCTGAGAGATGCAGAAGATTTGTTTAGGAGATTTAAAAAGGATTATCCTCCTATTTATGAAGAATCTGATGTAAAAAACATGGTTGCTTTCATGAAAGAATATCCTTTTAAAGAAAAGATTAAATTGGATGATGAAGTAACTTTTGAATTTATTCCTTCTGGACATATTATTGGTGCTGCTCAGTTGGTTTTGTATATTAAAAACGGAAGCTCAACAAGAAAGATTGCTTTTACAGGAGATTTAGGCAATCTAAGGACAGAAGGATATTATACAAATAAATTTGAACCGATTCAAAATGCTAATCTTTTAATTGGCGAATGTACTTATGCTAATAGAGAACGTAGCATTAAGGCAAAAGATAGAGAAAAAGATTTAGAAAAGATTCAAACTTTTGTTAGGGATGTTTGTATTGAAGGAAAGGGAAGATTATTATTCCCATCGTTTTCTTTAATGCGTAGCCAAGTAATTCTTACAATTCTTTATGATTTATTTAAAGAAGACCCGGAATTTAATATCCCTGTTTATGTTGGGTCTCCGTTAACTTGTAAAATCAATAAGATTTTTGATTGGGTTTTAACAGGAGAACAGCTTGAAAAGTGGCAAGAAGTTTGTTCTTGGGATAAAATTACCTTTACAAGTAGTTATGAAGATGTTGAAGGCATTTTGAATAAAAACACTCCTGCAATTTTTATTTGTTCTGCGGGAATGTTAAATGCTGGCTTTGCGGTAGGGGTGGCTGAAAAGTTACTTCCCTCTTCAAAAGATGGAATTGCTTTTGTTGGTTATTCTGTTGAGGGGACTTTAGCTTGGAAAATTAAGCAAAAGAAAACTAAAACAATTTCTATTAATGGAAAGCAAATTCATAGTAGATGTAAAGTAATTAACCTAAACAGCTTTTCAAGTCATATGCAAAGAGATGAACTTTGCGATTATTATTCTGGAGGATTTGGAACTGGTATGTACGGCAAGATTGTTCTTCAGCATGGAAACAAGAAAGATAGGATTGGTCTTGCGGCTGATTTGCAGGAACTTATTAGCAAGAGAAATCGTACTGACAAGGTAATTATTGCTAATAAATCCACAGAAATTTTGTTGTAATTTGATTTTAATTCTTGGTTTAGGAATTTATCTATAATGTTGGATTAATAGAACCAACCGACCCACATACTTTCATGAGGGGTTTCAAACGGAAGAGAAAGGCGTTTCAGGATATCGGCATAAATCCTTTTATTAAACTGTATAAAAGACGAGACAGGGAGTAATTAACCTTTTGTTTTGTCCTACCAAAACAATTATCGTCTTTTTTATTTTATTGATTAAAACTGTAGGAGGTTTTGATTATGGGCTTTTAGTTGGAAGAGAATAAAATTTATAATGCTTAGGATTTAATAGATATGTTAAATAATAGGCGCTATCGGATAATGGATGCGAACGATTTTTTTGGTGTTTATAAAATATATAATACTCAATCAAAAAAATATTATGTTGGTTCTGCTGCTGGGCCACTAAGGGGAATAAAAAGTCGATGGCATGGACATTTATTTGATTTAAAAAGAAACAATCATCATAGTTCTCATTTACAAAAAGCTTGGAATTTATATGGAGCTTCTTGTTTTGAGTTTTCTGTGATTGAAAAAATAGATATAGATTATAATAACATAAAAGAATCAAAATAGAAAATAAGAGATAGAGAACAATATTATTTTGAAATATATGATGTTTTAAAAAATGGTTATAACACGACTGAAACAGCCGATGGTGGAGGTTTTTGCTTAACGGAAGATTGGATAAAAGAAGGTAAAAGCAAGCAGGTTAATTGGGAGCAATATTTGTATATAAAAGATAAATTAATTAATACAGATATGCCTTTGAGTGAAATCGCCCATAATTGTGGTTGTAAAAAAGATTTTATAAAACAAATATATGAAAGAAAAACGTTGTTTGAAGTTTTTAAAGATATAAAATTTCCAAAAAGACGGATAGTGCGGTTAGCTAAATTAAACGAAAAAGAAAAACAAAACATTTGTTAGAAATATTTGAACAATGTTTCTATAAAAGATTTATCAAAAGAATACCGGGTTTCTTCACAAACAGTTAACAATTTATTAAACGAGAAAAAAATAAAAAATAATGGAAGTGTAGATTTTGAGTCTGGAAAAGTAGGTAGGCCAATATTTGTTTATTAGTACACTTTAGATGGAAAATATATTAAACAATTTAATTCGGCTATGGAGGCCGCAAGAGAGTTTGATAAAGAAACCTGTTCAAAAATTATTAAGTGTTGTAAAGGGAAGCAAAAATCGGCTTATGGTTATTGTTGGTCTTATTATAAAATGGAGCATTTTCTTCAAGCAAGTTTGGAAGAACAGATTATTGGAAAACCAATTTCAAGTAAATTAAGACCAGTAATTTAGTATGATTTGAGTTGGAATCCTTTAAAACTATTTCCAAGTTTAAGAAGTGCAGGAAAAGAAATAAAAAATACTTCTACAGGTTATTTGACCATAGCAAGAAATATGAAATTAAATTTAAATGACACAGAGACTTTTGGGTATAAATGGAAATATTCTGATTTAGCTCCAAAAGAAGATTTATATAAATTATTAGAATTAAAAGGTTAAAAAAGGTATTTAATATGGAAATTAAAAACGATGGTATGTTGGATGATTTGTTTTGCTTGGAAGACCTTGGCCCTGAAGCTAATTTGCAACTCCCCGACCCTCTTTTAGTTTAGAGGTATAAATCGCTAAAAAACAGAGAGTTGTGGATAACAAAAGATATAGATGAAACGTTGTTCCAAGAGATGCAACAAATTATTCGTTGGAATAAAGAAGATTCAGATGCGAAGATTCCTGTTGAAGATAGAAAAAAGATTTTTTTGTACGTCCACTCATACGGGGGAGACCTTTATTCTGCGATGGGTTTTTTGTCTGTTATGAATCTTTCTAAAACTCCTATTGTTACAGTAAACCTCGCTTGTGCAATGAGTTGTGGTGCAATGATTCTTATTAATGGCCATAAGGGATATAGATACTGTTTGCGTAATTCCACTGCTCTCTTACATTCTGGTTCGGCGGCTCAAGGGGGCGACTATAACACAATTCAACAGCAGAATCAACAGTATAAGAATCTAATTGCAAGAGTTCATAGCAATATTTTGGAGAACACAAAAATCCCCAAGGCCACTTTGACTAAGAAGCTAAAAACAGATTGGTATTTGGATGATGACCAGCAACTTGAATATTCTTTGGTTGACCATATTGTAGACGATATTACACAGATTATCTCTTGATTTCGTAAATAATAATATTAAATAAAAAGGAAATAAAAAAAGATGGCTTTAAATGATTATACAGTCTCAAATGATTATTTGAGAGAAATGCGTTAGGTCAGGTCTAAAATTTTAGAAGGTGACGCAACTTGGTCTGATGCGCAAGATATTAGAGCTAAGTATGGATTGCCAACTGTAACTACAGATAGTATTCGCAGAAGTTTTGGAGCGTATGATGAATTTGCTTCAAAGGGATGGGTTTCTGAACCTAAAGAAACTTTTAAGGCCCAGAAGGAGACTGTTTGTTTAAATTCAGATGGTTCTAAGACTTCGGAAAAGATTGTTGCTTTGAGTAAGGATGAAATTAACGATAAAGAATCTTTACTTAAAGCTCATGGATATGACCCTGTTTATTATGAACTTGTAAATGCAAAGAGTTCAATTTGGCAACAGGGAGATGGTAAAGGTGGTACAAGAAATCTTTATTCATCTAAGATTACCGTAAAGCCTACTGAAACGGGGTTGGATTTAGAGGACATTAAGAGACATTTTGAGGAATTTAAAACTCCTTATCGTGATTTAATGCACGTTTCTAAAGATAGACCTTTTGGTAAGAATATTGTTCAATTAAATTTAGTAGATATTCATTTTGGCAGAATAGCTGAAGATTATGAAACTGGCAATGTTTATAATATGGATATTGCAAGAAGCAATATGCTTAAAGTGGCAAATGATTTTGTTGCTGAAACTAATTTTGACGAAACTGAATATATTGTAATGCAGATTGGTCAGGATTATTTTAATAGTAGCTTTACTGGTTACACAACGAGTCAATCTCATATGCAAGATAATGCAACCACTTTTAATACTATTTTCAAGAGAGGCACAGAAGCTCTGATTGAAATTATCGAAGTTGTTGCAAGTGGAACGAGAATTCCTGTAAAGGTTGTATTTGTCTCTGGAAATCATAGTAGGTTTGAGGAAAGTGCAATGGCTATGGTGCTTGAAGCTTATTATCGTAATAGTGAGATTGTAACTGTTGATGCTTCTCCTTATCCGAGAAAGTATATTACTTATGGAAATACTTGTATTGGTATGACTCATGGTAGTGATGAAAAGGATAGATTGCAGGGTTTAATGCAAGTTGAGAATCCAACTGGTTGGGCTGATTCAAAGTATCGTTATTGGATGTGCGGACATTTGCATCACAATGATTGGGCTTTGAGAGAGAATTTTGGGGTATCTATTTTTACATTGTCAGCTATGACTAAAATGGATAATTGGACGGTCAAGAGCGGATATACAATGGCAAACTCTGGATGCACTGTATTTGTTTTTGATTATGAAAAGGGACTGAAAGATATTAAGTTCTTTTATGTATAACTAAACATTTTAGAGGATTTTATGGAGAACCAAGAGAACAAGAGAACAGATAAGCGTTCTTTTGATTAGAATAAAGATAAAAATTTTAATAAAAATTCTAATAATTCTGGTAAAAACTTTAATAAGAAGTTTGATAACAGTAAGAATAAAAATAATAACGACAAGAGAAATTCCAATAATGGTTAGAATGGATTCAAGAAGGACTTTAAAAAGGATTTCAAAAGAGATTGGAATTCAAGTTTTGGAAAAGATAAAGATGAAGAGGATTTTAAAAACAAATATAAGTCTAAATCTAAGAAGAAAGTGGTAAGCCATGAAGAAGAATTTCTTGATATGTTTAAAGAAGATTCCGAGAAATCTAAGAACAGAAATCGCTATGAAACTCGAAAAGCAAAAAAACATAAAAAAGATTATTACGAAGATTTCGAAGATGATTGGAATTGATTTAATAAAAGAACTAAAGACGAAGTAAAGGCGAAATAAATACGAAAACTTTGTCAAAAATATAATTTACAAAGGGGTAGTTGAAATGTGTTATTAAGGCAGACCTTATGCGCTCAACTACCTCTTTTTTTACAATTTCCGATTTTGGGGAAAATGATATGAAAAATGCTGGTAAAAAATTTGAACAGCTTTGGAAACAATCTGCTGAAAAGCAAGATTTGTTTATATTAAGATTAAATGATAGTGATATGTCTTTTAACCAGAACAAGGAGCTAAGGTCTCGTTTCACTTTAAAATCTCCTTGTGATTTTATAATGTTTTATGATGGTTATTTGTTTATGTTAGAAATGAAGAGTACGCATAGCAAGTCCATAAGTTTTCAAAGGGAGCCCGATGATGGTGGAATGATAAAGCTACATCAAATTAGTAGCCTATCAAATGGTGGTTTGCACGAAGGTGTTATTACAGGATTTATCATCAATTTCAGACACGAAGAAGACGGAAAGCCTTATAGCGAAGATACATATTTTTGGCCCATTGAAGCGTTCAATGATTATTTTGTGTCAAATGATAGAAAGAGTGCGAAACCTATAGATATAGTGCAGAACGGTGGAATAATCGTAAAGCAAGAGCAAAAACGAAAACTATATGATTATAATGTAAAGAAATTGTTAGAGGACATTATCAAAGAAAAAGGATGTGATTAAATGGGTAAACAGCCCTATAATAAAATTTATACTCCTGAACGATGGGAGGCAGTCAATAGAGAAAATAAAGACCTTATTGACGATTTTATTACAGAGTGTAAAGCTCAACGTAAATCAGAAGGTACATAGAAGTAGTATTTTGCTGATTTAAGAAGAATCGCTATTTGGGTAATGTTAGAGTGTGAAAACAAATCTTTTCTTGAACTTTCTAAGAGAGATTTTAGACGATTTATGATTTATTGTCAAGAAGAATGGGGCCTTAGTGCGGCACGTTGTAATAGAATTTTATCTTCTTTGCACATGATTTTAGATATGGCAGAAAACGATGATGATATATATGAAGACTATACTCGTAACGCCAGTGAAAAAATTAAAGGTGTTCCTAAAAATGCTGTGAGAGAGATTGTTTTTGTTCCTGATGAAGATATTACTCTGCTTTATAATAGATTGATGGAACAAGAAAGATACAAAGAAGCCACATTATTAGGTTTGTTATATGATAGTGGTTGTCGTAAAAATGAGATTGCACAAGTAACAAGAAGTAGTATTACTGAAGATGGTAATTCATCTAATATCGTAAAGGGAAAAAGGGGCAAGCAATTTAGATGTCTTTATTTTAGTAGAACTAAAGAAGCCTTTAAAAAGTATAATGCTACTCGCACAGATGATTTAGATGCTTTGTTTATAAATGCAGAGGGTAAACCCGCCACCGTTGGGAACATTTATGATTGGGTAAAGCTCTGGATAAAAGATTTAAAAGAGCTTACGGGTAAAGATTATGAACGGTTGACTGCGCACTCATTCAGACACTCATACGTTCAGAACTTGTTAAGCGGAGAGCATTATCTTTGTAGAGAACTTAATCTTGGTGCAGTTCCTCTTGAAAAGGTGAAAACACTTTGTCACCATGAGAGCAGTGATACCACTCTGGGCTATGCAATGAACACGGAAGAAAAAGATATTGAAGATTTGTTTGGTATTACGATTGGCTGAGGTAAAGTGTATGTATTATAAATGTTTAGCCTGTTAGAACGAGCAATGGATAGATGAAAATGGCGAAGATTCTGAATATACAAAAACAGATTATGATGAATTAGAGCTAAAAGATGGAAGAAAGGTAAAGGTATCGTTTCTTCATGTATATTGTCCGCACTGTGGGCATGAGATGGTAGTGCGGGTGTCGAAGTAAGGCAAATAAAAATACTTTTTTATTTGGATAATTTTTAAATTAATTTTTGATTAAAGGAGATTTTCACCTATGGATGAAAATGTAAAAGATAATAAAGTTGTTGATTTTCCAGTTAAGGAAAATGTTAATTCAAAATCTGAATTAAATAACGAGGAAAAAGACAAAACTCCAGAGCAAATTAAGCTTGCGGAACTTGTTAATGTAGCTTCTCGTTTTGTTCAGGGTAAATCTTCTGTAGAAGAATTGGATGAACTTGGTAATAGAATGACCATTAGGAATTATATTCCTATCCTTGATAAGATGCGTCTTATTATGGCTATTATTTTTAAATTTAATGCAGAAGATGTAGAAATGCACGAGATTCGTGTTATCAATATGGAACGTGAATTGTTTTTTGATGTTCTTCTCGGTGGTTACGCTTTGATTGATGTAAACGAACCAGAGTTGAGGACTTATCAATCTTATGATTTGCTTTATCCTTTGTTTGCTAATTTTATCTTACAGTATTGCAAGGATGACTATAACAAAATTGTTAAGATGATTGAAGATTCTCTTAATATTTATGCTATGCAAGATTTAGATTCTTTGTTTAACAACGTTGATTACAAGGCTCTTAAAGAGACGGCTAAACAGCACGAAGAACTTCTTAAGTCTTTTGAGAAGAATAAAAAGCTTGTAGCAGATTTGCGTAAAATTTACGAAGCTGAAAATCCAAATGGTGTTAAGGTTCTTGATGCTGTTAGTGAAACAATCCAGAGAGAAGCAAACGAAGAAGCCAAGCAGAAGCTTAGTAATACAACTGCTACGAAAAAGAGTAAACCAAAGAAAAATTAATTTGATACAACCATCTTTAAAGATGTTTTGTATAATACCATGGTATTATCCTTGTTGGGAGAGGGTTAAGCAAGCCCTCTCCTTTAAAAAATATAAAGGAGGTAAGATATGGATAATAATTTATCGAATGTGTTTTCAAAAGCACTTGATGATTAGATGGAAAAGATAAAACAAGATATTCAGAAACAAATGCCATAGAAAATGGCTACGATAAGAAATGAAATATATGGATATTATCGTAATATTATTGAAAGTGTTTTTAAAAATGTTTTCGATGAATATTATGGAGAATACTATGATGAAGAATCATTGTTTGCATCTTTAACATTTATAAACGGGAAACATATTTATCCAGATGTGGTTTATAGTAAAAACAAATTTAAATTTTTAGATAGAATGCAAAGATTACAACAAGATATGGGACATTCTGTTTCAAGAGAGTCCACGTTGGATGATTACATAGACCCAGATTTTCAAGATTCAACAACAGGATTGTTTGAAGAACAATATTTTGCTGATGATGCAGATGCGATTTATTGGGAAGATATTCAAGTAGACCCATTACAATTTTGGAATCTTGATTTATCGAAAAATAATAATATAAATACTTTAGCCTTATCTCCAATAGATGAGGTTTATAAAATAGCGTTGCGAAGACGGCAACAAGAATTTTAGAGACAATACGACTCTTCAATTAAGTCCAAAATTTATAAAAAATATGGAATTAAATTGGGATAATAGGAGGTAAGGTATGGCACAAAATGAATACGATGTTGATATAAAATTAAGTCTTGAAAATAGTATTGATTCGTTAACTTCAAAGCTTGATAGGGTAGATAAAAAGATTGAAGAAAAAATTGCTTCTTATCAAAGGCAATTTCAAAAAATAAAAACTCCTGATAAGGGAACAGAACAAGATTATATTAAATCTCAAATGTCTACGGATTAGATGTATGTTGATTTAAGCTCCAAAAAGCAAAAATACACAAAAGGTCTTGAAGCTGCAAAAGCATTAAAAGGAAAAATTCAAGCTGTTGATACTGCTGGAATTCAAACTGAACTTTTAACTTTAGTAGATAATTTACCTTATATTAATGAACTTTTACCGGTTTTAAAAGAGGCAAGAATAAAAACCGCAGATTTAGCAAAAACTGTAAAATTAGCTAAATCTGAAGCAGATAAAATAAAGACTGTAAAAACGGTTTCCAAGCCTAAAGTTGTATCTGAATCTTCAGCAAAACCTACTACTGTTCCACAACCGCAAAAGAAAAGACCTATTGTAGTAGTCCCTGATGATGTGACTGATAAAGATTCTTATAGACAGGCAAAAGAATTAATTGAAGCTCGTAAAGCTAACAATTTAAAATTTGGAGCAAATAAAACTCTACCAGCTTATAATGAAACTCTTGATTTAATAAAAAAATCAGAGTCAAGGGGCCATGAAAAATATTCTTAGGAAGAAATTCAGCAAATTTTCGAAATGAAAATGAATGAAGAGGAACTTAAGAAAATGGTTGCCTCAAAGCCAAAAGGGGCTCCAATTGATAAAAAGAAACCGTATTTAACAAGAAGGGGATATGGAACCTTTTTACCGGAAGATTCCAGCGAAATTGTTTTAGGAGGACATTTTTCTAAAAAAGATGGCTTAATGCCAAACGAATCTATTCAAGTTAATGCTCCATCAGCGTTAGGACAAATTTCTAAATTAACGGGGATTGACCTTGGCAATTATGGGAAAGCTTCTATGTTCCAAATTGACGAGTATTATTCTACTCTTCAAGAGGGGTGGAAGGAAATGAAAGCTCAATTAGAAACTGCGGCAGAAGACCAGAAACCTTTAATTGAAGCTAAGTTAGATGATTTAAAAAAAGCGGCTGCTTTAATTGTAACTACTGTTACAGAAGCGATTCAAAATACAAGTGTTGAAGAAATTAAAAATAAAGCTATTAGTAATGCAACTGTTAAAAATAATGGAATGATTGGGTCGGATTTTGACCCTGACGCTCCTTATGCTAAAACTTCTCCTTTAATGAGAGAAATTTAGGGTCGATTCGGAACTAAACCCACTGACTTCGAAATGGAACTTACTGACAACAATAAACCAATGCAACGTCAATATGAACCAGAGGTTGTTCAAAAAGAAGAGCGCAAACAAGCTACTTCTGAAAGTGAAGCTATTGCTGAGATTGAAACCAAATCTAAAGAAACAATGGAGTATTTGGGTGGACAATTTTGGGAAGACTTTGCTAAGGCTATAGAAACTAAGGGAGCTCAGGGAGCAACTGATTTAGTAAATAGCCTGTTGTCTCAATTTAAAGATACTTTGAGTGGTAGTTATGAAGAAGGAGAAAAGGGCGTTGCTCACCTTGGAGCAAGTTACAAGGATATTGGTGCTGGTGAGGGCGGTCGGATTGTTGCCGAACCTCTTTATAAAGATGATGGTACACCTTACGATGAATATGATGTTGATAATTCTCTTGGAGATAGTGTAACCGAGGAAGCGCAGACTTTTAATGATGATGCTGAACAAGCACAACAAAAAATGGTTTCTACCATTAGAACTTTTACTCAGGCTATTTTAAATGTTGTTGATTTGGCATATGAAGATGCGTCTGATAGAAAAACAAAAGTTGGTCTTGGTAAGTTAAAAGAGAGTCTTGAAAAAAGAATTTCTGGTTTTTACGACCCCAGTGAAAAGAGTGTTGACCAAAACTTCGATGAATCTTTTAATAGAGCTGCTCGTCTGCTTACCGCTGGCCCAATGCAAATTAAGAACTGGAAAGATTATGCGGATGCAACAGGTATTTCTTTTAAACAATCAATAAATCGCACAAGACAAGGATTTGTAGACAAAAATGGAGACTTTGATAGTGATAAAGCTGATGAATTTATGGTTGATGTTAAAGAATCTCAAATTGCTTATCGTAACTTTACTGAAACTTTAAAGGACGATTGGTCTAACTTTGATGAAGCCATTGATAAAGCTTTATCCTCTGACTCTAAAGAAACGAGAGAAATTACGGCTCAAATTAACAGCTTTAGGGCAAATCCTGAAATGTGGGAGAAATGGAAGTCTAATTTAAGACAAGAAATTACTCCGGGGGCTCGTAGTGCAAATGTTCGGGGAGATGCTTCTGAAAAAGTTGACAGAGCAATGCCTGTTTTAACTACAGCTAAAAATACAAGCCCTCTTTCTCCTAAAGCCCGTTTTATTCAAGGACATGGATTAGGTCAAGCTGTTTTGGGTACTTTTGGCACTTCCGATATTGATGAAGGCATTAAGAGAGGTGAAGCTCGTTTAAAATCTTTGACAGAACAAGCTGACAAGGCAGAAGAAAAATTAACGGGCGCTCTGGATACTATTAAAAGAATAGAATCTGAATATGGTACTCATACTACAGATAAAGGTACTATTGTTGATTTTGATTTGCCTTTGTGGGCTGATGATAAAACAACAGACAAAGACATTCGCAAAAAGACGAATACTGACATAAATCAATATACTGCGGCTCAAGAAATTGTTAATAGACAAAATGGTGGTCAGCAAGAAATTGACTATGTTAAAACTCTTTTGAATGCTATGTATGAGTCAAAAGATAGACGAGAATTAAGTTTAGCAACTCAAAAAACTCCTTATACTTTGTCTTCTTTGCCCCCTGCTATACCACAACAGGGGAGTTAGAATATTACTTTTGGTGACAATGCAGAATCTTTAAAACAAGAAGCAGAACAAGCAAAGCAAACTGAGCAAGTGGTAATTGAAGCTGAAAATAAAAAGCAAGCTGAAATTGAAGACACCACAAACTCTATTAAAGAACAAAATGCGGTTGCTCAAGCATCTGCGGCGGAGACTAAAGTAGAAAATGTTGATGTTCCTATTGTTCAAGAAACTACTCCTGTTGAGGAATCTGTAAATCCGGCTGTTGCCACTGAGCATATTGACGGTTTACAGCAATCTATTGATAAAGAATCTCAAAAGATTCAGGTTTCAAAAGAGTTAACAGAACAATTAATCAGAGAAGCCGAAGCTTTTAATATGGTTAAAGAGGCTGTTACAGGCGAATCCGAAGCTATGACAAAAGCAACAGAAGGTGAAACTGATTGGTCTAAACGTGTTGCAGAAATAAAGAAAGAATTAAGAGAATCTGCTGAAGCTCTAAAAAAGAAAAAGGAAGAAGAGGAAAAGAATAAGCCCAAAGAAAAATCTGAATCTAAGTCAGAAGAAGAGGATTTTACTAATCCGTTTACCAATTTTACGGATGACGAATTAAGAAATGCTGGACGAGCTCCTCTCAGTGGAGGGGAAATGGTGTCTTATGGTGGAGGCAGAAAAGAAACTCAATTAATTTCTAAATATCTTGCCGAATATCAAAAAAGAGCCACTTTAGGGAAAGAACTTAACGCTTTATCTTATAAAATAAGTGAACTTTCAAAAGATGGTACAAAGGCATCTGAACAGGAATTAGCTAATTTAAAAGAACAATTTGACCATAAAAAACAAGCTTATGATGCTCAAGTACAATATATGGAAGATAATGGTCTTGTTAAAACAGTAGACCAAGCTGGTAGTCAAAGCCAAACTCGTATAGGCAATGTTATTCTTTCTGCAAGAGGGGCTGAAACAGTTAGACAAAAAAGCACTGTTATAAAAGGCAATCAAGAAACTGCTGATGTTAAAAATAAAGGAGCAGCCGAAAAAGCAAATGCCACTGAGCAAAAGAAATCTTTAAATAATGCTATTGATAGACAGAAAGATTATAATGCGTTAATTCAAGAAGAATATGAACTTAAGCGAAAAATTCAAGGCTCTTCGGGTGATAAATAGGTTGAGCAACAAAATCGACTTAATGAGGTTCAACAAGAGTTACAAGCTTATACCGATATGTCCACTAAGATTAACGAAAATGGACAACTTATCGGTCAACAAGCGGATAAGCAAAAGCTTCTTGATTAGCTTGCTCAATCTACTTATTTAACAGAACAGGATAGAGCAAAAAAAGAACGAGAAATAAATAATTTGTATTCTGAACAACAAGCTAAACTTTCTCGTTTTAAAATGCAAAATGCTCAATCTGCTGGTAGTAATACTGCTAATACCGCTCAAGAGATTAATAAATATTTAAAGAGTCTTGAGCAAATTGGCACTCTTGAAAGAGAAAAAGCCAGACTGCAAATGAAAGGCGGAAGCCTTTCTGGTATGGCGGCTATCGAAAATAGAAGCTTGATTTCTAATTACGATAGACAAATTAGCAGTTTGCAAAATCAGTATAGCTTTAAACAGCTTGCTGATGGCAGGACAACCTTAAATGGCATTGAACTTACTGAGGAAGAGATTAATCGCATTGAACAAGAGAGAAGTAAAATTCTTGATAGAAACAATGCGAAGATGGCTCAAACTCAAGAAACTGTTCAACAAACCAAGGGTTTCCTTGAAAAATTAAAAGATAACTTCTACCAGAGCTTCCAGCAAATTGGTAGTTATGTTATGAGCTTGTTCTCTTTCCAAGGAATTGAAAGAGCCTTTAGAGCTGTTATTAACAGAACTTCTGAATTGGATTCTAAGATGGTAGACCTTCAAATTGCGAGTGGTTATACCAGAGAAGAAGTCAGTGGAATGATGCTTGACTTCAATAAATTGGGCAAACAAATTGGTAAAACAACTTCTGAAATTGCAGAAGCGGCTAATGATTGGCTTCGTGCTGGTTACGATGGTGCGGCGGCATCTCAGTTAACTGAAGCATCAATGAATTTGTCTACACTGGGTATGATTAACTCTGCTGATGCTACAAGTTATCTTATCAGTGTTATGAAAGGTTGGAAACTTGAAGTTAATGACATTGATGAAGTTGTTGACCGCTTAGTAAAAGTTGACATGGCGGCGGCTATTAGCGCTGGTGATTTGGCAGAAGCAATGTCTCGTGCAAACAACTCTGCTCAAATGGCTGGTAGTACATTAGATAGATATATCGGATATTTGACTACGATGACTGACGTTACGCAGAAGAGCGCTGCCAGCATCGGAGAATCTATGAAGACCGTTGATTTATGCGGCTTTGTGGCATAATTCATAATCCACAAAGATAAAATTTTTTCTAATTGACTTGGAAACCCAGAGATGGGTGACAAGGGACAAGTTTGTATGATTAATATTGTAATTTTAATAAAAAGGAAGGAGGTAAATATGGAAACTAAAAAAATATGCCCCGTTTGTAAAAAAGAATTTATTTCTAAGCGTAAAAGTCATGTTTGTTGTAGTAGATAGTGTAGAGATAAATATACTCGTCTACATAAAGAAAAAGAGTGTATTGTCTGTGGGAAAAAGTTTTCTTCGGAAGATGATACTAAATTTTGTAGCGAAGAATGTAAACACAAATATAAAATAGATTCTTTAACTTACGAAAAAGAATGTGAGTATTGTGGAAAAACTTTTAAAGGATTTTCCTTTCAAAAATTTTGCTCTTCTTAGTGTAAAAGTGCTGTAACCAGAGCAAATCATAGAGAAAAAGCCGTTTGTGAAAATTGTGGTAAAGAATATGAAAGATATGAATATATAAAAACAGGTTATCAAAAACGAAACAAAGAGTATCATAGTTTTTGTAGCCACAGTTGTTGCATAGAATATTTATATAAGAGTCACAAGATAACAGCGAGATATTCAAAACCCCATTAGCAAATTAATTAGCTGTTAGACTCTATGAGAATTAATTATATTAATGAATATCAAAATGGAAAATATAGTTTAGATATTTATTTAAATGATAATTAGGCAATAGAAATAATGGGTGGTTATTGGCATGGAGACATAAGGCGCTTTTCTTCATTTGATTTTTTAGAAGAGCGACAAAAAAGCTGTGTTGAAAAAGATAAGAGGAGACAAAGATATTTTGAAAAATAGGGGATAGATATTTTATATTTATGGGAACAAGACATAGAAAAAGATTTAGATTTATGTAAAAGGTTGATAAATAACTTTTTAAATAATCAATTGCCAAAATATTCTCATTCTTCTTCCTATTGTTTAGAAAATTATGAAAATTTGGTAAAAAACAATATTAATCAATATATACAGACGGCCTGAACGACTTAATGAAAAAACTCCATGGGACATGGAGGTGCGAAAGTCTGAACTCGTGTATAATCGAATTGAAGCACGAGAAGAAAGGTCAAGTGTAAAGACACTTTAAAGAAGAACCTTTCTCGCCTAAGTATTAATTAGGTCATAAAAGTAACAGAATTGGTATTCACGCTACCAAAATATTGCGGCTGGCAAGTTTGTAGCGGCACAATCCGATATAGAAAGTGAAAATTATAACGAAGATGAATGGTCTAACCTCAACGATGTGGAAAAAGCCCTCGGTGCGTTAGGCATTAAAATTCGTGATAGTGTTGACAATTTTAGAAATTTTGATGATGTAATTGATGAAATTGCTTCTAAGTGGAGTTCTTTCTCTGATGTTCAACAATCTGGCATTGCTACAGCTTTGGCTGGTACTCGTCAGAGAGAAAATCTTATTACTATGTTTGAGAATTTCGACCTTGTTCAGAAATACGAACAAATTGCAGCTAACAGCTATGGTACAGCAGCGAAGAAGATGGAAGCTTATACCGATAGTGTTGAAGCGGCAAGGCAAAGAATTACGACTTCTGTTGAGAAGTTCGTTTTAAGTATTAGTACCTCTAAATTTATTAAGGTATTTTATAATGCTGTTGCCGATTTAACTGAAAATATGTATGCTCTCGCCACGGCAGTAACGGTATTTTTGTTGGCTATTAATACTAAATCTACAACACAAGGATTCTTAAGTGGTGTTAATACAGTTCAATAGAAATTGCTTAATTTTAATTTATCTCAAATAAAAATGGGACAAGTTAACAGTAGTCTTTTGCGGGGCAGAGGGGTAATAGATAGACGGGAAACTTAGGGGTTAAAAGAAGCTCTCAATGAAAGTTTCTTATCTTCTCAAAAAGAGGTGTTCTCTAAAACTCTTTCCTCTACAATTAATAATCTTAATAATATGGATGAAGCTACAAAAACCATGTTGAAAGATGGCATGATTCCTCTTCAAAATAGCATGGTTGAATTAGAATCTGCTCAAAAGAAAGAATTGTCCGCTGTTTTATTGAGACAGGGACAAGAAAATCGTTTTGCCATAAACAGAGAAATGTAGATTTCAAGAATATTAAATGATAATATGATTGAGGCGTCTCTTGGGATGGTTAATAATGATAAAAAGAGAGCGATTTTAGCACAAATTAATTAGGTTCAAGCTTCTACTATAACTGAGGAGCAGCTTCAAGCCGCAGAGCAAGATGCTATACTAAGAAGACAAATGGCAGCAAAAATTATAGACCAATCTCCCGATGAAGCACGTCAAACTCTTGGCGTTAATGTTGGAGCAAGCAGTAGAATGAATGTCCGTACAGCACTTCGAGACTCTGCTTTGTCTTTAGGTGGAATGGCAGGAGGCACTTGGTTAGGCAGTCAATTAGGTAAAATGCTTGGCAGCGGTGGAGCAACCGTTGGTGCGTCAATTGGTGCTGTAATTGGTAATGTGGCAAGTACAACTATGGTTTCTCAGTTGGCTGCGGGGGCCACTTGGAAAGCCGCTTTTGCGAGTTTGGGCTTCTTGTGGCCTGCTATTGGAGTATTGGTTGTTGGTGGTATTGTTGGAGCCTTTAAATCTCATAAAGAAAGCATTAAAAAAGGTTTAGCTGAAGTGGCATCCGAAGCTTCTGAAACATATTCAGAAAATTTAAATGCTTCCGCAGAGGCCGTAACCTATGATAAATTGGTTAAAGGAGTAGACTATTTGGGCCGTAATGTTTCTTTGACTGACGAAGAATATCAAAAATTCTTGGATTCAAGTAATGCTCTTGCTGAAGCTTTCCCTGATTTGGTAGTCAGAACGGACGAATTGGGCAACAAATTAGTTGGGCCTGATGGTTTGTCTGGGAAAGTCGGAGAAGTTACCAAAAAGGTAGATGAATTAACCGAAGCTTCAAGAAAAGCTGCTGATAGCGCTTTGTTTAAAGTAGAAGATAAAGGAATCTTTGGGAAGAGTAGTGGATTTTCTAATGTTTTTGATGAACAAAGAGATATTTTATATAAAGCTAACAACGCCTTAAAATACAAACAAAAAAATATTTATGGAGTAGATGTCTTTGGCTTAAACGAAGAAATTGCTTTAAGAGAAAGTACGCTTGAAAATATTGGTAAAAACAAAGGAACTGAATCTAACGAATATAAAAAAGCCAAAAAAGAACTTGAACAATTAAAATTAGATAGAGACGCTTTGTTTGAAGATATTAATACAGCGAAAGACACTTTGGCTGAATATACTGAATAGTTAATTTCTTATGCTAATACAGCAAATGGACAAGCAGAATTTAATGGACAATTTGGCAATATTGAAGACCAGTTAAATGATATGTCCGACAGCGAAAAAAATCTTACTTTGTCCTCTGTTAAATTGGCAATAAGAGGCTTGGATTTTACTGATGAAGAAGATTATAAAAACAAAGTGTTAGAAATATCTCAAAGGATGACTGATTTATTTGCTGAAAATCCAGTTCTTGTTGATTTTTATTATAACAATGATACTGGAATGACGGTACAAGAGGCTCAAAAAGCCAGAGAAACTGTTTTAAAAGCTCTTAAAACAGCTTTCCCAGATGGCGTTTTTGATTAGGACACTGTTGAGCTTCTGATTAAAATGGGTTTTGTTGTAGATGAAAATGGCAACATTAAAGTGGAGGATATAAAAACTCGTTTTGCTAAAGCTTTAGGGGTCGATAATTTAAGTGACGGCTGGAGTAATTTTATTGACGGATTGACTGATAGTCGAGCTACATTATTGTATAATGAAATTCAAAGCGGTAGTATTCGTTACAATCTAAATCAAGATAGAGATAATTCTGAAAATTATTTTGCAAACATGAATAATTGGCTTGATTTTAAAGAATATTCGAGCAAATCAGCTTCTGATTTAGCCTCTGATTATGAAACGCTAAATCGAATGATTCAAGAAACTGATAACACAGTGGAAAGAAGCAAGCTTGAGAAGAGATTAAAATTAACCAAAGAATATTTAGATGGATATGCAGAACAATTAGGAACTGTAAAAGGGAATTATGACGAAATAATTGAAAAAATAAATATTATGAATGGAGATTTAGATAGATATGGTGTATCTAATGCTACTCCAGATGAAGTAATAGACAAAGGAGACAAATATCAAACTCTTCTTGATTATTTTAATAATGATTTCACAGGGACTTGGAACCCAGAAAAGCTATCTGAAGTTGCAAACGATTCTGCCTTGGCTCCTTATATTGATAATGTAGATAAACTAAAAACAGTTCTTAAGGGATATATTGATGATATGGAAACATATTATAATAATGCTCTTGGAAATGTTTTAATTCAATCTGAAGGTGGAAGTAAATATTTAATTAGCTTACACGAAGATGAAGTAAACGCTTTTAATGAAGCTTATGGAGTCGATTTACGCAACTATAAGACATTAGAAGAGGCTCGTGGTGCCGTTGAACAAATGTTCTTTACTGATTATCAGGAAGACATGGTTGATTGGTTGACAAATAATGCTACTAAATACGGGTTAGACCTTCAAGAATTTTCTACTATGATGGGGCAAAAAATGGCTTTGGTGTCTGCTTTTGCACAAATGCTTGGACAGTCTAATCAAGATGTTGAAAGAACAATTAATGGCTATTTGCAAACCCATGTCGGAGCGACCTTGCAAGATGCTTATGACTATGTTTGGCAGGGCAAGATTCATTCAGATATGACTAAGATGCAAGAAGAATTGTCAAAAATATTTGACCCCGGAGTAAAAACAAGTTTTGATTCTACTAAAACGAAAAAAGGGTCAGGTTCTAAAGATAATGCTTTTGAAGACCAGTTAAATGCTATGAAAGGTATTTATTAGAAAGAATATTATCTTAGAAAATCCTATAAAGATTTTGGTAATATAAATGCTGGTTCAGAAGCATCTTATATGAATCAAACCTATTACGCTGGTTTAAAAAATATTTATGAGCTCGAAAGTGAATATTATGCTTCTAAAATTCCGGCTGGAAAAGCAATTACAGAATATACTTCTGAAGAGCTTGGATATTTGCAAAAATATCAAGAAGCTCAGATTAGTCTTAATAATCTTAATGATGAAGAATGGGAAGATAGAATTAATATTCTTGAACTTCAAGGAGCGTCTCTTGAGAAATTAATTGAAGCAAATAAAGAATATGAAAAGACTTCTGATAGTTTACAAGAACATATTGAACGTCAAAAGAAGATTCTTGAGCTTGAAATTCAACAGCTTGAACTGCACAAAGAAGTTTCTGAATGGCAAAGAGATAATACAGACCGTTTAATTGATAGATTAAGTGGAGATGCTTTTAGCAATGAGGCTTATGATAAGGCGATTGGTCAACAAGTTGAGGCTATTAATGATGAAATAGCTGATACTCAATCAATTATTCGGAAATATTATGCTAAAGCGGTAGATGACTACGAACAAACTGGACATACTCATGCAGAGGCTTTACGACTTGCCTATACTGGAAACAATGAGTATTCTGAAAAACTTCGTAGTGCAATGACGGATTATTACAATTTAATTGACAAACGAACAGAATACACAATTAAGAAAATGGAAGATAAAGCCGACGATTTAAACCGTAGATTGGATTTGATTGAAAAAGAAAAGCCTGATGAATGGTTTAAGATTGGTGATATTGATAGTTATTATACTCAAAGAATGGATTTGTTACAAAAGCAAGTTGAATTGTATCAAGATGCTTTGAAAGATACAAGTGACATGACTGATGAACAAATTCAAAACATTGTTGATAGTTTGAATGAAGCCACATTGAATTTGAAGCAAGCTCAAATAGATAATCTGAAAGACCAAACTGATTTGCAGTCTAAGCAATATGATGCTATTGTGTATAGAATCAATTTGTGGAAAGATGAAATTCAGGATGCGATTGATGCTATTGAGAAAGCTTATGAAGACGAAATTAAGCCGATTCAAGATGTTTCAGATGAATTGGAGAGACAGGCAAAATTGGAAGACCTTCTCGCTGCAAAGAAAGCCGCAGCTAAGGAGAAGGAGAGGGTAGCCTTAAATGCCCTCTATAAAAACGGCTATATAAGTCAAAAGCCAGAGATGGTTAAGACTTAGGAAAGACTTAAAATAATTATTTTTTATTTTTGGAGAAAGGAGGTAAAATATGGCTTGTATTTATAAAGCTACGATAGAAAATACTGACGAAGGGTTTCCGAAAAGTTATATAGGACAAACCACTTAGCCATTTGAAAAACGAAAATATTAGCATCATAGAGATGCAATAGAATTAAATCGTAAATCAGCTTTCTTTTATGCAATTAGAAAATATGGTTGGGAAAATTTCAAGTGGGAAATAATTGAAGAGCGGGATTTTTCAGCAGAAGAATTAGATAAAAAAGAAATTTATTATATAGATAAATTTCATACTTGGATTGGATGGAAAGATTTTAAGCGGTACAATGTTTTAAAGGGCGGTAGTAATGCTATTTCTTTATATGAAAGATTAAAAGGCATGGAGCCTGTTTTAGATAAAATTATACTCATGTATAATTAGGGTTTTTCTAAAAAGAAAATAGGGGAAGAAGTAGGGCTATCTCAAGATACAATTCAAAGTATTTTAATGGGAAGGTCTTGGAGTTATTACACTCGGATTCAATATGTCCCTCCTCAAGTAAATTATTTGTCAGAAGAGGAATTGGATTATATTTTAGAAAAATCTCAAAATGGTATTCATTATAAAGAGATAGCAAAAAACCTAAAAAGAAATCCAGTTACTATTTGGGATGTTTTAAATGGTAAATCTTATTCCGATTATACAGGTATTGTTTATTCTCGGTCAAAATAGAGTAATTATCGAAAAATAAGTTCTGAAGAAGTAAAAGAAATTGTAAAAGACTTTTAGTCTCGGATGACTTGTAAAGAAATAGGAGAAAAAAGAAATATTGATGTAAAGGTTGTCTGGGGTATAACTTCTGGAAAAACTCGTTCAAAAGATAGTGGTTTAACTTATCAAAAGGGGAAGAAAACAAAATTAACCAACAAAGAAATAGATGTGATTTTAGATTTAGACAAGCAGGGGAAAACGTCTATGGAAATTTCTCAAATCACAGGAAAAGGATATGCCACAATTAGACATCTTTTAACACGGGATTATTTTTCTGAGTATACTGGGATTAAATCGAAAAAGGAATAATTGTTTTAAGAATCCTCAGAGACTGTAATACTTAATATGGTAACTTATTAAGTTTCGCCGTTGTATCGTTGTAAGGAATGATATAAGATACAGTCCGAACTTACAATATAATCTAAAAAGGAAATGTAAGAGTTAGGTTGCAAGACCTAACCGCTCTTCTTGCATTTTTAAAATCAGATGCAAAAGAGTCAAAAAAGTAACAGAATGGTTTAGGGAAGGCATCGGCTGGGTTTATGAGTCACCCATAGATAAACGCAAGTCCGCTGAAGATGATTTAAAAAAATGGAATTTGCAAGATAAGTAGGATGACCTTGAAAAAACCAAAGATGCCGAAATAAAAAATCTCGAAGACCTTTCCAAAGCTTGGGACTTGTATCTCAAGGAATTGGAATGGGATTATAATGAATTTGAGCGTATAAATAATGAACGTATTCTTGAAGAACTTATGGGTTGTGAAACTGAAGAAGAGGTTCGTAAGAGAATTACGGATGATATGCAAAAGTTCAATAAAGATGCCCTTGAAAATTATAAAAACTACAATACAATCTTCCAAGATAATTTGTTGACACCTTATAAGAATAACCTTGTTGAACTGCAAAAATTGTACGAACAGACTTCTCAGTTGGTAAATGCAATTAATGGTTTGTGGGTAAACAACAATAATAATCTTACTTATGACCAGTTATTAGCAGATTCTGCGGCTAATAATAAGTTGAATTTAAGTGTTGATTATTCTGCTCAAATGCTGGCGGCAAAAGATGAAGAAACTTTCTGGAAGCTTGCTAATTTGAGAGATTAGAAAGCTTTAGCAAAAGGTATTGACATTAGCGGTAATAATCCTTTGTATAGAAGCAATCAAAGTTTCTATAATCAATGGAAGAATGGTTATCAAGGAGCTAATGCAAATCTTAACAATTTGAATTGGACTAAAGACTATTCTGCGGCTATGCTCAATGCTTCTTCTGAGGAAGAATTTTGGAATCTTGCGGCACAGAGAGATGCGAAAGCTGCTCTTAGAGGGTTGGATACTACTGGTGCTGATTCTCGTTATAGAAACAATGATGAATTCTATAAGTTATGGGCGGCAAGTCATAAAGAGTTGGCTAAGGGCTCTAAGAAGACTCAAAAGGTTCTTGATGCTGATAACAACTTCTGGAAAGCTTATAATCAAACTGATAGCAATCTTAAGAGTGATTCTGTTGGCACAACTGACAAATGGGTTAATGATATGTGCAGGGAGTATGTTGAATATAACAATCAATATGATACTTTGCTCAATCAGGGAATGAGTGCAAATAACGCACAACTTCAAACCTTACAACAGCAAATGAGTAATATCCAAGACCAGATTGCTCAACGTATGCAATTAAGTGTTGAAGAGATTTAGACTATTGGTGCTCAGATGGTTGCGGCACAACAGAGTGTTTATCAGCAAGTTATGAGTATGAATGAAAGAATTCAAAGCGCTTATGCTTCTTCTCTTGCTTCTGGTGGTGGGGCAGTTTCTATTGGTGGTGGACTTAGTGTTTCTTCTGGTAGAGCCGATGCTGTTTCTGGTAAAGATTATGTACAACTGGAAAATGGCAAGTATATGGATTTACATACCGGACACACCTATAATAAGAAGCCAAGCGGGTCTAACAGCAAAAATACAACATCTTCTGCTTTTATTAGCGAAAATACCAGCGGTGGCAGGGGTTATGGTACAGTAGGCAATGTTAGCGATAATCGCAAAGAAGCTCAATCTGCGCTTAACAAACGTGGAGATGGAAAGATTCACGTTAGTGATATTGGTAAAAAGAAATACGCCAATGGTATTGAGAATGGCCCGGTAACTTATACTGGACTTGCAATGTTGCATGGTACTCCGGGTAATCCTGAGTTTGTATTGAATAGTGACCAAGCGTACACCTTGTTGCGTAACATGGCTACTACAAGGTTGCCTGAGACGAAGAAAGTTGCTGGGGCAGAGGGACAGAATACTCAGTATATTGTTCAGGGTGATATTGTTCTTGAGAACACTAACAATCCTGCTCAGTTCTGGGATGATGTTTCTAAGGCAATGAGTAATAGACATAATGTAACGAAAAATAGATAATATTCGAGACAAAATATTACAAGTTGACAAAACTACTTGACGTATGACAAGTAGTATGATATAAGTGGGGATGGGGCGAGGAAAATAAACTCGCCTCGCCCTCTCTCCTATTTTAAAACACATGAAAGGAGTTAAAAGAAATGGTTTTTAAGCCGAGTAATAGTATTCCGAACCTACAAGAGATAGATGTAACCAATGCAAAAGACAGTGTATTTTCATGTTAGGTTAATACATCTGGAACGACGATAAAGGCATATAAAATTAATATTTTATCTGGTGACGGAACCAAGGAAATACTGGCTCCAACGACCCCTACTGAATTGCCTAAACCATTGATAAATAAGGCAATTTTAACTTCTAATAATATAAATTCTACTACAGTCCCTGCTTTAACTAATGGACAAGATTATTAGTGGAATGTTAGAACTTATGAATTACTTCCTCGTTACAATGGAACAACAAAACTTAACGATAATTAGCCTAAAACTTTAATTTGTAGTGGCTTCCTTGTTGGTTCTACTACTTCTGTTTTATGGGTTCCTAATAATGAGGCTATTTTATACGATATGTGGGTTGAAATTAAAGGGGTTAACTTTATGCCATTGCCAGATGGCAACCCTGATAATGTTGTTTTGCCCACTGATGCTAATTACAAAGAACGACATCAAATTTATTGGGTCGATAGAGAACTTGGTTGGAACAAAAATTATACCAAAATTACTCTTGAAGAACCCTTTAAATATAATTATAGAAATGGAACTACAATTAGTATTTATCAGTGCTCTGACCAGCATACTTTAACAAGTATTTATGTTGACCCAAATGATAATATCGAACGTGGCAATTTTATCGAACTTTATCGTAATGGGACAAAAATTTGTGATAAAACTAAAATTATTGGATGGGGTGAAACTTCTGGTGAAATTCGTTTCCAAGAAGCTTTGAAAATTACAGATGTAACTAATAAGTTCCCTAAAGATGGTGATACTTATAAATTGTATACATACAATGCTTTAGATAAAACTTATACAGAGGTTACTGTTGAAGATAATGTTTTGGGTGGAAAACCAGTTGTTTCTACAACTATTTTTGCTAACGATAAAGGCACTTATTTTATTCAGCCTAATATTAATATTAAGACTGATGAAACTAATCCTCCTGAAATTTTATTTGAAAATGGAGCACGTTTAGCTCTTGTTAAGAAAACAAGTGACACCGTTGTTCCTAATAAAGTTACTGATATAACCTTTGATAAATTGGATAACACCCAATGGGTTGTGAAATTTGGAGAAAATGCAAATAATATTGATATTAATATTTCTCCTAAAACTAAGTATACCGTGTATACAGATTTTATGGATTCTATGCCAAATGCAATTTTTTATGCAAGACGAGCTCCTATTGTGACAATTTAGTATAGGGGTATTTCTGATTTAACGGCTTCAGAAAATTTTGAAGATGTAACAATAACAAAAGTTACTGTATGGAGAGATATTGAATTTAAAACCAAATGGGATTCTACTACTGAGGTTAAATATTATCAATATTTCTTGTATGACGAAGATGGTGATTTGGTAACTTCAAGTGAAGAACTTTATAATTCAGAATTGGAATGGAGCTTTAGAGGGTTTGAGAGTGGTATTGTTGAAACCGCTCCAAAAACTTATTTTGTAGCGGTTAAAGTCGTAGATGAATATGATAAAGAATTTATGACTAATCAAGCTCAGTTTAATGTTTATTATCCTGTTGAAGCTGGGTTGGTTCCTTTGGATGTTTAGTACGATTGTAAAGAATAGGGAATTTCTGTTATTGCTCAAGCCCCAGTTTATGTCGGAAGTACTGACAGAAATGGTAAATTATCTATTACGCAATCAGATTTAAATGGCGGTGTATTAAATATTCCATCTGATAAAGTTGCTAATTATGAATATATATTAGGAGCTAATAAAGTTCCAATTAATATTACTAATACATTTAATTTTTATACTTAGTTCCAAATTACTTATGATTTTGTAAAATCAATTCCAGATGGCGGAGAAACAACTGTTTTAGAAATAGGCCACAAATCAAAAGATGGTAGCTCTATTGATGTTTTGTCTTTGCGTTTGGGAAGCGGTAATTCTTATTATTTAGATGCAGATGGTACGATTAAATTAAACACTAATTTGTTGAATCTTAAATGGTATAAAAACAATGTATTGCAATCTTGGATGATAAAAACTAATGACCCCACGGCATTTAACGTTAAAGATGAAAACCCATATGCTGATATTACTACTCCAAGTAAATTGCAATATGCTTTGGTCGCTAATGACAAAGTTAAAATTGCAAAAGAAGGAGATTTAACAAGTATACCTGATAATGCTGATATTAATAAAATTTGGTGTTATCAAGGAGATAAGGCTTTAGAACTGTATGGTATCGCTTGGGTTCCTAATTATGTTTATAAATATAATCAGACAAAATAGGCTTGGGAATATTATACTAACACTCAATTTATTTTTGCTGAATCTTTAACTCAACTGCCTAATGATGCTAATACTTATGAAACCTTTGGAGTAGAAGCAGAAAGCCAATTGGGAAATAATAACATTGGTTTTGGCGGAAATCCATCTGATGATAATGAAACTTGGGTAGATAGCTCAACCATGGTAGATGATAAAAATGAATCCGCTTTTAATAGTAAGTGGTTCGATTTGTATTTAAAAATTAACAATGAAGAAGATATTGAACAAGCTTCTTGTGAAATTAGAATTACAAAGGAAAGGAGAATTTCGTAATGGCTGATAATTGCTATGTGTTTTTTAACAGTAGTGTTAAAGTTAATTGCTTAAAAATTGATAAAACTATTCCAGTTATTGCTGCGGGAAAAGATGAACTTACTGAAATAAAAAAAGAAGCTTATGGTAAAAAAGCCATGACTGCAAATACTATTCTGTGGAACGATTTCTCCTTAACTACCGATTGTAGTTATTTTGACCCTGTTGGCGAAGTTGCAAACGCAACATTTTCTATTTATAGAAAAACTCCCAATCAAAAATATTATGATTATATTTGCAAAATTGATAATGGTGCAACTCAATTTATTGATTATAATATAACTACAGATAACTATTACCATTATTTAGCTGCCGTTGAAGTTCCCACAAGCTCTGGTTTGGAATATAAACTGTATCAAAACTATACAGACGAAAATCAAACTGAATTGAACTATTTGTATGTTCAGTGGGGTGATTGGACAATTTGTGATATTGAGGATTCTACTGAAGATGGTATTTATTTTAAATCTGGCGATATGTGGCATCTTAAATATAATATGTCTGATGACATGACAAATACTATGAACACTGGTGTTACAATGTGGGAAACTCTTGGTCGCTACGGAAAATATTCTATCGGTCAAAAGAATTTTGATAGTGGAACAATTTCTTGTTTGATTGGAGATATAGATTATTATAACGAATATAAAATAAAAAATAAATTTAAAACAGACCCTAAAACGGGAGAGTTATATGAATCTGACGAACAAATAAAGGTTTTTAGCCAAAATTTGTGCGGATATAATGAGAAAATTAATAAGAACTCTCCTTATGGTCGTAGCGTTGAAAAAGAAAAGGCTTGGAAAGAATTTATTACAAATGGCAAATTAAAATTATTAAAAGATTATAAAGGGAATTCTTGGATAGTTATGGTTCAAGCTAATCCTACTTATCAAGTTGATTATATGAGCAATCTTATGGAAACGATGGTTTCTTTTGAATGGCAAGAAGCTGAAGACGTTAGCAAAGTTGCTATTGTTGAAATTTTATAATAAGGAGGGAGCTCATGGAAATTTTTGGAGATGTTCTTTTAGAACAGCAAAGTGATATGAGCTTCTCCAATTTAAAGAAACTCATAGAAAGACCTTTTGTTAAACCTCGTTTTCGTTTGAGTGTTTTGACTCCATACGAAGAGGTGGATTACGTTATTCCAGAAGAAGATATTATTATTGGAGGAGTAAATTATACGGAATCCTATCAGAATGGATAGCGTAGAAATATTTCTATTGAATTGGTAAATTCAACTGGCAAATATACTCCAAATGTAAACGGAATTTGGGTTAATACTAAATTTCGTTTTGATGTTGGTTTGGGATATGGAGATAATCCTAATAATGTTATTTGGTTCCCTAAAGGAATTTATATCCTTGGAAATGTTGACCTTTCCAGAGGAGATTCTGAAAAAACAGTTACCTTGCAACTGCAAGATAAGTATGCTTTGTTTGAGGGAAAAACAGGCACTCTTGATGTTGCTTATGAAGTTCAACTTGACAGCGATATTATAGATGCTGTTAAGGGTGTATTAAATTTTACTTTGGGAAATGGGTATATTCTTGATTATAAAGAACCAATTTTTGACCCCAGTTTTATAGGTATGAAAACTCAACAAACTATTCGTGCAGAAGCAGGAGAAAATTATGGCACTATTATAGATGCTTTGGCAACTTAGCTGTCTGCTGAATATTATTATAATAGCGTCGGTAATTTGTGTTTCTATCCTTTGAATGAAACGGTTGATGATAGTGTTAAACCTATTATTTGGACTTATCCGTGGTTGGGTAGAGATTTGCATAACTTAAGCTTGAACTTTCAAAATGAAAATATTGTGAATTGTGTAAAGGTTATTGGAGATAACATTGATTCTAATGTTTATTCAGCCGTAGTATCAAACGAAAATCCCACATCTCCTATTTGTATTTAGCAGATTGGTAGAAGAATGGATTTCCCAGATTCAAACGCTAATGTATGGAGTGATGATTTAGCTCATGATTTGGCTATGTATTATCTTAGAAAGTCAAGCTTTGTTTCTGTTTAGTTTCAAAGTAATGTAAGCTTTAACCCAATTTTAACTGTTAATAATATTTGTGAAGTGGAAGATTAGTTTTTGGGCTTAAAAAGAAACAAGCTTTTAATTACGTCTATTTCTTACACAAGTGAAAATGGACAAATGAGTATTTCTTTTTGTAACACAGAGGATTTACCAAGTAATACGAGGTAGAAAATATGAGAGATAAGAGATTTTAGTCTACAGAAAAAGGGCTTGATGATTTAGCTGATTTGATGTTGGGTAGAATTAATTCCTGTGTGGATGATAGAGCCAAAAAAAATGTAAAAATAAAATCGGCTACGGTAACAAAGGTTAATGAAGATGGTACTGTAAACGTATCTTTACCTGACGATGAAGGAAATGGATTTTCCAGAATTCAAAATCAAAGTGTTTATGAACTTAATGTTGGTGATTCTGTAGAAATTGTACTTAAAGAAGGAAGTTTTAGTAACTGTTGGGTTATCGCTAAACATGGAGGCGGTTCTAAAAGAGTTAATCTGATAAATTCTGGAACAGTTTCTGTAATAAACACAGGGGGAAGTTCTGGTGGTTCTGGGGGCGGTACAACTGGCGGAGATATGTTAAAAATTAATTACGCTCCAAATAGCAATGACACCGTTGAAAAGGCTTTTAAAGATGAAGATGGGAATAATATTGTTAACACTTATATGAAAAAAAGTGGTATTATTAACGATACTAATCTTGACACTGTTTTGGGTTCTGGTAATTATTTTATCGGAACTGGAAATACAAATGTTCCAGATGATTGTGATGGATGTATGCTTTTTGTGGGAGGTGCTTCTACAAGTGCGTTCCAGTGTATTTTTAAATATAGTGATTCTACTATTTTATATAGAGCTTATCAGGCAATTGGAGGATGGAACGTTTGGAAAGTTATTACTGCTACAGCTTTACCAACAACTCCTACTCCAACTCCAACCCCTTAAAAAAGAAAATTTACAAAAACTCTTGACAAATGAAATCCAAAATGATATATTAAAGCTACAGTTGAGGGATATTGCTCAACTGAATCTAATTAATATGTTATCGGAGATATGACAAATGATTAATAATCTTAAGTGTGATACTTGTCGTTTTGAGGAAAAGTGTACTGCTCGTGCAAAGCTGAAGCCCTTTCTTGAGGATGCTAAGGTTGATTTGCGTGTGGAACTGACTTTTGAGGACTGTGAGGATTATCAGGTTTCTGCTGATGCAACTCCGGGTGGAGAGGTTGACCCCGAAGACGATGAAGTTGAGCTTCATTAAACAAATTATTTTAAAGACAATTTAAAGGAGACAAGTTAATTTATGGCAATTAATACTGACCAGATTCGTAATCTGACTAATCAGGTAGTTTATAGTGGCTATCTGGCAACCCTTGAAAAAGTTAAAACTGGTACTGATAAGAATGGATGCGATTATCTTTCTTTCCGTGGTACAATTCAGTGCGGAGAAGATAGCATTCTGACACGTCAGTTCAAGGCTTATATTAAAGCTCAGAAGAAGGATGGCACTGATAGTGAGAACTATGCAAAGGTAACTAAATGGGTTAAAGAAGCAGTTCCTATGACTAAGGATAAGGAGAACGCTACTATGGTTCGCATGGTCGGTTCTCTTAGTGCGGGTGATTATGTAGCTGTTGACGGCTCTCTTCGTGAGACAAACATTGCTACCATGCAGTTTTTCAATGATTTTGACGAGTTTGCGTGTGACCTTGATATTGAGGGATATATTAAATCTGTTACTGATGAAGAGCGTGGTTCTGATGATGATAAGAAGCCTACTGGACGTAAGCGTATGCGTTTGATTAGTATGGATTTTTATCATAACGCACTTGATTTTAAGAGCATTGTTATTCCCAAGGATTTGGTGGATGCGCTTGAAGACAACGGTTATGAGCAAGGTCGTACTGCAAAGATGTTCTTGACTTGGATGGTTAATAGTAACGAAGAGCCCAAGCCCAAGAAGAAGGGTTTTGGACAGCAGAGAGTAACCGAGGGTCGTAGCTTTGTCGAATTAGTTCTTACTGGTGGCGATATGGCTTACGATGAAGATGATGATAAGATGTGTATTTCCAATCAGATGGCAAAGGCTATGATGACTGAGCGTTCTAATCGTCTTAAGGAGCTTGAGGAAGCGGGTTATCAGGGTAATTCTTCTGATAGTTCTTCTGGTTCTTCTAATAGTGCTGGCAGTTCTCGTAGTGGTTTTGGTAACAAGGGTTCTTCTTCTAAGAAGATGGCTCCTGTTGTTGATGATGACGATGATATTCCGTTCTAAATTGTAGTTAGAACTGGTTATCAAAAACATTTATAACAAAAAGGAGATAATGTAAATTATGGCAATTGACATTTTTAATATTAAACCCAATGTTGTTACTCGTGACCTTAGTGGTAAGAGCTTTTTGATTTATGGCGAAAGAAAGAGCGGCAAAACTACAAATGCTTGTAAGTTTCCGAAGCCTATTTTGTTAGCATCAAAGTAAAAAAGGTTTGTTTAAAATGGTAGAATTCAATATTTAGCATGAAAATGGAAAGAGTTTAAGTTTAACGGAGGAACAAATTCAAGAAATTATTTCTTTATATGAATCTGGGATGTCTTTAGTGGAGTTGTGTAAAATAACTGGTATAAAAGCCCCTCAAACGATTCGTAATATATTAAAGAAAAATTAGATTGAAATAAAAGGTTTTCGATATAAATATCCGTTAAAAGAAAACTATTTTGAAAATATAGATAGCTTCGAAAAAGCTTATTGGCTTGGTTTATTGTATGCCGATGGAGCAATTCAAGATAATTATTTTTCAATTAGATTGAATTTAATTGATAAAGAACATATAGAAAAATTTCGACAAGCTATAGGAGCAATTAACAATAAAGTAGGAGAAGTAATAGATAAACGTTTTTCTTCTCCTTGTAAGATTTATTATGTATCCGTTAAAAGTCGAAAAATGTTTAACGATTTGGTTAAATGGGGTTGTACCCCAAGAAAATCCTTAACAATAAATTCTATTCCAGATATTGAAAAAACTTTTGTTCCAGCTTTTATTAGAGGGTATTTTGATGGGGATGGAAGTATTCATCAAACAGGAAAAGCAAAGGCTTGGAGGATTTCTTTTACAGGAACTAAAGAATTACTTGAAGACATTCAAGAAGAATTAGGGACAAAAGTAAAAATTACAAAAGGGCCTAACGAAGCAAAAGATTATGTTTTTCAAGTTATGGGAAAATATCAATTAAAAAGAATCTTGGATTATTTATATCAAGATTCGACTTTAGAAACTCGATTAGATAGAAAATATGCTAAATATTTAGACTTTTTAAATGAATTGGGTGCTTCTCTCTCGAACCTGTAAATACAGGGTGTGCCTATAACGATTAAGTAACTGTAGGAAATGACAGCTAATATAGGTGCTAACAGGGAATGTCTAAAGGGGATTTATCCAACCTTTTAGAAGAATCGCTGTGCTAAATTACTGAAAATTCAGTATAAATGTGAAACGACTATCCCCTTTGGGGAGTACACGAAAGGCGAAATTCCTTTCGCAAGAGGAAACTCTTCATAAGAAATTATGTGGAAGCGGGAGAGGGTTTGTTGTAAAACAAATCGTGATATAGTCTACAGAAATGTGTCGAAAAAGGATATGGCTTCTTGGATGGCATTATTGCCCAGCCTATTAATAGCTGGAAGGAAGCTCTTGAGGTAAAGAAGCAGTTGCTCAAGGATGCAGAATCTGCTGAAAAGGAAAATCGAGATACGATTTTCAAGTCGGTTATTGTGGATACTATCGACATTGCTTATGATTTTTGTGAAAAGTATATTGTCGATAAGGAAGGCGTAGATTATTTGGATGAAACCGAGAAGATGCGTGGTTATCGTGCATTGTCTCGTGAGTATGACAAGTTTTTCCAAGAGATTGTTAAAGCTGGTTATACTTTGATTTGTATTTCTCATGCTACCACGAAACAGATTAAGGAAAATGGTGAAAAGTATGATAAGACTATTCCTACCGTTCCTGACCGTGGCTTCCTTGTGGTATCTCGTCTGGTTGACGTTTGTGCTTATGCCTCTTATGAGTCTGATGAACAGGGTAATATTCACTCTATGCTTACTCTGCGTGGTAATAAGCATCTTGAAGCTGGTTCTCGTAGCCCTTATATGTCTGAAAAGATTCCGTTTACTTATGAAGCTCTGCGTGATGATATGGCTCACGCTATTGATATGCAGAAAGAACAGGGAGCAACGGTTGTTAATGAGGAAGTTAACTTGTTTAAGGATAATGAGGATAAGTCTGAAAAGGTTGATTTTGACGATTTGGTTGCAGAAATTGGTAAACACGCCAAGGCGTTGTATGCCGCTGAAAAAACCAATGACTATAAGAAGATTGTTGCAGAGTATCTTGGCAAGGGAAAGAACGTAAAAGATTGCGATGAATCTCAGATGGATATGCTTCTGTTGATTCTTGATGACCTCAAGGATTACTGTGCGGAGAATGAAATCGCCCTGTAAAATATAAATTATAGGGGATAGTAATATCTTACTATCCCCTTTTATTTTCCGCTCTAAAATCTAAGTAAAGTAGGTGGAAAACGTGTGGAAGTAAAAGGAACAAGGGCTCCAAAAGGCCATGTTAAATGTTGTGTCTGCGGTAAATATGTTCCTAAAGAGGAAAAAATTACCGTAGGGGCTAAAAATTATTGTCAGGTCTGTGGAAAACCCGTCTTAAAGGATGCTCAAGATTTTAAAAAAGTAAATGATTATATTTACGAAAATCTTAATGCAAAAGAATGGGCAAACATGGTTTTGCTTAACACCTATATAAAGAAGCTAAAAGAAAATTATGGTCTTTCAAATTCTCAAATATATTTTACGCTTATGTATATGTATGAGTACGAAGACCCTCCAGCAGACCCAATGGAAAAAGAAACGGACGTGTTTCTTGTAATTCGTTATTTCCAAAAAGCTAAACAATTTTGGCAAGAATATAAAGCAATAAAAGTTCCGGGCCCTGATACTTTAGAACGAATATTAACAGCACCTCCAATTGAGGTTGTTATTAATCGTTCTGAAATTATTCGTAAAGAAGAAGAAGATGCTAAAAAACGTGCAAAACGAAATCACAGGGAAGAAATTGATGGGGACGATATAATTGACGATGGAATAATTAATTCTGATTTTGATTATCTTGAGGATAAGCACAATTGGAATTTTTATAATAATTATAAAAAGTGGGAGGATTAATAAGTGGCTGATATTAGAGAATATTAGAGCAAATCTGCATCAAGAGAGGTTCTTGGTTGTCTTATTCAGAATCCCATTTTGTTAGTTGGACATAAAATTACTAAACAGGATTTTGTTGAAGCTTTTCATCAAACTGTGTTTGTCGCAATTAATAATTTGTTTTCTCAGGGGGCTGTAAAGCTTGACCAGTATATCATCAATGATTATTTAAAAAATAATTTCCAGTCTTTGTATAAAATTTATACGAAGAATCAGGGTGATGAATATGTGGAAAAAGCAAAAGAATTAGCTACGCCAGAAAACTTTAATGCAAATTATCAAGAATTAAAGAAATTTTCTTTACTTCGAAGATATTTGAAAGCGGGAATTGAGGTTGATGAAATTTTTGACCCCACAGAAGAAGACCCGGAAGTTCTTGATGAACAGAGATACCAATTTAGTCAGATGTCTATTGATGACATTTTGAATTATTTCAGAAAAAAGTTGTCAGCTATTACAGAAGAATATAGTACAAAAAATGGTAGAGATAGTATTAAGGCTGGTAGTGACGAGGGTAAAAAGCAAAAAGAAGAGTGGAAAAAGACTCCCGCTTTTGGACTTTCATATGCCAGTAATTATTTAACAACTGTTACCAGAGGTATTCAGCCGAGAAAGTTTGTACTTGGTTCTGCCGCTTCTGGTACTGGTAAAACTCGTATTACAGTTGCAAATATTTGTCATACGTTTGCTCCTAAATATTGGGATTCCAAAGTTGGCGAATTTGTAGATAATCCTAATGGCACACAAAATGCGGCTTTATATATCGGAACAGAAATGGAATTGGTTCAGGAGATTGAACCTATTTTGTGGGCTTATATGGCAGATGTACCTCAAGGTCATATTACGTCCGGTCAATATGTCGGAGATGAAGAAGAACGAGTGGATGAAGCCATTCGTATTTTGCACGATGAAGGACATATTTATTTGGAATATATTCCTGATTATGATTTAGCTACCTTGGAAAATGTCATTGAACAACACGTTTTACAACATAATGTGAGACACGTTTTCTTTGACTATATTCATATTACTACTGATTTGATTGGAGAATTCCAATCAAACGCAAAAGCTAAGATGCAAATTCGTGAAGACCAAGTTCTTGCAAACTTAGGTTTGAAATTAAAAGAGCTTACACGAAAGTATGATATTAGTATTGATTCTTGGACTCAGGTCTCAGGTGATTTTAAGAATTCGGCAAATCAAGACCAGACTATCATTAGAGGCTCAAAAGCCTTGGCAGATTAACAGTTTTATCGTAATGTTCTTGAGAAAAGAGGTCTTTATGAGAAAGATTGAATTTTCAGAAGAACAACAAAAAGAAATAATTAACCTTGTTACAGAAAAGAAGATGGGGGCTGAACGTATCAGTAAAATCTTCAATGTCAGCAAGGGAACCATACAAAAATTTTTGAGACAGCATAATTTAAAAGGAGAATTGCCAAGAAAACATTCTGTAGATTAGGATTTTTTCGAGACAATAGATACAGAAGAAAAAGCGTATTGGCTTGGCTTTTTGTATGCCGATGGTGTTGTTTATAAAGAAAGAAATACAGTTGCTTTAGTTCAAAAACCAGATGAAAGCGGTTTAAAGATATTAAAAGAATTTCAAAAAGCTGTTAAAGGCGATTATGAAATTATTTTTCACACTCAATTATCTTGGGGAACAGAAACAGAAATTGCTCGATACGAAATTTATAGTAGTAAAATGGTTTCTGATTTAATAAATAAAGGATGTGTACCCAAGAAATCTTTAGTATTAACTTTTCCTGATGATTCAATAGTGCCTCAAACATTAAAACATCATTTTATTAGAGGATATTTTGATGGTGATGGTTCTATTACAACAGGTAATCACAAATATAAAATAGCAGATAGATATATTCATTTTTCTGGAACAAAAGAATTTCTTGAAGGAGTTCGAGCTTTTCTTTCCATTAAAGCAAAAGTAATTCCAGATAAGCGTTATTTAGATAGAAATATTTGTTGTTTGGGTACAGGTGGAAATCCCAATATATTAAGAATTTTTGAAATTCTTTATAAAGATGCTACGATATATTTAGATAGAAAATACGAAAGATTTTTGAAATTAAAGCAAGAATATTACGATAATAAAACTAACAGTCTCGTATGTTAGTAATAGCATATGTCTACTCAGAATATCAGGGAAAGCCCTTAGAGCTTTAATTACCAAGCACAAGAGTAATCGAAGTGTGGCACTTCTAATCAAAGTGGTAAGGTAACAAGATTAAAGATTGGGTAATCCTGAGACATAGTTCCAATAGGAAAAGGTCGCAACGACTACCAATGAGTATCCTACATAAGAGGATAAAGGTATAGTCTACTCCCCTAATAAATATCGGGAAACCGAGGGTATTTTAGGAAAATTGATACTGGTTATATTGTTTCTATGGTAAATATGCAAGACCTTAAGAAACTTGAAAAAATTATGAAAAGCCGTTTTCTTAAATGGCAACCAAATCGTTGCATTACCGTGTATAAGAACCGTGGCGGTGAATATACTAAGTGTAAAATTTGGGTGTATATTGAATATAGTACAATGCGTGTTCATGATTTGTTCTGCACTGATGAAGATTATCAGATTTTGGATATGCCTCAAACATTTACCAGAGTAAGGGAAGACCAAAAGGTTGTGTTCTCAACTTCTAAGGAAGAATTGTTTGGTCAGATGATTGAAGATACCGTTGATATTACAGAAACAGCTTTAGCAGAAGAATCTTCTAATGCCTTTGAAGACACTGAGGAAATTGAAAAAAAGATTGCCGCAGAGCTTGACAAAGACAATAAAAAAAAGGATAACGAAGATGAAAACGAACCGTTTTGGGAAGACCCTTATAACAAAAAGTTAGAAGCAGTTGTTGACCCAGACGATAACGAAGAAGAAAAAGCAAGTAGAACTGAAAGTGAAGAGTTTGATTTCTAATGATAGATAAAGACGTTCTCTTAAAATTGGTAACGGAAGATGTTGTTATCAATATAATGCAAGAAAATGGTTCTCCTCTATACAATACATCTGTGGATGGACAAACTAAACAAAGATGTTTATGGTTTAGAACTATTTGCCATGGAGGAGATAGTCACAAACTTTGTTTCTTTACAGAGTCCAAAGATTTTTATTGTTATACAAATTGTGGTAGAATGAATTTTTTTGAATTTATTAAAAGAATTCGTGACGCTAAAAATGAAGAATTTTATACTAAAGTAATTTGTTATGTTGCTCAAAAAGTTGGTAAAACTATTTCTCGTAATAGACATGGTTTTACCAGTGAAGTTTCTGGAGCTATTCGAGAAGAAGTTTCAGAAATGGATAGACAATCTGAGGATATTAAAAGAAGAGCGCTTTTTGGGGATGCTCGAATTAAGACAAATTACAATGACAAGAAAAGTATTTTAAAATATTTTGATAATAATACATTTTATAAAGGTTGGATAGATGAAGGTATTTCTATCGAGACTATGCAAAAATTTGGGATAGAATGGTATGATTATCAAAAATATATTATTATTCCCCATTATGATATAGATGGCAACTTGGTTGGAATTAGACGTAGAAGTTTAAAGCCAGAGGATGTAAACAATAAATATATGCCCCTGTTTATTGCTGGGGAAGATTTTGGTCATTCTCTTGGCTTAAATCTATATGGTCTGTATGAGAATAAAGATGCTATTAAAAGGTTAAAAAAGGCTATCATCGTAGAGGGAGAGAAGAGCGTTTTAAAATCTGACAGTTATTTTGGAAATAAGAGTTGTGCAGTTGCAACGTGTGGATTTAATATTTCAGATTGGCAGATAAGAGCGCTTGAAAAACTTGGAGTGGAGAAAGTTTATCTTGGGTTTGATAAAGACTTTGACGAAAGATATGAAGATACTTACAAACAAGATAAATTGCTATACGAAAATTATAAAAGATACTTAGAGCGACTGAGAATATTATCTCAAAGATTGGCTTCTTCGTTTAGTGTATTTCTCATTAAAGACTCTAATAATTTGCTTGAACTTAAGGATTCTCCTTTTGACGAGGGTAAAGAAAAGTGTAAAATTTTATTAAAGGAAGCATCGCCTGTATATACTTGTGATAGTAACAAGATATGTCGGATGTTAAGGTAATTATATATGGAAAAACTTTTATGGGAAACCAAATTTAACACAAAGTTTGATGATGAATTTGATTTCCTTGAAACGATTCTTAAGAGCTATGGTATTGAAGATATTAAGACTTTTCTGAACCCACAGAGAAGTAAGGTTATCAACAACCCATTTCTTTTTAAAAACATGAGAGAAGCCGTACAACTTTTACATGACAATCTCGAAAAAAATATTGTAATTAAAGTAGACTGTGATTAACTTTCAGGGTTTCAGTCTTTAATAAAAACTCTTGAAATTGCGGGAACTCCCTTAGAGCTTTAACAACCAAGTTAATGTAGCAATATATTAATGGCGAGGGCAATGACCGAGGTATGGTAATATCGTTAAAGATTGGGTAATCTGCATCCAAGCCGTTCCCTAATGGGCGGAAGGTTCAACGACTATAATAGGAGGTATATATACAATGGATAGTCTAACCCCTGATATTTCTAATTATAATCCTTTTTTAAATAAGAAAAAAGGTGCTCCTTTTAATCAAGAACAACTTAATTATATTAAAGAATTAGTTGATAGAAATTGGTCTGTTTCTAAAATTGTAAAATATTTTCATTTAAGTTCACGGGGAACTTCTCAATCTATAAGAAAAAGAATTAAAGAAAATGATTGGATTGCAACACCTCGAAAAAGAAGTTATAGTTTATCTCAAAAAGAATTAAATGAAATGAAACAAGAGGCGGAACAAGGAGAATCCGTTGAAGCTCTTTCAAAAAAATATAATGTTTCAGTAGAATCTATTGAAAATAGGATTTTAAATAATAATTGGGAAAGGTCAAAAAGAAAATCAAAATATTATTTTAATGAAAATTATTTTGATGAAATTGACACTGAACATAAAGCATATTGGTTGGGATTTTTTTATGCTGATGGATATATAACTCAGCCACACGAAGAGCGGCAAGCACCTCAATTCGGCTTTGAAGTAAGTACAAGAGATAAAGAATTGTTAGTTCAATTTCAAAAGGATTTAGAAACTAATACTCCTATTCATGTTTATAAAAAAGAAAAATCTACTTATAAATATAATTATCCTATGGGACGAATTAGTATTTCTTCAAAACACTTGGTAAATTCTTTGGCTAAATGGGGAGTAATTCCCAACAAAACATATTTTATAAAATTTCCTGATTTTTTACCCGAAGATTTGTTGTGGGCTTTTTTAAGAGGGTATTCTGATGGAGATGGAACTATTTTTTGTGCTTGTGGTAAATATTTAACATGGGAATTATGCGGAACAAAAGAGTTCTTAGAGGGGCTGTTGCATTTTTTAAATAAAGATTTGAAATTTTCACAGCGTTGGCCCGAAAGAGATGTAAATAATTATCAAGTTAGTATTCGAGACAGCCAAGGAGAAATCTTATCAAAACTATATGAAAACGCAACAATTTTTTTAAATAGGAAATATCAAAAATTTGCAGAAATGCAGGGTAGGAATGACTGATGGTTACACATCGGCAACTGTTTTAACAGGAATTATTAAACATTTAAATCCAAGTGCAAATATTAAATATCTTTTTAGTTATAATAAAGAACATGGTTTAACTTTTGAAATGCTTAGTAAGTTTTCAAAAGAAGAAGTAGATATTGTTTTTATTCCAGATGCTTCAATGAATTGTTCAGATGCAATACAAATTAAGCGTAATTTCCCTGAAATTAATATTGTATCTATTGACCATCATACTGTTGAGCAAGAATATTTAGATAAGGAAACAGGTTTATGGGTAACAGCACAAGAAGCTGATGAACTTGTAAAAAAAGACCCAAATCGAATTAAGATAGATTGTTATACCAATTATTGTACTTGGGTAAATGATTGTGATGGTCAATATCCTAATTCAACTCTTTCTGGTGCTGGTGTTGTAAGAAAATTTGGTGAGGCGTATTGTGAGCAATATGGAATTGATGATAAATGGTTAGATGATTATTTAGATTTGATTTCCTTGGGAATCATTGCTGATAGTATGGATGTTAGAAATCCAGAAACAAGATGGTATGTTTTAGCTGGTCTTAAAGAAGAGAGTTTTAAAAATGAATTTTTAAATGAACTTCAAGATAAGATGGCTGATGAAATTCATTTTGGTAGAACGATTACCAATGTGGGTTGGGTATTAGCTCCTCGCATTAATGGCGTTGTTCGTTACGGCACCGAGAAGGAGCAAGAGGATTTGTTTAGAGCCATGATTGGTGAACAAGAAACTGTTATTTATCAACCAAGGAGAAAGAAAGCTTCTGACCCAAAGCCTGAGCCCGAAGAACACACTCTTCAGTGGGAAATGGCGAGAGTAGCTAATAATGTAAAATCAAGGCAAGATACTCAGGTAAGGAAGTTCATGGAGCAGATAGTCAAGAAAATTGATGAAGAAGGATTAAATAAAAACAGTATTTTATTTGTCGATTGTACGTCACTCGTGGACAAAAAGAGTGTCACTGGATTGGTCGCAAACAAGTTAACTTCTAAGTTTTGTAAACCTGTTGTCCTCCTACGAGAGACATCAAAAAATGAGTTCGGCGGTTCTTGTCGTGGATACGATAAAGGCCCTGTTAAAAATTTGATGGAGTTCTTGTCTGAGGCTGGGGTAAGTTGTCACGGGCATTTTAACGCCGCTGGGGTAACTATAAAAAAAGATAAATTGGAAGAAGCAATTGAAAAATGTAATGAAATGCTTCCTCTTGAGGATTGCCGAACAATTTATCAAGTAGATTGGACTATACCCGCCAATGAAATGCAAAATAATTATGTTCGTGAAGTCGCAGAGAATTATAGTATTTGGGGTAACACTGTTCCTACTCCTACTTTTGCAATTTCAAATCTTCATATTAACGCAAGTCAGATTACAGCTTACGGAGATAATAAGAGTTTTATTCGTTTTCAACATAATGGTGTAACATATATTAAGAAGTATTGTCCCGCTTCTGATTATGATAATATGACTTTGCGTGACAGAAAGACTTTTGGCGTAAATAAAAAGAATCTTAAACTGAACCTGATTTGTCAATTTCAACTTGAGGTTTGGGAAAATAAAACTTATCCAGAAGTTAAAATTCTTAATTACGATGTTGTTGAAGATAAAGATGATAATAAGTTTGAATTTGCAGACTCTAAAACTACCAACGCCAAATCTAAATCAGTAAAAGTAGATTTGGAAGATGAAGTTGATTGGGATGAAATTGATAAGCCTAAAAAGAAAAAAATTGTTATTGATGATGACGATTTCGTGTTCTAATTAACTAACGTATTAAAGAAAGTAAATACACAAGTCCGACAGTTGGTGAATATTTGTTCCGATAATTGTCGGATTTGTTCTTATATAAATTTTAAAAACTATTGACAAATTATATTTGACTTGATATAATTTAGACAGAACATTAAAAAGGAGAGTAATGCCTATGTTTGTAGGATTACATAACCATGATGATAATGGCTCTAATATCCGAGGATTTCTTGATAGTATTAACACTGTTAAAGGACTAATTACTTATACCAAGGAATTAGGCCATGCGGGAGTTGCTATTACTGACCATGATAGTATTGCGGCTCATGTTGACGCTTTAACTCAAATGGACGAACTTAGACAAAAAGACCCAGAAAAATGGAAAGATTACAAACTTATTCTTGGTAATGAGATTTACCTTTGTAATAGAAAATCCATCGAAGAAGATAAGGAATATAATTTTTACCATTTTATTCTTCTCGCAAAGGATGCGATTGGTCACAAACAAATTAGAGAATTAAGTACAAGAGCTTGGATTGATAATTCATTTACTTGGGTTAATATTCGTACTCCTACTTATTATGAAGATTTGTTTGAGATTGTTGAATCTGACCGAGGACATTTAATCGGCTCTACAGCTTGCCTTGGTGGTCGTGCGGCTAAACTGATTATGGAAGCATACAATGAAAATCCTCTTCAGCCTAATTATACTGGAATTAAAAAATGGCTGAAACGAATGGACAAGTGCTTTGGTCATGGGAATTTCTTCTTGGAGCTTCAACCTTCTAAAAGTCAAGAACAAATTATTGTTAATAAGGCTTTAGTAGAATTTTCAGCGGAACTTGACATTCCTTATATTATTACAACTGATGCTCATTATCTTAAAAAAGAAGATAGACCAATTCATGAAGCTTTCTTAAAGTCTAATGAAGATAGTGGTAAAGAGCGAGAGGTTGGAGAGTTTTATGCTACCACTTATGTCATGTCTGAACAGGAAATTCATTCTTATATGGATGAATTTTTAGGAGAAGAAACTGTGCAAAAGGGTCTTGATAACACCATGTTAGTTTACAATATGGTTGAAGAATATACCCTTTTTGCAAATCTGGAAATTCCTTACGAACCAGATGATTTAACCGAACCAGATTACGAACTTTCTGCAAAATATTTCAAAGATATTCCCATGTTGGAATGGTTTTACAACTCTGATTATAATGGGGATAGACATCTTGTTCGTGAAATCGTAAAAAGAATTGAGAAAGATTCTGATGAACTTGCAAATAAAGAAACTTATGATGCAATTCAGACGTGTTTGGAATCTATTAAAGCAAGTTCAGAAGCAAATAAATCCCATTGGTCTGCTTACCTTTTGCAGACTCGTGACTTGGTAAATGCTTGTTGGGCTTGTGGTTCTCTTGTAGGCCCCAGTCGTGGTAGCGGACTTGGATTTATTCTTTTGTATATTTTGGGAATTACTCAGGTTAACCCTCTGAGAGAAGATGTTCCCACTTTTCACTGGAGGTCAAAGGTAAAAAGGCTTCCTACTTATGGTGACATAAGTACAAAAAATCTCGTGAACGCCTTAAGCAAGCGGTGTGAACTTTTAAAAGTTTGCTAACGGTGAAGCCCGTTGGGTGGGTAATACCGTGCCAAGCCTTTTTAGGAAGGTGTAACGACTAATCCTGATGAATGTAAGGATGTAGAGTGGAGATGCTACCATTCGAAGTGCGAGAACTCTTTATAACAATCTCTTGAAAGGAGGTTGTTGTGGGATTTATTTATAAAATCACTAATACGATTAATCAAAAATGTTATATTGGATAGACAATAAAAACTTTAGATAAAAGATTTTCTCAGCATAGAAATAATTATACTAAACCATATTTTTCTTAGATTGTTTTATATAAGGCTTTTAAAAAATATGGAATAGAAAATTTTACTTTTGAAGAAGTAGAAGAAGTTTCTAATGAATTGTTAGATGAAAGAGAAAAATATTGGATAAAGTTTTATGACAGTTATTATAATGGATATAATTCTACAATTCGGGGAAGAGATATTTCTTTGTATGAATGGGATGAAGAAGAAGTTATAGCTCTATATCATCAAGAAAAATCTGCTCGAAAAGTAGCAAAAATAATTCGGTGTGACCATAGCACAATAGATACTATTTTGAATAGAAATAATGTAGAACGTTATTCTACCGCTAATTAGTTTTCAAAGCCTTTATATTTCAAGAAAGACAATGAGTATTTTGAATTTGAAAATACTACTGATGCGGCACAATGGTTGATGGACGAAAAATATACAACAATGAAAAACAAAAAAATAGTTCGTCAAGAAATAACATTAAGACTTAGGGAACATCGAAAATATTTTGGTTTTGAGGTTGGTTATAAAGAGTAAGATATAGTCTGCCCCGTTAGAAATAACGGAGTGTTTTGAATCCTAAGCGTGTTAGTCCTTTGGATATTGATGTTGATTTTGAGAACGCATATAGAAATGCTGTTATTGCATATCTTCAGCATAAATATTGTGGAGATGACCAAAGAGCAGGAAACCGTAGGGTTATGAAAGTTCAAACACTTTCTACTATGAAAGCTAAAAGCGCTATTCAAACAGCTTGTCGAGGTCTTGGATATACTACAGAAGAGGGTCAATTTCTTGGTTCTTTTATCGGACAAGAACGTGGTATTCAGTTTACATTAAAGCAAACTTTTTATGGAGATGAAGAAAATGGTCTTCGCCCCAATAAAGAATTTGTTAATTTAATGACTGGGCAATATAAAGATGTTTGGGAAGTTGCTCAAAAAATTGAAGGACTAATCAGTGGTGTTGGTTCCCATGCTGGTGGCGTTATTCTTTCTGCTACAGATGTGGTTGACCATGCTGCTTTGATGAAAACAGCCAGTGGTGATATTATCACTCAGTTTGACCTTCATGCAGATGAAAAAGTATCGTTGATTAAATGGGATTTGTTATCAATTGATGCTTTACAAAAGGAGCACGTTTGTATGAACCTTCTTCTTGAAGATGGTCGATTGGAGTGGCAGGGAGATTTAAAATCAACCTATGAAAAATATTTGGGTGTTTATAAGATTGAACGTAATAACCCAAAAATTTGGCAAATGTTGAATGAACACAAGGTTATGTCATTCTTCCAAATGGAAAAACAAACAGGTTATCAAGCTGTAGCTATTGGTAAACCTGAAAGCTTGGTTGACCTTTCTGCCTTAAACTCTGTAATGAGATTGATGGCTCCAAGCCCCGGAGCAGAAACTCCTCTGGAAAGATTTGGTAGGTATAAGAAAGATATTACTCTTTGGTATAAAGAGATGTCTGATTATGGTTTAACTCAACACGAACAAGAAATTGTACGCAAGTATGCTGAAAAGAGTTATGGTTTGTTACCTAATCAGGAAGATTTCATGGTCGCTGTTCAAGACCCTGAAATTGGTGGATTTGACTTGTTGTGGGCGGATAAGCTTAGAAAGTCAATAGCTAAAAAAAATCCTAAAGCTTATATGGAACTACAACAAGATTTCTATAAAAACATTAAGGAGAAGAACCTTTCTCCTAAATTGTGTCATTATGTGTGGGATGTGTTGATTGCTATGAATCGAGGGTTAAGATAACAGGCCCCCTTATATAGAAATATATATTGAATAATGCGGTGAACTGCTGGAACGCTAAAAGAATTTTCTCATGCTAATCAGCAACCAAGCTTACCTAACCAGTAAGAAGGCTCAACGACTAATCAATTGATGTAGGAGAAATCCGAAGTGCCGCACCTCGTATTTGCTAATTTAAAAGGAAAGGAGAAAATTATGAAAGCAAAAGTTTTTGTTAGTGAAGAAAAGAAAAAAGATATTTGTCATAAGTATTTAGAAGAAAATTGGACAATAAAACTTTTAACTGAGAAATATGCTTTAAGTCGATTTGTCGTAAAAAAGATTCTTCAAGAAAATCAAATCCCAATAAAAAGGCATACAAAACGCAGTCGGCTTTTCATGAAAGAAGATTATTTTGAAAAAATTGATACGGAAGCTAAAGCTTATTTTTTAGGGCTTTTGTTTACCGATGGAAATATATTTGTTGGAAAAAAGGAAATGAATCAAATTGCTTTAGAATTAACCGTAAGAGATGTGGAAATTTTAGAGAAATTAAAACAAGAACTAAATACCAACAATAAAATAACTTATAGAAAGAATCCAAATCGTTCTGAAACGGTTTCTTTAAAAGTTTTTTCAAAAAAAATGGTGGAAGACTTATCTAAATATGGGGTAATTCCGCAAAAGACAAAAAAAACTAAACATCTCCCCTTAGATTTAATTCCTAATGGTTTTAAAAAAGATTTTGTTAGAGGCTTAATAGACGGAGATGGAAGCGTCTTTTATCATGGTAAAGATAAAAGTCTTTTGGGAGTAACTTTTTGTTCTTATAATCGTAGTATCTGCGAAGAACTAAAAAAAATTTGTGATAGTTTTATTGGAATTGAAACAAATCATAAAGTTTATACAGAAAAAAATAAAAATATAAGTAGAGTTACTTATACCAAACAAGATGTAACAAAACAGTTGGTTACTGTTTTGTATAAAGATAGTAATTACTATCTCACTCGAAAATACAATTTAGCAAAGATTGTATTTGAGTCTAAAGACGAGGAAGATATAGTCTAAAGTAGTAACCAGTATAGAAATATACATCTACTTTGATGGTTTTAATAGCGCTCACACATTAGCATATAGTATTGTTGGTTTGCAGGAGGCCAATCTTGCTTATCATTATCCTGTGATTTATTGGAATACCGCCAATCTGATTTCAGACTCAGGTGGTGAAGATGGTAATACAAACTATGGTAAAATCAGTAAAGCTATTGGTAACATTAAAAAAGAGGGTGTTACAGTAGCTCTCCCTGATGTTAACCGTGTTCGTTTTGGATTCCATCCTGATGTTGAGAACAATGAAATTGTATATGGTTTAAAGCCCATTCAAGGAATTGGAACTAATATTGCAAAAGCAATTATTGATAATCAGAAATATACTTCTATGTGGGATTTTTATGATAAAATGCAGAAGTATAAAGCTGAAGCCAAGGAAAATAAATTTGGTAACACGGCAATGATTTCGTTAATTAAAGCAGGATGCTTTGATAACATTGAAGGTAGAGATAGACGAGAAATTATGGCTGACTTTATCCGTTTTATTTCCAGTCCTATTAAGTCTTTATCTACTGATAATATTGAAGACCTTGCCAAGTTAAATCTGCTTACAGATGACCAAAAGAAATACGAATTGAGACTTTATCGTTTTAGAAAATATGTTTTTCAAAAGCAGTTTTTCTACAAGCAATTAGGAAAAAGTCCTAATACGGCTTTTTATGTGCTGGAAAGAAAGTTCGCTTATCCTTTCTTTGAAAAATATTTCTTAAATGATATGACAGAGGGTAAGGATTGGGATTACGCTGATAATGGTGAAGTTATTATAAAGCGTGGTAGTCTTGATAGAGTATTTAAAAAGTTAATTGCCGATTTCAAAGAAAAAGTTTTAGATAATCCCAAAATGCTTGAGGAAGTAAATGAGTCTAAATTTAAAGAAACTTGGGATATAAATGCAAGTGGTACTATTTCTAAATGGGAAATGGATTCGCTTTGTATGTACTATCATGAGCATGAACTTGCTGGAGTAGATAGAAAGCTTTATAGCATAGAAAATTTTGATAACCTTCCAGAAGAACCAGAAGTTGCTTACAAATATTATTGGCGTGACCAAGAAAAAGCTCGTTTTAAGTTGGTAAGAGTTTGTGGCACGGTTCTTGATAAAGATAAGAACAGAAACACTGTAACTTTACTTACGCCTGATGGTGTTTGTGACTTGAAATTTTATAAAGGCCAATTCCAATTTTATGATAAACAAATTGCTCAACAAAATGACGATGGAACAAAAACGGTGCTTGAGAAATCTTGGTTCCAACGTGGTAATAAATTGTTAATTACTGGTTTTAGACGAGGTGAAAATTTTGTTCCTCGTCAGTATAAAGATAGTATTTATAAACATTCAGTACAAATGATAAAGGACATTAATGAAGATGGTTCTTTACAACTGATTTCCGATAGAGTGGAGGTAGATGGTTCTGATGAACAGTGATAAGCTGTAGAGCGCAGAAGACGAAGTTTTTATTAAAATCAAAGCCAATCATATCAAGACCCTCTACCCCAAGGGTGGTATTGGTGATGGAGGTCAAATGTGGGGTATTGTTATTTGGCAAGTTTGCGAAATTGAAAAGGGCGAACCTGTAACAAATTACATGGGAGAAGTTACCATTACTGGTACTTATGAAGATAACATTGACCCCAATTTGACTTATAACATTCTGGCAAAAGAAGTCGAAAATGAAAAATATGGTATTCAATACGAGTTGGTTTATTACAATGAAGATATTGATTTCTCCCAAATAAAAAATCAAAGAGCATTTCTTAGGGCGTTTATGAGTGAGGGACAGGTTGAGGAACTTTACAAAGTCTGTCCCAATCCTCTTGAAGCGATTAAAAATCACGATGTTAAGGCTTTGAAACAAGCGAAAGGCATTAAAGATTATATTGCTAACTGTGTAATTGAACGTTTTGAAAAATGCAAGGATATGTCTCAAGTTTATATTGAATTAGACAAGGTTGGGCTATCACAAGTTTTTATAGCCAAGTTAATTGCTCAGTATAAAACTCCTCAAAAGATAATTGATGTGGTAAAACAAAATCCTTATCAGTTAATTAAAGATATAGCTGGTGTAGGATTCTTTACCGCTGATAGAATTGCTTTAAAGAGTGCTTTTACGGCTCAAGATGTGCGTAGAATTAAGGCATATATTACTTGGTTCTTAGAATCTCAAGGTGAAGATGGTCATTCTTATGTTTCTGCTGGCGAACTTATGGGGTCTTTATATGAAGACCTTGGGGGTAAGAACGCAGTTGTAAAGATTATTTATGATGAAGAAACAGGAGAAGAAACAAATAATATTGCGTTAGCAATGAAAGAACTTCAAGAAGATGGCACAATTATCGTTGATGAAGGAGAAACAAAAGCTGGACGTAGAGTTTATTTGACTAAATACTGGAGACTTGAGAGAGAGATTGCTTATCATTTAAAGCGTCTTTTAGGTGCTCATAATGAATTCGCAATTGAAAATTTTGATGAAAAGATACACAAAGCTGAAGAAAAACAGCGGTTTAAATTTACACAAGAGCAAATTGATGGTATTAAACTTGGCTTAAAAGAACAAGTTTGCATTATTTCTGGTTTAGCTGGTTCTGGTAAATCTTCTCTTGTAACTGGTATTTTGGCGGTATTAGACGATTATAATTTTGCTCAATGCGCTCTTAGTGGCAAAGCAGCGGCGAGATTACAAGAAGTAACAGGGCAAGAAGGTTTTACTATTCATCGTTTACTTGGCTATCAATCTGGTAGTTTTAGTTATACTGAACGAAATCCTCTTCCTTATAAGATTGTTATTTTGGACGAAGTTAGTATGGTGGGAGGAGAAATTTTCCTTGATTTAATTAAGGCTATTCCAACTGGCAGTAAATTACTTATGTTGGGAGACCCCGGTCAATTACCTCCGGTGGGATTGTTGAATTTGGGGGAAGATATGACTAATAGTGGAGAAATTCCAACGGTTGAACTTAAAGAAGTTCATAGACAAGCGGCGGCAAGTGGTATTTTGACAACTGCTTATGATGTTCGTAATCAGGTTCAACTTTATGAAGAAACTGATTATGAAGGTATCGAAACTCGTGGAGAACTTCAAGATATGATTCTTGATATTCGAGTAGATAGAGACAAAGATAGAAAAGATGTTGTAAGTTATTTTGAAAAATATTACAATAGTCCTTTAGTTAATCAAGATGTAGAGAAAATACAGATTATTGCTCCTGTAAAAGAACGTGGAGATGCTTGTGTTTTTAACCTTAATCAAGATATTCAAGAATTGCTTAATCCTCCAAGAAAGAACTTTAAACAAAAAGTTTTGGTTTCTAAAAAGAAAGACGCATCTGGAAATGATAAGTCTTTCTGGATTCAAGAAAATGACAAAGTAATGTGCATCAGAAACAATTACAATGTTTATGATGAAAATGGAGTACAAACATCTATCTTTAATGGTTGGACTGGATTGGTAAAGAAAATTGAGAGAGATAGTGTAACTATCAAATTTGATTTGAGTCCAGTTCCTGTTGTGTTAAGAGAAAAAGATGTTAAAGATTATATCGTACTTGGATATGCTTGTACTACTCATAAATATCAAGGTTCTGGTTGTCCCGTTGTGATTGGAGTTGTTGATAATAGCACTCCACCTATGATGCTTTGCACTCAGCAAGTGTATACTATGTTGACAAGAGCTAAGAAGCTGTGTGTGTTAGTGGCTCAAACTGGAGCATTAAGAAAGGCTATAAATTCTAATTATGTTTCTACAAAAAGAACATTTTTAAAAGAATTTTTGGCTATGCCTTATGAAAAGCTAAGAGTCATGCACAACAATGAAATTAGGACATCTGAAAAAGAACATAGGGAAGAGATTAAAGAAATCAGAAACAACTGGAAACATCATAATGTTGACAAAGATGTTGAAGAAACAGGGGAAGATTGTTAAGGGGTAATTTTTAATAACCCCTTGACAAACTCTTTATTATGTGATAATATACAGGTACAATAAAATTAAAAACATGGAGATATGTTTATGAATAGAGCGGAACGCAGAGCAACAGTAAAGAAGCTGACAAAGAATGGTGTCACAAGGGCTTCTGCTGAAACTTTTGTTAAACGAATGAACGATAGAACTCAGAACCCTGTTACAACATGGGAAGGCGAAAAGGTAAAATTGGATTATAATAGAATTTCCACTTATCCTGATTGGCCTGAAATGCGTAAAGAATATAGAGAATGGGTAACAGCCCATAAGGATGATGTGTTTACTGTTGAGTTTGACCCGGTTAAGAAAAAAGCCAAATCTCAAAATGTAAACAAGGTGGTTCAGTTTGTGGAGGATACAACAAGTCCTAAGTGGTTGTTCTTTGCGGGAGATTTGATTCCTGAACCGAATCAAGAAAAGCCCAAGACAGATTATGAAATTCACATGGCAGACGTTGATAATATTATTGCTGGGTTGAGAGATAAGTAACATGGGTAAGATTTTTATTTCTTCAACTCTTGCATGGATAATTCCTGATTCTGGCGAAAAGCCAATAAAGGTTATATTTGACCCACCTAAATGGCAAATGGAAGAACAAGATAGTGAAAAAAGGGTTACTTTTTCTCGAAAATTAACTGAAGAAGAATTGGCGGAATTTAAAAAATATATTGGACTAAAACCTGAAGATAATAAAATTGGGGTCATTGATGCTGATAATATTGAGTTAGACCCGTCAAGGTTTTTACCTACGTTTTTACCTACAGATTTTATAGAAGAGGAGTAATATGATTAGACTGGTTTTGATGATTGGTATTGCTGGTAGTGGTAAATCTACCATTGCTAAGACTCTTAAAGAAACTTATGATAGAGTAGACGGTCAGCAGAGCGTTATTGTTTCTTCTGATGCCATTCGTGCAGAAATTCTTGGTTCCGAAAGCGACCAGACTGCAAATGATAAGGTTTTTACCGAGGTGCGTAAGCGTATTAATAACAATCTTTCTAAGCGAACTGTTATTGTGGATGCTACTAATATCAACATTAAAAACAGGCGTTCCATTCTTGAAATTGGAAAGAAGTTTCCTGATGTAAAGAAGATTGCTATGGTTATGACTACTCCTTTGGAACAGGCCAAGGCTCAGAATCATTCCAGAGATAGAGTTGTTCCAGATTGGGTTTTAGAGAAGCAAGCAAAACAGTTTGAAGTTCCTTTTTATGAAGAAGGATTTGATGAAATTAATTTCGTTGGATGGAATTATTCCGCTGAAGATTTTAAAATTCTTCCTAAAGAGGACTGGATGACTGATAAGGACGTTATCTTTAAGCTAATGAAAGATTTTGACCAAAAAACCCATCATCATAAATACACCTTGGATAAACATTGTCGTTTATGTGCAGAAAAAGTAAAGGAACTTAAACCTAATGATGATGTTCTCTATCGTGCGGCAATTATCCATGATATTGGCAAGTTATTTGTTGGTGAACCTAAAGATGATGGGTCTGGCGATTATCGTTATTATGGTCATCATAATTATGGGGCTTATTGCCTTTTGCAGAATCTTGATGAAATCGGGTTTAAAAATTTTGACGATATGCTCAAAGTTCTGTTTTATGTAAATTATCATATGCTTCCTTTCTTTATTGATACTGAAAAAGCAAGAAAGAAGTGGGAGCGCATTATGGGGAAAGATAATCTGGACACTTTGTTTTTATTTAATAAATGCGATAAATATGCAACTGGAAGGGAAGATTAATCATGAAGTATAATTATCAGGCTAATTTTAATTGGCATCCCCTTTATAATTATGTTATGATTGTAAAAAGAGAATATATGAAGGGAAATGCCGATTCCGAGAACTATAATTTTAATGATTGGCTTGATTATATTAACTTCATTTATTCTGATGAAAATTGTGAGATTAAGGACAAGATTATTAAAAGTGTTTTAGAGGTCTTTAAAGCTCTTGATGTAACTTGTTATTCACATTACGCCTTGTTTAAGTATAAGGGTTATATTGAGCTTGGAGACCTTGGTTATGGTTCTAATTTCTTTGAGATTTACAATGGTTTGTATCGAGAGTGTAGAAGCATTGTTTTTGATTTGAAGAACGATACCATTGAGTTGGCTTCTCTTTCTAAGTTTAAGAACTATAATGAAGATGAAGATTCTTGGAAGGCTGATAACATTTGGAAGAAATATGACAACGCATCTGGTAATTTTTATATTACCAATAAAATGGATGGCAGTTATCAGCAGTATCGTTATGATGTTAGGGAAGATGAAATTATTGGGTCTGGCTCTTCTGCTCTTGATAGAAATGAATCTTGGAGACTGTCTGAGGGATATTCTCTTTTAACCGATGGACACAAGAGGATGTTTAAAGATTTCCCTGACTGGACTTTTATTTTTGAGTATATTTCTCCTAAGAATCCCATTGTGGTTAAGTATATTAAGGAACAAGAGGGTTTGTATCTTCTTGCGGCAAGAAATGTGAATGATGGTTCTGAAATGACTTTTTCTGAGCTTAAGGGAAAAGCATCTTGGTATTCTATTAAGATTACTGAGAATTATGCAAATTCTCTTTCTGAGATTCTTTCTCAGACCGGGAAGTATACTTCCGATGAAAAAGAAGGATGGGTTCTTGATATTATCGGTGTTGATGGGGTTCATTTTAGGGTAAAAATTAAAACCGAAGATTATGTTCTTATCCATAAAGTGCTTTCTAAAAACATTTCTCCTAATGCTGTAATTGAAGCAGTTCATAATAATCGTTATGATGATTTTGTTGGAAAAATTCCTAATGCTTACAAAGATATAATCGAAAAATATAAGAATAATGTGATGACTTATTTAAAGGAGTTTAATTTTGCGGTAAATTATTTCTATAACAAGGGAAAGATTGAATGTAAAAATTATCTAACCGATAAGAAAGAAGCTATGATTTGGATTGACAATAATGTGCCTAAGTTCCTTAGAGCAAGGGTAATTAACGTTTATCTTGGTAGAGAGAATGATTTCTTGGTTAGAAAAGGCTTCTGCTATCATTATTCTGACATTGAAAAGACTTTAGGAAAGTTGAAGAAGATTAATGTGGTGGGAGAGTAATCTCTCACCATTTTTATATAGATTTACAATTATAAAGAACAATTAATAAGTAAATAAAAGTTTAATTTTAAAGGATATAAAAGGAGACATTTTTATGGAAAAGTTTGCGATTAACGTGAAGATTAAGCGTTTATCTGAAACTGCTCAGTTGCCTACTAAGGCGCATGACAGCGACGCTGCTTTTGATTTGTATGCTGATATTCAGGATACTTTTAAGCCCTTTGGTTCTACAGAAGATGTAAAGGGTATTAAGGTTATGCCCGGTCAGACTGTAAAAGTTCATACTGGATTTTCGACTGAAATTCCTATTGGTTATTGGGGTGCTATATATGCTCGTAGTGGATTGGCTACAAAACAAGGTTTACGTCCAGCCAATTGTGTAGCTGTCATTGATGCAGAGTATCGAGGAGAGTGGCTTATTCCATTACACAATGATAGCTCTGATGTCCAGATTATTCATCATGGAGATAGGATTGCTCAGTTTATGCTTGCTCCTGTAATTGAAACTTCTTTTGAAGAAGTAAGCGAATTGAACGATAGTGACCGTGGTGAGGGTGGGTTTGGTTCTTCTGGAAAGTAAGGAGTAATATATGCTTGAATTTTGGAAATTGGCTTTAGATAATTTAGAGGTTGCTGGGATTGGTTTTGCAATCTTCGCAATGGCTTATATTTCAAATATGAGTTTTTCTCTTTATTATAATATTAAAATTAATCAGGAAGTATTTAGCAAAGAAAAGCTTCTTAATAGTGTGTTTAAGATTTTGGCTTTTGCTGGTGGAACTGTTTTCTTGATTTTGGCAACATCTCTTATTGTGCCTTGGGCTTCTGATAATGGGTTGGCAATTCCTGTTGAATATAGTGAAGTTATTTCTACGATTGCTACATTAGGGGTTTGCCTTTCTGGTGCTTTGAAATATATCACGGAAGCTTTTAATAAGATGAAGAAAATCCTTACTGTTAAAAATGAAGCACAAACTGTTGCTTTGTCAGCCAAGGAGAGAAAAGATGGAACCTAATTACAACAAGCTTTGTTTTTTTGATACAGAAACAGTCGGATTGAAGCCGAACTATATTGTTAGTTTGGCTTATATTGTTTATGAAAATGGTAAGAAAATAGCGGATGATATGATTATTTGCAATCCTGATTATCCGATTAGTGAAGATGCTTCTAAAACAAATGGTTTTACTAATGAAATGGTTGAGGATTATCCTTTGTTTTCTAAGCAATGGAAAAAGATTTCAAAATATTTTGACAATGCTATTCTTGTTGCTCATAATTCAAGCTTTGATATACGAGCTTTAAACACAGAGGCAGAACGTTATGGTATTACTTTGCCTAATTTTTGGGTGTGTGATACTTATACAAATGCAAAAGCGTTAATTCCAAAGGGTGTAACTGTTAACTATAAACTGGGGACTCTTTGCGATTATTTTGGAATTGTATTAAAAAATTGGCATACAGCAGACGCTGATACGAGGGCTTGTTTGCGTCTTTATAATAAGTTAATTGAAATTTCAGATGGGAATTTAATTGTAAAATAAAAGGAGGAAGCTATGACAGTAACAAAAAGAAATGGTAAAACTGTAAAATTTGACAAGAAAAAGATTTCAAAAGCTATTATGAAAACTTTTGTTAGCACTTATGACGAGGTAACTGATAAGCATTAGGAGTGTGCTAAAAAGATTGCAGACGAAATTGAAAAACTTGATAAAGATTTAACTGTCGAAGAAATTCAGGATTTGGTTGAAAAAAAGCTTATGAAGAGTTCTTATAAAGAAGCGGCTAAATCTTATATTAATTATCGTTTCCTCCACAGTCTGATTAGAGAAAGTAATACAACGGATGTCTCCATTAAAGAATTGATTAACGGAGAATCTACTTATTGGAACGAAGAAAATTCCAATAAAAATGCAAAGGTAGTAACAACTCAAAGAGACTATTTAGCTGGAATTACCAGTACAGATATTTCTGAGCGTTTACTGTTGCCTAAAGATGTTATTGAAGCTCATAAAGCTGGTATTATCCATTTTCATGATATGGATTATTTTGCTCAGAAGAGCTTGCACAATTGTGAATTGGTTAATCTTGAAGATGTTCTTCAAAATGGAACTGTTCTTAATGGAGTAATGATTGAAAAACCTCATAGGATTACTACTGCGGCTACTATTGCTACGCAAGTGATTACTGCGGTTACTTCTTCTTCTTATGGTGGCTGTACTATTACTCTTACTCATTTGGCTCCTTTTGTTAGAAGTTCTGAAGACAGAATCAAAGAAGAAGTTCGTAAAGAATGGATTGAATTTACTGGTGGGGATATTTCAGATGAAACTGATTATGATGAATATATGACAGTAGTTGAACGTAGGCTTCGCAAGGAAGTTGCTGATGCCGTTCAAACATTCAATTATCAAGTTAATAGTATGACAAATACTAATGGTCAAGCTCCTTTTCTTTCTGTTGCAATTTATCTTAATGAAAATCCAGAATATGTGAAAGAAACAGCTATGCTGGCAGAAGAATTTTTGAAAGAAAGAATTCTTGGTTTTAAAAATAAGCAGGGAGTTTATGTTACTCCAGCTTTCCCGAAGCTTTTGTATTTCTTGGATGAAAATAATATTACAGAGGATTCTCCTTATTGGTATTTAACTGTTCTTGCCGCTAAGTGTACTGCAAAGAGAATGGTCCCTGATTATATCTCTGTAAAAATTATGAAGAGAGATAAGATTGATAAAAATGGTAACGGTAATGCTTATCCTTGTATGGGTTGTCGCAGTTTCCTTACGAGTTATGTTGACCCTGAAACAAATCAACCTAAATATTATGGGCGCTTTAATCAAGGAGTTGTAACTATTAATTTGGTTGACCTTGCTCTTTCTTCTAAGGGAGATTTTGATGCTTTCTGGAAGCTTTTTGAAGAGCGCACCGAATTGTGTCACAAAGCCTTGCAATGTAAACACGAGCGTTTAGCTCTTGCTACGTCTGATGTTGCACCTATTTTGTGGCAACATGGTGCTCTGGCAAGATTACCAGAAGGTGCTTCCATTCATCCACTGTTGCACAATGGATATAGTACAATTAGTTTGGGATATGCCGGACTTTACGAGTGTGTAAAATATATGACTGGTGAATCTCATTCTCATGGTAAAGGAAAAGAGTTTGGCTTAAAAGTGATGCAAGCTCTTAACGACCAGTGTAATAAATGGAAAGCAGCAGAAAAAATTGATTATTCTCTGTATGGTTCTCCAATTGAATCCACTACCTATAAATTTGCTAAGTGCTTACAAGACCGTTTTGGTGTAATTGAAGGTATTACAGATAAGAATTATATAACTAATAGTTATCACATTAATGTTCAAGAGAAAATTGACCCGTTTGAGAAGCTTTCTATTGAGGCAGAATATCAGAAGCTTTCTCCCGGTGGGCAAATTTCTTATATTGAATGTGCAGATTTGACTAAAAATATTCCTGCCGTTCTTGAAGTTATTAAATTTATTTATGATAATATTATGTATGCAGAGTTGAATACTAAGAGCGATTATTGTCAGGTTTGTGGGTATGATGGAGAAATTGAAATTATTGACAAGCCTGATGGACGTTTAGGTTGGAAATGTCCAAATTGCGGTAACACTGACCAAACTAAAATGAATGTTGCTCGTAGAACTTGTGGGTATATTGGGAGCCAATTCTGGAATCAGGGTAGAACTCAGGAAATTAGAGATAGATATGTTCACCTTGATAATCACGATGAAGAGGAATAATTATGAAATACGCTTCTATTAAAAAGATGGATATTTCTAATGGAGAGGGAATAAGAATTTCTCTTTTTGTTAGCGGTTGTAAATTTCATTGTCCCGGTTGTTTTAATGAAGAAGTACAGTCTTTTGATTATGGAAAAGATTACACTCAAGCAACTGAAGATTTAATTTTAAAAGAAGTAAGCAAACCTTATATAAAGGGTCTTTCTCTCCTTGGAGGAGACCCTTTATGGCAAGATATAGATGGATTAAAACAGTTAAGACAACTTGTGCAAAAAGTTCACGACTTGGATAAAACTGTTTGGATTTGGTCTGGTTTTACCTATGAAAACTTACTTGATGGCAGTGGACTTAGTGAAGAAGCAAACGAAAGAATCTCTCTTATTCATGATTGTGACGTTTTCGTAGATGGACTTTTTGAATATGATAAAAAAGATTTGTCTCTCGCTTGGAGAGGTAGTAGAAATCAAAGGATAATAGATGTTCATAAAACCTTTGAGCATTTGAAGGTTACAGGCGAAGTTAAGGTGGTACTTTATAATGGATAAGTTAAAGAGCTTTATCAAGGTCAAAAAAGAGCAATATCTCTGGGTGAAAATATGGTGTTGCTCAATTCTTGCAGGAGTAATGATTGGGTTAGCCGGAGTTGTAAATTTAAGCGTAGACAACAAATTTCTCGGAGCATTTTTGTTTTCTTTCGGTTTGATTACGATTATTGCTCGTTGCCTTTATCTTTATACGGGTAAAATTGGAATGATAAATTTGTCTGCTGAATGGATTTTAATTCCATTTTATATTGTAGGTAATTTTCTTGGTACAAATATTGTAGCTTGGAGTATGAGATGTACTCGTTTTGGAGATACTTTAAATCAAACAGCTCAGATTATTGCTCAAAATAAATTAGCAGATAACTGGGTAAGCATTCTGTTCCTTTCTATCGGATGTGGAATAATGATGTACTTGGCTGTAAAAGGGTATCAAGATAATGCTAATTGGTTGCTTGTTATTTTACCAGTTATGATTTTTATTCTTTCTGGCTTTGAACATTCAATAGCAAATATGTTTTATTTTGCTATGGCTGGTGAGTATAGTTTAAAAGCATTTGGATACATTTTTATTATGTTAATTGGTAATGCAATTGGCAGTTTAGCTTTTAAGCACTTAAAGAACATTAATAAGTAAAAAGGTTTTGAAAGGTTTAGGAGAGGGGAAATTCTCTCTCCTAAATTTTCATAAACTCTTGACAAATTAGCCAAGGATTGTTATAATACAGATAAGTAAGAGTGGATAATGTATATCTTATCTATTGTTACATATTTGTAAAGGATGTGATAAAGATGAATAGAGAAGAGCGAATTAAGGAAAGGCTCAAATCTGATTATCAATATTTATTTACATTGGGGTATCGACCTGTTGGAGTGTTCGTTTACGGGGCGCAAAATTATCAAATGGACACAGAAAAATCAGATATTGATACTAAAGCCATTGTGCTTCCTCGATTTGATGATATTGTAGATTTAAAAGATTGGGTAAGTAAAGATTATACCAGAGATGAAGATGGCGGAAAGATGGATGTAAAAGACATTCGTTTAATGTTTGATTCGTATAAAAAACAAAATATTAATTTTCTGGAAACTTTGTTTACAAAGTATAGATATATTGACCGGAATTATATTTCTGTTTGGGAGGGTATGATTGAAAAGAATAGAGAAAAGATTGCCAGATACAATCCAAGAAAATCAATCTTATCAATGTATGGAAACATGAAAACGAAGTATAAGTCAATGCTTCATAAGGCTCCTCATAATGAAGAAGACATTGATAAATATGGATATGGATTGAAAGATTTTCATCATATTGCAAGACTTTATGATTTTATTAATAGGTATATTGATGGAACAGAAAGTTATGAAGAGATTCTTATTCCAAAGCATAAGGAACTTTTAATTAGCTATAAGACTACGGCTTTACCTTTAAATGAAGCAAAAGAATTAGTCGAGGGAATGATTACTAAGACAGAAGAAAGAGTTAACGAGAAGGTTGAGGAATGGAAAGCTCTACCTGTAGACAAAGAAGTAGAAGAATTGTTTACAAGGGTGCAAAGGATGTTAATTAAAGAATCTCTGATGGCAGATTTAGGATACAAGCCGAAATAAAATGTAGATTTTATTTGGTAAAATTCCATCGCTCACGGACATTTTTGTTGATTGTGTCTTCGTGAGAAGGATAATTAATAAGTGTACCTTATATCAAAAATATTAACATTAGAAAAATTAATATCGAGGGTTTTTATGGAAGAAAATTATATGCGACAACTTGTTAATAAGTTGAATCATTATCGTGACCAATATTATAATAACAATATTTCAGAAATTGAAGATTCTGAATATGATAAACTTTTTGATGAATTGAAGAATTTGGAGAAGGCATGGAATACGATTTATCCTGATTCACCCACTCAAACGGTTGGTTATCAGGTACAGAGCAAACTTAAGAAAGTCACTCATTCACATCCGATGTTGAGTTTGGATAAAAGCACCGACCTTAATGAAATTGAAAAATTCATTGATAACAAAAAAGTTGTTTTTATGCTTAAGTGTGATGGTTTAACTTGTAGTATTCATTATGAAGATGGTAAGTTAATTAGCGCAGAAACTCGTGGCGATGGAACAGTTGGTGAGGATGTTACCAATAATATTAAAATGGTTTCTAATGTTCCTTTAACCATTCCAGTAATGGGTAGTGTTACGGTTGATGGTGAAATTATTGTTAAAAGGGATGTTTTTGAAAGAATGAATGAAGGAGCTTTAGAAGGAGAAGATTTTAGTCATCCTCGTAATTATGCTTCTGGTTCTATTCGTCAATTGGATACCCAAATTACAAAAGACCGTCAACTTAGTTTTATCGCTTGGAAACTAATTGAAGCTCCTAAATTTTCAAATTCTTTTAAGCAAAATTTGGATTATATGGAGCAGTTGCATTTTGAGGTCGTTCCTTGGAATATCTGTAAAGACACTTCACTTGAAAAGCTTCCAGAAATTTTTAATTGGATGTATTATGATGTGGCGGAGGAGCATGGAATTCCTGCGGATGGCTTAGTAGTAGCTTATGATGATATTGCGTATGGCAATTCTCTTGGCGCTACAGCACATCATCTTAATTCTCAATTTGCGTGGAAACGTGAAATGGAAAATGTAGAGACAACTCTTCGCAAGGTTGAATGGAATGTTGGCAAAAGTGGAATGTGCGCTCCTACTGCTGTATTTGACCCGATTGATTTGGGCGGCGCAATTACTACAAGAGCAACTTTACACAATTTATCTATTATTAAAGGTTTGAAATTGGGAATCGGGGACAGAATTACTGTTGCTCGTATGAATGAAGTTATTCCCAAAGTGACTGGCAATCTCACTCAAAGTAATAATTTGGAATTCCCGAATCGTTGTCCGTGTTGCGGAGATACACTTTTACATCGTGTTTCTGAATCCGGGGCAGAAACTCTTTGGTGTGTAAATCCTAATTGTCCAGAAAAAATGCTTTCAAAATTTGTTCAGTTTGTATCTAAGCCAGCTATGAATATTGATGGTTTGAGTGAAGCGACTTTGAACCGTTTTATTGATGTTGGATATATTACAAGATTTGCAGATATTTACCATCTATCTGATTTTAGAAGAGAAATTATTAAAATGGATGGTTTTGGCGCGAAGTCATACGAAAAGTTGATTAATTCTATTGAAAAGTCACGAAATGTAAAACTTGAAAACTATCTTGTTGCTTTAAGTATTTCTAATATCGGAAAGTCTGCGGCTAAGACGATTAGTAAATATTTCAATGGAGATTATTCTAAGTTGGTTGATAATTTGGAAAGTAATTTTGATTTCACTCAGCTTGATGATTTTGGAGAGATTATGAATCAATCTTTGTATGATTGGTGGAAAAATCGAAACGACCTTGAATATAATCTCGTAGCTGAATTACATTTTATCGTTGAAGAAAAGAAAGAAGTTGCACAGAATGATTTTATTGTCGGTAAGACTTTCTGTGTAACCGGAGCGTTTCAAACGATGAAACGTTCAGAGTTAGAGAAAATTATTACAGACCATGGCGGTAAGCTTTCTGGTTCTGTTTCTAAAAAAACGGATTACCTTTTAACAAATGAAGCGGATAGTGGTTCTTCTAAAGCAAAAAAGGCCGCTGAACTTGGCACACCCATTATGAGTGAAAAGGAATTTTTGGAAAAGGTTGGAGTATAATGGTAGAGATTAAAAATTTTGTGGGTGACTACGAATTTCTTTCCAATTTCTTTCCTGCTAAGATTGAATATGAAGGGCTGATTTATCTTAACGCTGAGTCAGCCTTTCAAGCACAGAAAGAAAAAACCAAGGATTTGCGTAAAAAATATCAGAATATTAACCCGATGAAAGCTAAGGAATTGGGCGAAACTTGTGATAAACGTGATGAATGGGAAGAGATTCAAGATGAAGTAATGTATAAGATTGTTAAGGCTAAGTTTTCTCAGCAAGCTTCTTTGAGAAAAAAGTTGCTTGAAACAGAAGATTGGCAACTTGAATGTAACAATGAATATGGAGATATTTATTGGGGAACTGATAATGGGCATGGACTGAATAAACTTGGTAAGATTCTTATGCAAGTTAGAGAGGAGTTTCATTCATGAATAAACAAATGGCAGATAGTGTTGACCATACTAAAGATGGTAACTGTTCTGGTTGTGGACAGTGTTGTTCTTGTCTTTTAATTCTTAGTGAGGGTGAGATTTCTAAGATTAAAAAGTATTTGAAGGAACATCCAGAAGTAAAAATGAATGATAGAAACTCTGCCTTGCAGAATAAATTTGTAGATATTTGCCCATTTTTAAATGATGAAAACAAATGTGAAATTTATTCTGTGAGACCTCAAATTTGTTCCAGATTTATTTGTTCTCGTTTTAAAGACCCTAATTATAAACCTCTTGACCACAGCTACAAGAAGATTGTAAATATGGTGGAGACCTTTATGAATAAAGAATGTTCAAATGCTCCTGACATTAAAGAATTGAATAAAATGTATCAGAAAAAGAAGCGTGAAGCCGGAATTAAATGAGGTTAAAATGAAGACTATTTATGTTTGTGATAAATGTGGGAAAGAATTTGAATCTGAAGTAACAGCTTATATTCATGAGCGTCAATGTATTGATGGAATGGATATGAAAAAAGCTATTCTTATGTGTGAGGAAGAATTTACTGACCCCTATGGTCAAGTTGTTTGTAAGCAATGTAATAATCATTATATGGTTTATGGTTGCGAACTTGATTGCAAGTATTTACTGGCTTGTGGTAAGAAGAACAAATATAAATATTTTAATGACCAAGGGAAAACGAATAATAAGGAGTAAGATATGGAATCTAATAGATGGACACTTTATAGTTTTAAAAATCTTTCGGGTTCTGATGGGGAAGGATTAACTCAGTATACGCTGGTAAGTAATCTTAATGACAAAGACGTTGTAGCTGGTGTGATTATTCAAGTTACAACTGACCGTATCTATTTTTTAGGAGACCCGGAGATTGTAAACACAAATGCTTTTTTAAATGCCATGAAGGATTGGGATTTGAGGGTGGATGACACTCTCCGAACAATGGATAAGCATTCTGATTATGTTGAAGAAGAAGATATTGAGAACGAAGAAGAAAGTGATGCAGAAGAATAAAAGTTAATTTTTATTTCCTCTTGACATCTTTGATTTGTTGTGCTATTATTATGGCAACAAATATAAAAGGAGTATTAATATGATTGACAATAAATCTCCAAAGCTAATTGTTTTGTACGGTGGCCCTGCGGCGGGTAAATCTACTTATGCGAAGTCTATTGCTGGTGCTTATGTTGTAAGTGCAGATGAAATTCGTTATCGTTTGTATGGCTCTCAAGATAAATTTGGTAATGGGGAAGAAATTTGGAAGTATATTGTAAGTGAGATTAGAAGCAATCTCGCTCGTGGTAAAACAGTTATTTATGACGCTTGCAATTTAAAAAAGTCTTATCGAATGGATGTCCTTGATGCAGTTAAGGATATTGAATGTTGGAAGACTTTACTTCGTATTAATACTCCTATTGGCGTTTGTCAACATCAACATAAACAGCGAGGTCGAAACATTCCTTGGGAAACTCTCAAAAAGTATTTTGATATTAAAGAATATCCTGATATGAGTGAGGGCTGGGATGAAATTAAAGATAAGAGTTTTGTTCCTTGGGCAAAGCGTTTTTATCTTGCATCTCCTTTCTTTGAGGGAGAAGCAAGAGAAAATGCTATAAGAATTTCTGAGTGGTTTCGTGAAAATGGGTACGAGGTTTTTGTTCCCATGGAACATAAAATTCCTAATGCTTGGGACTTGCCAAATTATGCTTGGGGAGAAAGCGTCTTTAATGTTGATATTAATAACCTTAATGCGTGTTCTGCTGTTGTTTGTTTAAGCTATGGACGTATTAGTTCTGCTGGAACCAATTTTGAAGCTGGTTACGCTTATGGAATTGGAAAGCCCGTTATCGTAATTGAAATGCCGGGAGTAGAACTTATGAGTCTTATGCTTTCTAATGGTTCTCATGCTGTTATTAGATTTGAAGAGTTTCAAAGTTACGATTGGGAAAATCTCCCAAAAGAAATTGATAAGAATATGGAGCAAAAGTAAAAATGATTATTAATTTAAATTTGGATGTAATTGGAAAAGCTTTGTTTATTCTTGCAAGTATGTTTTTTATGCACGTTGTAGCAGATTTTAATTTGCAAGGTATTATGGCAAGCATGAAGCAAAAAACTTGGTGGCAGAAACAAGAGGTTTATGATGAAGAGGATAATGAGAATGATTATAAATTTCCTTTGTTTTGGCATAGTCTTCAGTGGTCTTTTTGTATTATGCTTCCTTTGTTTATTGCCAATAGTTTAAAAATTGATTTTGTCGGATTAGTATTCTTTTGTTTAAATATTTGTTGCCATTATCTGATTGACGATGCAAAAGCAAATAAGAGATGTATTAATCTTGTTGCTAACCAGACAATTCATATTTTGCAGATTGTTGGCACTTTTATTTGTTGCGGAATTTGTATGTATTTTTAAGATGAATTATTATATTTCAGATTTACACTTCTCCCATAAAAATATTCTTAAGTTTGACCAAAGACCATGGGACAATTTAGATGATATGAAACAGGCTTTGATTAACAACTGGAACTCTGTTGTTACCAATGCTGACCATGTATATCATGTGGGAGATTTTTGCTGGGGAAAGACCCCAGAATGGATTGAAATTCTTAAACAGCTTAACGGTAATATTCATATCTGTGCTGGAAATCACGATATAGGTAACAGTAAAGAATTAAAAAAACATATTGTTGATTATTTTGAATATAAGGAAGTAAAGGACGGAGACTTTACAGCTATTCTGTCTCATTATCCAATGCTTTTTTATAAACATGATGGAAGTCCTAACTATGTTATGATTTGTGGACATTTGCATAACACGAGAGAATGGGAGCAAATGAAGCAAATGATAGCTTGGGGACGAAAGACCTATGTGCAATTTCCAGATAATCGTTTTCAAATTATTCCTGTAGAAGCGTGTAAGCCATATATGCTTTACACTCCTCGAACGTTAGAATATTTGTTAAATTGTTTAGATACTGGAAAGATTTATGGAATTTAAAGGTTTGAAAGGAGAAATATATGAAAGTAGAACTTCTTAACCCAACTGAGATTTAGATGTTATTTTGGAACTGGGGTACAGCTTCTAAAGTATGTTATAATACTGAAACGGATGAACCTGATAAAATTGGTAAGGGGTGTATGTACTCTGGTCATTTTTCTGGTAGTAGAGGAGATTATTTTAAGTTTTATGTAACGGATGTTCCTCGTTTTACTGTTGACCAAGCCGTAAGGCATTCCACGGGTACGATGTGTAACGTTTCTTCGTTTCGCTATGTCGGTGAGGGAACTTTTGCTTATGAAATTCCAGAAGAAATTAAAGATAATCAAGAGCTTTTGGATAAATATATGAGGCACATGGATGATACGGCAGAGCTTTATAGAGATATTCAATCTTATGTTTTTGAAAAAACAGGCAAAAAGGAACGTGCAAACGAATCCGCTCGTTATGTTCTTCCAATGTCTACTCATACCTCATTTGTAATGGGGTTTACAGTAGAAGCATTGATTCATTTTTGTCAGGCTCGTTTGTGTGTGAGAGCCGAAGACAAGATTAGAGAACTGGCTATGGGTATGAAAGATGAAACTTTGAAAGTAGTTCCTGAACTTAAAGCAAGACTTGTTCCTCAATGCCAGTGGATGCTCTATTGTCCAGAGGGAAAGCATAGTTGTGGCGCTTATCCCACTCGAAAAGAGTTAAAGGAGATTATCAATGAGCGCAAGAATAGTAATAATTAATGGCTCTGGTGGAAGTGGTAAATCTACTTTTATTAGACTTTGTGGAGAAATTTGTGATGAATTAAAAGCAAAAACTGTAATTGAACTAAGTACAGTTGATTATGTAAAAGAAGTTGCTCAGTATTGTGGTTGGGATGGTGCTAAAGATGAAAAGAGTCGTGCCTTTTTACATGACCTTAAAGAAGCTTTAGCTAAGTGGAACAACTCTCCTAATCAAACAGTTTTTGACCAGATTAATTCTATTATGAGGGTACAGAGATTCTATAAAAATTCTGATTGGCTGTTCTTTGTAAACATTAGAGAACCAGAAGCCATTAAAGAATTTATTGAGCAAAACAAAAAAGCTACGGGGCTTCCTGTCTCGACTTTGTTATTGGTCAACTCAAACGTTCCTGTTATTCAAAGTAATTACGCTGACAAGAATGTTGAGCTTTACAAGTATGATTATATTGTAAGCAACAGTTCTAACATTGAAACTTTAAAGTGTTGGGCAAAAGACTATCTTAGTCGAGTTCTAAATTTTATTTAAAAACTATTGACAAAGGACTTTATCTATGGTACACTCTCTATAGATAAAGTCCTTTGTTGTGAGGTGCGATATGCGTTAGCTGACATATAAAGCTGTGCAATTAATGGATGGGTGTAAAGTAATAGTACATGACAGTGAGTACGATGAATACGACCAAGAGTGTGAAGTAAGGGTATTTAAAGATACAGCACCCCATCCTTTTAAGAAAAGAAAAATGATAGAATATGTTAAAAGAGTCATTTTATTTAATGAAGAATTTTTGTTTGAGTATGACCAACGAGGAAATTGTCTCAACGGAGATTTTCAAGTTTTTACGAAATAAGGTGTAATTATGGTTATTAAAATTAATTCTTATTATTATCTTGGAGAAAAGAAGATTATTACGAATACTTGGGAAGTGGATGAACCAGAAGCTCATACAATTGAATTAGGTGGAGATTATCCTAACACTTTTAAGAAGATTAAAGAATATTTAGACGATGTTCATTTTACTTCTTATTATTATAACTGTCATGTTTACGAGGGAATTTACCATGTTGACTTTGGTAGTCATACTCATTTTATTGAATTTTATCAGCTTTATGGTGGTGATTAAATATGAGTTGGTTGAATGTATTCGATAAAGCTTGGTATAATTTTTCTTGGTTTCATCCAAAGAATTTAAGGTATTTAAAAAGTAACCTTGAGTGTGCAAAGCAAAGAATTACTAAGGGCTGGTGTTATCGAGATTGGTTTAATCTTGATGGTTGGTTTGTGACTGTCTTTCCTGAATTGCTGGAAGATTTTGCTAAGAACCATCATGGCCTCCCCAATAAGGATTATTCTAAAAATCCGCCAGAATTAATTCATTGGTATAAAGGCAACTTTACAAAAGAAGAAGAAGACAAATATGATGCGGCTTATAAAAACTATTTACTTGAACTTGCTCAACATCTTCGTAATGCTGGGGTGGAATGGGAAGATAGCGAATTGAAAGATAAATATTCTTATTTAGAATATAACGATTATTGTCAGAAAGAACTTGAAAAAGGATTAGATATGTTAAAGCAATGCTTTTTTGAGTTGTGGGATTAAATAAAATGGATAAAATTTATTTGGATAATGCGGCAACTAATAAAGTTGATGATGAAATTGTTGACATTATTGTAGAAGACCTTAAGGAAAATTGGGGTAATGCAAGTACACCTTATGATTTTGGTCAACATAGCCGTTTAATTATTGAAGAAAGTCGAAAGAAAATTGCTAAGTGCATTGGTGCTTTACCAGAAGAAATTTATTTTACTTCAGGAGCGAGTGAAAGTAATGCTTGGGCTATTCATCAAAAGGGAAAAACATTGGTTTCTCCCTATGAACATCACGATATTACAGATAATCCCAATACAGTTGTTGTAGATGATGATTGGTTTATCCAAGCTATTAATATGGAAGATGATATTTTTTCTCCTATTGCAGAGGAAGCGTTTGAAAGCAATTTCCTTGTATCTCATATGTTGGTGCAAAATGAAACAGGAGAAATTTTCAATCTTAATAAATATGCGAATTATGCTCACAGGCTTCATATGCCCTTCCATTCTGATATGACACAAGGATTAGGTAATATTAAAATTAATATGCACGATAATTATAATTGTGTTGATATTGCTACTTTTGGGGGTCATAAGGTAGGGGCTCCTAAGTTTTGTGGATTTTCTTATTTCAATAAAGAAGTTTTCCCGGCATCGAAAATTAAGCCTTTAATTTATGGGTCTCAAGAACAAGGGGTTCGTGGAGGAACTGAAAATATTGCTTTTATTCACGCTATGACTTTAGCTATTGATAAACATTGTTATATGATTGATACTAAGCAAGCTCATTGCAAAAAACTAAAATTAGCTTTTATGGAAGAAATGCGAAAAGATTTTGACCAAGATAATTATATGATTGTTTCTCCAGCTAATAGTCTTAATTCTATTACCTGTATTTGTTTTAAAAATGTTGAGGGAGAAATTATTCAGTCTATGCTCAATGAAAAGGGAATTTATTGCGGAACCGGAGCAGCGTGTAATAGCGGTAATATGAACGCTTCGGCGGCATTAAGTTTTATGCGTATTCCAGAAGATTATATTCGTGGAGAGATTCGTCTTTCTTATACTTTAGATAATACAGTTGAAGAAATGGTTCAAACTGCTAAAGTTTTAAAAAGTGTTTATAAAGACTTGACAAAGTTCTAATGGGATGTTATACTACAAACATCAAAATGAAAAGGGTGGTATAAATAATGGATTTTACTCCAAGTAAATATCAGCAGAAAATCTTGGATTGTTTTACAAGCACAAATGAAAATATTTTGGTGAACGCTTTGGCGGGGTCTGGTAAGAGCTCTACAATTTGTCTGCTTACAGAGCATATTGACAAATCCAGTATTTACATTGCCTTTAACGCAAGCGTTGTGGATGAATTTAAAAAGAAAATTAAAAATCCCAAGGTTAAAGTTATGACCATGCACTCTCTGGCTTATTCTATTATGCTTTATAATGTAGAACACGAAGGTCAGAAAGATGAAAAGCCCAAGGGGTTTGGTAGACAGAGGAGTAAAAAAGAGGTTCATCTGGATAATTTTAAGCCTTACAAGATTCTCGATGATGAACTGACTAAGCGTTATGGACGCTATATGGATTTTAGCCGTAGAGTGTTTTATAAAGACCAGTATGTGTCTCTTTATAATCTTTGTTGTCTTACCATGACAGATATGAGTTCTATGACTGATGTTGATAGACTCATTGATGACCATACCTTGTTTGTTTCTTTTGGCGAAGAAGATTTTCCTAAGCCTCCTATTAGAGAGATTACTGAAACTTTAAAGGTTCTTGATACTAAGAGTAAGCAAGCATTTGAATCTGACGGAAGTATTTCTTTTACTGAAATGCTTTATATTACCTATTGGAAGATTAAGAACAAGGAATGGGAAGTCCCTTATTGGGCTCAGTATACTAATGTAATGGTAGACGAGGGTCAAGATTTGTCTAAGTTGCAGTTGTCTTTTCTTCCTTTTATCAAGCGTAAGACTGGGCGTTATGTGTTTGTGCTTGATAAGAATCAGGCTATTTATGGTTTTGCTGGTGGAGATACAAATGCTTGGAGTTCTATTCCTCGTTTGTTTTCTCCTATGTCTTCTTTTGATTTGCCTGTATGCTATCGTTGTGCAAAGTCTCATTTGCGTAAAGTAAACAAATTGTTTGACATTCCCATTAAGCCGAGAGATGACGCTCCAGAAGGTTTTGTTAAAAATATTGATAAAGATGAAATTGTTAATTATGCAGAACCCGGCGACATGATTGTATCTCGCAAGAATAAATGGCTTGCAGACTGTATTCTTTCTCTTGCTAAGAATGGAATCCCCGTTTATATGGAAGATAAGGCTATGGTTGATGATATTAAAAAGATTATCACTAAAGCCAAGTGTACTTCTATTCGTGGTTTAAAGACCCATTTGGAAAAGGCAATTACTTCTTATTATGATAAGGTAAAGAAGCTTGCAACGAAGAAAGCAGAATCTGTTGAAGACAATGAAAAGAAAGCAGAAGAAGTTGCAGATGCTACCAGCAAGATTGATAATATTAATTTTTTGAACGCTATTCTTAAGAGTTATATTAAAGCTGGTAATTCTCTTTCTACTACTACAGAAAATTTCACTAAGTATGTAACTAATCTTTTAAATGTTGTTCCTTCTCCTGATTGCGTTCGTATTTGTAGTGTTCACAAAGCTAAGGGGCTGGAAGCTGAGAATGTTTTTGTTTTGAATGAGGGAAAGGTTGCCTATGATTTCCGTCAGAGTAAGGAACAGAATATTCAAGAAAAGAATCTCAGTTACATTTCTATGACAAGAGCAAAGAATGGTCTTTATCTTGTAAAAGAGCCAACTAAGGCAAACACAATTAAACATGGAGATTCTTTAAATGGTTCTTCATATTTTCTCCCAGATTTGGAATCTTCTGAACGTGGGATGAAAGAAGCTATGGTAAATGAAACTTTTAGGGGGAGAATGTATGGCGAAACGAAACAACTCAAAAAAGACTTCATGTCCTAATTGTGGAATTACTGGATGTTCTCCTCGGTGTCCCCTTTTTCCTAATACAGATGGAGAAACAAAGTGGCATATTGGGGAAGATGGATTGAAGCATAGAGATGAACCATTAATGAAATGCGGATATAATGGTTCTCCTATAACTTCTTGGAGTAGAATTTGTCCTTGGAAAGAAGATAAAAGGAATCTTTTGCTTGAGAAGAAGAAACAAGAAAAAGCAAATGAAACTAAAGATATAGAAAAAAAGCCATTTAAAAAGAGAACCCATAAGAGAAAGAAAAAGAACAAAAGCGAAATTAAAGAAAATAAAGAATAATATTCTATTGACTTTTTCGCAAAACTTTGTTATACTCATTTTGTCAAAGACAAAAACACAAGTAGACGATTAGGAGATTTTATATATGAATGATGCAACTACTTCCGAAATGATGTTTGGTATTCCCACTGATTTTCCTCGCATTGTTGATTCTGTGGCAGATTCTCTCTGTAGTGGTTTTAAGGATTATTGTTTTTCTACTAAACAGCTAAAGGATATTATTACTATTTGTAAGAATAAAAAGGTTACTTTTCTTTGGCGAAGAGTAAATGATGATTTTGGAAGTTTGAGTTATTATGCTTTGGTTCCGGGAAAGGTTAAATGTGGTAAAAAGGAAGTTGAGAATATTCAGTGTTCATATTCTGAGCTTCCTAAGAAATATAAGTTTCATCCGAAGAACAGTAGAAGTGATAAAATGATGGAAGCGTCTTATAAGCCTAACAACTATTTATATGAAATTAATTATTTTGATGAAAATGGTAAGGCTGTGTGGCGTAAAAAATACACTCAAAATTTCTTTGAAAAGAAGGAGAACTAAATATGAAAGATATTTTTGCATGGCGTCCTGTAGTAGATGATGAATTTGGGACTGAAAACCTTCCTCAAGTGTCTGATAATTATCTTGTATCTACTATTTATGGAGAAAACGGGAATATGAGAACAAATTCGTATAGTTGCTATTATGATGCTGGTAGTAAGACTTGGGAAACCATTGAGGGGGATTGGGTGGTTGCTTGGGCTCCTGTTCCTAAGCCCTATACTGGGGTTATTAATTTAGCAAATATTAAGTTTTAAGGAGAAACAAAATGAGTTACGATACACTTGACGATAGAATGAAAAATGCCTATGAGCATAGGTATAGAATGTATCTGCCCGATAGAATTCCTGTAATTATTCGTTTGGACGGTAAGGCGTTTCATAGTTTTACCAGAGGGTTGAAAAAACCTTTTGATACACTGTTTATTAAGACAATGCAAGATACTATGGAGTATTTATGCTCTAATATTCAGGGCTGTAAGTTTGGCTATGTGGAGTCTGATGAAATTTCTCTTTGTCTTTGGAATTGGAGCAAGAATGAATCCGATGCTTGGTTTGGTAACAACTTGCAGAAGATGGTAAGTATTAGTGCTTCTATGGCTGGTGTTGCTTTTAATAGATATTGGAATAGAAATGTAGCAGAGTATCTTTGTGCAGAGTATTGTTCTAACTGTGAATCTCTTATTACAGAAGAGGAAGATAAATATCGCACAACTATTAAGAACAAGGCAGAAATGTTGATGCCTGTTTTTGATTCTCGTGCATTTATTATTCCAGCGGAGGAAGTTCACAATTATTTTGTTTGGAGACAGAATGATTGTATGAGAAATTCTATTCAGGGGTTGGCTCAGTCTTTGTATTCTGAACGAGAGATTCATCGTATTAACACTTCTAAGTTGCAGAATAAAATGTTTTCTGAAAAGGGTGTAAACTGGAATGATTATTCTGTAGTTGAACGTAGAGGCACTTGTATTTACAAGGTTCCTACTAAGGTAATTGGTTTGAATGGAGAAACAGTTATTCGCAATAAATGGATTATGGATATTAATATGCCAATTTTGAGCAAACCTGAAAATAAAGAATTTGTAACAAGCAAGGTGTTTAAGAATGAGTCTCTTTACGAACCCCAAAAGGGCTAAACAACTTCTTGATTTTAGTGGCCTTAATATTCCCAGTAGCCCCATTTTCCCAACAGATATAGATGGATTAATAGAGCTTTGGAATAAAGGCTATTTTATCATAGAGATTAAGTATAATGGAAAAGAAGTTCCTTTTGGTCAACGATTAGCACTTGAGAGAACGGCAGTAGATTTTTACAAAGCTGGTAAAGTGTCTCTTGTTGTAGTTGCTGACCATTATGTAGCAGATACAGAAGAAATGGTTTCTGTAGCAGATTGTATTGTTAGAGGATTATATTGGGGACAAGAAGCCCATTGGGAGAAACCCGATAAAAATATTGTAACGGTTAAAGACGCACAGAATTGGTTTGTTGAAATTTGTAAAAGAGGTAAATTTTAATGGCAAAGATGGATAAAGATAGCTTTCAATTTTATCGTTGTATGCTTTGCGGTACTCGTATGGGTTTTTACGAGGGACTCTCTACGGTAAAAAATTCTCGTTTTGTTAGAACTCGTAGATTTAAGTCGGAAGATATGTCTCTTGTTGATGATTTTATTAATCCAGCGACTCCGGGTGGAACTACTTATGTCGAGGAAAAAGTTTTTTGCCCTTTTTGCAATAGTGAAATGGTCTATCTTGACAATGAAAAGGTTCTTAATGAATTGGACGAAGGGCCTTGGAATCAGTTTCTTCCTAAAAAGGAGTAAAATATGAAATTTGTAGTTATGAGCCGTAGGGATGCAGTACAGTATAGCTATGTTGCACATATGGAGAGTTCTGTAATCATCTCTATATGCGATAGCTACTCTCTGTTTCCTAAGTTTAAAAGAATGAAGTCCAATGGAATTAAAGCTGTTTTGAATTTGTCTTTTGATGATGTTCAGCTTCCTTCTGGTGCAAGTGAACGTTATATTTGGAAGAAAGATGAAGGACTGTTGCTTGATACACTGGATAATAGTCCTTATGTTGTAATTTCTGAAGAAGATGCTAAAAACATTGTATCTTTTGTAAAAAAGTGGTATAATAAAGTGGACACTATTATTGTACATTGCAATGCTGGAATTAGTCGTTCCAGTGGAGTTTGTGCGGCTATTATGAAAGGTATGACAGGGGACGATTCTCAAATTTTTGACAACCCAAAATATGTGCCTAATACAACTTGTTATAAGGCAGTATTAGAAGAATTTATGAAGGAAAAGGAATAAAATTATGCTTGATTATAGTAATTTAAATAATTCTGCTTCTTCTAATTGGAGTGTTTGTTCAGGCTGTTTGTGTGTTACAGTGTGCAAGTGGCGTGATGCAGTTATGCAAGTAGAAGCAGAAATCAAGAAAAAGACTATGGTTGACCGTGATGCTACAATAAACGATGTTTATAAGATTCTTGATATTAAAGTAACTTGTAAATATAAGCAAAGTCAGCCTGTTACTCGTTTGTACAATGGAGACCTTGAAAATATTATAACTCCTTGTAAGGCCACGGATTCAGACCAGACTCACACGAATACTATTTCTACTCCTAAGTAGGGGGAATATACTATCTCTGCTATTAATGGCGTTGATAGTATTGATTATTACAAGTAAAAATTTTTAAAAAGAATTTTATAAAACCCTTGACAAACTCGTAAGAGTATGTTAAGATATATGATGTCAAGAGGGTTAAGAAATTAATTCAAATGACATCAAATATGCGGGTATGGTGGAATAGGTAGACACAAGGGACTTGGTAGTTTACCAGTGTACTTGAGATGGGCAGCACATCTAATTACCCCCAAAAATCCCTCGGTAGCGATACCATGCGGGTTCGAGTCCCGCTACCCGTACCAATTCGAAAGATTTAAATACTTGCGTTGAACAAAGGGTAGCCTTTATAGATTTGTGAATTCAATATTCACGTTCGAATTACTGGTATCTTTTTCGGGTATACACGAAGCAGTAGCCAGCTTATATCTGGGTGTAGCGCAGTTGGTAGCGCTCCTGATTTGGCAGAATGACAGAATGTATTGTTTTAATTTGTGGGTGCAAGTCCTACTTTTGCCACAAGGGTTCAGGAGGTCGTGAGTTCGAATCTCACCACTCAGACCAGTTAAGAAAGGAGTCTTCAAATGCAGACAAGTGATTACTTAAAGAAAACAGGAGAAGAACTCCAATCTTATCTTGAATTTAAAAGAAGAGGATTTAAGGTAAAGCCCAAAAAGGGTAAGGGTTCTTTTAAGAGAAAAGAAAAACATAAGGAGAAGTTTGATGACTGAACCTTTTGAGCGTGAGATTTTAGAAATCAATTTACACAAGAATAGTTTTCCTTTTACAGATAATCAATGGAATTCTCTGTGCAAAGGGCCATTCCCTCCAAAGATATTAGTCTTAATGGAAAACTCAGGTTTTGATAAAGTGGTTGGAGCAGTAGTTGGTATCACTCAAACTGATAACGAGACTAATAAAATCCGTCTTTTATTTTGGCCCAGATTTACCAATTGCTTAATTTCTGAATTGCGTATCACAGACTTTGAATTTAATGAAAATAATATGCTTTGTGCTATTTACGTCGGAGTTAAATCACAAAATGAATAGATATAAGGTCATGAATCTTACTAAGAATGAAGAGTTTAGACTTAGTAAGGATGTTAACAATTTTAAAATTGAAAAAAAGAAGTTAAGTTCAGGCTTAATTTGCTGGCTGTTTAAAAATTACCAATTGGACGAATGGATTACTGATAACCATTGTTGCTATGGCGAGGATTTTTGTTGCTGGCAAGAAGTTCATTCTTCTTGGATGTCTTTGATTTATCATTCAGACAAGGTTTTACAGCAAGAAGTTTATAGAATTTTTCAGGGAAAAGTTCGAAAATATAAAGGAATTAATTGTTATCTTGTTTCATATGAATGGAACGACGATAAATTTATTAAGCTAATTATTCCTTTGCAAGATAGAACGCCTCAAAAAGATATTGAGAAGCTGAGTTTCTCAGCCGTTTAATATATTTTTTCACTTCCTTTCTTTATGTTGGTTTAGTCGTACACTTAAGTGTACTGGAAGCCTTCCACAGACTATTTTGTTTCCGAGGAAACTTATAGTTAGGTGTAGTAAGTCTCATTTGAAAATCTGTTGTCTTAGAAGATTTTCACCGAGCAACTTGTAATAAGCGTAAGACGTTGGGTACTGCAACATACTTGTCTGGTGCTTTCCAACACAATATGTCTTTGTAGCTCAGATGGATAGAGCGATTCTCTCCTAAAGAATAGGTCAACAGTTCGAATCTGTTCAAGGACACCAATTAATTTAAATAGTTTTATTAAACTATTGACAAACTTTTGAGTTTGTGTTATACTTAAAACATCTTAAGGGAGAAAATAATGACTTCACAAGATATGGATATTGTAAATGATGCTTACAATATTTGCACTGATGAAAACAAGTATTTTCCAAATGATTGCCCTCCTCCGGGGAAATTGAGAAATGCGGTAGAAATTGTTGCAGACGATTTTAATATTGATTTCCCTTGTGGGTCAATTGATTATAATTTCTTCTGTTATAAAAAGTTTCTATTGATGTATTACGATTCTTTTATTAGGAAATATCCTGAAATTTAAGGAGAGTTAAAATGGCTATTCATTTGTTGACTGGTGACATTTCTAATAGCTGGATAAAACGAAAATATTATCCATTGGGATATAAATTCCGTATTGAAGATGCACAACCATTTGATAAATCTTATATTGAACGTATCCTTAAGGATATTAGAGAACAACTTAACCTTGGAGATACTATTGCTCTCCCAATTTACAAGGGTAAAACTTGTGAAAACTATCTTGAAGCTATACTAAATATTTTAGGACTTTGTTATGAGGTATATCTTTATGAAGATTTGGGTTAAGCTTTATGAATACTATGAAAGTTCATATGTCATGGGCGTTTTCACAGAAGAAGAAATGGCAAAAAACAAATCTGAAACTGTAAAGAAAATTGCCGAAACTGAAATTAAAGGACTTCAGGAACAGATTGACCATATTAAAAAGGAACGAAAGCCATTACAGGAATCCTTTTTGGAGATGTGTGCTAATCCTGTAGAAAAAGATAGTTTTTCTTATAAAGAATACAAGAAAAACAGAAGGTTGATGGCACATAAGATTGAGAAATATAATAAACCGATTTCCAGTTTAAAAAATAAAGTTGCCAATCTTCAAAAAGCGATTGATGGAGATTCTTTTTGGATAGATGTTGTTCTAAGTAGAGAACATATTCATTATCGTGATTATGTTCTTAACGTCGAAAATACCCCCACAGAAGATGAATGGGAAACTTTCGCATTTAATTAATTTGTTATAAACTCAGTTACCTATGCTTACGTTTGTCTGGTTCAGCTCATTACTTAACTGGTATCTCAGTAAGAAGTGTAGTCGGGAGCTCACGATGTTTTACGGACGCTGGGTGTGGCTATTAGCTTACGAGTTGGTAGCCACTTATATGGAGATATGATGTAATGGTAGCATGAGACACTTCCAATGTTTTCGTGGGGATTCGAATTCCCTTATCTCCTCCATAAAAAATATTTTATTAAACTCTTGACAAACAAGAGAATCTATAATATAATAAAGGTGAAAGATATGACTGATATTACTCAGATTGTTACTCTGGTTATCGCCCTTTGTGTTGCGGTGACTACAGCTTTCCTTGTCCCTTACATCAAGAAGAAGTATGGTCAGGATAAGATTAATGATGCTCTTAATCAGGTTGAGTTGATTAAGAATTATGCTAAGATTGCCGTTAATGCAGTTGAACAGATGTTCCCCGGTCAGGCCGAGAAGCGCTTGCAGGAAGCTACTGATTATTTTAATAAGCAGATGGAAAAGCTGGGCATTACGCTTGACGAGGATGAAGTTCGTAAAGCGATTGAGGCCGCTGTCCTCGAATTGAACAAGTCTCTTAAGGATACAAACACTAATACCGATACTAAGACAGAGACCGATAAGGAATCTGCTTAATATACCACAATGGATGACTTAAGATGCCATTTAAAATATTATCTAAGCGTGGCGGTTTATTAAGGGAAATACGTTAGTCCGCCTTTTAATGAACTTCACAGTTCATTATTGAACCATTGAACGTTAAACTTCATATGTAAAAATCCCTGTACCCACACCTCGTTCGGGGGCGAGTTAAAACAAACCCCGTTTATATGGGAGTGTAGCGCAACTGGTTAGCGCATCTGCCTTACAAGCAGGAGGTTACAGATTCGAGTTCTGTCATTCCCACCATTCATAATTTTTTATACTTCGTTTCAATTTGCGTTCGACACTCACAGCAATTTTATTCATGTTATGGAAAAACATCGTGTAGGGTTCGACTCCCTATTAGAATATCCCTTGAGCAAGGAATATCTAAGTCGTGGATGACCTGAATAAAAGTGTCGAGTTTGCTCACTTATGCAGATATGGAGTAATGGTATCTCACGGCTCTGCTAAAGCCGCTTGCCATAAGGCAATACAGGTTCGAATCCTGTTATCTGCGCCATGCTCGTGGATTCCGTATCCTTGTAAAAAAGCGGATGAAGGAGTGTTTGAGGAAGGTTTACTTAAACTAAAAATAAACCGAACGGTTGTAAGATACCCCAGTTGACCTCAAGGTTGAGGCGTTTTACGCATAGGCAAGGAGTAAGTTTGAGAACGCTTATGGTCAAAAAAAGTTCTCGTTATCCCTACTTGGTGTAAGGAGCACACCTATTAACTGATGTTGAGCAAACACTAAAGTAGCTCTTTAGTGATAACAGACGCATCGGGGGAGGTATTCTGGTTCGATTCCAGTTGTAGGGCCCAGTAACTACGATACCGTCTTATAAAGATGGAAGTTCGCCTAACAGATGGAGTATCGCTTAATGTTAGGATGTGTGTATGGCGCACCTAAGTTCAGACCGTCCAGAACCTACAACCATATTAGCGGTGACAGCTTGGAGAGACAGCAAATATGCGGCAACTGGTGTAGCAGTAGAATTAGCCATGGATAATAATTATATTGTGATTGGAGTTCGATTCTTCGAGGCCGCTCCAAAAGTCAACGTTCTTTAGTTATTTTCTTGATGACTTTTCAAAAGACAAGAAAATCCGTAAGATATAGTACGAAACTTATCTTGGGATACAGTTTAGCAAGGTTACAATGTATTCGACCCTGAACCGCCCTCCAAGTCTGATGGACTGGTAACAATAGAAAGACCGCTGTTTACTCAATCGGGTGCGTTAAGCCCTTATACAATGAACAAGACTGATGATGAAAATGACCAAAGCAGTCTGGTGTAAATCCTTTTTTAGAAAGTGACCTCTCCTAGAATGAACCGAGGGCAGATAAGTGCGAAGCTGGTCTGTCAGTAGTCATCAGTTTTTGTTTTGCGTATGTTTAATAAAAATAAAAGGTTGTTTTTATTATGAGTTGGTTTAATAATTGGATTGATAAACATTTTGAGAAACAAGGCTATAAACTTGTTCAGTGTGATAAGTATGGCGCTCGTTATACAAAGTATGTTGAAAAATATAAGTATAATAGCGCAATTCATATTTTGCAGAAGAATAATGGGAACCATATTGTTCAGTGTTATGACGAAAATGTTATTACAGCTTCTATTGACAACAAAGCGGTGTTTGTAAATTCTGTAGATGGTATTTATACTTCTCTTTTGTTTTGGATTTGGTTGAAGTATAAGTGGCTTTCTTATAAATATAACTGGAAAAGGATGTAGAATTACTATGATTGAACAGTTTGTTAAAAAGCCCATTATTGTAGAAGCTATTCAGTGGACTGGTAAAAATGAACATGAAGTTATGAAATTTGTTGGTTCTCATTGTTGTCTTGTTAATAAAAGTAATGGTAAAGCGCTTATTATTAATACACTTGAGGGAGACCACTATGCTTCTGTAAACGATTGGATTGTTAAGGGTGTTAAGGGAGAATTTTATCCTGTAAAACCTGATATTATGGAACAGACTTATACAAGAGTGAATTAATATGAACGCAAATGTAAACAAAAATTCTCTTACTCCGATTGGTGAGTATGTTTATGAATTAGGTTTAAATAGGCTAACTAAAGAAAAAATTTATAAAGATTTGGAAGAAAATTTTTTCTTGGAGCTTGCCAATAATTCTATAATTGAATATCCATCTGCAATTCGTATTCAAGATTTTGTTTCTGCTTGGGATAGAACCTACTATGTTGATACTACTGATGGTAGACATCATTATGTGGTTTATCCCTATGATGCAGTTACCCTTGATATTTGGGGAAATACTATCGCTGATTTACTTGAGCTTATTAGACAATTTGTAACCCCTTCAAGAGAAATTAACAGAGCTCTTGAATTAAGTGTTGAAGGTCACAAGTATTATGAAGATACTGCTACGGCGAATTTTGGGAAGAACAAATAATTTTTTATTATTCTCTTGACAAGTCCCTCTCTTTGTGATAAGATAAAGACACTTCAAGAGAGGAGATGTGGTTATGAATGAAACTAAGCTGAGTCGGAATAATTTGTTTTGGAATCTAACAAGCAAGGAAATGCGAAATTGTTTCGATGGGCTACTTGATTTTTACAATGTTGGGTATTTGTCTGAGCAAAATCCTTTGAAGGATTATGCTGAAAAGTACAAGGAAAGATGTTTTAAACCCGGAGTACATCTTGTTAATATGGAACATGATTTGCTTTTTGCTATGGCTTATCATTCATATATTAGTGCAAGACTAAAGGAAGATTTTAGTTTTGACAGATAACATTTGCGCTTAAAAGATAAGAAATAATTTTATTAAACCCTTGACAAATTAAAGTCAACATGGTATAATAAATTCATAAAGTTGGTTAATCGGTAGCTGTGAGAGAAGTAAGATAACTCATAGAGAAACGTGGTTCTACAGCCTTGCTTACTCAAGGTGCGTAATATGTTGCCAAAAGACACCTTCCCAACTATAAAATCAAAAGGTAGCGAGTATACTTTTTTAACGGTTTTGGGTATACAGCTATTATGCGCCTGAAGACAAACTGGTTGAGTCGCCACCCTTTCAAGGTGGAGAATGGGGTTCGAGCCCCCACAGGTGTACCATATGGTGTGTAAGACAAACTGGTTGAGTCGCAAGCCTCTCAAGCTTGAGAAGATGGGTTCGAGTCCCTCACACACTACCATTAATCTAATTGTAGGTTTGTCTAAAGTAATCATTAAGCCCTAACAGCAATCTATTAGAGGATATTGCCAAATCTCCCATGCGTGAGTGCAAATCTCACTTATTCTCTTTGAGAATAATAGACAAGTAGATAAGTCAGGAGACTATTCTAAAATGGGCTTAGTTTATATGACTCGTTAGCTCAGTTGGTAGAGCAACGCACTTGACGGAGTAGTTTAAAAGAAAAACATTTGAGATGTTAGTGCAAGACTAACCTTCGCCACAATTAATGCGTGGGTCGAGGATTCGAGTTCCTCACGAGTCACCAATTTAATCAAAAAGGAGATTTTATATGATTCCATATGAAGATGTAACAGAGGAAATTATCACTAAAGAAGCATATAAGATTTATCCTTACGGAAGTCGTGTCTATCATACAGCCAGTGAAATCTCAGATTATGATTATCTGGTTGTGTTGAAACCTGATTCTACTTTGCTTGAAAACAATTCTAATTTTTATACCTTTAGTGATAAAAGCTATCATCTTTATGGTTATAAAAATTGGGTTGAAGGACTTAAGAATGGGAAAATTAATCTTCTTGAAGCTTATTTCTGTTCAAGCGGAGTTAATCTAATTGAGTCTGTTGATGTAAGCAAAGATTTAATTAGAGAATCCATTTCTGCCACGGCTTCTAATTCTTTTGTAAAGTGTAAAAAGAAGCTATGCGTTCCTGAAGACTATAATCCTTATATTGGACGAAAATCTTTGTGGCATAGTTTAAGACTCTTTAGTTTTGGAATTCAGCTTATGGAAGCAAACTGCATCTATGATTATACAGTGGCTAATAAGTGGTATGATGATGTGGTTAACATTGACCATCCCGGAACTACAGAATGGGCATATCTGAAAGAAAAGTATCAGCCTATTTATAATAAGTTGCATACTGAATTTAAGATTGCTCATAATAATCATAAGGAAGAGTTTATCCATTTGATTTGAGGTAATGTTATGAACGCAGATATGATTGAATATTTAGCAAATATGGAGCGCAGGGTTAACAAGTTAGCTGACCAAATTGAAGAGCTTAAAAACCTTATGGTAGAAACCTTTCGTAAGGAGGGCGGCTCCCAGATTTGCCCTCATAAATATGAATGGGTTCAATCAGTAACGCATGATAACACAGAAATTCAGACTTATGTTTGTCAATTGTGTGGTAAAACTTTTAAAAAGGTTGTTAATAAGACCGAATAAAAGAAAAGTTTTATTGTAACAAAAACTCATTGGAAAAAATGTACGGAGAATTTTAATAAGCCCTTGACAAACACATTCTTTTGTGATACACTTAAGTTACAATCAAGAAAACGATATGGCTAACGGCAGTTGCGGCAACAAAAGTTGATTAGACGGGTCGGGGTTAACAAAGAAAGGTTAACAGGTAGTACAGCGGTAGGTAACAAATCCGCAAGTCGAAATGAGTTGGGAAAACCAAATGATACGGCTTAGTCCCTCGTAAGAGGTTGAAGAGAGATTTTCGGTAAAAGGTAACAACTTTTAACTGCTCTTCGTAATTGACCATGAAACCGGGTCATAGCTACCACATATTGTTTTTGAGGTTTTTTGAAATTATTTAAAAAATATTTTAAAAACCCTTGACAAACACAAAATATTGTGTTATAATTAATACACAATCAAGAGATTGATTGAACGAGTCTTGATACTCGTGTTCATGAATTACTCCTTTGTAATATATAAGTCCTAACAGCAAACAATTTTTACACCTGATATTGGATTTGGTAAGTATAAAAACGGGCTTAGATAAGTAATAAATAAAGTTTAGGAGATTTAAATGAAGCTGAATAATATTAAGGAAGTAGAAGCTTTCTTGAATATTTTGTCTAAGGCTAAGGGTTCTGTTATTCTTGAAGCTCACGACAACATTTCTGGAGCAACTACTATGTCTCTTGACCTTAGCTCCGAGCTTTCTCGCTTCGTTGCTTTGAGCGAACTGATTAAGGCTTCTCGTAACAAGAGCGATATTGAGCTTGAATTGTTCTGTCGCAATCCCGAAGATGAAGCTTTGTTCTGCGAATTCTTGTATAATAACGAGGACGCTCTGTAATTAAGAAAAATGTGTGAAGAGGTCACACAAAAGTTAAGAAAAATGTGACAGACCTCTTCACTAAAGTTTTTAGAAAATATTTAATAAAGTCTTGACAAATACAAGATGTTGTGTTATAATAACAAATGTAATCAAGATTTGGATATGGCTGAGTGGCGAAATTGGCATACGCAGTTGCTTCAAGTACAACCCTCGAAAGAGATGTGGGTTCAAGTCCCACCTCAGCTACCAAAGTTGCATCTCAATTGGCAGATAGCGAATGTAACTTATATTAAACTGTCCGATTCAGCAAGGATGGCTAAAGCCTTGTCGGTGTTCCATATATTTGAACTCTTCTTTAGTCCGTTAAGCTAAAGCCCCAACTCCCGACCTTAAATCTCGGCGTAGCGCACAAGCTTATGGTGCTCGAATGGGAAGTCCACTGTTATAGGATGGGTTAGATGATAGGGTGCGAATAGTTCATCAAAGCCCAATTGTAGAGAAGACAGTGCAAAGTCACAAGACTTTGGGGTAAGCGTTGCGAACTTACCTAAACAAATTGCTTTTTTCTTTTGAAGATAACCAGTATCTACGAGCAAACTGTACTGGCTCCTAACTACTTATGTAGAAGGATGAAGGTGATTGCTCTGCAAGTTAATGAGTTCTTGTATGAGTGAAAAACTCAATTATATGGCTCCGTAGCTCAGTTGGTAGAGCTACTGATTTGTAATCAGTGGGTCGGGGGTTCGAGTCCCTCTACCAGCTCCATTGAAGTGTAGCTCAGGGGTAGAGCGGCGTAGGGGTATCTTCGCTGGTCGTTGGTTCGATTCCAACCACTTCATTTTAGAATTTCTTTTTCAAATAAAAGAGGATTTTTATTATGGACGAACTTTTAGTCTCTGAAGAGAATATTAAAATCTTTGAGCAGATTAAAGCTTTAACGAAAGACAAAGACAAGTATACCATGAAAGATGTTAATACCATTTGCGAATTACTTGGTATTAAAATGTTTTGGTATCAAAAGCTTGTTTTTCTTTATCATCTCAATGATAAGAATTATATGGGGGATATATGCCGATAAGAAACGAAAACATTGATATTTATAGTGATACTTTCTTTCAATTCTTGAATGAGAATGAAGAGAAGATGATTGATGAAGCCGCTTCTAAGATGGAAGAACGAAATCCGATTCTCTGTCCTAAAGAAGCTTCGGCAACACTGTTAAAGACTGTTTATGCTGACTATAAGAAATATCTTTACGAACATGGATATACTCCTAAAGAGGAATACTTGGAGGAATACATTAAAGAATGTTCTAAAGTAAAAAATCCAAAAAGAAATTTCTAAAAACTCTTGACAGAAGAAACTGACTGTGATATACTTAGTACATCAGTTGAGATAAGAAATAAATAAATCTTTGATATGCGGCAGTTAAGGAATTGGCTACCTTGTCACATTCCGAGTGTGAATAAAGTCCGTCAAGCACGGTGATTGCGGGTTCGAGCCCCGTCTGCCGCTCCAGAGAGACGTTTGTTTCTCTCATAAAGACATGAAAAGTTTCTCCTTTCGTGTACTTCGTAGTGGTAACAGAACGATAAATAAAATAAGCCATGTCCTGTCGGTCTCAGAAATGAGTTGGATGTCCTCTGTGGAGAATCGGGATTCGGGGGCGAAGTACACAAATATACGGGTGTAGCCAAGCGATAAGGCAAGGGACTTTGACTCCCTGATTCGTAGGTTTGAATCCTGCCACCCGTGCCATCAAGGTGCTAATTAAGTATAGCGGCAACCCTTGTGATTTGGGGGCAGTCTGCAACAAGCAGACCTCCGTCTTTATTGAAAAACCACTTTAAGCCCTTACAGCAATTTAAATGTACTTATCTGTTAAATAAGAATACAAAACAGGGCTTAGTCAACTTGTTATATTTTTATGTGCGGTACTACGGGAGAGGTCGGCTGACGGGTCGTACTAAGTTAGGTTCGAATCCTACACCGTGCAATATTTTAAAACTAACGTTAGTAATGTTCCTTTCTTAATTTAGACGCTTACAGCAAATCATTAAAATTTATTACATAAAAATTTGTTGCTGGAAATACAAATACTGATAAAACATGGAAGCGTTTAGTATTATTGTTAATGAATGAGTTGGTTGTCTATAAGACTGGCAAGTTTTTTATTTTGTGGATTTTCTTTTCTTCTTGTCTTGCTAACAAAAGAAAACGAAACGATTAATTATCCTGAGTTATATTGGCTCTCAGAATAAAAAGCCACCTTATATTATTATAAGCGCACACAGCAATTTTAAAAAGATATTTTTGCTTGAAATTTATGACGGATTATATAAATAAAAAGATACTTTTATTGCGCTTAGTTTTTATGGTGTGGTAGCTCAACAGGTTAGAGCATCCGACTTATGTTTAAGTAGTTTAAAAGTAAAACACGCTTGGAGACAAGTTTTTTACTGAATATTTAAGAGATGTAAGTGCAAGACTTATCTTAAACCCCAAATCGGAAGGTTGAGTGTTCGATTCACTCTCGCACCACCATGCGCTGTATGAAAATCACATTATGTTAAGCTCCAACAGCAATCAAACAAATCATTAGACTTTTAATCTAACTTGGGTTTTAAAATGGAGCTTAGTTTAATATGTCCGTTAGAATGTTCACGTCATTTAATGGGCACCAGCTCAAAAGAGCTTTTTTCAAAATAGTATAAACTCTTACAGCAATTTTAAATCATCAAACTTGTAATAAAAATTGTAACATGGACATAGATACAAAGAGTTTAGCCTTTCTATCCCTTTAGCTTAATTGGATAAAGTTCGGAGCTTTTTACCTCCGTTAATGAGGGTTCGAGTCCTTCAAGGGATACCATCCGTTGTTTTATAGCAAACAACAATTGTAAGAACTGTTAATTAAACCCTTACAGCAATTTATTTTGATATTTTTAATGCTTGGAAAATCAAAAAACAGGGTTTAGGCTATTATATACTGCGGTGTAGTATAATGGTCAGTGCGTTCGGCTCTAACCCGGAAAGTGCTCGTTCGATTCGAAGTCACCGCTGCCAAACAAGGGAATAATGAACAAAAACGTTATTCCCTTTTTACATATAAGATGTAAAAAACAAAACCGACAAAAATAAAAAAATATTAAGGAGAAATGTAAAATGAGTTGTAATTGTGAGAATTGTTCCGCTCGGCGTGAGGGTCGTAGCACTATTACCTATCGGACTTATGCTTCTGGTGGCGTGGTAAAGGCAGAGTTGGCTGATACTACTTTTGATGCTGTTTCTTTGATTTGCCGTCTGGTTGAGAAGGCAGATATGAAGACTATCGGCCTTGACGGTGTTTATGAGAATGCTCTGCTGGATTCCTCTTATCGTGGCAAGGCTCGTGCTAATATGACAGAGGGCGATGTCTTCAACGAAGAGATTGGCAAGGAAATGGCAAAGGGCCGTGCTCTTGAGAAGTATCATCGAGCCATGGATAAGAAGGTTTGTGCGGCGCTTCAGGATGCTCGTAGACTGGTTGCTACGATTGAGCATTACTGTGAGAAGAAGAGCATTGACATCTCTGAGGTTCCTACTGTTGAGGATATTAAGCGCAGTCATTTCACTGGTCACTACACTCACAAGTAATAAAAGTTGAATTTTATAAAGGAGGACTCTTTTGAGTTCTCCTTTTTTTATACGTTTTAACGAGTAAAATTAGAATAAACTATTGACATTCTTTGTTTAATGTGATATTCTTTGTATATAAAAATATAAGGAGTGAAAATATGCTTAGATGTTGGCGTATCAATGTTAGAGAACAACGGCTAAAAAATGGTTTTATTGAAGGCGAATCTTCCATGAGAGGCAGAGCCATTGAAGAATATAATAAACAATACAATTGGCCTGTCGTTTCAATCATTGAAGATTGGAATGAAGATAGGTCGGATTTAAATTTAACTGTTTATTATCAAGACAAGTCAGAATATCCAAGATGAAAGGAGAATAAATAAATGGGAATGAAAATGCCAGAAGGTGTTAATCCTAATCTTCAGGCGATGCAAGGTGGAGTAGTAGAATCTTTCTTTGCAAGTCTGTTAGATAGTAAGACCCCTTTGCTTGAAAAGTATAGAGCCTATGACCTTTATAATAAAGGCAAAGAAGAAGAATTGACCAGATATGAATTTGAAAAGAAAGCAAATTTCATGTCCAAGATTCGATGGTTGGCTCATGTAATTACTGATGAATATGCTGTAATTGAAGGAATTAATGAAGAGGATAAACATATTTTTAAATGGATGTTAAAAAGTTCAAGTCTTAATGACCATTATATTATTTCAAATAATGTTTATCAATCTTTTGATGAAGCGTTGTTTGCGGTAATTGTTTATAAGTATTCTGAAATGGAAAATACCTATTTACTTATGGAAAGTATAGGCATGAAGCCAAATAATTACGAAATAAATATTGCGAAAGGATATATTAAAAAATGAGAAAGCTTGATACAATTCAGAAGAGAAACAATCTTAATACTGTGTATGCAGTAGATGAAAGAGGAATCGGTGGGGCTAATCACACCTATCAGGTTGTAGTAACTAATGATAAGGGAGAGGAAATTCCTTATGCTATTACATTCCAGAATGGCCCTCGTAAGGAAAAGAATTCTATTCATGGTTTGCTTGACACTGACCTTTTGGAGATTGTGCGTGACCGTTTAATTGGGTTTCAGAAGGGGGAATTTTGGTGTAGAGAAAATGCTCTTGCTTTAACTGCTTTGGAAAATTGTTTGCTCTGGATGAATAAGAGAGTTGATGATAGAGCATCCCGTGGCGTTCTTGGAACAAATAACAAGTAATGGAAAAAGAACTTTTTCGAGTAGAAGATAAGACGGCGGAAGATAATAATGCTCCAATTCCTCTTTGCAAATTTTGTTCTAAGCCTATGATTCGTTTGCCAAAGAATGAGAAAATAAGTGCTGGATATACTTGTGATTGTGATGAATTTCAAGATTATATTCACAAAGACTTAGAATTACAAGGGTATAAAAAGCTACTTGTTAACATCGAAGAAAAAATTTCTGCTACAGAACAAGAGATGACTGACCTCGGTAGAAAATCCAATTATTATTTCTTAGTAGAAAATGCTGTTCGCAAGAATATGTTCTCTAAAATTAAAACCAAGAAAGAAAAAGTAGTATCTTTTGAAGATGTAAAATCCAATAAAGATATGGTTGATGAAACAAGAAAATCGACTGAAAAGTATTATTTTTATCCATACATTACTTAAGGAGTGAGAAAGATTTCAGATAATACTAATAGAATTATTCATGGCATATTAGGGATGGTTCTTAATTTTTTTTATTTCTTTGTAAGCTATGTGTATGTAAAGAAAGAATTTCCTCAACATATGGTTTGGGATATTATCCTTGGGATAGTTTTTGTAGTATGGGTTCTGTATTGTTTTACCTTTGGAGTAAAGTGGGAAATGAAACATTTGGAAGAAAAAGCCAAAAAGATAGAACAGCAAGAAGATGAATTGTTATCTGGTCTTGAAGAACAAATGGGATATTTAAATACGACCTTGAAAGAGCACAAGAAAGAAAGAGAAGAACGCAAGAAGAAAACAAAAAAATAAAAAAGAAATTTTATTATCTTATTGACAAATGATTTAATATCTGCTATAGTATAATCATCGAAGGGAACAGTAAGTCCACTGTTTCAGAGACAGGGTAGAAGAAGCTCTTGGTTGGTGCAGACAGCTACTTCGACTTATAATGAATTCTGACGTTAAACCTTTTAATTCAATGTTACTTACTGGGAGAATTAAAAGAGCGGTTTTCCAGACCGTAAAGGAGTTTCGTCAACTCAGCTACTAAGCTTATCATTAAGGGTACAGTCTGCTAAGTGCTTTTAAGAGATAAGGCTTGCAAAAATTCCGATGGTTTAGAGAAGTAAATGGCCTTCGGGAAAACTCTTGGTGGGTGCTTCGGCACGAATGGGCAAGGCAACCTATGGGTTAGCGTTTGTCGAGTAGGAAGTTTTGCAATAAGAAAGGATTGCTTATGAAGAATCAGAGAGAAAAAATTCGAATTCGTTTTTTTAGAACCAATGGTAGAAAAATCAATCGAGAAGCTAACGGACAATTTGTAAAAGAATTTAATTCTATTAAAGAACTAAAAATTTTCTTCGCTAATTGTACTTCTCGTTCTATTTATTGTGTAAATCTTATAGAAGATTTAACTCCATCTCAGTATCAAGCTTATGTTCAAAATGATATGTGTTACAAAATGCTTAAGGAAGCCATGGAAAGACATCAAAAAGATGGCTGGTATCCTTTATCTACTTTTGAAGATTGGAAGAGAGAATCAAAAGAGTCTTATCGTCTTTGGATGGGTAGATATAGAAAAGATGTAAGTAAGAATGGAAAGAGGAGATAAATCATGACTGATTTGGATTTGGGCATTATTTATTCTATTAAGCATTTCGATAAAGAAAAATCTTGCAAAGAAAATATTAGAGATTTTCTTCATAAGTACACTGACACTCCCAAAGAGTATCCATATTCTGACCCTGAACTTTATCGGATTTTGGTGGAGACAGTAAAAAGTTATATGGAAACTGCTGAATCTCCTCGTTTGGATATGTACAATTTCTTTGATTGTCTTAAGGTTACAAATCCGCTTATTGGCAATCCAGAAGAACAAAAGATTGTTCGAGAATATGTAATGAACGCAATGATTGGTATGCTGGACATGGCGAGAGTTAAGCGTAACGGTGAATATGTCAATGGCTTTCGTGAAATGAGAGAGGATTATTCCGATGTTTCTTAAAACGAAAAATGGGATTTATAACTTAAATACAGGTTCTTTATATATTTTAGATGTTCGTCCAAAGAATAACTATGACTACACTTTCCCTCATAGCGAGGTTGTTTATAGTACATCTGGGAATCTACAAATAAAAGGCCCTATTATTTTTCAAGACGATAGAGAATGGTGTGAAAAATTTCTTCGAGCTGTTTGGACTAAAATGAAAAATACAGACCCAAATGGTTTCATTGATATTAAAGACCTTAAAGACGAAAACGAAGAAGAAGAATAAATTTAAGAACTTGTCAAGAAAAGTTAAAAACCTCTTGACAGGTTCTTTTTTTTGTGCTATATTAGCATTAGAGAACAAATTAAAAAGGAGCGGTATATTATGTCATATTATTCCAATAAAGACTGGACAAGGGTTTATAAAGTTAAGTTTAATGTCGCTGATATTTTTTTCAACAAGGTATATCGCAGAGATTCTGACGGTTTCATTGTTGACACCATCGAATTGGAAAGTGACAATTCCCTTGTTATTACAGAGGAACAACTTCCAGTCGTTCAAAAGTTTGGAAATGGCATTAAGACTATGACTTATGTTGGGAAATTTTTTGGTCGTAAACTTATTGTCAACGAGGAAAAAGAAAAGGAGACGTAAAAATGAACGAAAACATGGAGACCTTTACTATTACTTGTACCATGAAGAAGCGTTGGGTAAATGATTTTATATCGTTGCTTAAATATATGGAATCATGTGGTAGGCTTGGTCATTCTGCACTTGTTGGTTTTTACTCGGACGGGGATGGAGACTTCCGTCCCGAATTTAAGACGAATATTGAGTGGACAAAACAGAATGGGTACACTCCTGAAACTATTAATAAGGATTATGCGCCCAAAATCCCTGAGAGGATTTTTGATGCCGGATAAGAGGTCAGCTTATCCAGAATAGGAGTTCATTATGGATGGGACAAAGATTTAAGCCAAATGAACAAACGGTTGATAAAACTCCGTTTACGCCAGAAGAATTTACTAAAAAAGCTCAAGAGTTATGGGAAGAATATCAAAAGAATCCCATTCCTCGATATGGTCATTTAACTGTTGATAATTTTATGTGGGACGTTTTATATGCCGCAGGATATGAAGAGCGGTTAGAAATTTTAGACCAGATTCCAATGACGTATTAAAAGTTTTAAATTAAAATAATTTAAATAAAAGGAACTGTTGACAAATGAAACAGATTCGAAGAAATGTTTTTGAGACAAATAGTTCATCTTCTCATGCTATCTCTTTTAGTAATAGCAACCATAATCTTGATTATACTCAACTTGTACCTGATAATGATGGTGTAATTCATTGTCATTTTGATGAATTTGGCTGGTGGTATTCTGGAGAGGGAGATACAAATTCTGCCAAAGTAAAACTTAATTATCTTATTACACAGATTTGTGCAACAAACGATTGTATTCGCCCTTGGTGTTGTAAAAAATATGAAATTCAAGAAGCTGCTGAATCCGTAATGGAAACCGATGATTTTAAGATGCTTGAAGAAGACATTATTCACACACTAAAAGAGCAAGGTATTAATGCTAAAAAGATTGTTGTTGACTCAGACCGAGAAGGATATGTAGACCATCAAAGTGTTTGTGCGATAAGGAATATTCTTCCTGATGAATGTGGAACATATTCTGATTTTGTTTTTGATAAGGGATATGATTTACTTATTACGAACGACAATGCTTATTGTGAAGATGAATTGCTGGAAGTAGCTCAGAATAACAATTCAACGATTGTAAATTGGTTATATTAAAAGGAGAAACAAAAATGGATAAGGGTTATATGTTTAAGGTAAAGAAGAAGGACGAGATTGGAGCCCCGATGTGGAGAGTATTTCAGATTATGCCGATGCCCACACAGTTTGGTTCTATCAGTTTCCAGTTGCTTGGTTATAATGAAACAACCAAGGTATTTGACCTAATTGATGCCAAGGATTATGAGATTGTAGACGAAGTGGCGAAGTCTGCGTTGCTGTAATAAAACAGATTTTTTTATTTGGATAAAATTTTATAAAGTTATTGACATTCTCCTTTTAATGTGTTATTATCTTTTTACAAAGTAACCATTGAAAGGAGTTTGTTTTATGACTGCTTTAGAAGCAAGAAAAGCTGTTTGGGAAAAAGATAGTAATTCTATTACAAAAGAGCTGTATAACTATTTCCAAAATAAAATTCAAGAAGCTGTTTTACAGGGACTTTGCTGTTGCACAGTAAAAGTTCCTACAACTAATAATCTTCTTAAAATTGGGGAAGTATTAAATCTTTTAAAAGCAGAGGGATTTTATTGTATTACTATTATTTCAGACCCGTATGATGTGTATACAATTAATAACTTTTGGGAAATAGAAGTGGAGTGGTAAAATATGACAGCTAAAGAAGCAAGAGAAATTATTCGCAAGAATTACGGGTATGAGGGAACTTGCCGAGCGGCATATCAATATCTTCAAAATAAAATTAAAGAGGCGGTTTTAGAGAATCGTTTCGGATGTGAAGTTAAGTGTCCCATTTCTTCCTTTTATATTGATTCTAATGGAAAAACGCATCAAATTGCTAATTATCCTGTAATTGAAAAGGCTATGAGTCTTTTAAGAGAAGAAGGCTTTAATTGTCGTATTTCTCAAAGTGGTGAAAATTGGAAGGTAGAGGTTGAATGGTAATGACTGCTAATGAGGCAAGAAAAGCAGCGAACGCTTTTAACTCAATTAAAGACGATATTATCTATAAGAAAATACAAGAAGCAATTGAAGAAAGGGTTTCTAAGGGTGAGTATTGGGTAACTGTTAGTTTTTCCAATTACGAACTTGAAATTAGCAATAATTCTTCTTTATCTTTACCTGCTATACCCGTTAAAGAAAGACTGAAAATGATACTTGAAAGATTTTGTAATGACGGCTATAGAATTAAAGTTAAAATTTACAAAATAGCTGAAACTCTATATGAAATAAAAATAGATTGGAGCAATGAAAATGCGACAGGTTCGATTGAATACGTTTGAAACTAATTCTTCTTCAAGTCACAGTTTTGTAATTACCGATTTTGAGGGACGTTATTCCCAAGAAGAAATTATGAATCATGTTTATTTGCGGAATGATGGTAAAGTTATTATGTGGGAGTCCAGACTGACATTTGGTCGCTCTCCTTTTGACTTTTTGAATACTTTTGAAAGCAAAACTCGATATGCCATTGCGTCTTCTAATGGCAGACTTGTTCCTCAAATTGTTGAAGTTTGGAAAAAGTATGTTCCCGGATTTTCTTATTTTGAGTTTGACGAAAAGTATCGGGTTTGGGATGAAGAGAAACAGGAATATATAGAAACTGATGAAGATAATCCTGTTTATGAATATGGTTATACAGATGATTCCATGATTGAAGGGTGGCTTCAAAATTATAACGTCTCTGTTGAAGATTTCCTCACCATGAGGCGCTATGTCGTCGTTTGTGATGGAGACGAGTATAACACTTGGGACAAGGTGCGTGATAGTGGTCTAATGGATACTTCTCATATTATTCATGATAGCTATGCAGAAGAGGAAGCGGAATGGGAAGCTAAGTGGAAAGCTGAACAAGAAGAAAAATGTGAGAAGGAGCATATCAATGAAAATCATTAAACCGCATCGTTATGAAATTAATCCCTCTGTAACAGAAGATTTGTTGATAGAAGCTGGATTCGAGAAAGGTTATTGGCTGGCTGCTTCCGAACTCGGATATGTAGAAGACCATTGGTATTCTAAAAACTATATGCTTGATAATAAAACCGATATTGATATGACTGTTGCTATTGATATTACTCGACTTGATAAGTGGAATGATTTTGATGGAATTGAAGTTATTGATGGAGAATTTGGTCAGCCATACCATTCTTTTTATATATATCGTGAAAAAGATGGAAAGCATTTAATCGCTGGTCGTTTTCCGTTCTTGGAAAAGATTTATCAGGTTTATGATAAATACATGGATAATCTGGTCGAGCAAGGAATTTTTGTTAGAAAGGATATATAATAAATATGCCTATTATTCTTGATGGTAAAAAGGTAGCAAACGAAATTGCGGAAGATTTGAAGAAGCGCTGTGAAATTCTTAAAGCCAACCACATTTTTCCAAAGCTAATTATTTTTACCAATACTGATGATGCAAGTAAAGTATACGTTCGTAATAAAGTAAAGCGTTGTGAAGAAATTGGTATTGAAGCCATTACCTATCCAATTTCTAAGTTTGAGGATTTTGGTGTTGCGGCAAATACTTACGATTTTTATGAAACTCCTTATATTTTGCAGGAACCATCTAATCTAACTAAATTTCAAAACACAGTATTTGTTGACCAGTATTATCATACAGATGTAGATGGCTTTAGCGCAAGCAATCTTGGCAAACTTTTTAAAAATGAAGAAAAAGATGGGTTGACTTATTTTAAGGCTTGCACTCCAAAGGGAATTATTACTCTTCTTGATTATTATAACATTCCTATTGAGGGTCAAAAAGTTGTAATTCTTGGACGTAGTAATATTGTTGGTAGACCTATGGCGGCTATGATGCTCAATCGAAATGCTACCGTTTCTGTCTGTCATACTAAAACCCTTCAAATGACGTTTATTGATGAAATTTGGTCTGCTGATATTATTGTGTCAGCGGTAGGTAAAACTGGTATGCTTTCTGGTTATACTTCTTCGTTCTACGAACGTATATTTCCTCATAAGACTTTAATTGATGTCGGGATGAATCGTGACGAAAACGGCAAGCTTTGTGGAGATATTTGCAAGAAAGCTATTGAACATTGCTATGCGTACACACCCGTTCCCGGTGGGGTTGGCCCTATGACGGTAATTTCTCTTTGTGAAAATGTTATTGAATTTTATGAAAATGGAAAGGGAGCTTATCTATGAGGTAGATTAGATTTGGCACATTTGAAACTAATTCTTCGTCAACCCATAGTCTTGTTATTGGTACTCCTGAACAGATTGAAAAGTGGGAGAATGGAGAGTTGTTTATTAATTATTGTGATGATTACGCAACCGTTTTTAAAACAAAAGAAGAGCTTGACCAGATGGAAGAAACCGAGAAATCTTTTTATAGAGACGATTGGAAGAATAGAGAAGAATGGGACGAAGCAACAGAATATCTTGACCATGATTCTCAAATTATTACCACGCCAAAAGGGGAAGTTCTTGAAATCGTTTGCGCTTATGGTCGAGATGGTTAATTATTAACAAATTGTAAAAAAGAGGGTATTAGAGAAATTTCTTTAATATCCTCTTGACTTTTATAACTTCATATGATAATATAAAGCTACAATAAATCAAAGGAGTTGTGTTTATGAATAAGATTAATGAAAAGGTATATTGTGCTTATGACCCTCTGAATCCTCCCATTGACCGAATTACTGGAAAAGAGATTCATGTTTGTAGATATTATGAGACAATCTTCTGCAACAACTGTTCGTCACGGTATGATGGTGAACGAATTAAGAAGTATATGGAAGCCAACCCCCGTGTTGAACATTAAAAAGGGGGCATAAAAAGTGAATTTTATTCCCGGTGTTACCCTTTTGAATGTGCAGATGGTTCCAAGAAATATACCTATTGTGGTGACTATTTTTGTTGGTCTTCTCACAACTATTCTGATTTGGATTTTTGGAGATATTTTCCCGAAATGGTATCAAAGATTGATTTGTAGAACAAGCCTTCTTATCATTGTTTGGGCATCCCTGATTTGTCAGTCTTTATACCCAACTTATTGGATTAGGTATGACGTTACAATAGACAATAATGTTTCTTATGTGGAATTTACAGATATTTATGGGACAAACATTTCACGAGACGGGGAAATTTACAGTATCATTGGAGAAACGCATCGTGATTGGGTTTGGAATATGAAGGAGCATGAAAATGAAGAATTGGGTAAGCTATCATAAATAGGAGGATTATGCTGTAGTATCAATATAATTTTTTAACTTATGGACAATCTTTTTAGATTTTAACTTCTGAATATCACACCAAACTTTTGTTTAGAACATTTAATTTGGCGGGAATTTATAAAATCACTAATAATGTAACAAAAGATATTTATATAGGGCAATCTAAAAATGTTAGTAAAAGATTGTTAACTCATTTATAGCTTTTAAGAAATAATCAACATAAATATAAAAATGGAGATTTGTCTTTGCTATAGAAATCTTGGAATAAATATAAAGAAGAAAATTTTTCTTGGAGCATTATTGAGTTTTGCGATGAAGAAGACTTAAATGATAAAGAGATTTATTGGATTGCTTATTACAAATGCAATCATGTAAAATATAGACAACGGTTTAACACAACTGATGGGGGACAAAAAGCAAAATCAGCTTTTTCGAAATCAACGAAAGGATATTTAGCCATTTATAAAGATGGAGTTCAAAAGAAAGTTCCTCCAGAAAAATTTGAAGAATATTTAAAAAATGGATGGACTCATGGAATTCTTCCATCAACGGTTGAAAAAGGAGCAAAATCCAGAATCGGCAAATACACAGGAGAAAACAGCCCGAATTTTGGAAAAAGATGGCATTTAGCAAAACCTCGTCCTCCTGTTTCCGAAGAAACGAAAGCTAAAATATCAAAGGCTAACAAAGGAAAAACAGGGAGGATGAAAGGAAAAAAGCACTCTGAAGAAACAAAAAAGAAAATAAGTAAATCTTTAAAAGGAAGAACAATGTCACAAGAGTCCATAGAAAAATCCAGAGTGGCTAAATATAAACCTATTGTGCAATTAACTAAAGATGGCAAATTTGTAGCTGAATTTGAGAGTGCGATTGAAGCCCAAGAAAAAACAGGCGTTAATAGAACTCATATTGCTTCTTGTTGTAATGGAAGCAGAAAAACCACACGGGGATATAAATGGATGTTTAAGGAGAAATATATTAATGAACTCAAATTTGAAAACATATCAGAACGGCAATTATCGAGTAATTTTTGACATCTCATGTGGCACGAAGATTCGTGAGAATGACCTTGATTTCTTTGATGCCGAGTTTCCAGAAAGCGCAGATGTTAAAATCACGAACAGGTGTTCGAATGGTTGCTCCTTCTGTCATGAGGGTAGCACTAAGGATGGTAAGCATAGTGATGCTCTTCATTCTCCTGTTTGGGAGAGTTTCCATCCTTATACAGAAGTAGCCCTCGGCGGTGGAAACCTTATGGAATATCCTGATTTTGTTCCTCTGCTTGAACGTCTTAAGACTTTGAAGCTTATTCCCAATATTACAGTCCATCAGTGGGATTTTGAAAAGAATTTTGACCTGATTAAAAATCTTTCTGATGAAAAGTTGATTTATGGTCTTGGTGTTTCTCTTGATAGGGTTACGCCTGAATTCATTGATAAGATGAAGCAGTTTCCTAATGGTGTTATCCATGTTATTAACGGTATTGTTACTGGTGTACAAATGGTGGCACTTGCTAATAATGACCTTAAGATTTTGATTCTTGGGTACAAGACTGTTCGCCGTGGTAATAAACTTTATCATTCCAACGTTGGTTATGCTATTGACAAACGTAAGGATTTGTTGTATAATCATCTTGACATGATTCTTAAAAAGAATTGGTTTAAGGTTGTTAGCTTTGATAATCTTGCCATTAAGCAACTGAAGCCCCAGCGTCTTGTTTCTGAAGAATACTGGAATACTTGCTTTATGGGAGAAGATTATAATACTATGACAAGTGCTTCTATGTATATTGACCTTGTGGAAAATGAGTTTGCTCGTAACTCTTGTGATGTTGACCATCGTTTTAAGGTTGAAGATAAGACCGTTACAGAGATGTACCAGTTTTTGAAAAGGATGAAATAAATGGGAAATAAATTCAATGTAATTAAAATTGAAGACCTTGAAAAAGCTATTGATGATGCAGATTATGATGTTTATGATTGGGACGGACGTGGAATTTCTAAGGGAGAACTTTATAGAATTCTGGAAGAACTTCCTAAGTATATCGCAACGAGTTTAATTAAGGATGATTAAAATGGCAAGGACAAGAGAAGAAAATCGTTTTAATCGAGAAAAGAAAATTAAGCGTAATAAAAAATTAATTGAATCCTGTTGTTGGTATCTTAACGCAGACTTGGAAAACGGATATTACAAAAATAATCATGAAGTTTCTAAAGCTGTCACACGGGGAAAATCTAAGAAAACAAACACTCGTAAAGGACATTCTTCTTATAGATGCACTCAGGGGGATTATGGAAAAGCCAAAAAATATTCTCCGCATGATATGCGTCAAATACAAAAAATGAACAACGAGGATTTTGATAATGATTAAAGACAATGAAATTTATCGTATGCCAAACGATTTTGAAATTGGCGGTATTCTTTCTGACTATGCGGAATCTTTAAAGAACACTAACACTTACGCAGAGGAAGATGCAATTAAAACTGAATATTCAAATTGCATGAGAATTCTTTTTAAAAAGGGTTTTGGAGATGTTTATACTTTTGACAACTTCATTTCTCTTGTTGATAGCACTTGTATTCTCAACTACGATGGATGTGGATACATTGTTGACAAGGATGGGAAAGAAATTGAACCTGTTAATTGTAACGTTTCATGGCTAAAGAAACATAAGAAGAAGAATCATTATATTACTTGGTATAATAAGTAAGGAGTTATAAAAACAAATGAAGGCTAACATTAAGTTTACCAATAGTTCTGATTTTACTAAGAAGCTTAAGCCGAATAAGTGCTACGTTGGTAGTAAGGCAACCTCTAAAAAGGGTTTGGGAACTTATAAGAAGAATAAGTTCACTAAGGAACGAATGGATGAACTTGAAGAGGAGTTTTTTGAAGATGAAGATTATATTTGATAATGTTTCTTCATTTGAAATTACTCTATTTAATCATCAAGAAGCAAAATTGAAATTTAAAGTTCCTGTTATTAATCCAGACCCCATTGGAGATGGAGAGCTTGAAATTGATTTAAGAAAATGTGCTCTTGATTTAAATGGAAATGAAATCATTGTAAAGGAAATCTATTCTGTATGACCATTGAAGAGCGTTTTAACTGGGTGGAAACAGCAGAAGGAAATAAGATGTATAAAGAATGGATTGAAAAGATGTGCCAAAGAGTTGAGAAAAAGCTTTTCACTCTCATTCACATGATGGATAACGGAGATTTTTATATCTATATTATTCCTTCTGAAAGGATGAAGAAATATATTACTGAACGACAACCGGAAGTTAATTTTACTGACCCAAAGACAAGAGTAAAGATTTTCTTCTCTGTTAGGACAGTAATTTTAACACAACTTAAGATTATTGTAAAGAGATATGAGAATCATGTTTATGATAGCGTTGACTTGATTACTCTTTATGAAAGTATTGAGGAAGCGATTGAGAAAGATATTGCTAATAAGATTCTTCATCCAGAAGACTATTTCTTTGCAAAACATCCCGATTAACCCGATTAAAAGGATAGATATATGATTAAAAATAAGGTAAAATCTTATAAAAACTTGTTTCATCTGTCTCATACCCCTAATTTAACCATCCTTAATCCCAGAGTTCCAGAAACCGCTATTAGTTATTATGAAGACACTAAACAAAAAAGAGTTTGTTTTTCAACTTCTATTAAAAAATGTTTAACCGCATTATGTGATTGTGATGGTGTGTATTATGTTTATGTTCCTGTAAATCAACATAAAGCATATTCCCCTTCTCCAAAAGAAGTTATTGATGTAAGCCAGACAAGAGAAAAATGGATTACTCGTCCAGTTAAAGTTAAATGTATAGGGACTATTATTCCTACCACATATACCGTGCAAGACGTTTATTTTCCTATCCATGGCGAAACAATTGGAATGTTTGTTTACAATTGGAAATGGGTGGAAAGAACTAATTAAAAATACTTAATGGTTTTTAATAAAAAAATAAAAGAAAACTTTTATTAACCCCTTGACAAATTTTTATAAGTATGTTATACTTATCATTGTTAAGAAACAAAACATTTTATATATGCCTACACAGCAATTTTTAAGAAAGGCATAGAAAGGAATTTGTTTATGTATAACAAGAACACTTCTAAAAAGAACTCTAACAAGGCTTGGGCTCCTCGTCCTGAGAAGCCTACCAAGAAGTCTGCTCCGAAGTCTCGTCAGGGCAAGTTTGTTGACCAGATGAAGCAGACTCGCAAGAAGCTGTATTATGAGAAGGTTGAGCTTCCTGCTATGGACTCTAATCTGACTTTGACTGAGAACGGTGCTGTTGCATACAAGTCTTCTGGTTCCGCTCTGGTTGACATCAACTTCAAGATTTCCGCCATGCGTGAAATGGAAGAGGGTCAGATTGTTGCTCTGTTCCGTAAGGCTTATGCTGAGAATCCTCGTCTGGCTATGCGTTGGCTTGGCTATCTGATGGATATTCGTCAAGGTCAGGGTGAGCGCCGCTCTTCTATGGTTATCCTTAAGGATATGATGAAGAATGGTGGAGCTAAGATTGTGTCTCAGGTCATTGAACTCATTCCTGAGTACGGTCGCTGGGATATGATTTATAACTTCACTTCTAATCCTATTACTTCTGAGACCATTAAGAAGATGCTTAAGCGTCAGGTTGCTCAGGATAAGATGAATATGAAGGCTGGCAAGCCCATCTCTTTGATGGCTAAGTGGTTGGATTCTGCTACCTCTCGTAGTAAAGAGACTCGTAGAAATGGCCTGTGGACTGTTCATGCTCTTGGCATGACTGAAAAGCAGTATCGTAAGATGCTGTCTGCTATGCGTAAGCATATTGATGTCGTTGAGCGTAAGATGTCCTCTAATAACTGGCAGTCTATTGATTACGAGGCAGTCCCTTCTAAGGCCAACCTTAACTACAACAAGACCTTCTTGAAGCATGATGAAACTCGCCGTAGAGCTTATCTTGATGGCTTGACCCGTGGCGAAGCCAAGATTAACGCTTCTGTTACCAATCCTTGCGAGATTCTGAACAAGTATCATCAGGTTTCTGGCTGGTATTCTAATCCTGATGCTGCTTTGGAGGGTATGTGGAAGGCTTTGCCCAATCTGATGGAACTCAACAAGTCTATGCTCGTTGTGGCTGATGGTTCTGGTTCTATGTTGTCTCGTTGTTCTGGTAACATTACCTGTTTGGACGTTGCTAACTCTCTGGCAATCTATTGCGCTGACCGTGCTAAGGGAGCTTTTGCTAACAAGTACATTACTTTTAGCATGACCCCGAAGTTTGTTGAGTTTGGCAAGGACTGGACTCTTCAGCGAAAGATTAAGGAAGCAGAACGTCATGCCGAGTGTGCAAATACCAATCTGGAAGCTGTGTTTGACCTGATTCTCAAGACTGCTATCGACAATCATTCTCCTCAGAGCGATTTGCCTGAGAACATCCTGATTATCAGTGATATGCAGTTTGATAGTATGGTTTCTGCTTACGAAAGCAGGGATTCTTATGGCTGGCATAGAAAGGTAAAGGTAACTAAGACCTTTATTGACAAGATTAAGGCTCGTTTTGAAGCGCATGGCTACACCTGTCCTAATCTGATTTTCTGGAATGTTATGGACGCTGGACGTACCACAACTTTCCCGATTACTCAGGATGACCGTGGTATGATGGTAAGTGGCTTCTCTGTAAACACGTTGAAGATGGTTATGTCTGGTAAGACTGACCCCTTGTATGCCATTATGGATACCATCTGCAAGCCTCGTTATACTCCTTTCGAAAAGGCTTTGGCATAAAAACAATAAAGAGAGGGAGAGAAATCTCCCTTTTTTTTTATAAACTCTTGACAAACAAAAATTAATGTGTTATATTAAATATACAAAACAAAAGGAGCAAATTATGGCCTATATTTCTTTTCCTTGTGAATATTATCTTATAGCAGTTAATCACAAAAATTCTTGTATTAATGAAAAAAGTATTGAAAACAAGAATACAACTGTAGATTTTGTGGGACTTGACCCATCTAACGGTTATCCTTTTGGTTTAAGTTCTTACAAAGAGGCCCTTCATTTTTATTCCGAAAAAGAAGCTTTATTGTTCTTTGGCAAATATAAAAAAAGTATTATGAAAAGCTTTGATTCGGTTGAAGCATATAATCCTCGAATTATTAAAGTAGCGTGTGTTGAAGACCCAATTGTTCAGGGCAACAAAGAAAGGAGTCTGTAATATGGGATTGAATTTTTTTGAAAAGCTAACAGATAAACAGCTTTTGGCTGTATATAATCAAGCACAACAGATGGAACAGAAGAACACAAAGAATGTGGAGATGAAGCTACAAAATCCACTTTTCAAAAAAGCAGTAGATTTTTACGACCGTATTGTAGATACGCCTAATCGAGTAGCGCTTGACCAGTTATATTGTGAAGCGGCGAGACGATGGGCGAACACTCAAATGATGAAGATGAATTGACCACAAGATATAGTGCTCAATTTTTTAAAAGGGCACAAGATATTGTGGTAGAAAGGTAAATAAAATGACTATTTTATCTGTTACAGAAAAATTTTATAACCTGTTTTGGAATGATATGGATTGGCCCTTTGTAATTCTATGGATTGGTGTAGCGCTTGTCGTTGTTGGTCTTGCAATTTTATCAGAATATAGGATGGATGGACTTTTTGGTCTAATTCCTCTTATTTGTGGGGTTTCTATTATAGGAACTCTTGTTTTTACTGGAAAGCAAGAAAAATATCAAATTCCTTATAATACCTATGAAGTCATGCTTGATGAAAGTGTAGCTTTTGCAGACCCTATTAATAAAGATTTTAAAATTGAATCTAAAGAGGGAGAAACTTCTATTTTTACAGTAACTCCAATTATAGAAACTGCTAAAGTTCCTACTTTTGAAGTTGGAGAATATATTAATACAAAGGAATATGTAAACAATGAAAATAATTAAGCGACCTACTGTAATTGCTACTGAAGAAACTTGCAAAAACTGTGGGGCTGTACTTGAGTTGAATCCTTGGGATTATAAAGAAGAAACTCGTGTCTATGGAGACACTTGTGACTATTATTGTTGTACTATTACAAGAAAATGGTATATTTGTCCGTGTTGTCATGCAGTTAATGTTGTGAAAACACTCATTGATGGAAAGGAAAGCGAATTGTGACGGTTAAGGAATATAATAATTTTTATATTAGATGCAGTAATGCTATTTGCTTCATTCGTAATTTAAGAGACATTCCAAAGAAGTTTCAGACTTCTACTGGAGTATCTACTGAACTGGATAATTTCGGATTTGACAAAAACATGGAAGATTTGATTGTTAAAGCTTTGGAAATGTATCAAGACGATATGAAGAGTGAAATTGAAAGAGAGAGATAATTTATGAGCTACGATATTTCTTATCGAGTACGCTGTCTTGAGAAACCCGATGTTTGGGTAGATGTTGGACTAATTGATGCTAATATTACTTACAACGTTGGAGATATGATTCGTGCTTCTACTGGTCTTGAATGGAAAAATGAAGCTGATAATGGACTTGTAAAAGATGTAATCCCTTATATTCTCAAGGGATTGGAAGAGCTTGAAAAGTATCCAGAAAAATATAAAAAGTATGAATCTCCTAACGGCTGGGGAACTGTTGAAGGATGCAAACGCTTTTTTACATGGTGTTTAAAAGACTGGGTAAATTTTTGTGACGGATACGATACAAGAGAACTCAAAGATATTGTCCATTTTTGGATAGTTTAAAAATACTAAGAAGGTGTAAAAATGAAATTGAAAATTCTAATGTCCCTTGAACTTATTATAGCTGTTATTGCTTTAGTTTCTGGTATTGCCAATTTTTATGTCGGATTTGAAATTATGGGGACTTTAGATTTCTTTGGCGCTATTTTTTGTGTTTGGGCTTGGCTTTATAATTTTATTATGTTTAGAAAGCCTAAAGATAAAAAGACAAAAAAGGAACTGTAAATATGGAAGATGTTAACAAATGTGGAGTTCATGAGTTAAAAGAACTTACCATTAGAGATTTAAAAAAGATTGTCAATGATATAGATGACAGTGATTTAGATGCTCATGTTGTTATTACTTTAGATGAACCGTCTGTTGGTAGTAGAGCATTTACATCAATTATAATGGCTCATATGGGATTTGACTGGGAAGCCCATCAGTTTAGAATTGAGCCAAAAGACCCTCTTGCAAGAAACAAATTTTCTCGTGACACTCCAAGAGACATTAGGAAGTGGAGAGAAGGGTATTTCTGTCCAAAGTGTGATGGGTCTCTTATGAAAAAAGAAGTAAAAGAAGGTCACTATTGTAGTTGTTGTGGACAACGTTTTAGTGGTAAAGTTAGAGAGGTGTCACATGATTAATCAGGGTTTTATAACTAATCCAAAAGATTTAAAAGGCCAGACAAAATGTATTCATGAATTTGAAAGAGATGTAAATGAGGTTTTATGGTATAATTCTATTCCCGAAGCAATTAGAGAAGCAACCGAGCTAATTGAAACTGATTGTTTTGTTATTAGACCTTATTCTTGGGATATTCCCATTGAAGATGCTAATAACTGGCATTTTTGGCATAGAGGGTCTAATTTCAGATTACAATGGTACAAATATCCTTTGCGTAGTCCCATGGTGAATTATCCTATTACGCACGAGGAATTTCTTGAAATTTTAAAAGACTGTTGGAATTTTTGGGGAAGAGACCACAACGGCATGAGTTATTATTCATGTTATAAATGGTGGACTCGTATAAAATAAGAAAGGAGATAAAATATGACCGCACTTGGAATTATTGGTTTAATTGTTTTAGGTATTGGAATTTGTTTTTTTGTCTTTGTTCTTGGTGTTATGTTGGGGTATTATGCCTGTTATGCAAAGGCTTATGAAGAAGCAGAAGCAGACCATAAAGACCTTTCAGAAAATCAGAAAAAGCTGATTGAAGTTCTTAAAAGTCAGAATGTAGCTTATAAAAAAATGTTCGAAGACTCTTGTGATGTAGAAGTAACTAAAGACGAGGAGAATCAATAATGGACAATAATACGACAAATGAAATGGATAATTATTCTTTTAATTTAAAGAATTTTAAGAAGCAGTTTTCCAATGTTGAAGTTGGAGATATGAGTGATGGATACCATACTTTTAATGAGTTGTATCATCACAGAGCTATTTTGTTTTCTATTATTTGTAATCAAAATGCTCGTTATGCTTGGAAGTCTAAACTTCATGCTGATGGCACCATGTACGATAATATGTTTATTGTTGGCATGAATCTTCCCATTAAGGGGGCTCTTTATCCTGTTACTTATCATTATGATATTGAGCCGTATTGGGATATGTTTAACGTAAAGGAACTTGAAAGAGCACCTAATTGGGATGGTCATACTCCTTGGGATGTCGTTGACCGTCTTGAACGTTTTTCGCAGGAAGTAACTAAAGACCCTTATCTACAAATTTTCTAAAAATTTTTTAAAAAACTATTGACAACTAAACTGTAGTGTGATATTATAAAGATGTTCCAAGAGGAACGGTTGCTAACATTACAGAAATTGTTAGTTAAAACTTAATATCTAATCGGCTGAGATGCCATTGGTCTTTACATTTTTGTTTCATATGTGGCCTCCAAAACATAATGTAACTCTTCCTGTTTGGTTATTGTATAGTATCCTTCCTTTCTTTTGGTAAAGACCAGACCTCCAAGGAATAAGAACTTGGAGTTAACAACTCCGACAAGGTTTCAGGAGACTAAGTTGGAGAGAGTCTTGGTAATTCTGGCTCGTAAGAATTACAAAAACGACCTAAGAGGTTTTTAGGGAATTTTCTCTTAGGCAGGAGCGTGGTGAACTCCTGAGCTTATGGCTAATTGGAAATGGATATAGGGCGGTTTTGAACGTTTAACGTCCGAGGGGAGAGAGAAGTGGTATACCTCTCTCCCTACCATTAACATAAAACTCCAATAATCTTGTTTTATTTAAAGGTTGCAAATTCAAACAAGTTATACCAAAGAGAAAAAGAGTGGGAGACAACACTCGTACCTGTCTACAGAATGGCTTGAAACGATATATAGTCCTCTGGGTAACAGCGAATAAAGTAGTGAATAAGCTGATTTAATTCTCTTAAAAAATTGTAATCTTATAGTAAAGGAAGATAAAAGTAGTTTTTTATTCGACTTCAAAGTTAATGCTTTGGGGTCTATTTTTATATATAGGAGAAGTTGTTTATGAATAAAACAAGTCATATTTGGGATATTCTTGACAAAGAGCTTGACCGTCAAGAACATACCATTGAATTGATTGCAAGCGAAAATTATCCTTCTGATGAAGTTCTTGCGGCTGTTGGTACTCGTTTTGCTTTGAAATATACAGAGGGTTATCCCAGCAAGGAATCTGTTGAAAAGTTCCAGAAAGAGCATCCCGATTATGTTCACACCGGAAACACAGGAAGATACTACGGAGGTTGTGAAAATTTTGACAATCTTGAACTTTATTGTCGCTATATGTGGCAGAAAGTTTTTAACGTGGTAGGGAAATATCACTGTAATGTTCAGCCTCATAGTGGTTCTTCAGCTAATATGGAGGTCTACGCCTCTGTACTTGAACCCGGTGATACGATTCTTAGTATGAGTTTGGCTAATGGTGCCCACCTCTCGCATGGTGCGCCTGTAAACTTTAGTGGGAAACTTTATAATATGGTTTTTTACGGAGTTGATTCTGATGGCTTTATTGATTATCAAGATATTTTTAATAAAATTCTTGAATACAAGCCTAAGATGGTTGTAGTAGGAGCATCTGCGTATAGCCGTATTATTCATTACAACTTGATTAGAGAAATCATTGATAAAGCGGGAGAGCAGATTGGCTTTACCCCTTATATGTTTGTTGATATGGCTCATGTTGCTGGCTTGATTGCTGGTGGAGTACACCCCTCACCTTTTGGATATTGCGATTTCTGTTCAACTACGGTACAAAAATCCATGCGTGGAAATCGTGGCGGTATTATTTTCTGTAAGCCAGAGTTGGCAAAGAAAGTAGATTCCGCTGTATTCCCGTATGCTCAGGGTGGCTCTCTTATGAATGAAATTGCTGGTAAGGCAGTAACAGCAGAAGAAGCATTGCGTCCTGAATTTAAGACTTACGCTCAGATGGTTGTAGCTAATGCAAAGGCTATGGCAGAAGAATTTGTAAAGATGGGTTATGATGTTGTAACAGGTGGTACAGACAACCATATGTTCCTGTTGAACTTCTCTGAAACGCATCCTAATTTGACTGGTAAGATGGTACAGGACGAACTTGACAAGCATGGTATTACGCTTAACAAGAATTCTGTACCAAATGAGAAGCGTTCTCCCATGCAGACCAGTGGTGTAAGAATTGGCACTCCAGCACAAACCACTCTTGGATATGGCCCTAATGATTTCATTAAAGTTGCACACATGATTGATGAAATTATTGAAAACATGAAGTAATTTTTAATAAACCCTTGACAAAAGCCCTTTTACCTGTTATATTGTATATAACAGATTAGGGCTTTTGCTCTATTAATTAAAGGAATGTGTAACATGAACGTATTTGTTATTGAGGGCCAGCAGGGGAAAGCCAACGTAATGAAAACTCTTTTGTGTAGTTATGATTTTAACAACATTGGTTTTGTTTTAGAAAATAGCGATGTTAATTTCTATAATGGGGTTCCACTTTATCATATTGGTTGGGATATGATTAGAAACAATACTGTATCTGATATTGTAAAAACAATTACCACTATTGCATCTGCCCGTCAAGCACAAAATATTTTTGTCTACACCAACTATCTTAGAAATAGTGAAATCATTAAAAATATGATTAAATCTTTTAAGATAGCTGAAAGTCCTCTTAATCATGCTTTTATTTTTTGTAGACCCGATTTTGAATAAAAGGACGTTTTTATTATGAATGATGGATTTAAAGTCATTGAAATTTCCGCTGATGATTATCCTCCGACTAATATTTCTCGTATTCGACCTATGAAAATAGGCGATACTCTTTTTGTGAATGTTGATTCTAAGACATTGTATCTCAAAGTTGGAGACATTTACCCAAAATACAATGAGTGTTTTAGAGTAATTAAAGTTTGGACAAATATTACTTATGGCGGTAAGCGTTGGTGGCAGTTTTGGAAAAAGACAATTCCAATGTCTTATATGCTTGAATATATTAAGGGGGATTAAATGGCTACTTTTGAAGAACTTGATAAGTGTTTAAAAGAACTTGAAAAACAGCAAAGTAAAGTGTGTAGTGAATTGAACAACCTTAAATATAAGTGGTATGACGCTTATATTGCAACTGACTATGTTAAAAACAAGTTAGGTAAATGTTTTAAGGTAAAAAATAAAGACATTTATTATAAAATTATTGCTCCCGCTCCTCTTAAAAGCGGTAGAACATTTGTCGATACGTCTTATGACCATTGGGTTTGTATTATAACAAGCCAGTCAGGAATTGATTATTGCATTCCAGAAATGATTCCAGAAATGGTTCCTATTACAGTAGAAACAAAATATATTGCTTTTAATTCAGAATATTTCAAGGATGAAGAAATTACCCCTGTTCAGTTTGATGAAGCTATGGAAAGCAATTTTGGAAAGCTTAAAAGTTTTATTAATATGAAAATTATCAAGGGAAAGACAAACCCTGAAGCAGAAGTGATTTTTAAATTTTAATTAAGGAGAGAAGATTTATGTCTCGTTATAGTAGTAGTGGTAGCACTGGCTCCACTGGTTTAGGAATTTTGGGTGTTCTTGAGGTCATTTTTGTTGTCCTTAAATTGCTTAAGTTAATTGATTGGTCTTGGTGGCTCGTTCTTATTCCTCTTTGGATTGACCTTGGAATTGCCGCTTTGATTATTATTTGTGCAATTATTATTGCACTAACTGACAATCACAAGTAAAGGAAGCAATTATGAGTACAATTCTTTTTATAATTGGTTTTTACCTATTAGTAGGTGGAACAGTATCTCTTACATTGTATTATGATAACCCTTACCTTTCAGATAAAGATGGTATCGAAGGGCTTTATGTAGCTTTGATGTGGCCTTATTATATTATTAAGTACATCATTAAACAGCTTAAGAAGTAAATTAAAACATAAAATGAAAGAAAAAGACAGATATTTTTATTCTAACTGCTTCATTGAAATGGTTAAGGCAAAACTTAAGAATCCAAAAGTGAAAATTATGTACTTACCAGCTTTCTTAAATGAAGTACCTTGTCCACATTGGATGTGGCTTGACGAAGAGGGGGAACATGATTTTCATTATCGAGGGAAACTTCCTTGGTATAAATGGTTTTGGCATAAAGGGCATATTAGAACTGTTCATAGAGGTTGCTATAAAGGCTGTATGTCTCAGATGATTGAAAGGAAATACTATGAATCATAATGTGTTTTTTATTACAACTATTGACGTGGCAGATAAAGAAAATAAAACTTTTACTTGGCGAACTCCGGGTTTCCGTTATTCTTTGGAAGATGCTAAAGCAGTAGTAGAAGAGAATATGTGCGATATTTTTGAATACTGTTATAAATATGCTGTAATTGAAGAACTTGAGCCTTATTTATACCCTGAACGAAAAAACGTTTGGTGGTATAAGTGGGATAAAGAACAAGAAAAGTATCTTCCTATTATAACTGATGCCACTATTGAAATTCTTGAACAAATGTTTGGTGGAAAAATTGTAGAAATTGGTTAAAATTTTATTAACTTTACAGGAGATAAAATAAAATGGAGAAAATACTTTGTGCGGCTATTTGGTTTAAGGATGGAAAAGAACCTGACTTGTTTTCCCCTGTGAATATTACTGAGGGTTTTGTAATTTCAGGATGGAGACATGGAGCCATTCTACGAATTGGTGATAGACTTAATATTTCTCCTAAAAATAGTGTACAAGGTTTTTTAACATCTGAAAATCGTTTCCTTGATAGAAAAGAAGCAAGAGAACTGGCAGTAACAACTGGACAATGCACACCAGAATTTCCAGATGAATTATATTCGGAGGATTTATACTGATGAAAGATTTATGGTGGAGAATTAAGCATTTCTTTGAGAAGTTATTCAACAAAGGTTACACCAAAGAAATGAAAGGCGTTCTTGACAGAACTGCATTTTTGATTAGAAAATCTCAATGGAGCTATAAAACTTGGGCAAAAATGCTTGGGTGTGATGAAAGAAAAATCCGAAAGATTGCACATAAAAAGATTATTTTATCTTATCCTACTCTTCAGAAAATCGCTAAGTTCTCTGGCGTTGAAATGCACTGGCTTTTGACTGGTAAGGGTAAAAAAGAAATTTAATATTCTATTGACATCTTCTTTTAAATATGCTATTATACAGTTACAGTAATTGATATGATACATATTTGAAGGGAGATGTTTTTATGTATGTTAACAACAAGCACAATGCAATCGGAGCAAGTCGTATTCGACTGACTTTTCACTCTAAGGATAGAAGTCTTGAAAGGCTTGGAATTGAATCTGACCAGCAATTAAGAACCATGGCGGCTTCCGCAAGAAACAAGGGTTATAATATTGATGCCCTTACTATTCGTAATTACGAACATCTTGGAATTTCTTACGAAGAGCTTGTAAGCGTAAAACGTCAGTTTAGGACTCGTACAAATTCTGAAAGAATTTATCTGCACAAGGGTTTCGTCTGGGTTTTTGCTGGCAAGAATGCTTGTGTTCTTAAAACTGTAATTAAGCTGAGAATTATTCCAATTAAAAAAAGAAAGTAAAGGAGCTTAAATATGTCTAAATTTGGAACGGTTTATGAAATCAATCTCAAAACAAGGATGAAGAATCTTTACCCAGTGATTTATGAAAACATGGATTATTATGTTTGTAAAGTACATGGATGTAATGATATTAAGATTTTTCGTAAAACCTCTTTTGGCTACAATGCCAGTAGGTCTGTTATTACTTACGCAACCTTTAAAGAAGATTATGAAGACGGTAAATATTCTAACTGGAACACCCCCGTTTTTGTCTTTGTAAAAACGGGAGAACCAGCCTGTTTTGAGCCTTTTATGGAAATGACTCTTGAAGAACACCGCCTTGAAATTCTTGAAAGAAATCTTAACGGAGCGAAAGACATTCTTAGCAGAGCAATCAGCAACCTTAAGTATACTGAAAAACGTGTTGAAGACGCCAAAGAAAAAGTAAAAGCTCTTGAAAAAGAAAAAGCCAACATTGAAAAGATTATGCAGAAAAAGAAATTGAAGAAGGAGAATTAACTATGGCAACCGCTTATGTTGTTAAAGGATATGGAAAGGGATATGTTGCCATGAACCCTTGGCGTTACACTCAGGTTTCCGCTGAAGCCACATCTTTTTCTAAAATTCCTGCGGCAGTTTCTTTTGTTCGCCTTAATCTTCCTAAGATGTTTCAAGAAGATAAGTTCTGTGTTGTTAAAAGAACAAGTGGGGCTATTGTTATGACAGACCTTGCGTATGATGCCAAAGCGGTTCTTAAATCTTCTGGGGGCCAAGTGGAAGACAACTCCACTACCATTAAAGGGAAAAGCAGAATGTATTATAAGGTCGAACAGCAATTTGAAGATAAGAAAAATTCTTTGAAAGCCTTTATTGATTCTATGGATGATTCTGGAACACTTTCAATGGAAATGTCTCAAGTTGATAAAGAACTTGAAGATATGAAACATTATATTGAGTTCTCTTGTCTTAATGCGGCTGATGGTTACAAAGCTTTTAAAAAGATGCAAGATATTCTGTTGAAGCGTAGAACCATTAAAGATAAAATGAATTTTGCTCAAGTCCTTGAACAGAGAAAGATTGATAAATCCTCTCTACAGGCTGTTCTTACCTATTTGGAAAATATGGGAAATAGAAGCTATGAAGTTCGTACTGACACAGGTTTGTTCAGTGATTTAACTGATATTACCCCAAATAAGTAAGATAAAAATTTAATAAACTATTGACAACCTCCCTTTATTATGATATATTTAATGTATCAAATGAAGGGAGTTGTTTTTTATGACTGCTAACACTAAATATTATAAGATTGTAATGGGACTGCTTACCATTGGAATTACTGTATTGAATCTGATTGAAGTTTATCGTACTGGTAGTATGGGATATGCCATTTATACTGGTGCTTTGGCCTGTTTCGCCACTTATTATATTAGTAAGGATTGATAAAATATGAATAGTTTTACAGATAAAAATGACATGAACAAAATCAAGAAAGACACTAACGAGTATGTTTTAAATATCTCCCATGAATTTCTTGATTGCATGGGTTGGGATGACACTAAACTTAATGATAAGATGACTGTTAAAGAAGCCATGAAAATGTTTGTCTTTATGATGTCTAATCTTATACTGACTATTAACACTGATTTTGAAACTTCCCGTGCTTGTTTTGAAGCTTTGGCACAGCGCACTAAAGATTTAAACTATGAAGATTTAAAAATTCTTTTTTTTTATGGCAACAATGTTAAAATTTGGCCCAAATTGGAGAGAGGCTTATAAACAATATTCGGAAGAGTTTGATGAACTTAACAAAAATAATAAAATTAATGAAGATGCCTCTGTTGAAGTTGAAACAGAAGAAGAGAAAAAGTAATGGCAGAATACAAAAAGAATATTCGATGCCCTATTTGTGGACGAAACACTTATAAAGAACTAATTTATACCGGGCCTGTTGGGGTTGAAGAAGAATATAATGAATGTTCGCATTGTGGATATTACTATTCTTTTACTTACGGTAATTCCATTGAAGAAATTGGAAAATATACAATAGCTTGGAGCTATGACACCCCATTTTATCCCTTGCATAAGCGTCTTGGTAAGCTTGAAAAGATTGCTAAACGAAATTACAAAAAGTATAATAAAAAGACAACCGATTATACAGAACGTATTGGTTTTTACTATGGCAAAAATAATATAAGAAAGACCAACGATGTTCTTTATCTTATTTAATTGGAGGGCATAATGATTCAAGATTTCAGAACGGCTACTATAGAATTAAAGCACTTCTCATATCCAGAAGATTTTGACGAAGATTGCCGTTTTGCTTGTGACTTTTTTAATTCAGTGGGACTTAAGACCAAGTATTCCTGTAGTGGACATGGAATTGACGAATTTTGTATTATTTTTGATGATTCAGTTGAAAGTTATTTAATTGAGCTTTTCCAACTGTATGCCTTTGATAAGCATCCTCTTGGACGATTTGTTATGTGGAAGAGACTTGTTCACATTAATGGTAAAGATTACTATTGGAACAATTGGATGTATTGTATGAACGCTGGCTTTAAGAATCTTGATGTTAGAGCGCAACGAGAAATTCGCAATATTACAACAACAGTCACTAAAGATGTTCTTTCGAACAAACTTGAGGAATACCTTGGTATGGTTCTTAAAGAGAATCTTTCAAGAGTTAAAAAAGACATCGAAGATTTTACAAAATCTATGAAAAATCACGGGTTTACTTTCACAGAAAATTTTTAATATGTTTTCTAATATCCCCTTGACAATAAGGGGATATTAGTTTATAATAAAGCCATAAAAAGAAAGGATGTGTATTTTATGCCAACTTTTACTTGTGAGAATAATATGTGCGCTTATTGGAAATGGTTTAACAAATCTAAGAATAAGTGCGGATATAATGATAAGGTTGTTATCGGCTGTAATGGTTGCAAAAGCTTTAAACCCGGTGTTTATTATTATATCAATGAAGTATGGCATACTTTGAAAGAAAGCAACGGTATTCCTATTAGTAATTTAACTTATACTAAAGAGGTTGCCATCGGGTGTTATCTTTTAACTCAAATTTTCCCTGTTAAAGTTTCCACTTATAGACATGGTGCATGGGAATGGATGCAGTTCTATCTTATTGAAGACAAAGAAGAAAAGAACCCTCTCAAAAGAGAAGATTTTCCTACTAATATAAATCCCAACAAGTTCAATGAATACAATATCATTGCGGCAGAAGAGGGGTTGGATGCTTTCTTCAAGAAAGATTTTGACAAAGCAGAAAAACAAGCTGAAAAGAAACAGAAGGAACAGGAAAAGATTGATGTGAAGTATCCTCCTCGTTATGGTTGGCTTTCTCCTGATGGGGACTTTTTTGAGGGTAAATTCGGAGAACATGAAGCTTTGGCTCAAGATATTGTAAACAAAAAATTTGAAAGTCACGCTCTTTTGCTTGCTAACAGAAAACGCCGTGAGAGGGGAGAAGAGCCCTTTAACACTGCGGGAGATTTCCTCGTTGACCGTAGATGGGTGTTAATTGATAACCCTTTACGCTATAACGAAGACCAAATAACTCGTAGCTACAAATATCCTTTTACTAAAGCCCAAAGAGAATATCTTTATGATTATTTCTATAATCGTGAAGAAAAAGAAAGGGCAAAAATGTTTTTGGAGGAAAATATTTAATGGATGAAGTTTTTTATGTATTGACAACTCGTGGCACAGGTGTTTATGGTGAAAATAGAGACTTTTACCTGACTCAAGATGATATTGGAGATGCTTATTTCGCTCCCTGTTTTAATGAAAATGTAATTCGTTTTGAGGAGGACACCCTACACGAAATTTTAGCAAAGCCTTACGGTGATGAAAAATATTTGTATTATCATCTATTGTCTGATTTGAAGCACGAAGCTGAAGAATATAAGAAAAAGACAGGTCAAAACTTCTGGGTTTCTTATGACCGATTCTTCCTTAAACAAGTTAAAGTTTGTGATGCTGTGGTAGACAGTTTTCATTTTGACCATAAAACAGTTGTTTATGACGATATTGAGGTAGAAAACGATGAATGATAATTTTGATGGAAACACCAATGTAGTTGATTATGAAATCATTGGCTGGCATGAAAAAGATTGCCCAGAAAATATGCTTGGCTTTAAATATATTAAGGATGACAGAATCTATCTATGCCAGTGTAGAGATAATCATGGTGGTATTTATTATATGGTTGTAGATTGGGATGCCATCAATCACAAATGGCTCACGAAGAGCGGTTTAAATGTGATTAGATGGACTCCTATTAAGAAACGTAAGGAGAATTATTAAAATGCTTTATACTTATAATTTGACACTTGCCGATACGATTCCTTATATGAACAGTTCTGATTACAAAGACCGTTTTATTGGAGAATATTGGCAGACGAAAATCCGTTATGATAAGCTTCACGATATGACAGTAAAATATGAAGCTGGAAAACTGAATTTTACCCCATCTTGTCCCTTGGATTTGCTTAAGGAACAGAAGAAGCATATGGGAATGTATCTTAACAAGCTTGAAGTTCGTGCAGTTCTTGAAGAGATTGACCTTACAAAGCCTCTTAGGGTTAACAGCAATTCTGAATTTGTAACTGGGACTTCAAGTACGAACGATACTGACCAGCTTTCCATTGACAATTATACTTTGACTACTTCTACTCATACTGATGGATGTATTGAATCTTCTGATGAAGAAAACGAAAATTTCACTTTTGAAGAAATGTGTAAATATTTTGAAGTAGGTAAAAAGGTTGTTCATAAAACGTTTGGGGTTGGTAAAATCAATAGTATTTGGTATAACCGAGAGAATCCCAGTTTGGCTATGTATATTACATGGGATAACGCTACAGTTATGCTGGATTCCTCTAAACCGAATCAAAAAAAGATTCTATCTGAACTGATTATTGGTTGATATGAAATTTGACTTTTTAGCTAAAGATGCAAGAGAATTGTCTTATAAAGCTCTTAGTACCAAAAACACCAAAAATGATAAATGGGCTAAATATGCTTTAAAATCCATTAAAAAGGATATAAAAACGGCTTCTAAAGCAGGAAGATTCTCTGTTTTTGTTGGTCTCTCTTACCCCAATGATTGTAAATTACGCAATTTTTTAGGCAGAAATGTTCAATTTAAAAGACCAGAAGTTTGTCATAAAATTATTCAACTTCGATTAGAAGAATCTTTTAAAGAAGCTGGATATAGATATACTGTCTGGTTTTATGATGACAAAGACAGATTCTATATTTCTCTTTATTGGAATAATGAGGAAAAAGAAAATGGAACCTAAAACTCAACTCTGCCCTTATTGTGGCAAAATAATGTCTGCTGACTACGACTATGATAGTTATGATGGATGGTTTTATACTTGCATTAATAAGTCTTGTCCGTCAAAAGACATTAAGGCTTTAAAAGAAAAAGAAGATGAAACCTACCATGAAAGAGCTAAACTCTATAAAGAAAGACATGAGATGGTCATGAAGAATACTAATATTGGCAGGATGCTTGACGATTTTAAACGTGTTTATAGTGAAGAAGTACATGACGGATTACTTCCTTTGGAAATCAAAGAAATTCTTTCTTTGGAGCTTCAAAATCTTTCAAAGATGTAAGATAAAAACAAAGTTTTATTTTTGAAACTGTAAGAAAATTTAATAAACCATTGACAACAACTTCTTTATATGATATAGTATAAACAACTTAAGGAACTATATCAATAAAGGAGTTGTTTTTATGGTTTACAAGTATGGTTTTGAAGAATATTGGGAGGATGCTAAGGGAAATCCCACTCCTGAGAATTTGGAAACTCTGGCGGAATGGTTTAATGAATTTAGTCCGAATGATTGGAATGGAGAAGCTTATATCATTAACAAGACTACTTGTTTGAGACCCATCTATTCCGAATCTTTCGAGGACACAGATTGTTATCCTACGATTATCGGTTGGGAACTTAAGGATTATTAAGAAAGGATTGTGAATTATGATTCAGGCTAAGAATATTACTTCTCGTGAGGATAATCTTTCTCCTAACGACTTTAAAGAAAAGGTCAATAATTGGGGGAATTTTAAGTTTATTGCGTCTGCGGCCTATAACAATTGGGACGCTTTACAGGAAGAAACAACTAAAATTTGGAAAACTTTTGTTGGAAATAAACCTTGTTGTTACGGTTGGGTTGATAAAGTCCATCCCGATGGCGTTTATGTAATTCAGTGCTATTATCATTTTTCTGGTGGTGCTCGTCATGTATATTACGCTTGCGTGAAGTCTCTTATGAACGACCCAAAGGCTTTTAATTCTATGAGAACTCATGGTTGGGACAGCTATGATAAAGCTATGGTTGCAGGACTTCTTCTTAAGAATCTTACTAATGCTCATAGAGAAGAGGAAGAGCTTACTAATCTTACTGCAATCTTCAGACTGATGGATATGGAGTAATTATATGATTTGGTATGTTATCGGAAGCATTCCTCTTATTCTTTTTATTGTAGTCATCGTGAGAGAACTAATTAGCCATAATAAAAGGAAAAAGGAAAGGGTTTATAGTTGCAAAGAAGAAACTTCTTTGGGAGCTGGTTGGATAATTGTAGGCACTATTAGTCTAATCATTTTTGGAATTATAATTTGGCTTGTTGGAAGTGGTCTTACTGGCGGTATCCTTTACAAATTTAAAGGTAATACAGAAGAGTATCATACATCTTGGAATATTACTGCCATGCAGGATAACTTTAATACTCATGGTAAATTTTATATTCGTAGTGGATATATTGAAACTGATTTGTATTATTATTATTTTTATTCAACTAAGAATGGTTTAAAGAGCAGTTATATTCCAGCTAACAAAACTTATTTAAATTATACAACAGATAAACCCCATATCGAACGCTATACTCGTAAATGGAGCAAATCTTGGATTAAATGGTTTACTTGTTATGATGCTCAAGATTACGCCGTAAACGATGTATATTACAAAGCCTATGTTCCTGAAGGGTCTGTTGAACAAAGTTTTAATGTAGATTTACAGTGAGGTTATAATGAAAAAGATTAATTACAAAGCCGCTTGTAGGATTATGGGACACGGAGAATTTTGTGAAGTTATGCAGTTGCTAAAGGATATGGGTATTAACCCAAAGACACCTGATGGTAACTTTAAGAAGTTTTCTGCTGTACTGGAAGAAGTTTCTAAATATTTTAATACAAATGGTAATCAGTATTCAAACAATGTCAGGGAGAATATGAGAGATATTTTTCCAATGGAGGGATAAAAGAATGTTTTTATCCTTAGAAAATACATTGATTAATCTGGATTCTGTTGCTCGTATTGATTATATTAATCCTAAGAATAATCCAGCATATATCCAGATTACTTATAAAACAGGAATTATTGAAAGCATTAAAAAACTAAAATGGGAAGAATTTCAGTTTATCCGTCAAGAACTTTTGAGAAAAGATTGTATTATTCCGATTGAGGGAGAAGCAAATAATGATGATGCGAACTAAATATTTTATTGGCGTTCCTTGTATTGACAAGGATAATGAATACCTCTTTATTACAGATACTACAAACCCTGTCGTTGATGAATATGGAGATGTTCTTACTGTTGAAGCTCTTACCAGTTTTGAGGAAGATGCTCTAACTTTTTATGACTTGGATTCTGCTTTGGAATGGTGTGATACCAATTTGGAGGATTATGCAACAGAAGTCATTGAGAATGGCATTAACGCTTTTGATTGGGACAATGCAGTAATTATCAAGAACGATAATACCATTATTCCCTTGTAAAAAAACAAAATAATTTAATAAACCATTGACAAATAACCTCCTGTCTGTTATACTGTGTATATCAAAGACAGGAGGTTTTTATTATGAAACTTACTCGTGAGGTTGATATTTTCCAGTGTCCGCCTTCTATCAAATATTGCTTTGTGCCCCTTGATGCGGTAAAAGCAGAAAACGTTAAAATCACTGATTATGTTCGTGTTTGGGGTGGAGAAATTGAGCTTGAGGATGTCCCAGATGGAGCTCCAGAAGAGAACATTCAGAAAGCTGTATGTGAAAAGTGTTTTTGTCGTTTCCAAGATGGTCAAGATAAAACTTTCTTTGGAAGAAGTCTTTCTACTTCTGACATTATTCGTGTTAGAAAAGATAACACTTTCCATTATTACTATTGCGATTTTATCGGTTGGAAGTTGATTAAAACTCAGGGTATTAGAAGATAATAAAGGAGTTGTAATTATGGAAACTCAGACTAAAATGGTAGAAGAAATCTTTAAAGAAGAGGATGTTAGAGAGGCAAATTCTTGGGCTCCTTATTATGTTCATAAACTTTTAAATGTTTCTGACCCAAGCAGTTGGTATTACTCCGACAAAATTATTTGTGAAATGTTCCACCCTAAGTATTGGGATGGCCCAAATAAAGATACAGTTCGTATTTTATTTAAGTCTTATGATGATTTTATGATGTATCGTGATTTTGATTGCTATAGTTTGGACGGAAACTGGAAATTCTGTATGGAGCATTATTTCAACGAGCTTCCTGATACAGTTAATGTTGAATGGCTATATAGACATGGATATGTACCTTTTTGATAATAAGGAGCATAAATAAGTGAATATTATAACATTAATTATCACAATTTTCGCTTGTGTTGTGGTAATTGCAATATTACTATTACTTGGACTTGTAATCTGTATGATTACAGACCGTATTGACAACATTAAAATTGATAAATACATGGTATCTTGTGGATTTAAAAAAGAAATCGACCATATTTATCATCTTAACAATGGCGAAAAATATTTCTATAAGTTTACCAGACAGTATTACGATGATAGAGGAAACGTTGCAATTCAGGTGCTAAAAGCAGATAATCTATACAAACTTAGCTATAAAGAAGTGAAGAAAAATTTTGAAAGGAAAATAAAATGTCAAGAACATTAAGTAGAATTATTTCTACATCCAAAGATTTTAATATTGAATACAAACACGAAGAAGATATTCATGAAAACATTAGCGCTACTTGTGAAAATAACAATGACGAAGATGGTATTAGCCTTCATATTTCTTATAATAATAGTTCTCCCATTACTTCTTCTTATAAGTACGCAAAAATTTTCTTGAATAAAAAAGATGCTTACGAGTTGGGGAAATGGCTCTTGGAAAGAACTTCTGATGGAGAAAAGTAATATTATTACAGAAAGAGAAAAGATAAATGATTAACAATGATTTTAATTTGAAACATAACAGAACTACCGCTAACAATATTTTTAAAGATATGCAAATGAGCCAAACTAAATTTAATGTTCTCATGGGTGGAGCTGTTCTTTGGGGTTTAATTTGTAATTTTCTTATTTGTGTGTTTTTTGAAACACAAATTTACGGCCTTGCATATCTTAATCCCATCGTTTTTATCTTAGGGTATTTTGCTTTAGCTTTACTTGGAGCAACCATTCAAAAAAATACAACAAGTGCTTTTATTGCCTTTCTTGGTTTTAACCTTATTTGTTTGCCTATTGGAGCGGTTTTAAACATTTGTGTGAGTGAATACTCTATTTTAAGTATTAGTTATGTATGTCTTATTACAGGAGCTATTGTAGCTATTATGATTATTATTAGTTCAATGTTTCCTGATTGCTTTAGTTCTTTAGGCCCTGCTTTATTTGCTTCTTTAATTGGTATTATTATTGTTGAATTTGTACTGGTTTTCTTACTTGGATACAATGGTCACATGATTGATTATTTGGTAGCGGCATTGTTTTCTCTTTATGTAGGATATGATTGGTACAATTCTCAAAAATGTGCCGCAACATCTTACAATGCAATTTGTTGCGCTACAGACCTTTATTTGGATATTATCAATATCTTTGTTCGCTTGCTCGAAATTTTAGGAAAGAAAAAGAAGTAAGACTCGAAGATTTTATTTGGATGATTTTTACCCATCCGAAGTGATTTGATTACACCCTGTATAATTTTTAGTGGACAACTCTGTGGAGAACTCAATTTTGGCGATTTTTAATACAGGGTGTAATCAAAACGGCAAATAAAATGGCAATTTTATTTGCTTAAAAAGGGCACTTTTCCACAAATTATCCACAAAATTTTCCATATTGAATGGATTCTTTCAACTATTTTTATTATCCTCTTGACAATCATCTTTTTATGTGCTATTATACAAGTACATTGAGGAAGGGATATGAATTTTATGAGTAAAAAGTATATTTATGACCTCACTTTTCAGGATGTCCTTAAAGAAATCTTTGAAGAGGATTCCCCTTGCTGGTATCAGGGTGAAAATTTTCAAGATGGTGTTGTTTTTCTTAAGCAGTTTGGAGACTTAAGGGAAAGAATCTTTACTACGGGATTTAGCTATCAACAAGATACCCCCATTATCTCTCGTGGCGTTTATACTCAGAAATATCGCCGTGTCACTTCTCAGGCTGATGCTGAAAGACGATTTTAAAAAACGGATTTAAAAAGGAGTAATAACATGACAAATATCGTTAAGGAATACACTATTCAGGGGTTTGAACGTGAAAACTCTCCTGATACCTGTTCTTGTTTCGTAATTATCAAGGATACCAGTAAAAATCCTTCTTATACTATTAAAGTTTCCGATGGTCAGAAGTATATTTCTCTTTCTGCTTCTGACCCGATTATCTCGGAAATTGCTCAGGCTATCTCTGACCTGACTTATGGAATGTTTTCACCTACCAAAAAGTGAGATAAAATATGTTTTCGAAAGAACTTAGAGATTATGAATACGAAACGCTTATCCGACAGGGTAAAATTACTAATATCGGAGAAGCTGTTAGATACCTTAATCAAGAATATTTTAAAATCTGGATGAAAATGTATTATCCTGATGTTAACCCTCAATTTTTGGATGATTGCTATGGCTATATCTTCTTGGCTTTTTGGTCTGGAGTTGATTACGCCAACAAAAGTAGAAAATAAAATAACAAATAAATCTATTATATTTGCCTACTTCTAATAACAGTTTTGTTATTTAACTACGCTATAGAAAGGGTGACGCTAATATGGATGAACCGTAGTAGCAATGATAAATGAATAATAAAGTATACGAATTTAACAGTTCAAACAAAATCGGACATTAGGGTGAACAGTTTGTAAAACAATGGATATTAGAACTTCACCCTAATGTCGCTTCTATAACCGATGTATCAGACGATAAATTCTATCAGAAGCAGGATGTTGACTTTGTAATTGATTTCACAAACGGTAAACAGGCTACAGTTGAAATTAAAACTGACACCTATAAAACTGGTAATATGTTTTTTGAAACTATTAGCAACGAAGAATACCAGACTAAAGGTTGTCTAATGAAAACCAATGCCGACTTTCTATTCTATTATTTTCCCAACTACCAGAATGGTGTGCTTTACATTTTTAAGATGAAAGCTTTTAGAAAGTTTGTGCTCGATAACCTTTCTTTCTTTAAAGAGCGTAAAGTAACTAACACTACTCATGTAAGTATTGGCTATATCGTTCCTTTATCATACATTGAAAATAATTTTTCTGAATACAAAAAATATTCGGTTTAAATAAGAGGATTGCTGACTATGATGATTGAAAACTCCTGTACTAAAAACTCAAAAAAAGCTATAGATTTTCGAGACCTCTACGATGGACAAATTTTCATTTATAGAGAAATACCTTATATGAAACTATCAGAAGAGTATGAGCGTACTCTTGCGTGTGCAAATGACGAAACTTTTACTACTCTTCTTAATGCTATTAACTTGAAGCTTGGTTATTTGTGTTTCTTCCAAGAAAGAGCTAAAGTGATTCCAGTTAAAGCTAAACTGTGTATTAATTAAAAGAACAAAATAAAATAAAATAAATAAAAGACAAAGAGGTAAATTATAATGCTTAAGTGGATTGAACGTGTTCGTGTAAATAAGGAAAATGGTCACTATGCTTTTATCGACCGTTTTTATGATACCGAAACTATGGTTGAATATTACTGCTATGGCGATAACAACCTGACCGTTCGTGTCAATCTTGACGGTACACCTTATCGACACTGGGAAGTTTAATATAAAAGAGTGAGAGAAATCTCACTCTTTTTTTAATTCGCTCTATTATCCTATTGACATTCTCTAAAGAATCTGCTATATTATAGGTGCAGTAAGAAAATAAACTTTGAAAGGATGTTTATATTATGAAAAATACTGGTATTATTCGCAGGATTGATGACCTTGGACGAGTTGTTATTCCCAAGGAAATTCGCAAGAATTTACACATTAAAGAAGACGACCCTTTGGAACTCTATGTCCATGACAATATGGTTTGTTTTAAGAAGTTTTCTCCAATGTCTAATAATCAGAAGGTTATTGATGTCGCTATGAAGTTGGCTGAGAAAGAAGATTTGAGTATCGCTATCTATGATACTGACAAATTGATTGCCGGAAAAGTGCCTTATCCTATGTTTGTTTCCGATGATTGGAGAAAGCGTTCCCTTCTTAATTTTTATACTAATTATTATGATGAATTATATGATTGTTTTATCTTCCCTATTGTATTTAACGGAGAGTTGTGTGGTTATATCGTAACGCAGAAGAATCAACTTCCTGACCAAAAAATTCACTACGTTGAAATGATTGCTAATTACCTTTCTATGGTTTTGGAAAGAGAATAAAAAGGGAGATTATAATTATGAGCAATCTTAGTTTAAATACTCACGATATTTGGAAAGTATGGTATAACCATCCTCTCGATGGTTCTGAAGTTTGGACTTACGTTTTCGCTAATTCTTTCGATGAAGCTATGAAAAAAGCTCATTTCCTTGATATGAGATATAACGCCGCTCAGTTGGCATATAAAAAGAGGAGTGATTTAAATGAAACAAATTCGTAATGGAGTGTTTGAAACTAATTCAAGTTCAACCCACTCTTTCTGTATCTCTAAAGAACCTGTTAAGGATGAAACTATCCCTAATTATCTAAATATTCGTACTAATGAAGAGTTTGGATGGAGAACAGATTATTATAATTCACCAGAAGAAAAAGCCGCTTATCTTTGCATTGTAATGGAAGATTGTGAACTTGACGCAGAAAAAGAAGCCTTTTTGAATACGTTAAAGAATGAATTTCATATCAAGGTTTCTTATAAATACGGGGATGGCTACGTTGACCATTGTGGGGAAATGAAACCGCTTATTCATGAACTGCTTTCTAACACCGATAAGCTGAAACGATTTCTTTTCAATCCTGAGAGTTGTATCTATACCGGGAATGATAATTCAAGTGACCAGTTTGATGCTTGCTATGTAGCTTATGCTGCTGAATACAATGGAAATATCTATGTGTACGATTGGGAAAACGGTAAAAACATTCCCGCTCGCCATCCTTTGTATGACCCTGACCATTTTGAATATTATTTTAAGGATAATTGAAATCAAAGAAAAAATATAATATCCTCTTGACAAACAGCTTTCTTCTTGTTATACTCTAAGTATGACAATGAAGAAGGCTTTTGTTTGCTTTCTTTTATAAATAAAATAATAAAGACACAAAGAAAGTTGGTATTTATGGGTTTTATTAACGATTTTAAATCCGCTTGGGAAAATGGCAAGCAAGAAGCTCGTATGGAGATTGTTCGTGAGTTCTTTGCTTATATCTATGGCGTTAAATATAAGAACGCTATCCTTTCTAAAGAGTGGTATCCTTCTCAATATGAGGAGCTTTTTAACGATATTATGAATTCTGGTAATACTGTTCACCTGAGAGAACGTAAGGAACTCCTTCTTGATTTTCTTGAATTCCTTACAGTTTATATGCCTCATAACAAAATTGATTTGAACGAAGCTGATGGTTACGTCCAAAAGATTGTTGAACGTATCTAATAGGCTTAAAATGAATATGAAAATTGTAAGGGAGATTTTTTATGAAGTATGAATTTCATGTAGGCGATTACGTTGAAACCAAAAACGATGCCAGAGGGTACGTTGATGATGTAGATGAACTGATATGGAAATGTACCCAAAGTTCAAATGATTATATGTATATTGCCGGGCATCCTTATTTCATCCCGGTAGGTTTTGATGATTGTTTTAACCGTATTGGTCAGTATGATTTTACTAAGAAGGCTGAAGATAAGGATAATGACAAGATTGAGCCGTTGGTAAAATCTCGTCTTTTAGAGACTGCTGATGGCGAATACGAGTGTTACTTTGATTCTCGTGAAGTTATTGAGAAAATCAACGAGCTTGTCGAGGCTATAAACGAACTGAGGGAAAAATATGAATCAAATTGAACGATTATTGAAATATGACCTCACCATAACAGAAGAATATAACGGTGAAAAGAGTTGTTACTCCATTGTTACATCCAATGGAAAGGTGCCCATGCTTGATTATAACAAGGTATTATATAAGTTGAATGAGCTTGTTGATGCCGTAAATCGTTTGGAGGAGAAAGTTAATGGAATGGCACAAAGTTGAGGATTATCCGGTTGGGTCGGATGAATATGTGCTTGTAAGCCAAATTGTGGCTGGGCAACGAGATAAAGAATTTTGCCTCGTGGGGAAGTTAAATGAGCGTAATTGGTGGAGCAATACGGTTGATGATATTAGCCCTTGTTCATCCACAGACCGCTGGAGCTATTTTACTTTACCGGAGGATTGAGTATGACATTCTCAAGTTATCAAGAATTTCTTGAAAAGGTTATTTGTCAACTCGCTTAAAAAACTAATAAAGCCTTGACAACCTCCTTGTGGTATGGTATACTTAAGCCATCAAATAAGGAGGTTTGTTTTATGAAAATGCGTCTTATGACTTTTGACGAAGCATATAAAACCTTGAGGGAAGTATATCCCATGTCCGCTTATTTAACTAATAAGTCTCTTTTTGGAATTGGAAAAAAATCAATCCCTTGGGGTAAGAAAGTAGAAGTGGATATTAACACTTTAAATAATAATGGGTATATTCCTACTTATACGTTAAATGGCCTTCTTGTCCCCTTCTATGTGTTTAAGGCTGATGATGCAAACACCAATGACGTTTTTCGCTATGGTACGATTCTTACAGACGATGAACTTTGGGATGAAGCGGATGCTTGTGTCCGTATTAAGATTGTATCTTACGAACAAGCTGTTTATTACGTCAAGATGATAAATGGCGAAATTGCAGAATTTAAGAAAGTAGGGGTTGTGGAATGATTACCTTTTTGGTTGCTTTATGTATTTCTGTAACTGTAATAACTGGTATTGCATTAACTATTTTTTACGGCGATTCTAAAAATTGGATAGGGATTGTTATTGGTTTTATTATCTTCATCATTGGCTTTTCAACAATCTTTCTTTTTGACGATGGATACAGTTCTACAGTTTATGTCCCCGCAGAACCCCTTTCCTATAACCAAACCCAAACTGTATTTACCACTGATAAAGGTATGTACCTCGCAGACGGCCTTTACCCAGATGGTATATATCTATTAACCGTAGATGGTAAGGATGTACTTGTCGTATGGCAAGCAGTTGATAATGCGACTAAGTAATATACCAAATTAAAAGATTAAAGAAGATTAAAGAAGATAAAAAAGAAAAGAGGTTTTTAATATGAGAACTGAGGATTTGTCCACTGTTTCTGAAACGAAACTTAATATTATTCACAACAACCTCATAAATCCTTCTAAAAATCCTTTTGATGATGTATATGATTATCTTTATCATATTTTTGCTAATAGTATCTCTGTCGATTATCACACTAAAGAAAATATTCCTGTCTTTCCAGAAGAACTTGACGGCATTGATGGCTTCGATATTTTCTTTAAGTTGCTTTTGGACAAAGATTATCTAAAGCTGGATTCTATCTACTTTGATATGAATAGAGAAGCTGAGGGCTAATATGGAAATTTTAGTCGCTATTGGTTTGCTTTATTGGCTTTGGCCTGTTATTATCGTAAGTCTAATGATTATTGACACTATTATCAGGTCTGTATATTTTTGGATTGTAGTAGGTCTAATTATATTAGGATATTTGTTTATCTATAATAAAGATAATAAAAATAAAAAGTAAAGAAAATAGAAAAAAGGAAATAAAAAGGAGAATAATAATGGCTGAACTTGAATTTCAAGATGGAACTTATAGAAATGTTCCTGTATATGATAACTTCGAATATTTAGATTATAGATACGGTTCTGTAACCCTTTCCCCTATTTGGACTACTTCTGGTTTGCTTCTTCCTATCGCCCATTCTGATACCCAAGCTTATATGCGTATCCCTCGTGAGGAATGTATTAAGATGATTGATGATTTGCTGGATTTAAATGCGGCTCGTAAAGTTTTGGGGTTGACAATTAAGAAATAAAAATTAAGAAAAGAGGTACTATATATGGATAATAACATGGACAACAACATGAATAGTAATGAGTTTTACGCTCTTTATTTTAAAACTAAAAACGATGGTAATTATCTTGAATCTCTAACCCCGGCTGTTCTTAGACAAACTCAACGCCCTGAAGAAGCTAAACGTTTTAAAACTATTTTTGACGCTAAAATTTTCTTTTTTGATAATTTTAAGCACATTCAAAATAAGTTTTTTAATTCTATGGAGTTTAAGGATGTCGCTGTTGTAAAAGTAACTGTTAAATATAATGTATCTTTTTGTGATTATACTCAAACTTTTTACTCGGAAACTGAAATTAATTAACAAAAGGAGAATTGATTGTGTTTACTATGCTTAAAAAGAATACAAAGTATATTCCTTCTCGTATCCCTGAAAAGAATTCTAATAATATCAATGACGATAACAACGATGATAGTGATAGCAATGATGTGAATATCTATAAAACTATCGAAAATAAATTGGAAAAATTCGTTGAGGGTAAGGTTGACCCGAAATCTGATTATTATAATGATACCTATAGAGTTGAAAAGTTAAATCGTTCTTCCCATCGTAAAGCTTTTATCGTTAAATATATGTTTACCTATGAAGAAAATGTAGAAGCTGATATTTCTCGTGGCTATAGAACTGTTCATCAAGCTGCTATTGAAGAGGATAACTGGTCTGCTGATAGCGTTGAACAGGCTATCCTTTATACTTATAGGCATTTTGGTAAATCTTATTCGTTTAGAAAGAAATATGGGGATAAAAAGAATTTAAAATTTTTGGGTATTTATGATGTTTATGTGAATCTACATCATTCCTATATCCCTGATTGTTATAGCGGTAGAGAGTCTACTTGGAATACTGAATTTAGAGATGAATTCAATTCCGAAAATAATTCCGAAGATAAGGAGTAATCTATGAACGATTCTTTGAAAAATGATGAATATTACGTTCTTATTCTTTATTATAAGGATTTTTATGAGTATCTTTCTTATGCCGATGTTAATAACGATATTATTAGAACTACCCGTAATTCTGAAAAAGCCATTCGTTTTGATAGCGAAGCCGACGCTAAAATCTTTTTCTTTAATAAGTTTGGTTTCTTTCAACGTTATTACGGAACTACTCTTATTGAGGTAGCTGTTGGTAAAATGGCTGTTAAATATGAATTGGAAATCTGTAAGGATTCTTACATTCATTATCAGATAAAGGAGTGATTTAATTATGGCATCTTTAATTACGGCACCTAAGTTAAAATATATCCCCTCTAAAGTAAAAAGCAATCCCTCTCATAGTCAGAACACAATGCCAATTATTAATAACCCTTCTGCTACTTGCTATGAGCCTTATATTGGTTGTGCTAATAAGCCTACTTTTTCTGTCGAAATTTCTTATTGCTATACAGAGAAAAGTCCTTATACTGAATTTGAAGAAGAAAAATATCATAGTAGAATTATTATTTCTGTTCCTTGTAATTCTCCTAAAGAAGCTGTCGATTATGCAATGAGTACATGGGAAGATAAAGCTAAGACAGAAAAGAATATTGGAGCAATGTTTGATGTTTTTTACGATTTTCGTTTTATTAACGTTGTCAGGGTTTCTGTGCAAATTAAAAATGATTATTGGGAATAAGTAGGAGTGAAAAGAAATGGTTAATTTCATCGCTGGATTTTTTGTGGGTATTATTTTTACAGGTATTATAACTATTATTGCAATTATTGCTTGTTTTCTCGAATAAAATTTAAAAGAGGTAAATTATGTCTAATTTTTTTGTCGGGGCCGGGTCTGCTTGTATTACCCTTTTGCTTATGCTTTTGCTATTGTTGGAATGTGATGATAACAATAAATAAACAATAAAGGAGTGAAATAAAATATGCACTGTTTCCCTTGTTTTATTATAGGCGTTTTTGTTGGGGCTTTTGCCATTTGTGCTGTTTTATGGCTGCTTGATAATTTTTAATATTTTATTGCTTATTTATTAAGCCCTTGACAACTCCTTTCGTTTATGGTATTGTATAAGTACTAAATGAAAGGAGTTGTTTTTATGAAAACAATGATGAAGGTAATTTGCATCTCCGAAAGAACAGGTAGTTTTACTAAAATTTGTCCTATTAAAAAAGGTGAATTTTACCATATTAACAGAGCATCTATCTGGATTGACTGTGATGGAGATGCTTATGGCGAGGTTTATTCTACTAATAATGATTACATTGGTCAGATGCGTTTGAGCCACTTCCAAAGTCTTTAATTTAATTTACTAAGGAGGTTTTAATATGAAACAGTATAGATACGAGGTTCGTGGTTTTTACTTCGAAGAAGGCAATGATATGATGGTGGATTTCGTATATATTACACCTTTTTGTCCTAATTCCTATGCGGCTAAAATGTTCATTCTGGGTAAGCTGAAAGATTATCAGGTTTCCATCGAACATATTACAAGAATTATTTATTGAGTAAAACGAGCTGTATTTAATAAGGAGGTTTAATATGGATAATATTATCAAGAGAAACTATACTACTGTCAATAATTGGGTTAAGACTATGAAAAGTTTGTGCGGATTTAATGCTACTCTCAAGATTAGTGTTTATAATACTCTATCTTTTAAAACAGATGAATGTTGTTTTGAAGTGGTAACAAATATGGAAAATATTACCACTCATTTTGGTGAATATTTTGTTTTCCATGTAAAAACTGATAGATACGGCAAAACAGATGCCCCTTGCCTTAATCTACTGATTTGTAAAAATCATCCTGATGAAAAGTCTTGGACTGAATATAAATAATAGAATGAGGAAAAATTACTATGAAATTTCAACTTTATCGTGCTTTGAATTATAAACCTAATTGTGAGGAAATGCTCGAAAAATATCCTAAGCTTACCAACTATAATTTTAAAGTGGATAAGTTTGGTAATAGCTATGTAACTATTACTTCCATTAAACAGCTAACGCAATTTGTAAAAGATATTGGTCAGGTAATCATTTTGTTCCCTGATAATGACGGTATCGAAATCTATGATGGATATAGAGAGTGAGGAGGATTATCATGAAAAAGGTAACTGGTTGTATTGATGTTCGTGCGTTGGGACATCATGATTTTGAGTTTTATGTCGAAGATGATGCCACTGACGAAGAGATTAAACAGCAAGTAGACAAAGTTTGTGATTATTATATTGACTATAAGGTAGAAGCAGGATACGAAGCCTATACAGAAACTCGCTATCGTAAGAAAGGGAGTCGATATTGATGTACGAACAGTATACTGATAAGCAGATTGTTGAAATGCTTGTACCTAAGCTGATGAAAGCTGAATTGGGATGGAATTGGGATGTTCTTGTTAAATACCCAGAGCGTAATAAAAATATGATTAAAGCCATTGCCACTATCTACCGTTCAGCTTACATTCGTGGTCAGCTTGGTCGAAGCTTTATTATTGGTGAGAAGAAAGCCGAGGCGAAGAAAACTAAAGAACCCGTAAATCCTTTCAAAGTGGGTGATAAAGTAAAATTTCTTGGCCTTAGTGAAGATGAAGCTTTGGTTGGTAGTCAATTCTATCCACCTGTAAATACAGTTGGTGAAGTTGTAGAAGTATTAAGCTCTGAGTTTTGTTTTATTCAATGGCCCAAGGGTGCTATTTATAGTAATGGAGCATTGTCTTGTCCAAATCGTTTCCTCGAAAAAGTAACTGATGAAAAAGTAACCGAACATTGGGTTCCTGCTACCAAAGATAATGTTAAGGTTGGTAATAAGGTTAGGATGATTGATGGTGAGATTCATAACGAAAAACCCCAATGGTTTCCTGCTGTTGGAACAATAGGTATTGTAAGAACCCTTTATTATATTAATTGTGAGGTTCAATGGCCTAAAGGTACAACCAGTTGGAAGGATAAATGGTGGTGTAGCTACGACCTTCTTGAAGTATTACTATTTGAGGGATAAATATGAATTGTTTTATTAATGTTTTTTTAGTGGTTGGTATTGTTCTTCTTGTTATCGTAATTATTATTTGGTTGATTCAAGGTTTTTTTATTGTAAAGGAATCTTTGAATGATGAAGAGAATGATTTTGCTTGTGCTTTAAGAAAATATAAAAATAAAAGGAAACATAAAGATAAATAGCTTTTTATATAGCTACACTAAAGCTTGACCTCGTATACTCGGTCTCGCTAAATGGCAACAACACCTGTGTTGTTGAAGTTTCGCTACGCTTTTTCTCTTGTGTTATTATTAAAACTTTTTAAAATAAGATAGATTTAGATGTTGTTATATATCTGTCTTAAAGGAGAATTTATATTGATGTGTTGATATAGATATATAATCTTCTTTCATTAGGGTGACTGTAACATAAATTGTTCGCTTACGCTCCAATTTATTAACAGTCACATCTAACTATACGCACATAAATTTTATCAAATTTCTGATGCGCACATACAAATACAAAATTTCATTAAACTCTTGACAATCATTAAAAAATAAAGTATTATGTTAGTGAATACAAGGGAGCAGTGGAATTTTATGAACTGCGCTCGACTGTAAGTTTGCAAGCAAACTTATCGCCTCGCTTGCCCACGGGTAAAATTCCTTTTTTAATCTTCTTCGTTCCTCAGAAGCTTAAAAACGTGTTCTTTTTGTCTTTATATTATATAATGAGGTATGTTGCTATGGATTTTAATAAGTTTCAACAGTGGTGTCAAAATAAAGGCTTTGTCGTTAAACTTCCTTCTGGTTACTCTAAGTTAATTAACCTTGAGGTTTCTTCTTTTGAATCTTTTAAGGGTATCTTTAATTTGTGTATGATGTTCTTCTATGAGGAACTATATAAACAGAGAGAAGAGGAAAAAGAAGATGGATTAAGAAAATTTCTTGAAAAATATAAAGATTCTCCTACTCTCCTTTATCCTGATGGCGATTATAGTAGTCCTTATATTTATTGTAAGAAGGATGGAGAGAGTTATGTTGAGAAAATTAAGGATGCAGATGTAAATAAAAATAAAAGTCTTTGGGATATTGATGTTAAATATTCTGATGAAGATATTGAAAAAGCATTTAATTATCTCTTGACACCTATACCTTATGAGGAGGGTATGGTGCCTATGGATAAACTGCTGAATTATTTGGAATCACACGATGATGAAAGCAAAAAGAATTCAAATTCTAAGTGGTGTGACTTGGGAAAAGATTATAAGAACTGTGACTATGAAAACTCTGAACTTAAACCTTCATCTGATGATGAAGAGAATTATGATAGTGAGGATTGAGTAAATGAAAGATTCTTTTTATAAAACCAGTACCATTTTAAAGTGTTTGGGTAGATTGGCTGAAAGTCCTGTTTTCGATGACTTGATTTTTATTAGTAACTTGTCTGAGGAGGAATGGAATGAGTTTGAGGAAGAATTGAATGAGTTTGAAGCTGAATTAAAAATGACTATTGACAAGTTTCTTAGTAAGAAAGAAATTTAGTAAGGAGGTAACTGTGATTAATGTCACAGAAGTATCTATGAATTTTAAACAGAAACTTTTAAATAAAATTAACCTTTCTTCTTTTTAGAGAATCGAAGGAGATATTGATAAACATAACTTGATTGTATTCGGTCTGGGTGTCGGAATCGGTGTAACTTCTTTCCTTTTTGGACGTAAATATTTCTTGAGTAAAAAAGAGGAATCTTTACTCAATGATGATTCTGTCGATGTTAAGGATTACCTTGAGTGGAAAGAGAATCATAAGAGTTGTCATAATTACGAAAATTCCAAACTTAAACCTTTTGTTGATAGGGTTGCTGATAAATATGACAGCGAGGATTGAATAAAAGTAGAATAAAAATAGAATGAAAAATAGAATGAAAAATAGACGATTTTTTAGTTAAATCTTATTTTAGACTGAAAATGATAGGAAAAAATAACTGAACTGGTTGATAAACTTTGAAGGGGAATTATTGATAGACTCTCCATGAGACCTCTTTATCACCTTTTCTTAATCTGGTTACTTTTTAGGGAGAAGAGAGGGCAGAATTAACAAAAATTTTTCATTTTAGAAACTTTTTTAAAATTTTCACTTTTTTACAAAAAATAAGCCCATCTCATAGTTTTTCTTGAAACAGGCAGAAATTTGTTTAAGTGAGATGGATGGAGTTCTTGAAGAAATGGAGCGCAAGCGAACATTTATTCTTAGAACTCCCATATAAAGTAAAATTATATTATAAGGTAGGTAAAATTATGTATAGTAGTAGAAAGTTAAACAAAATTGCATTGACAAAGCAGAGAACATTTCCTTCTCTCAAGTGTATTAAGTCACCCACGCATAAGATTAAGGACACAGAACTCAACGTAGAGAAAGATGTACCCTCTCTTGAAGTAGGTAAAGAATATGAAATTAAGAGGACAGAGCTTAAGGAATCAAATCATGACTTGTATCTTGTAGTAGGTTCGATTGATGGATTGCTCTTTATGAATGAGGAAGAAATCAAGTCTCACTTTGATGTATCTGTTTTAAATTCGTTGGGTTTAAAGGTATGGGACGCACCGTTTTTCAAGACGGGTATGCAGATTGAGGAAAAGGAAGAGAAGAAGGATTTAAAAGATGTAAGGAATTTGGGGTAAAAATCGAAAAAAATCTGGGTGAAAAAATTTTGGCATATCATTTTTACCGTTTTTTACCCGTAATTTATTGGGTTTAATGAAAAAAGGTGGTAGTCTTATCTTCCTATATATAGAATAATATCTATAAGGGAAGATTGGGCTACCACCATGAACGACAAAAGCCAATAATTTACGGGTTTGAAACATAATTTTTTATATGCCAAAAAAAGTTGACTCAGATTTTTAAAAATACAAAGGCTAATATTAGATAGGAATTTATTAAGGATAATAAGATTTGCTTATCATATCTTTTCCATTCTCAGCCTTGTTTAAACTTTTTTTAAATAGATTTAGCCATAATTGAGGGCATTTAGATAAATCATCTAAAGAATCAAGATAATTAAAGAAACGTTCTACGTCTACCTGAATAAGTTCTTTATTAAGTTTTTCGTACATAAACAAATCATATTGTTTATTTAATTCATCTTGATGTTTATCTTTATCTAAAGAATAAATAGTTTCTCCTGATTTTTTAATAAATTTATTACGAGTAATGACAGTAGAATTTTTCTTCTGTCTTTCTTTTTTTAATTCTAAGATTTTCTTTTGATTAACTTTATTATTTTCAAGCAAAGAATTTTTTAATTTGTTTATATCTAAAAATTGATTAATTTGTTCTTTATATTTTTCCTTTTTGTTTTCAAGAAGAATAGAGCCATCAAAAATTTCGCAAGCTTGATAAACAAATAAGACTTTCATACGTTGGAATAAAATAGGAAGCAATCTATCTTGTAAGTCTTGAACTCTATTAGCTAATTTTACCTAAAAGAAATCTTCATATCCCATAGAATGAATTACTTCGTTTTGAAGTTTAGAATATAGGTTAATCTCTTCTGGCACTAAAGCACGTTCTTTATATTGGACTAACAATGGATTGTCATTCTTAATTCTTAAATAAAAACATCCATTTGCTTGATAAATATCTGATAAATCTGCATCTATTGGAATTTTACTCATATCAACAAATCCACCTATAAAGGTTTCACGGTTAATGGCTAATTTATTATTGTTTACTTCTTTTAAAAGAGATTCAATAAGATAATTATTATTTTCTGAAACGTGCAAATTGTAATCGTTAACTATATGGTAAGTTCTTGGAGTAATGGTATTATCTGAATCAGATTCCCAATTTTCTTTTATTTCTTTCTTAGGCAATTTTGCAAATTCATATTTAGAATCCTAAAGATTCATTGTATAGTTTTCTAAAACTTCTCCATAAGAAACTTTATCTCTTTGAAATTTCTTAAATTCTTCATTACAAAAACATAATGCTGTAGCTAAATCTGCTTTAGTAATATAACAAATAGCCCCATCAGAGAATTTGTTGTACAGAGCTAAAAAAGCATAAAAGCTATAAATTGTAGCTTCTGAACTCAAATATTTTAACATATTAAAATAATATTCATCTTCTGAATATACCTGAATACCAGTGAAAGCCCCTTTCTAAGTTTTCCATTTAAAACAAAGTTTCCAATATTTTAATTGTTTTTTCTTTTTTGTTGGGCTCTTAAGTTTATCATAGTTCGGCTCTTCAAGAATCTAACACATGGTTTTATAATCAGGAACTGATTTTTTATCAGACAATCCTTCCACAACCTTGTCATAAAGGCTTTTAACATCTTTTTTTCGTGCCATAATTCCTCCCTTCATAATATAATAGTTAAGTTAAGAGAACAGTTAATATAAATGTCAACTACGTTTTGTCTACATTTCATTTTATTAATTCTAAGAAGCGTAAATACAAATAGGCATAATATCTCAGCCTATTTCAATTTCTAATATGATTATATCATATTATTTTTCATTTGTCAAGACCTTTTTATAAAAAACTTTAAAAATATTTAGAAACAAAAGTAACAAATTGGTAACAGAAAATTTCACAAAACCCTTGACTTTCTCCTTCTCTTGTGATATTATAATACTATCCTCTTAAGAGGTTGTTACATTGAGAGCCGTGTGTCAAAGCGCACATATTATTATGTGTGTTAGGTAGGGCACTAAGTATGTGTTCTTCCGAAAATATGAGACAGAAACCTAAGTATATTTAATATTGGTTTCTGTAGTAAAAAGATAGGAGATACAAATGAAAAACCAAACTAACACCACAACTGAATATAGACACTCGAACCTGAACTCAAACAAATATTACAAGCGTTTTCTTCTTAAAGCCGTGAGCATGATTGCTATTCCTATTATGACCGTAAGTATACTCCCTAATTTTGCGCTTGCGGATGATATGAATACGGCGAATACAACGAATGAAAACGTGAACTACAGCAATTTAATCGACACCCAAAACCTGAGCCAGACAGCACAGGACACTGATTCTACTCACACCATCTCCGTTAACCTGAGTACAATCGAAATGGAGAATCCTTATCAAAGCGTAAGCCTGAATGAATCAGATTTAATTCCTGAGCCTACTAATGATGTAACTATTTACAACATTGAAGCGGAAAGCGTTCAGCACAATAACGATTCCAGTGCTGAAATTAAGAATGATTCTCAAATTGAAACTGAGACTAAAACAGAATCTCAGCCTACTTCTACTTACCGCTACGCTAATCTGGTCTCAATTACAAATGACGAGCGATATTTAGCTTACTGCATTATCGCAGGAGAAGTTGGGCCTTGTTCCTATAAAGATAAACTTTATGTGGCGCAATGTCTTTACAATGCTAAAGTAAGATGTAAACTTACTGCTGGCGACCATAAAGGACATTCTCTTTTTGATATTCGTTCTGAATACGGATATGCTGGATATACAGACTTTAATGCTTTTAAACAAGAATGTATTAATAGTGGTGTAACTTACTACGAAGATATTATTAAAGCTGTTAACGAAGTTTTTGACAATTTCAATATGCCTTCAGATGAATTCGTTCTTTATTTTTACAATCCTAAAAAGTGTAAAAGCGGATTCCATGAATCACAAAAGTTTATTGAACAGACTTCTGCTCATAAATATTTTGCTTTAGTCGATGATAAACTTCCCCAGCTATAAAAAATAGAAAAACCTTTTGCGTAAACACTAAGTAAACTCGTGATAGATTTAATTAAAACATAAGCAATAAATTTAATCACAAAATAATAAAATAAAAGTCCACAAAAATATAAAATAAATAAGAAATAAATATTAAAAAAATAAAAACAAATAAACATAATAATATTTATTCTTGTTTATCTTTTGCTTAAGTGTTGCGTAACTACACACAGCTTGAAATGTAACTGATTGTAAACCACAAATCTGACTGAATGTAATTTGTGAAAAGAGGTTGACATAATATGCCAAGAGGTAGACCGAGAAAGAATCCTCTCCCAGTAGAAATAAATGATAACGTAGTGGGAGAAAACCAAAACCCAAATGAGACGGTCACTGTAAACAAGAAATCTCCCCCGGTAAATGTAAATCAAATCTGTATGGCCTGTGGTACAGTAATCTCAGATACGCCCAATAAACTTGACCTTGCAATGTGGCTGGATACTGCCCCCTATAGGTTTAACACAAAGCTAAATGATAAAGGAAGAATTATCCTTTGTCATAAATGTGAAAATCATCTCATTGAAGCTATTGATAAAGAATTGAAGACTATGGGATGCAAACAGAAGTTTGAATCAGAGCCTGAAACTGCCATGGCTGAATATCCTAAATTGAATCCTGATGCCTTTCAAACTTTTATTGAGAAAAACAGAGAATAGAAAGAACAGAAAGATTAACTCCTAAGTATTACGCTTGGGAGTTTCTTTTATTTTTCTCTAATAATATTATTAACCTCTTGACTTCCTAACTATAATCTGGTATACTTATATTATCAAAGGAAGCCAAAACAATTCTTTGAATAACATTGGAGGTTTTAAAATGAACGAAAACGAGAAGCTGAACGAAATGGAACTGGATACTGAGCTCGAAGACACCGAACTTGAGGATACTGAGGACACCGAAACCGAAGATGGAAATACCAAGGTAATGACTCCCATGAAGGCTATTCGTGCAAAGTGTCTGGATTGCTGTGGGGGACAGTATTCCGAGGTAAAGATGTGTCCTTGCACTAATTGTCCTTTGTATGATTTCAGACTGGGTAAGAACCCCAATCGTAAGCCGAGAAACCTGACTGATGAACAGAGAGAAGCTTTGAGAGAACGTGCGAGAAAGGCTCAGGCGGCAAGAAAGAAGAAATAAAAAGGTAAGAGAAGAAGTAAAAGAGAACAACTGAATTATTAACTGATTTTTTCCTTGAGTTATTATTAATCAGGTTTCACAAAAATTTACTGGCAAGAGTATACTGGTAAGCCGGGTGAAACAAAAATGATTAATAATAACTCAAGGATTTTTTATTCGATGGGAGAATTGTTGGCGGTTATCCCTGAAAAAAGTTTATCGGTGAACGTAGGCATTAACGTAGTGGGCGATAGGAGAAAACACCTGTCAAGGGCGGGTGAAAGTGAGCGAATAGCGAACGGGGTCATGAATTAACATGGTATAGTATCCCCTCCGAACCCGGCGGACACAAAAGACCCCTGCACTTATGCAAGGTTGAAAACACTGGCGTTTCGTGTTTTCAAAAAACCGTGATTTGTGCGGCTTTGCCGCGGAGAAAAATATCTCCCCTGTTTGGATGGAAAAATTCCCCCGAATGGAAGGGAAATATTTCCGTGCTAAACTAACCCACCCACCCTACCAATAGAAAAACGAGAGGAACTAAGACTTAATCCCGTCTATGAAACTTAGGCTTATCGGGATTTTTATCTCTGTAAGTATTCATCTCACAGTTCACCTCCTTTCTTGTTTGTTTAACAAGCGTTTTAGATTGTCTGTATAAACATCGACATTCTCTAAGAAAATCGAGCTTATCTCCAATCCGTTTTCGTTTCTTCGGAATTTGTTCTTCTGGTTCTGGAGAATCTTGAGAAGAATCAGGTGGAGAAGTTTCCCTCTCCACCTTAATCCCTTGCAATTCCTGATACCAAGATTCGTTATCTAAATATAGATACTTACCTCGTTTCAGTTTTCGCAATCGTTCAATCTTCTCTTGTTCTTGCTTTTCTTTCTCTTTGTCTTCCTTATCCCACTTCCAACCTTTAATAAAAAGGTCAAGCCAAATAAGAAAAAGACAAAAAGCTACGACTCTAACGGGAGGAATATCCCAAAATAGAAACGTAAGAAAGATATAAATTGCTATACCTATAAAATCACACCCTTTCTAATTTTTATATTACTTCATATATTTCCAGCTATCCTCCTCTCTAATGCGTTCAACGTTTTCAATCAAACTGGCGCTGTAAGCATTATCGTAATCAATGATTGCCAAATTCTGCTCATAATAGATAGAATTAGCAAAGATTTCCTCACCAGTTGTAAGAGTAATTTTAACCATATTTATTCTCCTTTCTTAGCGCATACGGGTTTCTTTTTTAAGGACTGCGAAGTTCATAATGTAACAAAACACAGACTCATCGAAATCCTTTTCAGCCTGAATGGAAACTGAATCAGGGTCTTTCAACTGAGAAAGGACAGCATCCACTTCATCCCATTTGTAAAAATATCGTTCATCTCCTTCACGAAGACGAGAGCGAGTTGTATTGAAATGAGAGATAGCTTCAAGAATCAAAGAATTAGAAACCTCGGTCAGCAATTCGTTATCGGACTCGTGCACCTTTTCCAATTTTTTAGACATAATAAAACTCCTTTCTAAATTAACAAATGTGGAGACGTGGGAAGAGAGGTTTTACCCTCTCCTCCCGTTCGGCTTACTTCACAGATTTTCCTATCAACAGAAGGACAATGAAAACCATATTGAAGCAAAAGAGGTATCCTTCGAACGTCATCCACCAACCACCTCCTTTCATTGCAAGCCTTGAGAATATCATATCACTCCTTTCTTTGAATGTCAAGGCTTACTGGTAATTAACCAGAATTTTCTGATTCTTCTTGGTATCTAAATTTTCCAAAATATTTTTGCTCTCCCTCTTTTCTGGCAGCAATGGCTTCTTCAACTGTATCATAAGTACCAAGCCAATGGTATTTTTTATTAGCCGTTATTTCCGCAAACCAACGCCCACTTTTAGCTTGTCTTACTCCAACAGTAGGAACAAATTTTTTGTTGAGAACATTTTCTCCTTGAGTACAAAGGCGTAAATTCTTTTTTCGATTATCTAATGGATTGTGATATATATGGTCTACAACCTCCCCTTCTTTTGCGTTCATAACTAAACGATGAAGACCTATACTTTTCCCATTTATGTCTCCATAAACATATCCTCCTCCATTTTGAATGTACCAGCATATATCTTTTATTTTGTCGTAATCTTCCAAATCAAAATAAAATTCTATATCGCTATTGTTAATTTTTCCTACTCCATATTCTCCTGATAAATCATATTGATTATATTTCTTTTGAGCTTCTTTTCTTCTTTGAGTAGCATAACATCCACAAGAAATAATCTTATTGCCTGTTAGATGACTTCCTCTTATAGATTTAATATTACCGCATTTGCATTTACAAATCCAGTAACCTCTCCTTTCAGAATCTTCTTTTAATACGGTTAACCAACCAAAGACCTTTCCTTCTAATTCTAATTTTTTAGGCATATTATTTCCTCCTTATAAATTAATGCTGCTTAAAGACAACAGCTTTCATTTTTTTATTAAAGCATTTTTGACACATACCACAGGTAATGTTTTTATCTTTCTGATTGGGGCAAGTCTGATAATGTTCAGGAAATTCAGGATTCAAAGAACTGTCTTTGAAATTTACATAAGCAACACCGAGTCCATAGGGATTAGGTACTTTCCAATTCTTATCCCAAGCAGAATATAGAATGTTTAAATTGTCAGGGAGTTTGCCATCATGGTCATCCAGCCATTTGTTCATCTGTTCATACTTTTTAGTAAAAGACATGAACTTAATATTAGGAAACATTTTTGCGGTTTCAACCATTCCAGTAATAAAGGCATAATCGGGAATTTCACCACAATCCATATATCTAAACAAAGGTAGAGGGCGGTGCTTAATAACAAACCGCACCTGAGTCCAGAAATCTTCCGGGTCATTAGTATACAGGCGCAAATTACGATAATAAGCAGAAAGTACATTACACATCCTTTGAGTACCGTGGAGGCAATAACATTTTCCGCTCTGTTTGCAAGGGGCATCATCCCTACAAGTACAAACAGGGAAAGCCAAATCGTTGCAGCAAGAGCCCGTTTTAGAATTCTTACAAGAAATGTGAACCTCATTGGACTTCATAGATAGATGCTCGATGTACTCCTCACGAGACATAGTGAATTCCTTCTTCTGAGCGTTCTTCTTAGACATAATAGTTACTTCCTTTCAAAAAAATAAATTTAATTTGATAAAACTGTTTCAAGCTTCAATCTTGGGAACAACTTTGTCAAGCATAATCCGAAAAGGACTGACATAACCATGAGCTTTGTGATTACGACCACGAAAATAAACATTCAAAATGTTATATCCCGTATCAGTAAGCTGAACCAGAATGGAAACATACTCAGCGGGCTTTTCATCAAGCACGTCAGCCTTGGGAGCCTTGTACTCGACAATGTATTTACGCTCAATGTTTGCAGGAGGGGCATAAATAGTCAAATGAACATCATAACAATCAAGCTCCTTAAAATAGGTGTAAGACAGATTGATAGACTTGTTGGTAGACATAATTAAATCCTTTCTGCCATCGTAACCTCCGTGGCGGGAATTGATATAAACTTTATATATTATTTAATGAACTTCTCATTACCAGCAAAAGTGATAACGCCCTTGCGAATCACCTGATATTGAGAGAATAGATAGCTTTCAATGGGGCGATTCCACTGCCAGCAATCCTTTTTAGTTTCTCTACCGATGTGAGACTTGTCACCTTCATAAACTGTAGTGAACAATCTTTTGTTTGCATAACTAAATGCAAGAGATTTAAGAATTGCATCTACTCCTTTCACTCCAGCCCACCACGGGATAACGTTTAATACATTGGAACAAATGATTGCAACAACACCTCCCCCATTAATTTTAGAAAGCTGTTCGATTTCAAGCATGAAATCAATCTTGTTCCAATAAGGGTCATACCCAAGATAGTAAAAACCCTGTCTGTTCACGAAATCCTGAATATGGTCGGTATATCGACCACAACCATAATCGAGAACAATTCCCAGTGGATTCAGGCCATTGTGTTCCTTATACCATTGAGACATGAGAGCATCCCAATCAATCTTGTTGTAGACAGCAGGGAGCTTGGAAGAATTGATAGAAGTGTTTTTAGAGGTAATCACCTGAGCGTCAGTTCCCAAAGTAGTCATAATTAAATCTCCTTTTTAAATAATGTTTACATAATACCAACCAGTATAGCGGTCTTCACAACCCTTATCTTCTTTCGGGTCATAATAACCAGTAGTAATTTCAACTGATTGTGAATTATGGATTTGATAGAGTTGATAAAGTAAATCAGCAATGGTATTTGCTCCATCTTGAGTTCGACAAAGAATTTCATCGCCATCAGACCAAACTTCTTCATCGGAATAATCTCTCAGATTATCAGTGAAGATTTTAAACCAGTTTAATTTCACATTGCTTTCCATATTATTCTCCTTTAAACGTCAATGATAATGGTTTCAACAACAACGAGGAAATCTCCTACAATAGTAAAACCGTAGGAAGAATATCTCAAACCGGGAATGGGTTCACAAGGGATAGGGTCATCGTGATACCCAAGTTCAACAAGATATTCAGTTTCCTTTTCGGGATTATGAGATTCGGACACCTCTTTTGCTTCCTCGTATTCATCCTGAGTTTCGAACGCATAAATATGGAGCTGAGTAGCGGAATCTGCGTAATCGTCAAAAGAGTTGAACAGGGTAGAAGTGATGTGTTTCATAATAAATCTCCTTTCAAATTAAACCAAGTTAATAGCTTTTAAATTTTTGGAACCGCAATTAGGACAGTAATACCGTCCATTTTTATTCCCATCTGCAATATATCGAAAAGATTGAGACATTCGCTGTCTGGGACATTCCCATCCACAATCACAAACGATTTTATATTTATACTTTGCCATCATAATCTTCTGATATTCGGGGGTAATTTCGCTTTTTTGAACAGTACGGTTAATATCAAAAGGAGTACGATTAGTAATGTCAATTGCCCTGCTTTTCCAAAGACCTGTATGGCTCCAACCATCCCGACCATTGTATTCAACGCAATGTAGACACTCATGAAGAATTGTAGAGTGGAAGCCAACCGGAGTCGTTGCATTTAAGAATTCTTTACTAAACTCAATAGAGTATTTATAAACTCCGCCGACTCTTCTCCGGGAAGCTCGTCCAACAGTTTTGCTGGAACCCTTCATCCAAGAGACGGGAATTTTCTTAGCGACCATAGATTTATCAAAAGGCCACATTTGGTCAAACCAGACGCAAATTTCATCTACCTCCTTCTGAATATCCTGAATAGTCATGGTTTTGGTATCAGTCCGGGACAAAGAGGGACAAAAATTCTTATAATCGAAAGCAACAATCGCAGAGTAGGTCATAACAAAATCTCCTTTAAATATTTTATTCCCCGTATAGCCGATAGGACAGCTTTGTTGTTTATTCTTCTTTCAAATCTTTGCGAGAAATGGCTTTGAGGACATAATCATCTGTGCAGTCCTCAGACAGTTCGTTTTTCCAAAGATGACAGTTGAGTTTTCCATCTTCTTCCTGACAATGGAATAAATCCTGTTCAGGCTCAACAATGCCATCATGAGAATCACGCTGGAAAGAAACGAACACTTCATTGTACCCTTCTTCGACTCCAGCGTTGATGATAAAACGACCAATAGGGGTATCAACGAAAGCAGAAGTGAAACCGTCAGTCGTGCTCAAACCAATTTTGTTGTACTGTTTCATAATATAAATCTCCTTTAATAAAAATAATTTTCAAAAAGTCTTGACAACATGGATAAGGTATGTTATACTACAGTCAAGAAGTAAGAGTCCTATACCTCTTACGACTCGAATTCAGAGAATAGGCGGCAATAACTCTCTCTGTAGTTATCTTTAAGTATTACACTTAAATCTCAATCATTCCTGCCAGAATGAAAGTAGAAGCATAAAGGAGAGAGTCCTACACCTCTCTCCTGTCAACATTCATTTCAACGTGTTATCTCATAAAGAGACTATTTAGCAATACAGCTACCAAATAAACATTGAAGAAGTAGTTTATCTACTTAATCTAAGTCATGGCTTTCACCACCTTTCTTCCTTAGACAAGGGGAATCTATATAAACAGTTTGTAGGAACTGGGATTTTTAAAGAGCGAGTAAGCTTGTGGACTTACTCGCTCTTTTCTTTTTACCAACCATAGACATTCTTGATACGCTTACCAAGAGAACGGATATATCTGGTAATATCCTTTGCGGTTGCTATGCCTTGATAAATTTTCCAGCAAAGATTATCAAGCTGGTCAGAAGTAGTTTCAGGCTTTACTTCTCGATAAAGCAAGAAGTTTGTACCATCATGATGGCTTTGTCTGGAACGCAAATTGTTATGAGAATCAACCCACCATTCTCCATATTCACAATCAGCATCAAACGAAAGACAAGCTCTGATATTCTTTTCATCCTTGAGCTTGTACCCCATCCTTCTACCGTTCCACAAGCCCAAATCAGCGATGGCAATGATACGTCCCTCAGTGGGGATGTTGAGGTTTAACTGTTCATCGTGGAAGTATTCGTTGTTAATTTCCCACATTTCTTCTTCAAATTTTTCCTTGTCCCAATCGGAATAATCAATTCCATTATAGAAGCAGTTTTCAGTAATTTCATCGACCCAATCATCAAGGTTCAGATTGTAGTTGCTCCAAATGATGTGCTTGTTAGTATTTTTCTTAGACATAAATATACTTCCTTTCTAAAATAAAAATGATATTTTATGTGGACTTAAAATGTTTCTTTGAGCCACTCTCTCCTTAAATAAGGGATATTAGTCACAGGAAGTTCAAATCCTTTGATTGTATTTGCTTTTAACAAATCTTCCTGAAAGATTTTTGACTTAGGGTCACAAAGCAAATCAGAGAAACGGTAAAAATCATGACGCAACATTGGAGTATCATCTGGTATATCAAAAATACCAATCATTCTCTCCGGGTCACGGAACCAAGTAGCTCCCGAAGGTGAACCAATGTTTTTCCATCTTGTATAAATACAAGAAGAATCCCAATAGTCCCAACCAGAGTAACCAAACACTAAAGATTCAACTTGCGTATGATTAATCTCATTGAATTTTTTCAGGAGATAATCATACGCTTCTTTACTACTTCCCGTTAAGGAATACATTCCTGCCCAATTCGGGATATAGGTTTCAATATTGCGGTCTATCATATCGGCAAGCACCTGAGAGTTCTGAAAAGTGTAAAACAACATAATTAATCCTCCAATCCATAAAAACGGTCAACAGCTTTCTGCTCCCGATAACCTTCTTCGAGGGTCTTGAGAGTGTTTGCACATTCCCAAGATTCAAAAATATTCCCGCAGTCTTCGCAATACAGCTCTCCATGAGCGGGAATAAGATGACTTCCACATACGGGGCACAGATAATCTTTGCTATACATATTTATTCTCCTTTCTTAGTGTTTATCCCATTTTCCATGCTTCTTGTAAATACGCTTAGGAATATTTTCATAGTTGGCTTCATACAAAGCCTTGTCTTCATCCATAATAACCATTTCTCTCACATAATAACCTCCTTCTCCATAATGCTTCTTCGCTTCGAGATACACATTAATGGTATCATCAATGTCATCATCGTACCAACCTCCCTCCAAATCCCACAGAACATCTTCCTCGGTATCTCCATCAGGAATACCTAACGCCAAAGTGTAATCGTAATAGCTTTCATCGTTTGCGAGACAGGCCAACAGCCACTCACGATACAGGATAGCTCTCTTCTCAGCAATGGTCTTCTTCTTCATAATTTGTTCCTCCTTAAAATTGTTGGCTTATATTTAAATGGTGATTTTGCGATAATCACCGGGCTTACGAGTGGTTTCCCAATCCTTCCAATCATCACGAGAAGGACAAAGAATATAGAACCAAGTAGTTCCCATCTCAGAGTACAGAGACTTGTCGGGAAGAATACGTTCATCTATATACATGAAATTAGAATTCATGTAGTCATAGAGATACCCCTCAGAAGAGATACAGATGACATTATCATCAGGGGCGTATTCACAATAGTCAATAGGGTAAATATTTTCCTCAAGAACCCAATTAGATTCATACTCCTCAGTTTCAGGATTCCAACGTCCAACAGTTTTGTAACGCTTGCCATTGAAATAAATAGCAACGTCATCGCTAACTTCCAATTCGTCCATCCGATGGCGAATTTGATTAACGATGTTTTCGATGTCCTGCTTGGTGTGAGTATACTTTTTCTTAGCCATAATTATACTTCCTTTCTTAATTAAAGTCAATTGTGAATAGGTACAAATAAAGAGAAACTGGAAATTACTTCCCAGCAATCTCGTCATAATTTTCTCGGACAGAACGAATTCGGCCCTCTTCAATGATGATTCTGCGCTCAATTTCTCTCATAAGAGCGGAACGGAAAAGGTTATAAATATTATAATCATCCCACTTAACGAGCCAACCATCTTTATCTTCGCCCCAACGGGGAGCATAATACTTTTCATCAGGGTTTAAGCAACAAGTATCTGCGACACCTCCTTCTACCGAGCAATTAAGGAAATAACCTTTATCTTTACCAGCGGAGCTATAAGAAATCCACATTCGGCAACGCTTACCAGTATCATCTCTATGAAAAGAAATATTCAGGAAAGTATTAATCGTGCCCCTCACATTGAAACTTGCAGCCGTCTCACCCAACCCAAGAAGCTGATTGCAGATTTCAGCCCATTTAGCAGCGCCGATGGCTTTGATACGAGGAAGATAGAATTCCTCTGTACGCTCACGAGCAGCTTTAGTATCGTTCATCTTTTTAATGAGCTCCATCATTTCGGTGTCCTCGCTTTCATTGCAAGAAACGGTGACGGTCATGTTCTCATAAGTCTTAGTAGTCATATTCTACTCCTTTTCTCCCCGTATAGCCGATAGGACAGCTTTATTGTTTTAGTTACGAATGGATTGATTATGTTCAATCAGTCACGAGGACTGACACGAACCTTGAGTTCAGCTTTCTTTGCGTACTCACAAATAGCAGCAAATTCATCTTTAGAGATAGAACGATTGGATGCTCCACGAGCCTGAACAATTGCCTTATCACAAATCTCAATGGTAACAAGAGACTTAGCAGGAGTTTTCTGATAACGCAGGAAGATAATCTTAGAAGAACCGTTCAGGATACGGCTGATGTAAGAACTTACACAATGATTAAGAGTATAACCTTCCTGTTTAACATCCTCAGCACAAGAGGGATTGGTAATAATATAATTACCATCTTTGGTCTTGTAATTCTTAAAATCTTCATAGCTCTTCTTAAAGAGTTCTTCCTGTTCTTCAGTCAACTTAATCTTATAGTTACGAGCGAGGATGTCATGAGTTTGCTTAAGATAGCTGCTATAAAGAGTGGGCTTAATATCCATGGTTTCACACATGGACAAATAATCCTTAAGTTCCTTAATGAAATCAGAAAGACTCTGGAAGCCCTGATTGCAACTTTCTTCGCAGACGTAATCCATGAACTTGCCAAAGCTGTAATACTTATAAAAGTTTACAGCAGAGCAACCCCAAATCTGTCTCATATAACCGTCTAAACAGATATAAATGGGATTTTCACCATTCATGTTTACCTGATTGAAACGACATTCTTCTTCCCAATAGCGGGATTTTTCCAGAATATCAACCCATTCAGAATTAGTGTAATGGAAATAATCTTCCAACTTCAATTCCTTGTTGTATGTTGTTTTAAGATTATACTTGATTTTACTTTTGATTTTAATAAAATCACTCAAATATCCCTTTTCGACAATGGAATCATATTCAGCCTTGGGCAGTTCCAAAATCTTATAGATGGGTTCAGCCTTATCGACTTTCATATCCAAAAGCTGCTTCATACAATCTTCGGGAGCGGTTCTCAAAATGATTTCAGTAGATTTGTTATTTTCAAGTTTGCCACAAAAATCTCTAAAGGTGATAGGAGTTTTGAAATCAGGCAAGTCGTACATTTTCTGAATGAATTCAGTGGCACTTTGAGTCAAATCGTATCTTGGAATATGAACTCCATTATCAGATACGATAGGAGCGCTGTAGTCCATGATAGGAGCTACATATTCGTACAACATTTTGAAAGAACATCTGCTGTTATTGGTACTAATTTTATAGCTATACTTACGAATGATTGCAGAACCAAGAGGGAAGCAATAGCCAACAAGAATAGTAAATTCACCCGCCTTTCTACCAACTGTTATAAAGTGAGTAATACCATCAATAGAATTTTCGTCAACGGGAGCACCACTAAGAATATCAAAACGACAATCCTGAGCACGTCCACGCTCAGGCTCATAAGAGAGAATAAATGTACCCTCAATAGGAGTAAACTTGTCATTGTAACGCAGAGTATACAGACGAGAAAGTTCCTCTTTTTTCATGTCAATCTGTTCATTCAAGGATTTAATCTCCTTGTTAACTTTATTCATCTTTTCATCAGCAACATAAGAACCGAAGAAATCCTCATAATTGTGGTCGGCAGTCTTGTAGAACTCGGCAATGTAATTAGTAGACATAATTCAAATCTCCTTTAATGTTTTATAGATATTGTGTTGATAGGGACTTTATATAAAGGGGAGGTTTCCCTCCCCGAATATTAGATAAGCTCACCAGTGTAGTTGTAAAGCTTACCATCAACCTTTTCACGAAGCTCATGGAATTCACGAGACTTCAGAACGCCGAGGATTTTCTCTTTGTGTTCAGGCTGGTTACGATAATAATCACCATTGTAACTCCAATGACGCTTATAGATTTGCATAGAATCCTTTTCCTTAAGCGCTTTGACAGGAGTATAAAGGGAAACGGTAACATCTTCTCCCTTATTGTTTTTGTAAGTAAGCTTGATATAAATCTCAGTATTCGGGCTATAAGAGGGAACATAAGACTCAAACTTGTAATCTTTCAAATAAGGATAATCACGAAGGAGGGCTTCCTTATAGACTTTGGCAAGATTACCCACATTCTGATATTTATAAGGGACACGATAACCAACAGCAGGAAGATAAACAGTGCGATGGAAATCGGTATTACCCTGATATTCCTCAAAGCTATGGCAACGGTCAATGCACTCACGTTCATAATTCTTCTCCCAATAACCATCAGGAATGACACGTTCTTGAGGGATATAGTGGATAGCACAAATATCTCCAATAGAGAGATTTTCCAACACCCATTCAAGAGTAGATTTAGAGAAATACTCCTCCCAAAGGTTCCATTCCCGAATATAACGACCAGCTTCCTCCCAAGTGACACCCTTTTCATTGGTACGAACAGGGGACTCATAGGCATCAACGATAAGGTTACGAGAATTAACAGACTTACGCATAATAAATACTTCCTTTCTTAAATACAAATATGTTTGATAGGTGGACAATTAAATGGATAAAATGTGAGTTTTATTAGCGGTCTTTTTTCACACTAAGCTCCTTTCAAACATCTATAGTGAAATTAGCTACGCAGAACCCATATTCTTCTTCGAGCCTTTCACAAATAGAATCTGCCATGTCTCTTAAAAAACTGGTGCAAAGGTCATCATACTCAAGGTCAACCTCTTTAGGAAGCTCCTCGACAGGGACATCATCACCAATATCCCACTCAATATTAGTAACATGAACAATCATCTTTAATCTCCTTTCTTAAATGAGAGGGAGAGATATTTCACTCTCCCTTATTGGTATTTACTGAACAGGCTTGCCCAGCCATTCAATGTTATCCAAACAGATATTGTAACAACCAGTATCGTTCTTGTTTGTGAAGAAACTCTCAGGGACATACCCAGTGGTACGAAGATACTCCTTGGTTACAGGAGTGGAATCAATATAATACTGAACTTTGGGCTTATTGGGAGTATCATACACACGAAGATACTCCTTGTACTGTCCAGCCTTATTGGTGTGGCAGATGATTCTGCAAGAATCGTCCTTCCACTGACCCCAAGGAAGCTTGGTAACATCCTCCATCTTCACTCCCTTAGCTTCAGCACGAGCGATTGCTTTCTTGGTGTTCTTGTAACTAATACCAACTCGGTAGGTTCCAATAACACGCTTAAGAACGTGGACACCAGCCTTTCGACCAGCGGCACTCAGGGTAACATCAGATACATATGCCATTTTGAAGAAAGTACCCGGCTTCAGAGTTGCGACCTTGATGTTAGCATAAACGTTATTCATAATGTTTCCTTTCTGCCCGTAAACCCGATAGCTCAGGTTAATAAATTAGATTATGATAAATGGGATTATATTATTGGGGAATCAGATTTCAACCTCAATGATTTTACCATCCCAGTTGTTAGAACCAAACATCTCACACCAAGCGTCCGTGTAATTGTAATCATTTTCATCATCAATGATTTCTTCCTGAACAAATTCCTCAAGAATTTCTTCCAATTCATCTATGTTTTCAACTTCAACATCCCAGTTATCGGTATCAATGTAGCGACAAAACTCACACCATTTTTTGAACAGATAGATTTTTGCTTCATCGAAATCATCGAAAAACTTGGGAGTACCAATGTCACGCTCACAGCAGTCGATGTACATATACTTCTTCATAATCTTTACTTCCTTTCTTAAATTACGAATATTGTTATTAGCACTCAGTCTTTTCAATGGTCATATCGAAATGTTCCTGACCACGCTCTTCAGCTTCATCAATCTTTTCATTGATGTATTGAAGAAATTCTTCACGAGTCTCGCAGAAAATTGCAGTACCGTCCTCTTCACCAAGGCAGAAGCTCAAAATTTTGTTAGTCATAATGTTTTACTTCCTTTCTTAATTTACAAATGTTATTTAGTCTTCATTGCAGAGTTTTGTGAGAAGTTTCAGAACCATTTCATTCTGGTCTTCAACACTATCAAAGTACACCTTAACCTCTTGGAAGGTCTTGTCGTTTGTGACTTTGATAGCCCCTCTACTGGAATTCAAGCACTCAATAGTAATCATTTTCTCACCTCCTTAATTGTTATTAGCCCAAACAACCAGAATTTCATCGTCTTCCAAGGTTGCTGTTCCCTTGCTATCCATTGTAAGCATATAAGGGACATCTGGATATTCAGTTTCATATTCACTTACCCATGTATAAAACTGATTATCTTTCAAATTAACAGTTGCAAAAGTGACTACATCATCCTTATCTTCAACCTTTTCTGCATATACAAAGTATACATTAGGTTCAACCTCTGTTTCTGGAGTCGTTACAGACGGCTCCATTCCCGTGAAAACAAGAACCATAACCATGAACGCTAAAGCCCAAATGATAGAGAAAGTCCAAAGGAATTTGGGATTATCGTACTCACAATAGAGCATTCCAGCCATTAAAACTGCAAAGATAACAACAAGAATAATCATAGTAGACATAACTTTTACTTCCTTTCTTAATTAATTGGCTACGCCAAACATACCATGAAAACAACCGCTTGTCAATAGATTAATAAAAATCTTTCACCTTCTTTCTCTTGTCCTTATACTTGCGGTTGTTTTCATACCTGAATTTACCATGACGCTTGGCTACGGCATGACGGGTTTGAGCTTGAATGATTTCCATGGTTGCCAGACAACTCAAATCTTCAATCTGTTTTTTCATATTAACCTCCTTATGCAATTACAAATTCGTTGAGTTTATAACTACTATGGTCAAGATTATCATCGCTTCCAGAATACCCTTGACCAAGGTTGAACAAGATTCTGAGAGAACAGCGAACTTGAACATCTTTAAGCCAATCAATTACAAACTGAATAGCTTCAGGGTTGTTACCTAACCATCTGTTGTGATTGCCATGAATCTGAACGATACGAGAATCACCAACTTCAATAGTATAAAAACTTTTATCTGGGTCAGAAACTTTTCTCAAGAAAAGAATCGTTTTGTATCCAGAAGCCACGGATTCAAGATAACTACCAACACAATGACTAAGGCTTGCTCCTTCATTAATTATATCCTTTGGTTCACGAGGAACAATGATTTCAAATTCATCTCCAATCTTTTCGTATTTTTCAATTCTCTTTTTATTGAATTTATCCCACCTTCCATCCTTTTTTAGATTGTTATACCTTTGTGCGTTTGCGATGTCCGTATATTGGTCGTGCATCCATTGAAGCTCTCTGAGAGTTTTAGCCTCAAATGGATTCATATTGGGAAGAATCTCGCGGACACGGTCACACATAGTACTAACCGTATCTCTAAACATTCTGACAACATCAACATCAGGGTTTTTGTCTTGAAGATTGATTAGATTTTTAATGTTCTTTCTATTTTGGTCTGTGGGAGTGAATCCTTTCATGTTCCATCTGAAATAATCAGGAACACCAAGATAATTTTCTCTTAAAGCAAGTCCACTCCAATTTCCTGCCATAGAAGCAAATTTAAAAATCTTCCGGGACTTTTTTTCATCCCAATGAATTACATCATCACCTCCAATCTGTTTGATAAATTTAATGCTGGGCAATGTATTTTTGTATGGGTCTCTAAACTGCTCAAGTATTTTAAGTTGAATCTTATTCACTCCTAAATTTTCATACAAGGTTCCTGTCTTTTTAGGAGTGGTCTCAAATTTATCTCTCAACAAAGTTGTTGGAGACCAAATCATTTTGGACATAAGATATTTATATCCAGCTTTTCCAAGTTTCTCAACTATTGGATATTTCAAAGTATAAATAAGATTTATAATGAAATTATCTTTGTTTAAAAACTCATTGTTAAGTAAAATATCAACGCATCTGTCGATACGCTTAATCTTTCTTAACTCATTGAAGTTAACAATATATTCAGCCGAACATGATTGATAGCAGTTATTAGCTGCACACGGAAACCATTTATCGTTGCTTTTCTTTAAGATGAATTCCTCCTTTTCATTGAAGAAGAATCTATACTTCTCCGTGTATAATAATTTTTGAGGGAGATATTCACAACTGGTATAATATCTGATTAATACTCCGTCTTTATATGGGACACAAACAACACCACTATCGTTAATTTTAAAGAGACTAAACAGGTATTCATTAGAGAAATCAACCAATCCCTCAGATTCCATAAGAGCTTTCTTCACGCTGTTTTCTTTTACAGGACGTTCTGCAACTTTCTCGTACCAATAACCTACTCTATAAGGAATCCAAAAAATTTCTTCTTTTATCCATTCTTCAGTTGCCTTAAATCCGAAGAAAGCTAAAGCTTGTTCGTCAAAATATCTGTTATGAATATTTTGCCGTAAGTCTGACTGTAACCAATGACGAAGGATTTTATTGTAAAACTTTCCATCCTTTTGGAGATAAGAAAAGCCTTTGATGGCCTCGCCGTTTCTGAACAGGAAATATCTTTCATTGTTAATGTCAGTATATTTCCATGTTCTTCTTTCTCCATCTTTGGCCCTGTTGCCTTTCATTACAACAGACGCAATTTCAAGTGCATCAATTTCTTTATGATACTTACCATAATACGAAAAGATTTCTTTCTTGGCAGAGGTAACAGAAATTTTCTTGTTAGTTTTGTATGGGATTCTCATATCCTCACAATTATCAAAAAGATAGTCGTGCTTATAATTAACAGGAGCACGTTCAAGGAATTCAATCTTTCCCGTTTTAGGATAATAAAACACAGGACTCTTTTCAACTATTTTTCCGCCCCATTCAGTACGGAAAGATTTGGTTTTATCCCATTTGATAATAACAACAGGGGTGAAATTAGAATCAGGAGTTGCGGGAAGAGACTTGATGTACTTGATAGCTTTTTCGAAATTAATAGTGGTAGACATAATACTGAACTCCTTTCAATTTAAAACAGACTTAAGTGTTAGAAATGGGCTGATAAACATAGGAAACAACTTCCCATGTCTTACTGTTCTGGATGACATGAATCATCTCAGGACGCATAATCCTGAGTTCTTTAATCATTGTCTTAGCCTTGGCGAGAGAAGAACAAGGGAACCGAGAGTATTCCACATAATCTTCACAAGACTTACGAGTTTTCTGAGTGTTCATAACTGTACCTCCAATAAAAATATTTTACAAAAGTATTGACAAATGTATTTTGATGTGATATATTATAATCAAGTCAGGAAAAGAAAATCCGTGTTCTCTTCCTGAGCTCGAAATTAACGTGGTGTGTTAATTACGATTCTTGATTACGAAAACAACAATAATGTTGAATTCATAGCTGACAAATATGATTTTCTACATATTAGATACCCCTTTCATTTAAAGATGAAGACCGCAAAATGCAGTATCTATATAAACAGCTCACGGAAGCTGGAATTTTTGAAAGTTCTATTAGATACATGAAGAACTAAAGAGAAGTAAATACCGTGTACTTCTCTTTAGCACTTAACTAATACGGCAAATATTAGTTACGATTTTTAATCATGCGTACAACAAGAATGTTATACTTATAATCAATGGCGATTATTTTCTACATAATGTAGTCCTCCTTTCATAAGGAATCAAAACCAAATTAATGGTATCTATGTAAACAGCTCACGGAAGCTGGAACTTTCAAATTTAAAGAAAAGGGTAGGAGCTTGTGGACTCCTACCCTTTATCTTATTGTTTATTTTTCTTTTTCGGTTTGGATGATTTCTTTTGTTTCAGGACTCCAATGAAGTCTTACTTTAGAATCGTTAACGGGCTTGGTGAATTTACGCCATCTTTTGTGAGCCTCATATTCATCTGTCAAAAATAAAATCCCTCTTTTTAAGCCATCATAAACAAGAGCAATTATTTCTTCTATCACAACAACAGTAAATATTGTGGCAATGAGTTTATCTGGAACAACATCGCTCCAATCCAAGAGCTTAAAAATAGCTAAAATAAGGATAACTTTGTAAACAAAAACAAAATAGCCAAAGATGGATTCGTTGTTTTTCATTTCTTATACTTCCTTTCATTTTAAAAACGGAGAGGGTGTGTTTCAACCCTCTCCTGTTTATTGTTTAATTGACCTTTGAGATAACTGAAAGAGGAGAATTACTCCTCGTCTTCATCTTCGTCTTCCATCTCTTCCAGTTTATGAAGCTTGGCCTGAGCACGAAGCTTGAGAATTTCCCGAATGGCTTCCTTGGGAGTGTTATCTCCAATGTCAGAAGCGGATGCCAGTTCCTTGCCAGCCATATCATAAATTTTCTTGGACTGGTAGCTGATAACGCAATCCTTGTCTTCGATTCTCACCTGTTCATCGGGGATGATGTGATTCTCGTTCATGTCAGCCTCAAACTTAACCTGAGACATAACCTCACGAATAAGGTCATATCCCTTCTTGTTGCTGTTATCCACAATCTTTTGGATGCAGCGGATACCAGCTTCACGGTCTGCCTCAGAGACAGAACCCATGTAGCCACAGGGGATTCCGTCAATAGAGAGATACTCCATGTTGGAGTTGCTGCCCTTGAGCATCTGGACACGGTTCAGGGTAGCGTTCTTCTTGTTGTTGATGTTAGCCATAGTAGGCTCCTTTCCGTTTTAACGTCTTGAACGTGACGTAAATTATTGAACCTTAAAGGCTCATTGGAGTACAGGATATAAATCCTGTACTCTATCAACCTTTAGAGTTTATCAATCAGGTCTTTTGCCTGATTTTTGAGTGCTACCAAGATACCAATCTCGGTGCAACAATGACTGACATCTGCGTTTGCATCGTGAGCCATAGCTTCTTTTATCTTTTCAGTTTCAGAATCAATGGCCTTCTGAAGTAGGTATTCAGTTCTGCGCTGAAGATACATCTTTTCGTCCATATTAGTTCTCCTCCTCTTCCTGAACATCGGTGGCTTCAAAATCATCAGACCAAGAAATATCTTCTTTGCCATAACCTTCAACTTTGGCAAAAGCATCCAATTCAGATTTAGCTTCAACCTCAACAAAGCCATAATGGACAAAGATAACAGTGAACTTTTTCATGATTATAACATCCTTTCTTTAATACGTCAAGAGTTTAATAATATTATTTATAAATATTTACAAAACACTTGACAAGCTCAAACTTATCTGGTACAATACAATCACCAAGAGAAGTTGACCTGTAATCCTCTCTTGATGATTGTACGAGTATCATTTACTCTCGCAACTATGGGTTAATTACGATTATAAATAACACGCACAGCAAAGACCTACTTTGCCATGTCAATGAAAAGATATTTTTTCATCAATTTACTCCTTTCTATGCGTAGTTATATGAACAGCCTTTACAGGAGACTGGAATTTTTGAGAGAGAACCGTTGGGGACTTACTTCGGTTCTCTCTTGCTTTATCACCAAGCAAAACTGAGAGCACAAGAACCAACCAAATCAGAATAGTGGTCTCCAGTGCCATGATAGACAGCATAATCAAAGAATTCATTGGAACTCTTAAAAGAGCTCAAACCAACAATGATTGCATCTTTCTTTTCATCGTCGGAAACGCAAGTAGGATAGATTTTGATTAAGCCGCCCAACATACGCTGAGTATAACTCATTTTGTCTTCTTCCCAGTGTAAGTCTTTGATAATCTGAAATACAAACCGAAGACCGTCCTCACCGTGTCTACGCACAATGCGATAAAGCTCTTCAATAGCATTGATGTTCTTGTATCTATTGATATAGGTCTCAGAATGATTGGTCTTAATCGTAAGACCAAATTCCTTTGTTACTTTATCAATAGCCAAAGCTTCAGGATAACGAGCACAAAGTTCAGCTTTGTATCTCTCGTATCCACGAATGTTTGTTTTCCCAAGATTCTGAGAGGCAAACAAACTTGCTTCCTGTTGCTGAGACAGATTGATAAAGGTCTTGCAAGTCATAGATTTAACATTGTATCCACGACTACGCATAAACAAAAGAGCACTTAAAGTGTGAGCCCCATCCATAAGATAGATATGCCAAACACCATCTACTTTACGGATGGATGCTGCCTTAACCTCAACTCTGTTCAAATCAAAGGCGTTAGTGATTTTTGCGATTTCGCAATTCTTGGGTTCACGCTGATAGGCCATATCAACTTCCAGCAAATCCAGAGGAATTTCTCGAATGGCCCAGTTCTTATTTTCACCTCCTTTCTCAAGCTCACGCTCAACAGTGTTCCGAATATTCAGAACAGCCTGAGAAGCCTTGTTAGTGACTTTCTTGGGACGAAGGCAATCAAAGATGATTTCGTCAATGGTTTCGACCTTGGTGTTCTCGATGTTGTTGTTAATAGTAGACATATTAGCCTCTTTCTCCCGCTGTGCGGGTATTAAAATATTGGAGCTCTGAGAACTCCATGATGCCCAAGGGATGTTTCCATCCCTTGAGCACGAGCAACCCTCAGAGAGTTATGCTTTCTGAATTACATCAAAATCAAAAGGAGCGAAAAATTCAAGAAGGCTATTAACCTCTTCTGTATTAAGAACTGTTTCAAGGTTTCCACAGTTCAAATGAAAACCAAACTTGTCGTTCTTACGGAAAAAGAGATAGTAACTATCATCATATGCCACAAGGCACATGGCATGGAAGATGTGTCCATAATCCACCTCTCCCTTAATAAGACCGTTGTCTTCAAGAAAATTAGCGATGAATGGGGCGTTAGTTTCAATCTGTCTCATATTGATAGGATTCTTCATGGAAGAATGGTTAACACTCTTATCTTCCACTTTCGGAATGTCGCACCGAACAGGCATGGACACAAACCGTCCCTTATTGTCACGAGGCTGTTTGGTGACAATCTTCTCAACGGGAGTAATAGAATTTTCGCTACGAGTAATATTGATAGACATAATGTTTTCCTTTCTGGCTTAAAAGCCTACAAAAATATTTATCCAAATTTATCAAAAACTCTTGACAAACTTGAACCTGTGTGTTATCATATAATCAAAGAGAAGCCCTACAACTTCTCAATGATGTATGAGTTATCGCTTACAAGGCTTAGTTACGATTGTAAATGATTCTTACAACCTATTGAGCCCTGAATATATTCGCAAAATCGTGAATGTATTCAGGGCTCTAACAATGTTTAATTAAAACTTGTTAATATTAACCTCGTAAGGTCTGGCTAATTTCCAATTGTAAGAATTGACAAGCCATTTTGGTTTCCGCTCGTCTTCATTGAGACGTTTGCAAAGAAGCCTTGCGAAATCAACAGTTTTGAACTGCTGTTGCTCAACTCCTTTGAGCTTTACGGTAATTGCTTTACCGTATTTATTGACAACCTTGTAGTACATTTATTTCACCTCCTTCTTCAGAGGTGCTCTCCACACCTCTGTTTTGTGGCCCTTGCCGTCAAAGTGCCTGAACGCACCATAACTGGAAATGGTGCAATCTTGATATTCAGGTTTGGAGCGAACTCCATCCCGAATCTGTTGGACTGCTAACTCGTGAGCCTGAAATACAGGACATGATTCACAGGGCCCGGCAAAACGACCTTTGCACACATTAGTGCAAAAGCCACTGAAAACCTGATTGGCGTATTTTAAGCTCCAAGCATTTCCTAATTTCTCAATCGTGCGCTCCACGGGCACTGCCAACTTCATGGTGTTTACTTTTTTCATAATTCTGATACCTCCAAATAAATTTTTACAAAAGTCTTGACAACAACAAAAACATATGCTATACTGCAACCAGAACTAAAAGAGTCCTATACCTCCTTTAGCTCTGGAACCTTTTAATTCAGTGGTTTAAGTTAGAGAATTAAAAGATTGCCGAGTATGATTGCATATGCAACCACACCCAACTTGTAATTTACGAAATATACCTACTTCATAAATCACTCCTTTCATGTAGTGAACAATGTGCTTGTAATATAGGTTACAAACCCATTAAAATTAGAGAACCTATCTGGTGGATAAGTGCTCTATCAAAGGCAGGGACCATTAAGTTGATTCCTGCCTTTTAACAGCGCTTATTTGAAACTGAACGTCTCTCTGATAACTACCAGATACCGTTCGTCCAGTTCCACTCTTGCAGAACTGGTAAGTCCTCTCAGTTTCTTATACTGAAAGGCTATGTTCGCCAAGGCTTTCTTTGTCGGATTTGGAGAGGTCTTGGCTACCTCAGTAAACAATTTAACATTGCCTACTATGTCTCCAAATCTCTTTACTGGGCCTTCGTATTTAAAGACCAATAAATACTTGCCTATTTAATTCACCTCCTTCATTGGTATCTCAACAAAAGTGAGATAACTTACTACCTCTTGTGGTGACATATCACTCGTTATTATCGAGTGAATAATATTTTCAAAACGGATTTCAGAAACCCGTTTTGCTATTGTGGTTAACAATTCAGTTATTTCTTGACGAGTACGCCAAGTAATAAAACCGAGTTCCATCAGCAATTCTCTTTTGCTTCTAACCATCTGTTTGTAAACTCTCATAATCATTCTCCTTTCTAAAGAACAAAAAACTTTCTATAACTACTTGACAAATAACATCAAGTGTGTTATAGTTTAAAAGAAAGATATAGTTGACCAATTCTATATCTTTCTTTGCCAATGGAATTATTTATCCAAGTTTAACTTGGAAATGTCAATTCGGAAGAATTCAATCAGCTAATTAACACTTAAATGTGTCATGAACCAATTAAATTCGGCTTCTGAAGTAATAGACTACTTCAAGATTGCCCGAATTAACATCTTATTGTTGATGGTATTCTCCATGAATTCCTCCTTTCTTGTAACTCGCTAACGGCACATTAGCTTGTTATTAGTAATCCTGATTGGTCATTTCTGGATACGAGAAATAGCTACTCTAACTAACTATCTCTCAAATCTATGTAAACATTGGTTGAAGAAGGATACAACCAATGGAATCTTTAAGAAAAGAGAAAGAGCCTGACCCTTTCTCTTCTGAACTAACATTTGATTTACTTCGTTATTAGTTCAAACGGTGGATAACGAAGGTTGCTACGAGACAAAGCTCGTAGTCAACAAACAGTATTTTCTTCATTATTTATTGACCTCCTGAAGATTATACAAAATACAACTTAATACAGGTTAAGTTGTATTAGACCTCCTTCTACGAACGGGTAGTTGGAGGTCTTCTTAGATAAGGCCATTTGTTTATACTCGCTGACCCTTCAGGACGAGTTGAAGGTTTACTTGTAATTTAATACAACAGGCATACAAAGGTCACGGATGACCTTAAAAGCCTTTTCTCCGGTGTACACTTTGTCGTGGTAAGTATTACCTTCGTATCTTCGGACAGTTACCTCATACTGTCCATCAGATTCATAAGTGTATAAATTGGCTCCATCAAAAAGCCAATCGAGGCTCTTGATGATACCCCTAATCTTTGCCGTCATCATTCCGTTCCCTTCTGCCTTGTAGTAATCATACAAGGCGATAAGGAAGTAGGGGTTGCAATCCCAGTATCTAAACACCTTACTGTTCTCGACTTCCATGCGGAGTTCATAGAACTCCTCATAACCAGCGGGTGTCAGGGAGAGATTGCCCACGGTAATGGTGGTGTTGTTCATGGTCTTCATAGTCTTTTCCTCCAAAAGTTATTTGTCGCCAGATTCTTCGACCTCTTAGCGACTTCGAGGCCATCCACTCAACCTTTTCTCATGACAGGCTTGTGACTGTCCAATGGCAGTTTTAAATGACCAATACGAGAGAATGAGTAGTTTAACGTCTTGCTCAGGACGGGGTGCTCAATTAGCGTAGAGCACCCATTCGTCTCCTTTCTGGTCAATGATATGGACGGCTTTATCACCGCCCTCATTGGTGCCTATTACTACCTCTTGGGTGGAGGAGAACCATTCCTCCATCTCCTCGTTGGTGGGGAGGGTGTGCTTGGCAGATGCTTTGCCATCTTCATAGCCTTGGCTATAGGCGCTTTGGACGTCAGAAGCTGTCAGGTCATGCTGGCTATGGTAAATCAATACCATGGTCAGAACACAACTAAGAGCGATAACCAACATCAAAAGAATCCAATTGATGTTCAGATGGCGATTTTTGTGCTCAATTTTTCCAATGAGCACAAAAGCGATGGAAGCGAGAACGATTGCGAAGATGATGGAAGCAACGATGTAAGAAACGGTCATAACCGATTCTCCTTTCTGGTTTTAACGACTTTTCCTTGTCAATAATAATTATAATTAAAGCTGATTGATGATTACTCACCAACCAGCTTAATTATTTATATATAAACACTTAAATTACATTTAGATTGTTTACTTTTATTTTATTTTATATTACATGAGATTCTTTCCGACCGAGGCGCAAAAAATCTAAAAAAAATATTTCTAAAAAATTAAAAAAATTTTTTTCAAAAAAATAAAAAAAATTAAAAAATTTTCCTATCCCAATTTCACACATCTCCATTCCATCCCCCACCAACCCACTCTCTCCCAATTCTCTCTAATCCCAATTCAACACCTTTCTCCACTCACACTCCTCCCAGTGTAATCTTATACCCAATCTCACTCTTATTTTTCATTAACATTATCATTAAAACTTTTTAAAATTTTTCCACCAAAAAGTTATAAAAAAAGGAAGCCATTAAATTAACGACTTCCTTTTCTATTTGCTTTTTCTATTATTCTCTTATAATTACTTTTTCATCTTTATCATCTTTATTCTTCAATCCAGTATATCCGAGCCATTCGACATAATATTCAGAACCCATACCCATTAAAAGTAAATTTAACAATTTAATAATTTCCTTGTTAGTTAGCTTTGTTAACTCAATAGATTCTCCTTCTAACCACTGACCAACTTTAACAGGGTCTAAAAATGACCCACCGTAAATATCTTGAAAACTTCTATTATAAACAATTTTGCTATAAAGCAATTTATAAATTTTATCGAAAGATTCTGCTTTTCTTTTACTTTCTTCCGTAAGATTCTTGTTTTCTTTATTTTCTTTACTAATTGTCTCGTTACATTTCTCTAAAACATCATTTTTCTCTTCAAGAAAAATAATATACTCTTTAAGTCTCTCGTTTTCTTCTTTTGTTTCCATATTTTCTCTTGACTTACTATGATACCAATTAGTATCCAGCAATTCCAATTTTCCAAACTTATTAATTCCATAAGTAGCAAAAAATTTATTGCCTTTACCACCACGATAAGTTATAAGATTGTGAAAAGTTTTAAACTTATCAGGATATTCTTCCTGTAAATCATCAAGACTTGGAATTGGATTGAACGTAGAATCAATGTCAGAAGAAGTATGTGTACTTGAATAATATCCATTATGTTCAGGATATTTAGGACAATCGAAATCGTCCTTTATTTTACCATAGTTAAATCTTTCACCGTAATCCATTTAATATAAAAACCTTTCCATTAAATTTTTCAAATTAGCCTAACATTTCATCAGGATGTTCCAAAATACAAATAGCATCATCAATGCAGTTAATCTGTTCATTCAAGAGACTGAGAAGATGTTCATTCCAATAAAAAGTGTACTGTTCATCACTACCATCATAATAAGTATAAGCACTAATAGTATAATTGGGACAAGTGGGTTTGCTAAAAATACTATAATCAATATTAATAGTGGATTGACAATGCTCGATTCTTCTTGTAATTAAAATATTCCAATGGTAAAATCCTCTACTATCAAAATCAGGAGAATCAATAGTGTATTCAAATCCATAATCCTTCCATTTATCCTGAATACGCTTAACGGCTTTAATAGCTATAATAACCTTTTTAGAAGTTTTAACGGTATTAGTATCCTTAGTAGTATCAATAACAATATTATAAGCCATTTTATATTAACCTTTCTTTAATTAATTAAATTAATATTCTCTATCTTCCCAATATTGTTTACAAGATTCTTTTAAATCTTCTGTCCATTTATCAAGAGCGTCTTTTTTCCATTGAGGTAACTTCTCATAATTCTTTTTAGCCAATTCAATACGTTCTTTCTCTTCTCGCTTTTGTTTTTCATAATTAGCTTGACATTTAATCACAAGTTCATTTTTCTCTTTAAGTAAAGCGTTATATTTATCAAGAAGGCCATCGTATTTAGCAAGAATTTCTTTTGTTCTTTCTGGTTTATATTCAAAATTTTTTAATCCATGTGCAACATCTTCTGAATCTGTAGCAGTAGTACAAACAGGTTGATACTCTTCAATATGATATTCAAAGAAATCTTGAGCTTTCTTTTTAAAATCCTCAAGAGTTCCGTTGTTTAAAATAGTATAGTCATAATTAATATATTGTTCTACATTATCATCTGCATGATTACCTTTTTTCGTAGTATTGGGTCTTTTTATTAAGATGGATTTACAAGAAATTCCTTTGTTCTGACAATAATTTTTAATCCAAACAATATCTTTTTCTTCTCTTGCATGGATAAAAAAGATTGATTTATTATAACAATGATAAAATTTAGTTACATAATATGAACTAAAACAATTTTTAATATGATTATAGGTTGCGTTATTCCAATAATCAAGCATATCTTTTAAATTACAAAGGAAACGTCTATCACTTGGAAGTTTGCTTCCATCCCAACCCATTGTTGTAGCCCATTGTTTAGCAGGAGTAGAAGTATAAATACTTTCAACATGATAGAACCTATCTTTTTCAGTAGCTAACTGTTCAATATAATTACAAAAAGTGTCTTTACCAGAACCACCGGAACCGTTAATAATAAATACTTTTAAATCATTGTTATTTTCCAAAGGGTTTTCTTTGTTTTCTTTATTATTTTTTGCAAAATCCGCAGACAAAATTTTTAAATCATCATTCATAATGGAAATACCCAGTCTTTCGTTAAATGTTTAAGAAAATCTCGTTTTATTACGTCAGAAATAAAAAAAGAAATCTTTCTCCAGCCTGTTTGATTAAGAAGACCATCAGTGAAAGGAATAAATAATTTTTCATAAACAAAAGATTCATTTAAATGTTCATAAAAAATTAAATTATTAAGAGTTGGGATTTTAAATTTAAGAGTAAATCCAACTCCTTTTGTCCAATTACAGTCAATTAAATTGGTAAAACCAAAAAAAGAAGAATCAGAATAATCTTGACTAATATCCTGAGTTAATTTATCAAAAAGCTCTTCACAAAAATCTAAATAAGTCAATGAAATTCAACCTTTCCATTAAGATACTCAATAAACGTATCCATAATAATAGCATCCCAAGAAGGATTTATGTTTTCAATATTGATTTCAAAAAGTCTTAAATCTTCAAGCCAATTTTTTAAAAAACTATTGCCAATAGAAATTCTACTAAACAGATTATCTGAATTTATCAGCTCCATTACAAGATTATCTTTGTAAATATTATAACAATCAATATTAATTACGGATGTTTTTCCAAAATTACCTTTATGTTGTTTGTTTATTTCACTTTCTTTTTTAAAAAGATTGAAAACATATTTTTTAAAGGTTATAAAAATAGCCCTATTTATATCTTTTACATTTTTCATTATTCAATAACTTCTTTCTCGCCATTGCTATTAATAATAATAAAAGGACGTTTAACTCCACACATTTCTCGTTCAGCGGCTTCAAGAGCACAAATAATATGTTGCTTAGGAGTAAAATCGGGGTTGTTCTTAGTAGTAGCATATAAACTACCTCGTGCAGCAATTTCACCACAACCAACTGCATCATAATCATCTTGAGGTTCAAGAACAGAATAATCAGGCTGAATTTGGAAAAGATTTCCATTAACACCAATAAGGAAACAACCACCACGGTCTTTATCAAGTTCAGAAACGATTCCACTCTGAAAAAGCCCAATTACATTTGGTACAAAAGAAGTAACCATGTATTTATGGTCAATAGTAATTTCTTTCTTTTCAAGCTTATATTTATCCACTTCAGGGAAAAGATTCTTACTATATTTGAGCAAATCAAGATGTCTAAAAGTAGAAGTACCACCAATTACAACATTGGGAAGAGTGTCATTATGAAATACCTTTCCAGCCATGTTTACATTCTTAGTGTAGCCATTACTACCAAGGGAATCTCCGCCCATCCAAGTAACATTGTTTTTCTTATCAGTAAATCCTACAATACAGGTCATTAAACAAACTCCTTATGTGTTAATTTATAATAAACTTTTGTTTCTTTTTTATGTTTTTCTAATAAATCTAAATCACACAAACCGTCTAAATATTTTTTTAGTGTGACTTGACTAAGATTACTTTCTTTTACTAATTTGTCCAAATAGATACAGCAAAAATTTTTATTATTTGAGAATTTCTTATTAAAAGAAACGTTTCTTCCAATATACCTTTTTATTAAAAGATAAAGATTTGTTAATTCTGCAATTTTGTATGTTTTATTTTTGGGATTGTTGTACACAAAATTCATTAACATAATATATTCTTGTAAATATATTTTGGTAAAAGCTAAATCTTCACTTTCGTAAGGAATAATAGATAATCTTATTTGTTTTATATTTTTTATTTTATTGTTGTTTTTTAACTCTCCAAGGGATTCTTTTAAAGAATTGCAACTTAATTCTCCAAAATCAAAATCATTTTCGTATTTTTCTATAGAGATTAAACTGTTTATTGCTACAGTTTCGTCTTCTTTTATAATACTGTTAGATAGTATATAATAACTATCAAGTATTTCATCTGTTCTTTTTTGAATAATAGATTGATTTTTTGTTTTAAAAATATCTTTTTGAATATCAAGAATACTTGTATTAGCTTTTCCAATCATATTTCTATTTATCATCAAATAGATATAGACCAAATTTAAACAAGGATTATATTTTTCACTTAAATCTATCATTCCATTAGGAACTTTAATAAATGATTTCTAATAAATTTTAGGAATGTTATTAAGATTCAAATGCTATCCCTCTTTTCTTATTAAGTTTGGCTAAAGTTTATCATATATTTTTATACTTGTCAAGAGTTTTTCCAAAAATAAGAGTATATAAAATTGTACAAAAAACAATGACAAAAGATATTAATTTTCTCATTAGCCAGAGAGGAGCTTTGCGACTCGGCGGCTATATGTCTATTCTTTATATATATTTATATATTGTCTATTATATACAGGACGAAGGACAGGTGAAAAAATCTCTGAAAACAAGCGGTGTTTGGAGCATTTTTGAAAAAATTAAAAAAGAGAGAATGGATGGGTAGAAAATATCATAAGGTTATCAAAAAAGTAGTATTTCAAACAAACATTTTTTCAAAATATTGATTCCATTGGATTTGAAAAAGACACGTTAAAAGTTTGTTCACAAAAAATCGTGAAAACTATTGACAAAGATAAACCGATATGCTACAATAAAGCCAAGTTAAGAGACAGTAAAAAGAAAGACAAAAAAGTTGAAAATGAATATAAAAACAGATAAAAAGACATAAAAAGTGATATTAAAAATTAAAAATAAGACAAAAACAATCTTTTATATTTTAAGAAAGTGTAAAAGAAATACTTGGTTAATTAGGAGATAATTTTGAGGACTATTTAGTTGACATAATAAAGTTGATTAACAATCTTCAAGGTTTTTATTTTATGAAAGTTTTTAAAGAAAATACAAATGGTTTTAAATTTAATAAACCGACCATTTATATGGACATTGATGATGTTCTACTTGATAGTACCAATGCGGTTCTTAAAGTTTTGTATAAGCGTTATGGTGTTAAACAAGAGTAGGTTAATATTAAAGATTGGAAATTTAGAAGTGCCAAGCGAGATTTGACAGCGGAACAGATTGAAGAGATTTTTGAATCAGATGATTTTTGGAGTTGTGTTGAACTAAATAAAATTTTGATTGAAGCGTTTAAAAATGGACTTTGGGATAATTACAATTGGGTTTTTGTTACAAAGGGGACAGAAGAAAATCTCCAAAAAAAGTATCAATATTTAAACCGACAAGAATTTTTGCAAAGCCATTCAAATTGGAGTTATTATCGGCTCGGTTTAAGTGAATCTAAGGCAAAGGTTCATATGATGGGCGGAATCCAGATTGATGATTTGTATGGTAATTTGGTGAATACTGATGCAGACGTGAAGATTTTACTTAAGAACGGACGAGATACACCGTTTAACACATCTAAGAAAGAGACCGATAATTTCGAAAATCTGTATTTTGCCGATGACATGAACCATATTGTTTCAATTCTTAATTGGTATTCAAGTTTAGATGAAGATGACTTAGATGAAATTTTAACTAATATGACAACCAGCATTGGAGACGAATTTTGACAATAAAACGATATATAAAAATGTCGTTTTAAAAATACATAATTAATATAAAGGATGATAGCCGAGTGCGTTTATTTTATACTGTTAAGCTTTCAAGTTCTATTATTAAAGACAATGGATATAAACTAAACCTAAGTTTTGAAGATTGTGTTCGAAGCAATCTGATTGTTTCTTTGGCTGATTCTTAGATGCTAAAAAGCATCAGAGATATTACGGGGCAAGTTATTGATAGAGACGAACTTGAAACGTGGTATGCTGAAAGAGATAGACTTAAAAAGAAGAAAAAGACAACAAAAGAAGAAAGAAATCGAATAAAAGAACTTCAACATAAGATTTATATGATGATGTATATCCCACAGTACATAACTGTTACAATGGATAGTGTGGGAGAATATGAGAAGCTCTATGAAAACGGTTTTTATTTTAATGATAGGTGGTTTAAGAGAATTTCATGCTCTGCTTCTCAAGCACGAGTGAGTACGGTTGTGTTTTGTGACTGCGGAAGTATTAATGATAAAATTGAACCATCTGATAGTGTTCGTATTCAGCTAAGAGATAGATTGGACAATGGACGAGATATGTTTCATCCACTGGCTCCAAGTAAATATAATGCGTATTTTGGACTTTATTCAAGCGCTACTAAACAAGTAACAAAACCTCGATTTTGTATTATCCCTGATTATTCTGAAGTTAGACCAGTAGATGTTGATTTTGTAATTGAACAACCAGTTGATGAAGATGATATTATTGAGCCAAGAACTATTGATGTTGAATTTAATATGGTAGACGGTTCTGGTTTAATTAGTCCTCAAATGGCTGAACAGTGGGGTAAAGACCTTGGAGAAGATTACACTCCTTGTCAGTTTTGTATTAGATGTGCTTTTACGAAGGGTGCAGTAAATGAATTTGATTTTGTTGAGTGGTGCAAAGAACTTAACAATGAAAACTATTTTATAAAAGATGTTTATGGTAACATGGTAGACCTTCGTGAAATTGATGTTATTTTGACAGAAGGCATGGCAAAACTTTGGGATAGCTGGGAATCGCAAGAGAATTTTGAAGGGTGCTGTGAAAAGAATGGTATTATTTGGGGAGTAACAAAATATGCACCTAAAAAAGACAAAGAAGTTAACGCCGTAAATTATCAATTTTTACAAACATTAAATTTAACTGATGACATGGTTAAAGATGTTTGTGAAGAAACCGTGAAATATGTTCAAGGCGTAAGTTATGAAGATATTTATTATACATTGTTGTTTTTAATGGGTGAGAACAACACTGAAGAAAGTATTGAAGCGTTTTTGAGGTCAAGTGATAACTATTGGCTTAAGAGCTTAATTCTCAACCATAATTTATTGAATGACAAGTATTCAAAGGAAAAAATTCGAGACTTTATTGTTCGCAAGATTGAATTGGCCTGTTTAGGAAAGATACTTGTAAGAGGAAATTTCCAGTGTATTGTAGTTGATGGATATGCGTTTATGCAAGCTGCTACTGGTCAAAAGGTAACTGGTTTACTTGGTGCTGGACAATTTTATTCTCAATTTTGGAATAACAGGAATGTAAATAAAGTTGATTGTATGCGTAGTCCTCTGACACATTTTAGTGAACATTACGTTGTTGATTTAATGAATACAGAGGAAATGCAAAAGTGGTATAAATATAGTTACAGTGGAATCATTGTGAATTGTCATGATGCTCATACAATGAATTTTGCTGGTAGTGATAAAATCGTTGTCACCTTTTATGGTAACATAAAAGAAAAAAGTGGTGAACCTACAAATGTAGGGTGTTATCTTTACGATTACAGAATCGGATAAATAGGAAATGATTTATAGAAAGGTAGCTAACAGGGAAACCTAAGTATTATTATATATGGCAATCCTGTGCTAAGTTAAGAATTTAAATGGGTAAAGTAAAACATAAAAAAGGAGACCCAAATAGAAAATGGGTTAAATATAATGAAGATTTGTATTACAATTCAGAAGAACCCATCAAAGAAGAATTTAAAGAAGTTTATATTGAAGATTATGGATATGTTACAATAAACAATCTGGGAACCAAGATGTATACTAAAACAGGTAAATTCCCCGCAATTTATCAACAAGGAGGGTATCTCGGCTTTAATGTTGGAACCACTCAAGGTTCTCGAAATGATATGAAATACCATACCTTAAGAATTCATCGTTTAGTTGCAATAGCGTATATTCCAAACCCCGATGATTTACCAGAAGTAAATCACAAAGATGGAGATAAGCACAATAATTGTGTTACGAATCTTGAATGGTGTACTAATTTGGATAATATGCGTCATGCTTGGGCCAATGGTTTAACTTATGGATTAAAAGGTTCTAAAAACGGTAGAGCAAAGTTAAACGAAAATCAAGTTAAAGAAATAAAAGAAAAATATACAGGTAAAAGAGGAGAAATTGCTTCTTTAGCTAAAGAATATAATGTATCTTGGTCTTTAATTAAACTTATTGTAACAGATAAAAACTGGAAACACGTTAATTCTTCTAATTCTTAAAAAGTTAAACGACTATCCCGGAAGGGAGTAGCTTTAAGGTGGAACTCCTTATTGCGAAGTGCCACTCTCCACTAAATAGTGGATGAAGATATAGTCTACTCTGTGTTGAAAAACCCAGTAGATAGGTATGATTTTGATATACTGTTTTCGACAGATAATCTTAATTTTATTAATGGAAAATATCCCAATCAACGAGTAGTAACATACAATGCAAAAAAACCTCATAAGCAAGTATTCCGAAAAGATGATGGAACATTTGATAGAGAGGCATTTGACGATAAATTGTTTTTAACCGATACATTTAGTTTTGGTACTAAAATCGGACAAATCACGAATACGGTTAGCACGATAGTAGGAATGATTCCTGAATTTCCAGAAGGGTCTAAGGAGCGCTTGGTTCTTGAAAGCCGAGTAAAGGCTGGATGTGCGGCTCAAAGTAGACAGATTGATAAAACCAAAATTGGCGAAAACGTTAAGGAATTAGCCACAGTTTGTAGACAATTTCAACACCTTAAAGAAGAAGATTCCGAAGAAATTAAAGAAAAGAAAGAATTTTTGAACTCTATTCTTGCTGATAAAAAGCCATATTTCTTTAGATATAAATATAGACAGACAGATAAAGAGTATCGTGATTATATAGCTCAAAAGAATGAAGATTGTCACCAACATTTTAGAATTACTCTTGATGAATTGCTTGCAATGCCTGAGAGTGAGATGACGCAAGAACAAAAGGATTTTAAAGATTATTATAATCGTTTTATTCCTGTAGTTACTTCAAAATGTGTTATGAACAAGATTTGTTGGTATATTGAATCTATTGATTTTAATATTAAGAAAAAGATTCGTAGTTCTGAGAAATTTGATTATAGAACTCTTCAAAGTGAAAATTTTATTCCCAACGACAAGAAATTGTATGAGCAAGTCTACGAACTTGTGACAAATACCATTAAAAAATGGAATAGTATGAAAGGGGCTCTTGCTAAGAGTAGTAATATTAAGAACCCCACAAAGAGTTCTGAAAGTGCTTTTAATAGGGAGAATGAATATTTAGCTTTGCGAATGGCTCTTGAAGAATTGTGTTCAAACGATGAAACAATGAGCAACTACTTGGTTCAGTTGTTCTATGTAGATAAGACATCTTTAAACAAAAATATTTTATGGGAGCTTTATGGTAGACAGATTTATGAAAACATAAAATCAAAGACAAATGTTTGTTATTTCCCGAAGAAAAATCCTCTTGGGTCAATGGAGTTTTTATATGAAAATTATTCCATTGAGAAGGTTGACTTGAATCAAGTTGAAGAATCCAAAGAGTTAGAAGAAAAAGAATTTATTGAGGAGTTAACCAATAAATGATTGATATTTACGATGAAGAGGGTTATATTCAGAGAGTTCTTGAGCAAGGGCTCTCTGAAAGATGGAAGCGAGATGCTTCACTTTTAATTAAATATTATAAGACAAAGTATTATAGTGGAGAACAGCCCGAATGGACAAAGAAATGGGTAAAGGAAACAATACTTAAGAAATGTGAAGAAGGGGTAAAGGGATTTAATAAAATTACTCGAAAGGGTGAGATTAATTCTCTGGTAGATTCGGTTTGGAAAGATTGGAAGATTGATAAAGAGCATCCAGAAAAATCTTCCAAACTCAGGAAAGTAAAGCGAATTGAGTTTTCAAAAGAGGTATTAGATTGGTTTCTTGGACTTGAAGAGAATGTTGTTCTTAATCCAGCAGAGAGAGAGCAATTGCAAACAAGGCATACCATGAAGATTTCTGAACATCCAGTTAAATTTTTAAGGGTAAAGTATTTATTTACTTTATTTGTATGGTCTAAAATTCAAGAGAGTTATCTTGAAAATTATAATATACACTATCTCAAGAAATTTACTCAAAAGTTTAGAAGAGATGGAGACTTAGGGCAATCGTTCAGTTTCATGTATGAGAAAGAGTTAATGAGTGACCTTGGTTTTATTGAAGTAAACAGGGCTGGTGGAATTAAAGCGGTGTTTATGGATTTACCAGTATTTCAGATTCCGGTAACAGATAAAAATAGAATTTTATTGGGTGGCGATGACCTATATAATTGCGGTTATTGGTTGAAAAAACAAAGAAATGGATATTTTATTTGTCAACACTGCGGTAAAGAGATTGCTAACGATAAAAAGCCTAATGGTAAGGGTGGTAGACCTCCTAAGTATTGCAAGGAATGTGAAATTATGCTTTATAACGAGAGAAAAGAAGACCATTACTGTAAAGAATGTGGTAAATTGATTGAGTATAAATCTACCACATTGCGAATTAGAGACTTGTGTGCTTCTTGTCAAGCTAAAAAGAATCAGAGAGCGAAAGACCTATACAAAATCAAAAAAGAGAAAAATAACCCGGAAAACCCCGACCTCGATAAACCCAATGAAAATATGGAATAAAATGACCTTTTTTAAAATTTGGGATTTTTATATAATGGAAGGAGAATAGGAAATCACTTCTTCCAAAATATATTTATGAATAGGATGATTTTTTAATGATTAAGATTTCTAAGAGTGAAAGAGACAATTTGAAGCGAGTTGGTTTGCTTAAAGACCGTAAGATTGGTTATAATAGACAGGATGCTAACTATACTATTGCAAATCGTGAGCACGTTAGTCGTGATAAGACGATTTATGTCACTGAAGAGCCTGAGATTATGTTGTTCCTCGGTCATTATGAGGGTATGAATCTTCAGAAGATTAACTCTAAGCAGTATAAGCAGTTGGTTGATAAGGGTATCCTTACTGGTGAAAATACACAGAAGTGGGGTACATATGTTCCCGCCGCTGTTGCTTTTGAGGACGCTTTTGGTGGTTGGCGTTGCAAGAAGGTTACTAAGATTATGCTTGAGCTTGGTCTTTGGTCTAATAGTAAGTCTCGCAGAGCAGCGAAGAAAACCGAAGATGATGTTTCTTTCGTTGAAGGAATCTAATTGATTCTTATATTTGTGAAATTTCGTAAAAATAAAAAAAATAAAAAGAAATTTTACAAAAACCCTTGACAAACAATCGAAAGTATGATATACATGAAATTGAAGTTAAGGAATTCCTAATAAAGTCCTGTGTTTTACAGGTAAAAATATTATTTATAAAAAATAAATTAAAAGATTTAAAGGTTTTAAAGGAGATTATTAATATGATTAAGAAGGCAGAATACATTCAGAAGATTAAGGATAACGAGGCTTGCGCTGATATGACCAAGAAGGACATTGAGGCTGTTCTGAAGGCTCAGAGCGAGGTTCTTCTCGATATTATTGCGGACAATGAGTGCGTTAAGATTGGTGACGTTGTTACCGTGGGTGGTAAGCATCGTGATGCTCGTACCGGAAGGAATCCGAGTACCGGAGCCTCTTTGGATATTCCTGCTAAGGACGGCGTTCCTTATGCTAAGTTCTCTTCTACCGCCAAGGCTTAAGATAAAGACAAATAAGGGGCTGGTTGGATACTGGCCCCATTAAAATAAATAGAACCCACTACGCTTAATCGTTAAAAGCGCAACCCAGTGGGACTTTTATATAGTAGGTGTAACACCGTATGCCCCGGAGTTCGATGAAAGTCGGCTCCGGGTATCATTTTATATTATTGTATATTATTGTATATTATTGTAGGTGACGTATGACTCGTAATCAACTTGTTAAAAGTATTGTCGAGGAAACGGGCTATGATAAAGAAATGGTTGCTAATGTGCTCGAAAGTTTTGAGTATAAAGTAATGGACGCTATTGCTACAGAAGATACTTTGCAATTCGCTTTTGGTAAGTTTTGGGGCGAAACTAAAGACCCATATAAGATTACCGGATTTTATTCTACTTTTGAAAAAATTAGAGCACTTGAGGGTTGGAGTCAGGCTAAGTTGGGCTACCCTCATTTTAAATTCTCTAAACAAGCATTAATTTGTTTAAAGGTTAGACCGAGAGAATACTTTGAGCAACCTGAGAACCGCTACACTTCTCTTGCAAGAAAGTTTAGAAAAGATTTGAATATTCCAGAAATTGCAGAATATAAAGATTTGCCTGAAGAAAAGATTGAAGAATTGTGTAAACAGGCAGATGTTGAAAAACATGGAGAAATTAGTAGTTCAAGAGCTCGGTTCCTTCGTAGACATAATAACTGGAATAAAAAGCGTGATGCCGCAAGAGACGAGATTAAAGCAAAGATTCTTATTGATGAAGATTTGCAAAAACAACGTGATAATGGTGTGGCAGAAGAAGATTTAGTTATTCGTCCAATTGAAGAAATTAAAGCCGATAAAGAAAAAGAATGGATTGCTATTAATGAGCAATTTAAGAAAGATAATGCTGATTGGCTTAGAGAAAGAGAAGAGCGTTATAAAAAACATTATTATAAGGTTCAGGAGCGTGAAGCTCAAAAGACGGCTGAACGTGAAGAGCGATTCTCTCAGCTTAGAAAAGAAAATCTTGGTGAAGATTATCTTGATGAATTGGATGATGACTACGAAGATTTAAATTGATTTTAATAAAGGTAAAGAGGTGGTAAGGTTGACAGAGAAGCAATTAAGGAAATATGTTGTGGACGAATTCCTTAAATGGGAAGGCTATAATAAGACAAATGGTGGTCACACCAAGATTGTGAACTTGTACAACTCTTTGTCTCCTTTGCCTTCTGGTTATTCTTTGAAAAAAAGTGATGCTTGGTGTCAAGCAACTATAGGAGCTTTAGCCAAACAACTAAATTTAGAAAAAATTTTATTGCCAGAGTGCAGTTGTAATAGAGCTATCGCTCTTTATAAGAAAGCTAAAAGATGGAAAGAGAATGATTCCTATGTTCCGTCTATTGGGGATTTGGTTTATTATGACTGGCAAGATTCTGGTGTTGGAGATAACAAAGGTGTCGCAGACCATGTTGGTATGGTTGTTTCTGTAACAGGTAAGACTTCTTTCACTGTTCTTGAGGGTAATTATTCTAATTCTGTTAAAAAGAGAACAATGAAAGTTAATGGTAGATACATTAGAGGATTTGCTTTGCCCGATTACAAGACTGCGGCTAAGACTTATAAGATTGTTACATCCACTAATACAAACACAAGCACTAACAACAAAGTAAACACGCCTAACAAATTGAAGATTACTGGTTGTTCTTGTTATTTGCCCCAACTTAAAAGGGGTCATGTGGATGATTCTGTAAAAGTGCTTCAAACTATCCTTAATTATTTAGGATACAATTGCGGTAAAGCTGATGGAAGTTTCGGTTTAGAAACTGATACCGCTGTTAAAAAGTATCAAAAAGCTCAGGGCTTGTCTGTCGATGGAATTGTCGGCAAAAATACTTGGAAAGCACTTATTTATGGTAAGAAGTGAGGAGGTATAATCTATGGCAAGTAGAAGGCCAAATATTACGCTAACAGATGTTGTGGTAGGATTGGCAAGCCTCTTTCGAACTACCATTAACGCTAACAATAGAAAAATTGAAGAGGCTATCAATAGTTTGCCAGATGTTGTTGTTTCAAGAGAACAACCAACCGGACAAAAAGCAGGAGATTTCTGGCTCCAAATTATTGATGATGACCAGACTCAATAAAAACAACATCTATTAAGTTGGCAAAGGTTTTAAAGGTTTAAGAGGTGTAAAATGGCTATCCAAAGTAATCAAAGGGTAAAGGCCGATATTGCAAAAGAAAAACGAAAGCTTAACGCAATTCAACGTAAAATGGAATTACAGGAGAAAAAAGAAGAATTCGGAGAAGCTTGGAAACGTTCTTTAAAAGAAGAACAGAAAAAAGCCCTTGAAGATGTTATTGGTGACATTGATACTCCGAAGATTAAGGATTCCATTGATTACAATGCCTTTTTTGTCCCTATTAATTTTTATAAAGATGAAAACGGCAAGGTGAGAGATTTCGATTATTAGAAATATCTTGATGCCGAAGAAGCTTATCAGTCTGGTATTGATGAATGTGATAGAAAAATCGCAAATGAAGTGTCAGATGAAAAAGCTTCAACAAAAACAAAATTGCAAAATCAACTTGCAAAGGAAGATAAAAAGAAAAAGAGTGAATCTAAGATTCCTAATTATTTACAAAAGTATTATCAAAATTGGGTAAAATATCTTCATAGATATGTTCCTTTGTATGATAAATATGTATGCACTTGTTGCGGTAAACCAAAAGTTCAAGATGAATATTTTTTGGTTTATGCAGAAACCGATATGGGTAGAATCGCTCCTGACGGTAAAATGTATTCTCATATTTGCAAAGATTGTTGTAAAAAACTTTACGAATATCTTTACTATGAGAAGGCAAACAAAGATGGCGAAGAAGCTATGAAATGGCTTTGTAGTTATCTTAATATATATTTTGATGATATTACTTATTTCAAGGCTAAAGACGCTATGGAAAAGAATGGTAAGAAAAATCATATCGTTGAAGAATATATGAATGTTGTCAGTAGAAGCGCAACTTTGAAGGGGAAAACCTTTTTAGAGTCTCCTAATATTGGAAGTGTAAATTCTGGTTCTGGTGGTTCAAGCGAAAAAGCTGAGAAAATTATAAAGAGTGCTGACGGTAGTGTGTCGAATGATACTGAAAGCGTCTGGTCAAAAGAAGACCTTAATGCCAAAAGATTGGTATTAAAGATGGTTGGCTATGACCCGTTTTATTATGAGGATGAAGAGACTCGTAAAATTCTTTATAAAGATTTGCTCGGTATGCTTGAACAAGGCATGGAACTTGACGGTATGAAAGTTCAGGGTGCTATTCAAATTGTTTTGGGTTTTAAAAATATTCGTGAATTAAGCGAAAAATATAAACAAAAAACAATGGCGGATGCTCCTGTTAAAGAACTTAAGGAGATTGCCGACTTGAAGAAGAAAGAGCTTGATACTATTACAGATTTTAGTAAAAACAATGGTTTCGGTGAACGCTTTGCTATTAGTAAAGCTAAAGGTGAAAACACTTTTACTGGAATTATGGCTAAAATGAACGAAATGAAATACGAAGATGCTATTCTTAATATGTATGATATAGAGACAAGTAAAAGTATCAATCAAGCTGCTGAAGCAAGTTTTGCGGCAATTTTTAGCCAGCTAAACATGAGTGAAGCTGAGGTTTATAAAACTTGTCAAGACCAGCTTAAAAAGCTTGTTGAAATGCAACGTGAAAACACCACGCTTAAAGAAAATTTGAGATTGGCTAAACGTGAAATTGCCGAAATGAAGCTGGAAAAAGAAAAAGAAGCATACGAAAAAGAAAATGGTTCTCAAGATGATTGGGGTGGTTATTAATGATAAACGTCATCTTTAAAGATTTTTCATTCGAGATTTTACCCAAAAGACTTGAGATTTTCGAAAAATATACTAAAATTATTTAGTGGGGTAGAGCCAACCCTACAAGGTTTATTGAAGATTTTTTTAAGATTCAATTAACTGATATGCAAAAATATGTGTTGTTAAGTAGTTGGGCTCCAGCAAACGTAGTTTGGCTTATGGGACGTAACTCAGGAAAGTCATTTTTGGCTTCTCCTTTTATGATGGCAAGAGCGCTGTTATTACCAAATACTAATACATATATTATGGCTCCGAGCGGCGGTCAGGCACAAGAGACGTTTCAGAAAATGGAAGATATTGCAAAAGGCAATATTGCTTCTTTGCTTGGAACAAGCTCGGTATTTTTAGATGAATGTGTAAGACAAAATGCTGCGGCAGACCCATTTACACATCCTAAGAGTGGTTATTCTGTAAGTTTGTATAATGGTAGCACTATTAATACTTTAAATAGTGTTATTAAAAATATCGTAGGTATCAGGTAGAAAATCTGCCGTTTTAAAATGGTGTTGATTTATTAAACATTTTAAAATTATAAATGGGCAAAATCGGTGAAGTCTAAGTTTTTAATATGATAATACCGAGTTAATTTATTGGATTGCGAAAAGGCTGATAAATAATGTAACGCATAGTAAGTGAATAAATATAATCTTACCACGAGTGTCCATTACATAATCAACTATGTAAAAATATATGCTGAACTTATAAGAAATTATAAGAAGTAAAGATAAAAAACTTTACGATAACACTTTGCGAATTTTTCAATTTACGACGAGGCTGGAAAAATCGACAGGACGTTCTACGCCCTTTCTCGACCTTTTACGGCACAAGATACAAACTTTATAACAGGTGATGGGGTCAACACAGATATTTATCCTTTGCAGATGCCAAACAAAAAATTATTGTTAAGTTCTGCTGAAGGAATTGATAGCGAATTATACGACCAATATAAAATGGCCTTCCAAAGAATGCTTTTGGGAGACCCTAATTACTTTGTGTGTGATATAAGTTGTGAGTTTTCGCTTCATCCTATGATGAACGGCAAACCAATGAAGCCATTGATTACTCAAGATGAAGTTGATAACGCATTTGCAACTAATCCCTACAAAGCAGAACGTGAGCAAATCGAAAAGAAATACTCCGCACATTTAGTAATAAGTGTGTGTATCCCTTTGAACTGCTGGGAGTTCCTAAAGACAATTATACTACAACGTAGACATGAAATAAAGTCAAGCGTGAAAGTGGCGAAAGCAGAAAAAAATAATTGTATAGCATAAGGTTAAATCCTAAGTGCGATTAAATGGATAATCAGCAACTAAGCCTTGAATAGAGGAAAGCTCAACGACTATCCCGTGACGGGGAGTAGGAGAAATCCGAAGTGGAGGGACACCTTTTAAGGTGATGATATAGTCTAAACCTATATGAAAATATAGGAAGTAAGTTGTTTATAAGGGCGAAAGGGAAGGCCATCCTTTACAAATAACTGCAATTATTTGTATAGCCCTTTTTATAAAAATATCTTTTGCAGGAGGTATTTTAAATGGATAAAACAATAGGCCCAGTATGGACAGTATACCTTCATACTAACAAAGAAAATTAGAAAAAGTACGTTGGAATAACAAGCACTTCAGTAGTAGGTAGATGGCATAATGGACATGGATACTTAACAAAGAAAAAAGATGGAAGTTTTTGTTAGCCAGCTATGGCTCATGCAATTTTAAAATATGGCTGGAAATCTTTTTCTCATGAAATAATTGCAACTAATCTTACTATGGATTAGGCTTCTAAAATGGAAAAAGAACTAATAGAAAAATACCAATCTAATAAAAAGGCTTTTGGGTATAATATTAAAGATGGCGGAATAGATGGAGTTCTTTCTGAAGAATCAATAGAAAAAGGAAGAAAGACTCGTACTGGAGGGCATCGTAGTGAAGAAACTAAGAGAAAAATATCCGAAAGTAATATGGGAAAAACTCATACAAAGGAAACCAAAGAATAGTTGAGTTAGTCTCACAGTAAAGTAAAAGAAAGACCTTAGAAAGAAGTGCCAGACAATAAGATTTATAATTAGGTTTGCTGTAAATGTATAGAGACAGGAGAATGTTTTCCATCTATATCAAATGCAGCAAAAACAGTAGGCTCTTACGATTCTAATATTTATAAATGTATAGTTCGGAATCGACAACGTGCTGGTGGGTATCATTGGGAGAAAATATCCAAAGAAGAATATGAAGAATATTTAAAAACAACTAAAAATCTTGTATCACAACAGGTTTGACCGTGACGGTGGCGAAGATGTTTTCGTTAAGCGTTCAGTAATTTTAAAAAATAGTTTTTCTTATTATCCGGTTTATGAAAATGATGGTTCTAAAACGTATATTATTTCTTATGACCCTGCTTCGAAGCTCGATAATAGTATTGTAATGATAGCAGAACTTTTTAGAGATGAATCTAAAGGGTTAATGGTAAAAATTGTAAATTGTGTAAACTTAATTGAATTGTTACCAAGTGGTGAAAAAGCTATTATTCAAAAACCAGAACAGATTGAAATGATAAAGCAAATTATATTAGATTATAATAGAGGGGCTTTAGATTACGATAATATTAATCTTCTTCAAATTGATGCTGGTGCTGGCGGTGGCGGCTTTGATATTTCTGCTTTCCTACTTAATGAGTGGGTTGATAGAGAAGGAAAGCGTCATTTAGGTTTAATTGATGAAGAAGACCCGTATATGAAGCTTCGTATGGATGATTATCCAGCTAATATAAAGAAGCTTCAACTGTTTAATTTTAAACGTGATAAAGTTCAAGCTTACGAGAGAACGCAAGCGGCAATAAACCAAGGTTTAGTAATGTTCCCAAAGAGCTTGAATGTGCGAAATGAAATGGAAATTGAAGAAACGGCATCAGACGGGACAGTATCCTTAAGATACGAAAAAGTTTCTTTTGATGAAATGAATTCTCTTGTGCAAATTGATTTAGCGAAGGAAGAAATAGTGGCAATGCAAAAGCAAAAGCGTCCGAATGGGACAATTGTTTTTGAACTTTCTCCTGATGCAAAGCAAAAGAATATGCACGATGACCGAGTGGACTGTGTAGCGATGATATGTAACAGGCTCATGGAGTTAAGGGCGCAAGAAGCGTTAACCTTAGAAGAGAAGCCGCACACAGCGTTTAAAGATATGTTAGAGAAGAAGATAGCTCAAGGAAGTAAGAACAATAATACATTTGGGAAAGCTGGTGGAGCGAATCCATTTGCGACAAAGTATGGTTCTTTAGGTGGGCCGAGGTTCAACAGGTGACATAAATAAAAAAATATGAAAGGAGGAGTAGCATAAATGTTCAAGATAGATGGCAGTAAGATAACATTAACTCGTGGAGATGATGCGGTTATTGAATTATCTGTGTTTACTCCTGATAACAAGCCCTATAAAGTACAAGAGGGTGAAAAGGCGAGATTTACGGTACGAAAGAGACCGCTATATAACAATTCTACTCCTCCTTTAATCGAAAAAGATTTTGCTTTTGCGACTTATGGTGAAGGAGAGAGTAGTGGAAGCAAGACCTCTTTTGAAATTAAGTTAAATTCCATAGACACGAAGTTTATGGAACAAGGTGAATATTTATATGACGTACAATTTTGTGATTCACAAGGAAATTTAAGTACGTTGTGTAATGGCAAATTTGAGCTAACCTATGAAGTAGGGTAACTGAAAAGTTGTAATTATAGGAGGTTAGGAATGATTGTAAGAAATTATAATGACACAACTGTAATAACACCTACTTTAAATAGGGGTGTATTGTATGGGGTGCTAAACTGTGGAATGACAGAGGTTCCAGAGAAAGACATTAGTTTAAAAGACTTAAAAGATGTAAGTCTGGGTGAACTTGAGAATGATGATGCTTTGATGTATAATAAAGATACGGAAAAGTGGGAAAACACAGATTTAGAGAAACCCGTAGGAGAAAGTGTTAACAAGTATTTAAATGAAGCTGTAATAGATGGTGGTAGTGCTCCTACTCCGTGATGCTGTGGAGTTTAAATAGTGTTAAATATAAATTTTTTTGCAAAGAGATTTAAATCTATTCTAAACGTAAGGAGGTGTTTTGGTAAAAATGCCTAATGAGAACGTTAATGTTCTGCAAACGTTGATTCAATTTCGTAGAGGCACAGAAGAGCAGTGGAATCTGGTAAAAGACAACTATATTCCTCGTGCTGGTGAACCTTGCACAACGATTGAGGGAGATAATGCAGGGCAAATCAAAGTTGGTGACGGAGTACATACATGGGGGCAACTCAAATATGTAGGAGTTGGTGATTTAAAAGTCATTAAGGTTTATGGAGAAACTGTTGAAAGCACCGAGGCTACTGTTGATGGCAAGACGTATGCAACTGTTGAAGAAGCTATTGCGAATGCACCCGCTGGTAGTGAAGTAACTCTTAGTGGAAGTTTAGGAGACAACACTGTAAATATTGATAAAGAACTTACTGTTAATATGAATGGTGTTGAGGTAGTAAACAATGAAAAAACTCCGATGGAAGTTGGAGTTAACGGAAAAGCCACTTTAAAAGATGGTGGTTTAGAGTGTAACAAAAATGCTGAACCTTCTCTTGAGAATGGTGGAGAGGTTGTTATTGAAGGCTGCAATTTAACAAGGACTGTTGATGAAAAGGGTAATGGTTATTATACTGGTGTAAACCATGGTAAAATGACCATTAACAGCGGTGTGTTTAGTGCTCCCGGAGGTTTGTCTTCTCTTATTGAGAATGGATACCAAAATTACAATTCCGGCAATGCTGATACTGGGTATGTAGCTGGAAAGAATCAACAATATCCAGAGCTTATTGTTAATGGTGGCACTTTCATTAGTCCATTCTATGTTATTAAGAATGATGACAATGGTAAATTAACTATTAATGATGGTGTGTTTTATGGAACCATTTTACACAATGGTCTTGAAATGGTCATTAACGGTGGACATTTCACAACGACTGATGGTTTCTATCCTTTAAGCATTAGAAACCTGAGTGATGATTTGAATCCTGCCAAGACTGTGATTAATGGTGGTGTATTTGATGGAAACTGCAAAACCATTATTTACAATTGTGGTGAAAAGGAATTGAGCGTTGAAGTCAAGGGTGGTAAATTTATTATTGCTGTTGATGAAAAATACATTGCGACTGGCTATGAGCAAAAGAAAGTTGATGGCTGGTACATAGTAAGCAAGAAAGGAGAATGATAAATGAGCTTTAATGTTGCTTATTCTGACAAGGATAAAATTAAAAATAGTGTAGCTCAAGGAATCATTCCCGAAGAAAGTTTTATTATAACTAATAATGAGGCGAAAGATGCCGAAGCTTACTATTATGATGAAAAGGGCAATCTCAAGCAGTTGGTAAAGAGGACCAAGTTTGAGAGTGAGACCGAAGCGAGAACATGGATGGCTAAATATGGTAATTACGAAGGTGAGACGATTAGTGTAAAAGATGCTAATGGCAACTGGAATAGTTATAATGTTGGGGCTAATGGTGAGATGAATCAAGTACCTAATGTAGATAATCTCACTGACATATTAGATGGTTTAATTGTTGATGGTGGCAGAGCTCCAACTGCCTAAGACAAAGGTAGGAAGGAGGAAAACTGTTAAATGACAAAGGTAATTAATACCGTAATTAAGTTGCGTAGAGACAATGATTACAACTATCAAAAGGTTGGTCAAAAGTTTGTTCCTGCGTATGGTGAAGTTTGCTTTGTTGATACTGCGAGAAGTGGCTTAAGAGCGGTTGTTGGTGATGGCGTAACTGTCTTTGACAATCTTGAATTTGCCGATGACATTTTCGTGAGAGCGTATTTTAACAAAGCAGACAATAAATTTTATAAGGGTGCTGATTTTACTGAAGAAGTAATTGGAAACATCAATAGAATTTATATTGATTTAAATAACATTAATAACATTTATTATTATAATGGTGAAGAATATGTTATTATTGGTGCTGGGGAGATTCCTACGGCATCTGCTGAAGTACCGGGCATTATGAAACTTTATAATACTAAAGGAAACAATATTGATGGTGCAATTTCACAGTTTGCGTTTACACAAGAAATCAACAAAAAGATTGAAATGGATATAGATGTAGGAAAAGAGACTGTGATTTTTGGCTACGATTTAGAGAATCGTGTATAAGTAAATTTAATAACAACCTAATTTGATATAGGTTCATGTAATAAAACATGAATTTTATATAGCATATTTAATTAAATGATTTTAAGTTATAATTATTTCATGAAAATAAGGAGGCATTTATAATATGGCTATTTTTAACCCCGTGAATGTACCCGTCATTAGCAAGCTGACTATTGGCGAAAAGACTTATTACCTGAAGGATGCTGAGGCTCGTGAGCTTCTTGCTACTCTTGGTACTGCCGCTAAGAAGGATGTTGCTGCTGGCGTTTCCGCTGAGGAACAGGGCCTTGTGACTGGTGCTCAGGTGCAAGCTGCTATTGCTGGCATTTCTGGCTCCATGCACTTCCGTGGCGTATTTGATTCTCTTGATGCTGTTACTGACCCTGCTGCTGGTGATGTAGCTATCGTTGGCGTTAAGGAATATGTGTATGGTGGTGAACCCGCTAAGTGGCATGAGCTTGGCGATGAATCCATTTACGCTCTGAAGACCGTTACCATTGGTACTCAGAATCTGTCTGCTAATATTGACCTTGATACTTTGGCTACCGACATGGGTCTTGGTAAGCTTGCTAAGAAGGATTCTGCTAAGGGTACAGTTGCAGGAAGCACTGTGACGGGCCTGAAAGCTTCTGGCACTACCACTGGCTCTATCGCTGTCGGTCTGACTCAAACCTCCACTACTGCTACTTTAACTAAGAGCGACTACACTCCCTCCGGTGACGTGGCAGGTACGGTTGTAGCAAATGGTTCTGTTTCTATTGCTAAGGATGCTGAGAATGGTACTCAGATTTCTGGTTCTGTGTCTGCTCCTACTGTGACTGTAACTCCTGCTACTGATACCATTAAGAAGGTTACTTCTGTTGGTACTCTGCCCACCAAGGCTGCTGATACCTTTACTCCTAATGGCGATGATACTTTTACTGCTGGTTCTCAGGCCGCTTGGAGTGCCAATGTTGATGACGCTTCCGAGACTTTAAGCTTTAGCTTTACCGCTAACACTCTGCCAACCTTTACTCAGGGTGCTAAGGCTTCTTATGAAGAGGGTGCCTTTAATGCTGGTACGCTTCCTGAACTGGCTGCTGCTGGTACTACTGTTGTTACTGGTATTACCAAGGCTGAAGCTACTGCTCCTACTTTTACTGGTGACAAGTTTGCCGCTTCATTCACTGGTGCTTCTGCCGATATTACTGCTACCTTCACTGGCGACAAGACTTCTGTTATTTCTGATGTTAAGTACGACAAGGCTACTGTCGATACTACTGCTACTAAGTTCACTGGTGCTGCTGTTGAGCTTACTGTCGATGATGTGGTTATTCCTGCTAAGGAAGTTACTGTTCAGTAATTTTGCAATTTAAAATTATACAAAGAGCGAAGAGCTTACTTCGCTCTTTGTTAATATTAAAATAAACGGGGTTGATATGACAGATAAAGAAGTGGAGAGATTTTTAAATGCAAAAGAAACCTTGAAAAAATTAGGCTCTAACCTTGTTTTAAAAGAATATGACAATTACAACAAGCCTTTAAAAGCATATTGCCCGGATTGTAAACAGGTTTTTTCTACTTATATGATAACCATAAAAAATAATCATGGATGTTGTCCCTGTTGCAAAGGTGGTATTGTAATAAAAGGTTTTAACACATTTGGAGATTTATACCCGGATTTAATCAAATATTTTAAGAATAAAGAAGATGCTTTTTCTCATTCCTATGGTAGTGGAGAAAAAATTGAAATGAAATGTCCAGATTGTGGAATGGAGTTCACAATGGCTTTGAATCATTTATCTAAAAGAGGTTTTTCTTGTCCAATATGTTCGGATAAGGTTTCTCTTCCAAATAGAATTTTGAGAGCTTTTTTAAAATCTGTTTCAAAACAAATAGAAAGGTATGGATTTGAAAAAGATTTTGATTGGTCTCAGGGCAAAATATATGATGGATTTTTTATTAAGAACGGTAAAAAATATTTAGTAGAAATGCAAGGAGAACAACACTATAAAGACGCATGGAACTCAAAAGAAGAAACACAAGAGAATGATAGACTAAAAGCACAATTGGCTGAAGAAAATGGCTTCGAATTAATTGTAATAGACTGTGAGAACAGCAATTTTGATTATATTAAGAAAAGTATAATGAATTCTAAATTGAGAGAACTTTTTTCTATTCGCAAAAGAAATTGGGATGCTATATTTAAACAAGCAACGTCTTCTTTGATTGTAAAGGTTGCTGAGTTATATAATAATGGAATAACTTCTCCTACTCAAATTGGAAAAGAGTTGGGGGTTCATAGAAAAACAGTTCAAAACTATTTGGAAAAAGCTTCTCAATTAAAAATGATTAATTACGAAAAGAAAATTAATCCAACTTATAGTATAAATGTTTATAATGCTTTTGATACTTTATTGTTTAAGGAAATAAGATTGAAAGATTGTGTTAGAAATCTTGAAAATTTAAACCCTCAAACTCATTTGGAAACCATTAAAAAATATTGTGATACTCGGATATTGTATAGAAATTATTATTTTTATTCATCGGATAAAGACCCTCATAACAAAATCATTGATAAGTCTCAAATTAATGTTTTGTGAACTTTGAGACGGTTTATAAACTTAATTTGTTAAAAGAGGACTTGAAATATAGTCCTCTTTTAGTAATTTGGTTACGAAGCGCTGATAACCAAATTGGCAAAGACGAGAAGAAAAGGAGGTTAGCTATGGCAAAAAAGATTAAAAGAATCGAGCTTCCCGGTATCCCGGACGCTTATGATGTGGTTGATGCAACTGCAATTCACAGTGAAGACGTGGCTACTTCTGTAAAAGCTGGTATTGTAAAAATTGGTTCTGGAATTACAGTAGCAGAGGATGGAACGATTAGTGTAAATGAGACGGCTTTTGTAACGAGTGTAAACTCTAAGACTGGAGCGGTTGTGCTTACTGCGGCTGACGTTGGAGCGTTACCGGATACGACAACGGCGTTGAAGAATCCAAATGCTTTAACTTTTACTGGCGCAGCAACTGGTTCTTATGATGGTAGTTCTCCTTTATCAATTGCTATTCCTGAAGCGGGTAGCGGTGGTGGAACTAATATCGTTGTGTCAAGAGAACAACCGACTGACCAAAAAGCTGGAGATTTTTGGTTCCAAATTGTTGACTAATTAATAATTGTTAATAATTAATTAGTGAATTGGTTAGTAAAAATAACACAAAGTAATAACAGAAAGGAAACGGCTTAATATGACAATCAAGAAGGAAAAGGTAGTATTTACTGCCGCTGGAGAAAGAGAATTTCATATTCCAGCTAATGCTTCTTTAATTAAGTTGCAAGTCAAATCTGGAAGTGTTACTGTTGAAGGGAAGCTTACCAAAGACAGTGACTATATCAAGATTTCTGGTGTAAAGGCCGATTTAACAAAATCAACCGTTGCTCCTATTGGTATTACTTCGTTTGACGTAGCTGGATATTATCAAGTAAAATTAACGTATACTGGTTCTGATGATGTTATCAGTGTAATGATGTAAGGAGGGCTGAATTATGGCAAATGAAGCTCTTACTAACATTGCGCTGTTGTATAGTATGGCAGCAATCAGTGGTAGTGGTGGAGGTGACATTCCCACTCCACGGGGTTCTGTTAGTGTAACAGTTGGTACTGTATATACTGTTGGGCCAAATGAACAGGCAAAAGTAATAAACATTGGTAATGAACAAAATGTTGTACTTGACTTTTATATTCCTCAAGGGGTAGCTGGTCAAGGTTCTCAATGGTATATTTCTGATGCGGTTCCGGGCACCTTGGTAGAGGGTGCTGTAGATGGAGATTTAATCCTTTATACAAATGGAGCGGTTTATAAAGTTATAGATGGAAAAGCAGTAGACCAAGGTTTAACAATTGGTGGTACTAATAATTCTCCATACGATTATGTTGTAAAAGCTGGATTTAAAGGTAGTGAAGCCAAATTCCAAGAATTGTGGTTAGCTTCTTTGAACTCTGGTTATACGAATACGATATTAGACGGTGGAGAAACTGATTCTCAGATTCACACTGTTCAAAACGATGCTGGTTTAAGTAGCACTACAAAGTATGATATACTTGTAAGTGGTGACAATAAATTAGACGAGTAATAGTTTTGTTTTAATTGATAAAATAAAATCAAACTCTTAAGAGGTAATTAAATATGTATATTATTAGTAAAGAAAAGAATGGTAGCGGGGCTTATCCTGCATTGCAGAGTTGGAGTTCTCCGAATTGTCCCGATACCCACTGGTTTTATCCAGATGAATTTTTTGATATTTTCTATCCTGCGGACAAGCGTTTTGCTGGTTTCGTAGATGTAGAAGTAGATGAAAGCAAGAAGATGGTTACTAAGGTAACATGGAATGAGGAGCTTTATGCAAAGTTTGCGGAAGAGTATCCTGAACCCGCATCTGTAGAACCAGAACCCTCTGAAGAAGAGGATGTGAATGCAATGCTCGTTGACCAAGAGATGCGTTTAACTGCTCTGGAAGCTGCTGTTAATGCTAATAGTGCGAACTAATAGGAGGGATAGATATGCTTTTTAGAACTTTACGCAGAATGATTGAAAGAAATCAGATTGAAGGTTTAGAGGAAAAGATTGAGTTTTTCCACAACAGCAAAGATAACAAAGGCAACAAAAAATTGAGTGATGAAGATTATGAAACACTCATGAAGATGTTGAAGGAAAAGCAATAAGCGAAAGAGCGAAATAAAACAGTTATTTTATTTATCATTTTTTGACTATTTTTACGTTTTTCGCAACATTTTATGACAAAAAGTCGTTAAAAATTAAAAATTTTAGTGTTTTTTAAACACTTTTAAAATTAAAGTGTGCGTATTTGATACGCAGAGGAGATTATTATGGCTAAGTTTAGTGATATTATTTTGGACGGTAAGAAGAATGGTAAGACTCTTGAGGAGATTAATAAGGAGTTGAAGGAAGCTGGCGCTACTTTCTCTTTGAAGAGCATGACTGAAGCTGAGGCTAAGGCTAAGGCTTTGAAGGAGCAGGAGGAAGGTTTCAAGCCCAGTAAGGAGCCTCTGATGATTGACGGTGTTCTGGCTGTTATTGCCTCTGATGGCAAGCCCATTAAAATGGACGGTGGCCCTGCTAATGCTTCTGTTAAGAGTCCTTCTATGGCTCGTGATATGTCTCGTGCTGGTAAGACCATTGAGGCTGCTGGCTATCGTTTGGTTTATGACAACGATGGATATTGCAAGAGCAAGGCTCGTATTAAGTAATTAGACCAAAGTTCAATTAATTAAGAGATATTAAGTTTTAACATAAACGGGAGGGCCCTTTTAGCCGGGGGCTCTCCTCTAAAAATAAGGTGAGGTGAGTGAATGGAGATTTATGAGAAAATTCCTCTCTCAAAGATTGAAAAGATTCAGCTTTACAACAACACGAAGAAGAAAAGCATTGTACAGGTAAAAAAGGAAACTGGTGCTGATTATGCTATTAATGGTGGTATTTTCAGTTTTAAGACTTTTAAACCTTTTGGTAATACCAAGTCAGAGGGTGTTGTTCTTTGTGACCCTCACTATGGTGAGTATGGTTTTGGCTGGGACGTTGGCCCAGATATTAAGTATGAAGTTCTTCCTAATTCCAAGAGGAAAAATTATCTTGGATGTGTGGGAATGATTCTTAATGGTATTAAGCAAACATTGAGATACAATTCCGATATGGGCGGCACTCGCCAAAGAAGTGCGATTGCTCTTGATGGGAATGGCAATTTTATTATGTATGCTTGTAATGGTTCTAATAACAAGACTATTGAAAAATTACAATCATACGGAATCAACCAAGGTTGGTATTCTGCCTTGTGCCTTGATGGTGGCGGCTCCACGAGCTTGCTTACCAATTCTAAAAAATTGGTATCTGAAGGTTCGAATGGACGAATTGTTTCAAACTACATTCTTGTGTTCTTGAAGAAAGGCAATTCTTCTTCTATTGTTACAACTATCAAGGATAATCCTTACAAAAAACCGACACGCACTATTCGAATTTGGCGTACTGGAAGTGATGTAAAGTGGGTTCAGTACGCATTGAATCGTGAAGGATTCAATTGTGGTGAAGTTGATGGTATTTTTGGAAAAGGCACAAAAAGACAAGTGGTAGCTTTCCAAAAAGCCAAAGGACTGGGTGCTGATGGAATAGTAGGGCCCAAGACAAGGGAGGCGTTAGTATGAGTAATACGAGAGCTTCTAAGAAAATCTCTGCAAGTAAGAAAGGCTTAATTGTAATTTTTGGTTCTGCAATTTTAACTACGATTGCGATTGTTGCACTTACAATTCAAGGTGGCTCTGATTTATCCACGCTTGGAGAAGTTTGCGTTGCTTTGTGGACAGCGGCAGGAGCTTATTCAGCCTTTTATCTTTGGAAATCCAAAGTCGAGAACAAGTGTAAATATTCTCAACAGTTCCTTGACCAAATGGCGGAAAAGTACGGAATTGAGAATGTCATTCCGCTTTTGCAGAGTATTCTCGAAGATTAATACTTGTGAGGGTAGTGAGAGAGCTATCCTCACTTTTTAAATATAGTTCTTAATAGAAAATGTATAAACTCTTTTTATTATCTAAATAAAAGGAGAGTTTTATGAGTGAAACTAAGAATGTTGTTATTCAACAGAATAACGGAATTGATTACAATTTGTTGTATCCTAAAACGGTATCAGAGAAGAAACTATTTTCTTATTGGTGGGAAGAGACAAAAAGTGGGTTTTAGGCTTCACAGTTTGCTAATCTTTCTGTTGTAAGAATTTCCGGTTTATTAGCACAAATGGTTCGGGTTAATGTTAATTGTGAATATTATTATGGGGATAATATTAAAACAGAGCGGAATAAGGTTCTTTTAGACACTTTAAAAAAATATACGGGTGTCTATCGCATAAATTCTGAAGGAACTATTGTTTATTAGTCCAATAATTCTGCTAATTTTAATGGGAAATATATAGCTGGACGGAGCACATCGTATTATTTTATAACAACTGATAAAGAAGGTGTATCAATAGTTGATTCTTATTTAAAGTATTAGGGCGAGGTGTCTTCACAATATGGTTCTATTAGTGGTTATATATATCCCGTTTAGAATTATGACTATTTTTATCGCTGGAGGGTTTCTTGGCAACCATATCACAATAAAAATTATGTTTATTCTATAAATAGAAATGCGTATCCTGATAATGGAGAATAGGATTTGGCAACATATAAATTTTTAGGTGTCCCATTTAGTAATGCTCTTTTTCTTTCAAAATCTGATATTCAGGTTTAACCCTTGTAATGCAACATTTTAAAGTTTTAAATTTTAATTTAATCTTGCTTTTATTTACCCATTACAAAACATCAGTAAATACAGCAAGTAAAAAATTTACGCAACATAATTTAACGTTACTTTTCTTTGCGTAATGAAGAATCTTCTTTTATTTAAAGGTTTAAATCTTAATTAAATAAAAGCAAGATTTTAAATTTCTTACGCAACGATATAAAAACGATTACCTTTCTTAGAAAGAAGGATAATCTTGAGCGTAGAAAAGGTGTTAATGCAACATTTGCAAGAAGATGGTAGTTATAATTAGCTCTATCCAAAGACTGATTCATATCCAAAAAATGAAACATTAACGAATAATACTTCTTAGATGTTTCGGATTGAAAATGGAACGCCTGAAGATGTGATGTAGTATTTGGGAAAATATGCTTAGTATTGGTGGAGAAGAACAAAACCAAAAACTATTTATTCTGTTACAATTGAAGCTACAGCGAGAGATGCTGTTTTTGCGCAAGGTGGGTAGACAAATACAGTTTAGTATTCGAATTAGGTTTATGCGGATTCAGCGGGAGTACATTTAATGTCTCCTACGAGTCTTACAATTACTGGAAACAAGGCTGGTGGTGATACTGCTTAGGTTTTATATCAAAAATATGTTACTAATTGTGTGGGTAACTCCAGTGATGTATTATATGTAAATCCTTTAGATGGTATTTATTGGTATGTAAATATGTACTATGTTGGAGCTTCAGGAGGGGCATATTTATGCAGAGCAAAAAGTTCTCAAGTTGCTGGAGATTGGGAATATTTACATTCTAATAACAGAAATGCTTATCCCGATTCTGGAAACCAAAGTGGATACACTTACGAGTTTTTAGGAATACCGTTTGACAATGCGGTTGCGTTAACAAAATCTTATACACGATTATAATTTAAAGTTTTAAGTTTTAATTTAATCTTGGTTTTATTTGACGCTTGAAAATATTAATAAAACCAACGAATTAAAAATCAATTTACTCAAAATTTCATATCTTTTTTA